ATGACCACGATTGCGTACGACGGGAAAACGCTGGCGTCTGATAGCCAGACGACCCAAGACGGTATTCGCCTGTCGAACTCGGCAGTGAAAATCTTTTCAGCCACACATCGTGACTGGGCAGTCGAGGGGAAGCGCATTGTCGCTTTCGGTGTAGCCGGTAATCTCCACGCCGCTAACGACCTCCGCAACGCAATGGAAACGTTTGCTGGCCACAAAGCCGGTGACCCGTTTGCCAAAGGTGTGACGTTCGCGTTCATCGCGATTGCCGAAGACCGTACCGTGTTTGTTGGCGGGAAGTATTCCGATGACGACCGTTCGTGGGTCGTACAAGCTGAATCTCCCGTTGCTGTTGGCAGTGGCGGTGATTTCGCCATAGGTGCCATGGCCGCAGGGGCCAAAGCCGAAGACGCTGTGAGGATTGCATCGAAGTTTGATGTGAACACCAACGATTCGGTTACCTCCATCGATTGTTAGGGAGTTTCACAGATGTCTTCTCACGATAAACCGCTGATGCTGATTTACAATATCCAGTACACGCTGGATGAAATCGCCAACGCGTTGGGTAACACCCGGATTCCCAATATCCCGATTCTGAAGGAAGTTGTTAGCAACGTTCAGATTCACCAATGGGATGGGTCTAACCACTGCACCGTAGCCGTCGTTACCACCCGCGGTCATATCTGCACGATGGATACATGGCAAGAACCTAACGCAGAAAACCTGCACCGTGTTCTGAACGGTGCGTTGGAACACGCGTTGAAGAATGCAGCTCGGGCGTGGCTCGGTTCGCAAATCAACGGTCTGTCCGACAACGTAGCGTTCTAAAAAAGTCTAATTACAAGAATACCTTGTGATATGCTGAGAAGCACGTAAATGAATTTTGGGGGAGTAGTTCAATTGGCGAGAGCGTCGGATTCCAAATCCGGTTGTTGCAGGTTCGAGTCCTGTCTCCCCTGCCAAATTTAGCCAGCAAGAATGTGAGAAACCGCGGAAGACCAAATAGTCAATCGCTGGAGAATCTCATGAACCTGTATTTGCTAGAACGTCAAGACGATGTCGGTTACGACGAGTTTGATTCCATAGTCGTTGCAGCTCCTTCGGAAGCTGTAGCGCGCGCAACGAAGCCCGGCTGGCGAGGGCGTTGGACTGATGTGTATTGCGACGAAGACGGAGTAATCCTGAGATGCGAACTCATTGGTACCACGCACTTAGAGGCTGGGGTCGTCCATGCATCGTTCAATGCAGGCTGAATACCGGTGGGCTTCGGCCCACCACACCTTGGGGCGCTGGCCGAGTGGTTAGGCGCTGGATTGCAAATCCTGTTACCGCGGTTCGATTCCGCGGCGTCCCTCCAAATCTTCTGTCTCGCCCGACAGATATACTTTACAAAAAAACCCGTAGAGCCTTTCGGGGGTGAAGCTAGTTGGAGTGGTTGTTCACTCTACGGTCTTCTACTCCTGGGCGCTGGCTCACCCACCTAAAGGATAAAAAGAATTATGTTCGGTCTTTTCAAAAAACGCGCTAACCGTGCTATGTCTGAAATCAAAAAATTCGACAAACGTGACCTGGCAGAAGCCGTGGTTAACGCCGCTTACCTGATTGCGTACGCGGATGGCGAGCTGGAATCTTCTGAGAAATCGAAAATCGATCAGGTGCTGCGTGCCAACCCGGTACTGTCTAACTTCCAGTCCGAGCTGAACACAATTGCTTCTACAATCATCGCTCAGCTGGAAGCGGACATCGACATCGGTCGTCGTGCTGCCCTGCGCCAGATTGCTGATGTGAAAGGCGACCAGCGCGAGTGTGAAGACGTTCTGGACGTTGCTGTGGCTATTGCCCGTGCTGATGGCGAAATCGAACCGGCAGAAGTTGAAATGCTGAAACAGATCGCCGAAGCGCTGGGTCTGCGTTACGACGCGTAAGCCATGAAGCTGAAAACCAAGTTATACATCGGGGCCGCGTTGCTACTGATGCTGCTTGGCAACTTCGTTGGGCGAGCCTTTACGTTAATCGCCTACGTAGCTGTAATCGGCGTAGTAGCCTATCTGGCCTGGCCTGTCATCAAGAAGTTTGCGGCGAAGTCGCAGGCGAAGGTGAAAGGCAAGTAGTAATTCGGTGCGGGGGTCGTTCCCTCCGCACCACCCTTTTATTCTCATCTAAAAATAGGTATAACCATGAGAAAGGTGCTTTTCGGAATACTTGCAGCGTTGACGTTTAGCATGTCCGCAGTCGCGGCAGACGAAGTAGTGATTACCACAGGACAGCAGGGCCTGACCTATAACTCGGTCTATGGCGTTAATCTGGCCGGTGCCATCAGCGAGTTCGGTACTCGTGCACGGGTCATCCCGTCGAAGGGGTCGTTAGACAACCTCGATAAAGTTGCCGCCGGTGAAGCCCAGATTGGTTTCACGCAGGCAGATGCTTTCCAGTTCTGGCGCGCTAAGCACCCGAACGAAGCGCAGAACGTTGACATCGTCGGTCAGCTGGCCCGTGAATGTGTCTGGGTCGCTGTCAAGAAAGATGGCAAAGTTAAAGATGCGAAAGATTTAACCGATGGCGTGAAAATCGCAGTCGGTGAACCGGACTCTGGCTCCTACGCCAGTTGGCAATATCTGCAACAGTTGGTGAAAGAGTATTCCAAAGCGGAAACTTACGCCAAGGGCGGTATCCGTTCGTTGTCCAAAGTGGCAACGGGTGAATACGACGCATTCCTGTGGGTATCTGCGCCGGATAAAAGCAACAAATTCCTCGAAGCGGTCAATCAAGACAGTTCTGGTTTAGAGCTGATTGACATGAGCACATGGAACGTCAACGACAAACTGCCTAACGGCCAGTCTGTGTATACGAAAGAAACGGCCAAGACAGACAAGACCGCGTTCTTCGGTAAGAAAGTTGATGTTCCGTGCACCACCACACTCGTCGTGGCCAACACTGACGCTGGTGATGATCTGCTCGAAACCGTTTCTACCATCCTCCTGAAAAACAATTCACGAGTGATGGGGGACAAAAAATAAAAATATGTACTGACCCAGTGCATCTTTTCGGGCTGGGTAGGGTTAATGTCCCTACCTGCGCGGTGTTCGTTAAGGCTGGTAACGTTCGCTAAGACCTATCGCATACCCGTAAGTCGATAGCAGCCGGTTACACAAAGAACTATCCATGTGGTAGGTAACCGACCGTTCACGATCTCATTAGGTGAGCAAATAATCTATGCAAGGACTTCTAGGATTTGTGCTCGACATGATGGGCAGCTTACGCCGCCTCATCAAGCAGTTACGAATCTGGAAGCTTGCCCATTACTGGTTTACAGGCGAAAAGGCATCTCGTGAGAGTGTGCCATGCAAACTGCGTATTTACATTAGTATGTTCACTGCGGTGAGCATAGGTCAAGCCCCGGAACGATAAGCCGGTCAGCTACGCCTGTAAAATACAATCTGAAAATCATAATGGGATTAAGTTCCCAGATTTGAAAAGGCGACTGTGTGTCGTCGGCGATAACCCCCCGTCGTGGACTCGGTTATCCCAAAGGTAATGTGAAAGGGGTTGGTGCTTGGAGGCGCTAAGACCGGCGGATACGCTGGCTCAGAAGAAGAAGAAGTCCATCAACCCCGTTCTCACCTGAGTAACACCCTTTACAAGGCGTTACTTATATATGCGAAAGCGAGGTGAACATGGGAATGTATCGTGAAGGCCCTGAAAGCACGGTGACTCACCGTAATCATGATTACTCTGTGGATGCATTGCTGGATATAGCGGAACGTCATAGCCTCGTTCAAATTCCAGTGTCTAGAATAGAATGGATTTTAAACGAGACTACGCTCGATGATGAGCGGGTTAAGAATGCAGATACGGATTATCCAATAATCGTGCTGCACGAAGGAAGTTTGTATATTGTATTAGACGGTGCCCATCGCCTTGCGAAGGCGGTAGCCGAAGGCAAAGACACCATCGCAGCCAAGATATTGGTGCCTGCGAATTTACCGAAACCGGTACGATAAAAGTCTAATTACAAGAATACACTGTATTATGTCGGAAACCCGATTTGATGTTGCACAGAGCGTTACGCTGCGGCGTTTGCTGGTGTGCAGGGTTAGGTCGGGATTCTGGCACCTATTTGGCGGGTTACTCAAGCGGTCAACGAGAGCAGACTGTAAATCTGTTGCCTTCGGGCTTCGTAGGTTCAAATCCTTCACACGCCACCAAACAATGGTACCTGTCACAGCAGCCCTTGAGGCTTACGCGATGATGACTGGTCGCCCATTTTACCGGGTAACACATTCCTGCCAGCGCGCTATTGCCGCGAAGGTTTGCCCCCGGTGTTGTGCGTTATTCGGGTCTACCCACCATCTGCGGATGGTGCGTTGATGTCTCGATATACGCCATAGGGACGCCTTGAGAACTCCGTGAAATTCGGAGAGGTACCACCCATTCTTGTGTTTCCTTATCCTGAAGACATTCCTAAGACAAATTCATTCATGGTCGAGGAAACACAGAACCTATTCAGGTGCTATCGTCTAGTGGCCGAGGATACTACCCTGTCACGGTAGAGACCGGAGTTCGATTCTCCGTAGCACCGCCATTTTCAAATGCGTCTTAGCTCAGTTGGTAGAGCGCACCCCTGATAAGGGTGAGGCCACTGGTTCAAGTCCAGTAGATGCAACCAGTATTGCATTCCCGTCATCTAGTTGGTCCAGGATACGACACTTTCACTGTCGGTACACGAGTTCAAATCTCGTCGGGAATACCATTTGTAGAGAATTGACTGAGTTGGTTTAAGGTGCTCCCCTGCTAAGGGAGTGTATGCGAAAGTGTACCATTGGTTCGAATCCAATATTCTCTGCCATGTTCTCTTGCTGTGGGAAATAGAAGCGAACGTAGAAACGCCGGTTAGCTCAAAGCTTAGAGCGTCTCATCTTCGGATGAGAAGGTTGGGGGCGCAACCCGAAATCCCTATCGGCAACGGCCTGCTTGTCAGGATTAGAAACATCTACGTGGATGGGTACTTCTACAGCAAGAACAAAACAGTGGGAGCATTGTCCACTGTGACACCGGCAAAGGTTTCGACCTTGCGGGTTGGGCGGAAGCCCGATGTTCCCCCGAACGCTGGCCTTCTGGCCAATACAGTGAAAGCTTACCCTTGCCGATGATCACCTCTTCTGCTGCTGCCAACACACTGTATAACCAGAATCAGTCCTGCCTTAAATGGCAAGCGTTCACCCTTTACGTTTCCTCAAGGCGGCTTGGGGTGTTATCTCTCGGCTCTGTTGGGTAACATCGTGGTTCAACTCCATGGGAAACACCAAACAATGGCTCCGTAGCTAAATCGGTAGAGGCAGACTTTAATTAGTTCTCCAACGATTTTATAATCGCGTGGTGTAGGTTCAAGTCCTACCGGAGCAAGAGCACTGCTGTTAAGTTGGTTAACACCCGACCCATACTCGGATATTCGCACGTTCGATTCGTGCCAGTGCTCGCCCTTATTTAGACTCTGTAGTTCAGTTGGTAGAACGGTGGACTGTTAATCCATATGTCGCAGGTTCGAGTCCTGCCAGAGTCGCCACATTTTGCATTGCCCGAGTCCCGAATGACATTCCGGAAAAATATCATCCATGGTCACGGGCAGTGCAGAACCAAAATCCCAGCCTTCGCAGAAAAAGCTTACCTGCATTAGCGGTCCCCTGCGGGGGTTGGGTACCACCTTTGTCCGTTTTGTTTTTTTCTTTCAATTGCCTGGCGGTATTGGTGGGAACAAAACGGGTAAAGCCCTAGCGGGGGAAAAGCCGTTAACAACAACAGAAGCAGTAAAAACAGAAGTAAAAGCAGGAGTAGTTATGTTTACTATCTTACGCAAAATCAATGGTAACCGCACACCAACCGAACACGAATCCCCTACGCTGGGTGATACGAAGTCACAAGTGTTCAAAGATGCGATGTCGCTTCTTACCGAATCCAATAACGTGCATAACTGCATGGATTCTGGGATGGATGCGAAGCCGTGGATTAACGGCAAACCCAAACCGATTGAGGAGTGGGTAGAGCGCTTTAAGAAAGCGTACGGCGCGACAGACTCAGACAACCAAGAACTGGTTTCTCTGGTCAGTGAACTCGCACCGGGAATGTTTGACAAAGCCAATGCGCGTTTTGCATCGGACTTTGGTCAACTGGAAGAAGCCTTCCTGAAAGATACCGGGCAAACTATCATCTGGAAATGTCCGAACGGACTCCCGATTGATATCCAGTTCCAAAACATTCCCCGTCAGTCTGTTGAAACACTACATACCACGCTCGATTTCATCGAAGCGGATGAGTTGAAGTTTGCGGTGTTCAACAGCAAGGCGTTGTGGGATGGGTATAACTCCGCTGAACTGTTTGGCGGTGAAGCCACCGAGATTTCCTCGGTAGAACTCCAACACGTTTACTTTGACGATACGGCCATGCCGCAAGAAGCGGTGCTCAAAGCCAACCGTCGTGGTACCCGCACTATGGAACAGGTCATCGGGGTGCTTGCTTATGGCAGCTCCGAACAACCCGACCCAACCACAGGCAACGTGCCGGTCACAGTGATGACCTACGAGTTTATCTACCAAGGCGATGAAGTCTACATTACGAACCGTCACGGTAAGACCGTGGACTCCATCCGTTAAGCATTAGCATGCTCGCTAATACCCGCCCTGAGGATTGGCCTCCTCATGCTTGAAGGGCGACTCTCCTGTAGTACGCTTTGTAAGTCGACGTAAATCGGTACGCCCTCTCCCCGAAAAGGGAGAGGGTAGTATCGTATATTTTTTTGGATATATATTACCTAGGTGAGATTAAACTATAATCTTTTACCCATCATTAGACTTTCGAGGATAAACTTATGCGCATCACCCCAATGTCAGCCCATGAAACTTTCGCTATTCGTGGCTACAGCCCCGAAGAAGGCAAACGTATCCGCGGCTATCTCCCGCGTCGCTTTGGTGACATCAACAATGCACTGCCACTAACGAACGCCGAGTTCTGGTTGGCGTACGAGTGCATGAAACATTACAATGATAATTCCAGTGACCGTGGTCGTTTTTACAGCGTCGGGCCGTTTAGCTTCCAAGCCAACGGTAAAGTGAACTACCGCTCTGAGAAGTTAAACGAAGATTTCTCCATGGTGGAATTCATTCGTCACTTCGGTGACACGGTCTTCACTGACTTCGATGCTGAACTGGGTATGAAGGTCCCACGCACTAACGCAGACGGCTCGCTGGTAATGAAGAACCGCATGGTCGTCACTCGTCTGGTAGAGATTGAGAAGCAAGCTCAACCGAAAGAAGATTATTCCAGTTGGCACACCAACAGCTGGATGAACTTCCCGGTGGGGTCACTCTCCTTACCACCGACTGGGATGATATCGCCGGAAACTATCCTGATGGCATCCTTACATGGCGAGATGGCGCAAGAGTATGCCAATACGCAGAGCGGTCGTATGTTCCATCCCACGATTGATTACAAATGGGTGGCAACGTACGTTTACCTGAAGCGTTTATACCATGCACGCGACCGCGAGTTCGGTCAGGATTATTACTCTGTTCGCTCATCCATTGAAATGAACCTGCGTTTCCGTTCAAGTAACTCACTCTATCCGAGCGATGTCATGACACCACCTCACTTCTTCCACATTGATGGGGATCGTGTCATGTCCAAGAACGGCATCATTAACTGTCCACGCATCAACAACATGAATCCGATGGGGTTCTACGAAAGGCTTTATCGCTTCAACAACAACGGCCATGTTTCTGCTATCGCAACCATCCCCACTACACTCTTCGAAGAGTACAGTGAAGAGGAATGGAAAGCAGTCTTAGCATAACCTTAGAGCGGGGGGTAAAACCCCGCTTTATTTTTTTACTTGAATACCTGATTTATATAGGAGGGTAACATCATGAAATCCAATTTGGCTTACAGCTTTAACATTATTCCATTCTATCAACCCATCGAAATGACGCGTGCGTTAACCGACGGTATTTTACCTGAGACGTTTATACCGAAAGGTCGTTACGATGAAATGTTGCTGGAGACGCTGTTCCCCATCATCATTAGTCATCCATTATTCAGAGAGTTTTCATCTAAGCTGACACCCCAAGAAGGGTCGGGTTTCCGTAAGGGTGATGACGTGCCGGTAATTACCACCACGTATAACATCTCACGAGAGGAAGCGAAAGCCATGGCGCGCGACCCGGATGTTTTCTTCCGGTTCATGAAGTCAATGGCAGAGGCTTTAGATAAACGTGCCCTGCCGTTTGAGGAAATCTTCGCTGTGCTCCTCGACGCCATCTGTGCAAGTGACTATGCCATGTTCCACAACACAGACAGTCTGCACTAAAAATTACGCCAGAGTCCCTCCCTATAGGGAATCTGTGCCTGTATAGATTCCAATAGGAGATGAACCATGAAGACGACACTGCGTCCGATGGACGTGATTCTCGCTCACCCCGACACGCTCAGCAAAATCGCACCACAGTCAGAACTCGACCGCCGGTTATTAGAAAGCCTAGAATGGGGATTTACCCTCCACCCAGATGAGGTTTCCAACACACGCGTTCTTGATGTCTCCGACACCGTGGTGATTGACTGGACTGAACGTGAAGGATGTGACGATGTGCGAGAGTACGTGGCGCAAGCAACGGTACCTCCACGCGTACCCATCGCCGGACTGGCTGAACACACCATTTCTCTGCGCCGTTTATGCAACGCTCAAGATGAGATTGTTCGCAACGGTGAAGCGTGGAGTTATGGTACTGCCAGTCACCTGAAGAACGTGCTGCTTCAGGCGTAAAAAAAGAAAAGAAGATAACCCCTGCCGAAGCAGGGGTTGGTCTTTCTTTTTTTGTCTACGATTTGAAACGACCACCGGACATGTAGTTGTAACGGTTTCCGATGTCGTCGTTGTGAACCAACGCGCGCTTCATCGCAGGTAGGGTGTCATCAAACATCTGCCCCGCATCCGAATAACTTTCCACCACGTTACGGAAGGCACCGAACTCCATACCGTTCTCAATCTTACCGGAATCCATATCGAAGATGAGTTGGTTATAGATGTATTGCTTCGTGGCAAAGACCGCCAAGTCAGCCACACGCGGATAGAATGGCGTCTTGATTTCGTTCAGTTCTTCACTGAGCTTATACATGATCGCAATCTTCGTGGCGTAGACAAACATACCGGGATCTTTAATCTTGATGGTGTTCGGTCCCAGTACACGCACCTCAGGTGAACTGATGCGCGGTAAAGCAGAGTTCGAATCCACCACTAACTGCGTCGCAGCGAGCGCACCGGTGGTGGCCCCATCCAAATACGAGCCCGCAGGCGGGAGTGTATACGCCTGACCGGCCACCGGCGTAACTGCGATGTGCGCTTCGAGGATTTCGCGGCCACCCGTTTTAAATTCATTGATGTGGTAAATGCGCGAGTAGTAGTCTTCCGTATCGTTCTCATAGGGCAACCCCTGCAAGTCAAGTTCGGTATATTGCCCCATACGGGACACTTCGGGAATCACATACTCACGAATCACTTTATCCATGATTTCGTTTTCAATGCTACTGGCCACGCCTAACATCCGGAGGTTCTCTGGTGTAAAGGCGACTTTCAGCAGCGGTAAAGGAATGTCTCGCCGGATTTTGCGGAGACAATAATCTATCACGTTCATTTTGGGCTCCAGAGTGGCGTTAGGCAGCTTTCATAGCATGGGTGGTGGGGTAGGATAGGTTATAGTAAAAAATACGCTATATGGCTATTATGTGCGTACCACAGTCTAATTAATTTGACATAGATATTATCTTTGTGACGAAACCATAAGGAGTATCTACTCATGACGCGGGTGTTCTTTGAACTGAACTTGAAAACCAAGCGCGGTTACATCGGTCCCCACTGGATTATCATCAACGCGATTCAAGAACTCATCTATCCGGGAACGTTCAACCTCGAGAAACGTTTACTGGAACGGGCCGAGGAATATTTCGGCACAGATGCATGGTACATGATTGCGAAGTTGGGTCCGAACCACCGTCATCCATTTATTTACCACAACGGGGTTGTAGAAACATGGTCAAGCTATACATCAAACCAGCTGATGTGCATGTAAGCTTTTGGGGTGAGGCAGACAAGACGCCGTATGTGCAAGCATTACGCATGTCTGAGATGCAACGTCAGGAGGTGACAGTCCAGCTCCTCCACACCGCATTAGAACACATCTTCCTTTCGCTCGAGGAGATGCCTTTCGCACAGCTGCATGACCACCTTGAGAAGTATGTTGATCAGGTGCTGCTGCATAAGCTCCTGCATCAAGACAAGAAGTTGGAAGAACCCGAGGTTATTCGCGGGCGAACCCGTATTGTAACAGAGACCATGTTCGGTAATGATATCCTCGATACCCGACTGGTTGACCGCGTCGTTTATGCAACTATCCGTGAACTGATTGATGTGGCGTTCGGCGATATCTTCAACAAGTTCGTTGATCAGATTGAATCGGTGATTGAGGAATCGTGCAAACTGTGTAAGCGCAAGTTCAACCGTTACGCGATTGTGACTATCACACCGAGACTGGGCGTTCGTGCGAAGCTTGTTTGTTTGGAACTCGAACTGGGTGATGATATTCGACATGTCTACTTCAATCAGCGTTTCCCAACCGGGCGGTATTGTTCAGATAACGATGATAAAATTCGTGACCTGCAAAGCCTACTTCCGAATATTGGCTGAGGAGGAAGGACTTAGCAGTTACGATGTGCAGGTCTTGCTCAAGGATATTATCCTCGACTTGTTCAACTATCTGTTATCCGGCTTTAACCCCACGGGTTCATGGGACGGCACTGCGGTGACAGTCATTGTGCGTTCTACACGTCCAAAGACCACAACGCATCAGGCCAACAATTGGGCGCGTCATGTTCGTCGTGCAATTTGCGAAGAACTGAATGTTCCCGCTAAAGGGTATCGGTTATGGTTGAATGTGACCGATGAGTTTATCCGCTTCATCCCGTATAAGGATCAGGACTATGAAAACGCTTTACTTCGAGTTTCCTGAAACTTATCGCGAGATTAATCGGGTGCTCGAGAAATTTACAAATAAAAACTATTTTGATGACCCGGACACCATCGATCATTACATCGAGTTGCTCGTTCGCATGGAAACTCATCGGCGCTTGTACAACGCGGATATCGGTTCCCTGAAAAAGTGGATGCGTAGTGAAATGGTTCGATGGCCGGTTTCTGCCGACTATTTCTCCAATAACACGGTGCAGTTATACATTATTGAGTCTTCGGATCTTTGGGCTGCGATAGACAAAGAAATGACCATCACGCCCAATCCCGATTTCATCATGTGGCATGTCGAGCGTGGTGTGTGGAAAATGATCACTTCAGGAGTCAACCTTTATGTTAAGTAACACCTATTGCCTCATTCCCGATTACCAAGAGGTGGCGGGACCGTTAACCGAGTTTGACCCTGCATCTGTTCTCCGCGAAGTCAACGAAGACATGAACACGATCATCAACCGCGCATTTACATTTGTTGAGTCGGGTCATTTGGACGGCTCGCTCGAGTTCAGCATGAGGAATACTTTCAACTACGTGGCGACCGAACTGTCTACCCGTGGGATTGTGTTGGATAATGAGTCGACCGTGGTCTATGCGAACGCCATCCAGAATGTCGGTAAAGCATTCATGGTGGCTATCTCCTCCTCCCCTTACTGGTTCACCCGTTACGGTAAGTGGGTCGGTGCGCGTTATAGCCCGACGTGTATCGGTGGGGTTGATGTGTACCTTGACCATAACCAGCATAAATTGCCGCAGTTCGAATCCGCTGAACAGTATCAGGCTATCACGCCGCGATTACTGACCGTGGTTGACATGCTGATTGGTAATCTGGGGGGTCGCCTATGAAGGTCTTTTACGATGTGTCCTCACGGGTTGTGGAGTTCGGGGCTACGCGCTTCTATGAACACGTCCGCGAACACATCTCCGCGATACTGACGGAGTGCCAGTTAGAGGTGACGAATGAAACCGTCGATAACCTTTACCATCTCTATCAGCGTTATGCCATGGCATATGTCATTGGGGTAACGACGCGGGACGCCGGTAAGTTTATCGAGAATTTGGTTGATGAATTTGCCGAGGGTGATGACGACAGTTACACCCTAGCAACTGATCGCTCAGGCTATGAGCTTCGACAACAGGGGTTACTACTTGACCAAGCATTCGAAGACATTGTGGTGGATGAGTTACCGCTCATCTCGTCGATGATTGCACAGTTCCCCGGTTGTTCGGGTACGCAAGAGGAGCATGAGAAAGCGATCAACATGGCCGCCGCTTTGTTCTTAGATGAAACCAGCACGGAACTGATGGGCCTAGCCAGCGTTATCGGTTCTGTGTGTCCGGGGAAATATATTGAACACTACGGCGATGATTTCAAAGGGTTAGTGGTGGTTTGCGAGCATGAAACTCTATTTTGACCTCAATGATATCTGCGATGTTCCCGCTATGCTTGACCGGGTTAACCAAGACAGCAACCGCTTCACGGAAGACTCGGCAAAAGCGTTTTACGCATTCACTGCGATGTATGCAGCCTACTCGCTCCGGTCTATTATTAATGGCGCAGCAGGAAATAACTTTGTTACTTATGTACCCGTTAAGGCCGCCAGCGTGTTTTCGAACATGACCAAAGTGTGGTCGCATGACACCATCATCGACTTGCGTGTGTGTTTCGACACCATCGATATGGATAACGTGGTGCGCTTTAACAATGTGATTGCTACCGTGGACCATGCGTTGTTAAGCGAGGGCAAAACGTTCGAATCAATAAAAGACGCCAGTCACATACACATCGACCTGACAAACCCAAAAGGGACGGTGGTGTGTCTGGAGTGTTAAGGAGTTGCGATGGTCTACAAAGTGGTAGCCTACCACACCTGGAGCATGCATTTGGGTGTGGTGGAGTATCTGACCGGCAGTGAGGCATTTTCAGAACTGGTGACACGAACCGTTGAATCGTTTCCCAAGATGAAGATTGCACTCCCCGTAGGTCCGTTGGAAGAAGACGCGATCTTCGCCGCGTTGCACAATACCATGCCCTCCTATCTTCAAGCCTTCATGCTCACCATGACACGGGCCGAAGAATCTCACGTTAAGAGCTTCCTGAAATCGCTCGATAAAGAATATCGTCGTTGGAAGTTTGGCACGGAAATGGATTCGGGTTCAGTTGACGGCGTGTTGGAAGATCTGGTTCCGCTGATTAAGCTCTACAAAGCAAACAACGCCGAAGGGGCAACCGTGACCAAGACCTTATTGGATTACTCGGTTGAAACATTGGCACAGTTCTTTGCCGGAGCAATTGTGGAAGAGTTCCGTGAAGCCGTGGATATGTTCCTGACGTGTCATTGCGGAAAGGTACAGTCCCTGAGTGTGGTGCTGAACTTCCCGCAATGTCAGTATAACCTCATGGATATGAGGCTATTAATTGATGTGTCGGAGGAATGATGTTTGACGTGAAGAGTCTGGAGGAGGGGAGCATCGTAAACATCGTTTATGATACCCCGATGCTTCAACCCGAAACGCGTGTGACGGTGTTGGGAACCTGCGGCTATGAAATGGCACGCAGTATTGAAGATGTGACGGTGAAGCAGAAGAATATCTTCTCAACCATCGTCTCCCAACCAGAGAACAACGTAGCGAAGTACCGCTATCTGATGTTCAAAGGGGCGGACGGTAAAGCCCATGTGGCTGCCGACGCGTGGATTCGTAGTGTGTCGGTTATCAAGAACCTGCAAGTGCGGTTCATGACGATTGTGGACAACCGTGAGGAGATTGATTTAATCACCAAAGCGTTGGCCGACCGGGGCATTAACGATGTCACGTTTGAAATCGTTGACAACACCAACTGAATACTCTCCTCGCTTCGGCGGGGAGGTTATTTTTTTTGATCTTTTTTCACGTCAGTGGGTAATGTTATAGATGAAGATCCCGCGACCCACAGGAGTACAGCGTGGAATATAACGAACCCTTTCGGCTGTCAAAAGACGAGTACAATCGTGACATTGATGTCATTGATGCGTACTTCGAACAAATGACGCTGTACATCTGGCACCAAACCGATCACAAGTACAGCAAAGAATTTATCCGTGCACAACTCGATGAGATGTTTGCGGAAGATGGCGAACTGGCTCACACTTACCCGAGTTGTAAGCTGTGGGTGCGCGACCAGCAAACGGGTGACCGTAAAGAGAAGTTCACCACCGTGGACAAGCTGCTGCGTGTGGTCATCGATAAGCAGATTATTTCTGCTCCGTCACTGACCTTCTATTTACCTGAGCATGTCAAGCGTTCGAAGCTCGCGGAATTCACCGCAGAGAACGTGCGTAAACGTGCGGTCATCAAAAACGAGATGTACGAAGCGGCAGCAGCCGGTAACGACGTCTTAAAGACCAACAAGAAGAACGAACAGAACGCCGTTAAGACTCTGAACAACGGTATGTCCGGTGCGTTCTCTTCCCCGTATACTGTTATCTTCAACCAGTCGTCACACTCCGTACTGACCTCCACCTGCCGAACAGCGACGTCGTTTGGTAACGCAGGTAACGAGCGTCTGTTGGGTGGTAACCGACATTACGATACGCCAGCGCGTGTCATTGAGCACTTCCTCAGCATCGGTACCCTTACCGACTTTGCAGAATTCAAACGCTGTGTTGAGAAGTACAACCTGCATATCCCAACCGTCCAAGAAACCATGGACGTCATCAACTACTCTGCTAACCTGTACTGGCGTTCTGCCGTTGGGTCAGAGAAAGTTGAACACTACGTGTCCCGCGTCAGTGAACTCGAACGTGCGGCCTTCGTCTACATGGGTGACTTCTTCCATCTGGCGAAGTACAACGACAAGTTCATGCGTGGTTTCATCGGTGCACTGATCTCCGAAGAAGAGTTCGGCGATTGCGCCCATTGGACAGACGCTGATTGGTCAGCTGCTGAGAAAACCATCGACGGCGATATGAAGATTGTGATTGCTCAGTTCCGTACCGATGTGGTACCGCTGGGTAAATCATTTGGGGATGTGAAGCTCAAAGATGAAGAAACGGAGAAAGCCTTACCGTGGAGTGAACAGGCCAAGTATAAAGAACTGATTAGCACCGCGATGTACTTGCAGCGCACTATCGGTGAATACGCTTGTCTGATTCGCAACGTCCTGACCACCAAAAACCTGCCAATCAACATTGCCCGTATGCCGGACATGATTCGTCGTGTGGGTGTGGTATCCGATACGGACTCCACCATGATGACCGCGCAGTGGTGGGCACAGTGGTATACCGGTCAGCATTACGGTCGTGAAGCCACCCGTGTGTCAGATGCAATGATTTACATTGCGACTCAGCACCTGCGTCACCTCATGGCCAGTATGTCAGCGAACATCGGTGTGGCGAAAGAACGCCTGTTCCTGTACGCGATGAAGAACGAGTATAAGTTTGACTCGTTTGCACTGACCACGAAAGCGAAACACTACTTCTCCATTATTACCGGACAGGAAGGTCAGCTCAAGAAAGACCCAGAGTTGGAAGTAAAAGGTGTATCTCTGCGTACATCGAACATTCCACCGGTTATCATGAAGGAATTCAAGAAAACGATTCGTGAGCTGTGCATGATTGTTGCACGCGGCGACCGCATCGAAATCGTTCCACTGCTGGAGAAAGTGGCGGCTATCGAGCACAACGTTGTAGACTCACTGCGTGCCGGTAATGCTGGGTACCTGAAAACGACCAACATCAAATCCCGTGATGCTTATCAGGGCGATGAGAAATCGTATCACTACCACCGCATGTACAACGCTATCTTTGGGCCGAAATATGGGTATCTGGAAGAACCACCGTATGATGCGGTGAAGCTGCCGGTGAACCTCGGGTCTAAAACCGCCATGAAAGATTGGATTGAGTCTATCGAAGACCCAGTCATCCGTAATGGTGCGAAGCAGTGGTTTGAAGACACCAATGGCCGCACTTACGCAACCTTAATCCTGCCGGAATATCTGGTAGAGAACCACGGTATCCCACCGGAGCTGATTGCCGCGGCAGACTTACGCCGTACTGCGTTTGCCACGGTAGAACCGTATTACCACGTTCTTGAGTGCTTGGGCGTCTTCATGATTGATAAGAAGCGCACACGTCTGCTGTCAGACTACTACGGTGAAACACTGGATGCCGAAGAAGTGTTGCCAGAACTGAAAGATGTGAAGTACATCAAGAAATCTGAACGTGATGCGGAAGAAAGCGAGGAAGAAGAAGATGGTGAAGAAGATGCAGCTGAATAAAATTACAGCCCGCTTTATTTCTAACCAACCGTATAAAACCATTAACAACATTATCATACCCCCCAACCAAACCATTGGGCCGGTACCGGCGGGTTCGACGGCGTCCTACCCTAAGCAGGAAGTAGCCCCTCTCGTTCTTTGGGAGGGTAAGGCTTCTGACATTGACCCGCAGCATGAGCAGGTGGATTTTATTCTGCGGACGTGGGTAGGGGTGTGTTTGCAAGAAAAAAGCATCGAACAGGTGCAGGCTGAGGAAGACGCTTATCGTGCACGATACCCTAAGCGGTTTCCTCCCAGACATTAAGGTGGTTGGTCGTGTACCATGACATCAAATCGTCAAACGAGCGTATCGCTGAGATACGCCGGGAGTACACCGAAAAGGGGTACGAAAACATCACGGTCTGGCGAGCAGGGGAGCGGATACACATTCAGGCATACGACCCGAAGCGGAAACGCGACATTAACTGCTACGCCATTCCCAATCCATTGTAGGGATTCCCATGGAACAGATATTGTTGGAAAGGTTTAAACAGTTCTGCCGCAATGAACGCCTAAAAAGGATGCGGGAGAATCTCCGTGCAAGCATCTTAAAGATGGTAAATGATACAAACGAAAAGTCTGGGTATAACGAAGCCCTTCATCGTGAACTCGATGACGACAAACTGATCCCACACTTTCGGATGCCGCAGGCGAATAAGATTTATCAGCCCGGTGGTAAAGGCTCCACGTTGGTTGTGGAGATGAACCCGAACTGTACGCTCGCCAAACGTCTGCTGAAAGAAGCCCAGTACCGTTACTTCGCTGTCTGGGATTTCGAAGAGATTGAGATGGACTACGGTTTAGCCGGGCACTGCCGTGTGACCGCATTGGCGGGGTTCCTCAATCGTTTTCCGGGTTTGAAGGGTAAAGTGTCTGTGGGTGAAGACACCCGTGGTCCAACATTGAATGCACCGAACGATGTGGTTGAGTTGGACTTCGTGGTGATTGCCCCCGATGGCAAGTATCATCTCCAGCGTTTTACCAACGACAACGTAGGGCATGTGTGTGCGCAATTGCACATCAGCTACTACCAGTCAAAAAAATAAAATGAGGTAATTGCACCCTTTCGAGTGCAATTACAAGTTATTCCCTATTATATGTAAACCGGAATGGTTTACGGGGGAGGGAGTAAATTCTCATTTTTCAGCATGGTCTAACAAGGGCTGAATCAGGGTTTGCCGGAAGTGGTTATAGACCGCCTTTGGCAACTTGTTTAAGACCTTGGTATCTGAGTAGCGACCGATCTCATACGAGACGTCCTTCAGGTACGCATCCATGTGACCTTTGTTGTACTGGAGACAGTGCAGCATCCAATGCCAGTTGACCAACGTCAGATGCCACGAGCCCTGGAATGTTAATCCGGGGTCACGGTGAACGATGCGGTCAATCGCACTCCGGTCTCCATCTAATGGAAACTGGAATGGCTGGATGACGTGTGCCAATACGACCCCCGGTATTGGATTCCCCGTCAATAGCGACTGACGTGTCTGGGTGGCGTTGCGGATAGCAATATCGCGCAACGGCGGAACCGGAATCGTTCGCAAAGGTTGATCCGTCTCTATATCTTGACCTGTCGCGACAAAGCGATGGATGTTAAGTAAAGAGATATCCATATAGCTCGGTAGCATACGGCTGATAACGTGTCGCCAGATATACGTCGGGCTGGTCACTACTTCGTTGGAACGGTTGTAATAGGCAAATGCTTTAACGTGTTGCCACAGCAGCTCTACGAGATTGATCTCGATAATACTCACCCCACGCGGCTTGCCATTCCCGAGTTGCCAGTTTAGATTGGTGTACTCGTGATACAGGTAGCGGGCCGGTGCGTATTCGCGAAAGGATAACTCAGGATCGATTGGGCGGGCCACGAGCGAGATGATCTCATCTTGGCCTTCGATGAACATACCGTTGAAGACTTTTCCGTATTCACCCATCGAGGTTAAGCGCTCGGCGTTGCCGATGCCAATCAACCGTCGACGACATGCCCACTCTACGGTTTCGTAGTCGGGGTCTGTTGAGTAACCGATGGCTGAGATTAACTTCGCGATGAGGTGGCCGGATTCTACACGGGTCTGTACCGAGTCAAAGTAGTTGCGAATACGTTGGTGGTTATTTTTTACAAGAGCTGCCAATTGTATAGCGGTAGGGTCGACGTTATGCCCTTTGATTTCCACTTGCTTTAATTCGGCTTGACTGAACATGATTCTCTCCTGTGTTACCACATAGGAACTAGGTCGTAGTCAAAGAAATTACAGATGTATATTATCATTGTGACGGTTCCGGTTATTCTTTCTGTTATGTGTTATTCATTAGGCGACGGCTTAACTGTATCCCACAAATTTACAGATTGATATTATCACTGTGAACTTACTCGTACTAATTATCTTTCAAGGATTATATAACCATGGTTAAATATGTTGGCGAAAATAACACTCACGTTGAAGCTCAAGCTGCTGCTGCGGAGTCTGTAAACGTAACTCAGAACACCACCAAAGCTGCACCGGCTGCTGACTACAGCACTGGTAACCACGTCGATTCTTTCGACCAAGCGTTTGACTGGTCTTCTTCTTCTTCTAGCGCAAACGACTTCGTGCGTCTGCTGAAAGAAGCCGCTGAGAAAAACGAATACCTGTCCCGTTTCCGTTACGGTCTGGTAAAAGGCATCTCTGCCGAAATGGGTTCTGCCGCATACGTTGCTGGCGAACTGAACGGCGCATGGCTGTACGGTCTGGTCTTCTTCGAGAAGGGCCAGTCTATCCGTATCTACGAAACCACCAACCGTCAGGAAGATTACTTCACCCTGTCTAGCCTCATCAATAAAGATGTGCTGGCGAAGGTGTCTGAGTCTATCCGTGAAGACCACGGTATCGATAACGTCCACTACATGATCACCAACTGTGTGCCTGACTTCTCCGGCAACGTGGTTGACATCAACTGGGCGAAGTCTCTGATGGGCCAGCTGCTGCTGGGCGTGTTCGGTCGTGCGGTAGGTTACTTGGGTACCATCGTGCTGAAGAAAACCGATCGCTTCGTAGCGAACGTTGCAACTCCGGAAACGGGCGTAGCAACCGACGTCAACGGTCACCCGAACCGTGCGGACATCGCTGTGTACGTTGAGCATACGCCGACCAATCAGGAAAGCGATACTCCAACGCTGCTGAGCGATAGCATCCCAACTGCGTACCCACCGGTTCGTAGCTGCGGTTATCCGAACCTGCGCTTCACCGGCCTGAAAAAGGCAGTGGACGGCGTACAGGATCTGAAACAGCTGCAAGGTGAAGTTGTTGTGTCACTGATTGACTCTCAGGCGAAAGGCTCTAAGGCCCCGCTGGAGCGTCAGTTCATCGCATTCGGCGCGTTCGCGGATATCGCACAGAACGGCGGCTGGCGTGACCTGTACATCAACACCCTGAACAAACAGGATCGTAAGTTCTCCGCACTGGCTTCTCATCTGAGCTGGGGTGCAGAGCAGGCTCCTGACCTGGGTAAACTGGATAGCTCTCGTGAGCTGGTTGACCGCGCACTGCGTGTGTTCGCACCAAGCTCTGCTGCGCTGGTAGTCCGTCATCGTGCGGGTAACGGTGTGGGTGGTCTGTCCAACATGTTCGCTGAGATTGCTCTGCGTAACACCAACACCCTGGGTCAGCTGCTGAACGTTCTGAACAGCATGTTTGGCGATGTTGATGGTGTGAACTTCACTACCTACCTCGGTCAGCAACTGGGTGTATCTACCATCACCTGTGCACATATCGTTGCAGCCGCAGTGCCGACTCTGGATGGCGTGTACACGTCTACCGCAGCGCATCGCTCACTGCAAGATATGGACCTGACCTCTGTTGCTACCCACCTGGGTGACAAACAGCAGGAAATGTACCGTTACATGCACGCCCAGTCTTACGCTAACCGTGAGCTGGAAGGTCATGCTCAGCGCATCTACCTGGCTAAGCTGGCTTCTGCAATGTACGGTAACCGTTCACTGCGCTTCACTGGCGAATCTCTGGATATGGCAATCCATCCGGTGTTCGCACGTTGCGTACTGGATAAGCTGCGCCAGAAAGCAAGCTTCCAGGTGAACGGCGTCAACGCCAACAACGAGCTGGACAACTCCCTGTTCTACAACCAGGGTGGTGAAACGTTCGTGCTGTCAGGTAACGGCCAGACTGGTGGTATCGACACATTCGGTCTGGGTGTAACCCTTACCGACTACAAACTGTAATCCGTTTGTAGTGTAGTCGGGGTGGGAGCAAATGCTCCCACCCTACCACCATCTTTTTTTGGTTGAGGTAAAAATGCAGGCACCAAAGTTTTATGGAATCTCAGGACGATTAGAGGCACAGGATCATTATCTGCGTGACCTCCTTATCGAGGCCGGAGCGAAACAAATTAAACCTCCGACCATCATCAATGACTTGGCCATTGGTGGTGACCCCATCAAAGTGGCTGAGCAGATTGACCTGCTGGTGCAAAACCGCATTATTGATGAACAGCTCAACTCTGCGCCAATTTGTAGCATCACTTGCGATAACCCGATCGCCCACCGTTACAATCTCGGTAAGCAATGTCCATGTTGTGGATATCGTGTCACCGAAAACCGTATTGAATCAGACGTGTGGTTGCGTGCGCCAGATGAGATTGAGTATTTCATCAACCCGCGCTTCTGGGCGATGTTCAATGCGTTCTTTAATAACAACAAGAAACCGCGCAAGTTTGATCGGACAAAAGTTGCCATCGGTAACGGATCTGATCTGATGATGTGGTTCCTTGACCCGTATTACCGTGCCGATGAGCCAGACTCAAAACGTGCGGCTGTTGTGAAGCGAATCATGGAAGAACATGGTGTCCGTCGTGGGATTCATTATTTCACCGGCCACTACAAACAAATCTTTGATATACTTACCCGGCCTGACAACTGGCGTGAGATTTATCCACCGCAACGCAACAATGCGAGTGAAAGCGAAATCCTGCGTACCCAATGGGTAGAGCTGATCGAAACCCAAGGTAAGGCTATACTCACCAAACATCTGCCGATTATTTCGTCGAAGATGATTGTGTCCGAGGAAGGTCGCCGTGGTGTGGTGATTGACCCTATCTTCACCGCTGCCATTGACTCGGTGAAAAACATTGCGCAGTTGTACACCCGTAAACGCAGTATGGAATCACGCTTTGTTATCAGTAAGGCACTGAAAGCAAACCGTCAGTTGACGTATTTCCATATTGACTTCCGTCGTGAGACACTGGAACAAAAGCCGGGCCACTATCGTGCGAAAGTATCTTCAACGCATGTGTGTAACTCCGGTCGTGCAACAATCTCACCAATTGCCTCTCCGCATGATGCGTGGAAGTTGGTGGCACCATGGCGTTGGTCAGTTGGCTTGCTCAGCGTAGACATCGAGTCGAAACTGTTGCAGCGTGGCTTCTCCTCACGTCAGTGTGAACGTATTGTTGCAAAAGCAGCGATGCAGTATGATCCGTTGGTCGATGAAATCTTCAAAGAGCTGATTGCGGAGTCACCGGGTGGCATGGGTATCCTTGTCCTACCACTGCGTAACCCAACGTTGGTTCAGCTGTCTGTACAGGCGCTGTGGATTGACCAAATCATCACGGATGTTGACCAGTGTTCGATTCGTATCTCTGACCGCGTCATTAAGATGGCTAACGCCGACTTTGATGGTGACCAGCTCATGGTTTACCGTCCGACCGATCAAATCGAAATCGATCTGGCGATGGCGTTCCGTCCAGACAACGGGTTCATGTCGTCTACCAAAGTCAATGAGGTAGAAAGAGGCATGATTTTACATAGCGAACTTATCAGTATGCAGAACAGCTTCCTCTTAGAGGCCGAAGAGGATGATGAAGTAGGTTTAGCACTCGAAGACTTATAACAGGAGCAAACGAGTATGTCGATGTGGAAGAATCTCTCTACCGCGTTTACGAAACAAGAAACCGGTAGCGGCTTTCATGATTTCTTTGAAAGCAAATTTAACATCGACCTGATAGCCCCCGACATGCGTGATAGCGTGTTGGAGCATCGTCGTGAGTTAGCGAATATGGAAATCTTCCGTAAGACCACTGCGGCCGTACGCAAACTGCGCCATTCCGATGGTACAGAATGCATCCGCCAGCTGGAAACTATTGGGGAATTCCAACACGCCAATCCACTGCTGCAACCGTTCTTGGTCGCCATGCCTGAATACCGTAAACCGTATAACGAATTTATGGCATCAGGCTATGAGAAAGGTTTCTCCGAGCTGGATATCTTCCGTGGTAATGCGTATATGCACACGGACGATAACTATCGTGAGATGACCACTGACGTCTCTACCGAATACGATGAAGATCGTATCTGGCATTGGGTAACCAATGAAGACCGTCAGTACCGTCCGGACGCTGTCGCGAAGGTCGAGTTAAATATCAACCGCGTGAGAATGCGAGACTTTGATTGGGAAGATGCAGATCCTTGCTCCCAATTCAACGCCTCGATGTAATAGAAGAAGAGAGGGAGATAAGCACCCTCTCTTTTTTTCTTCTGTCAGCGCCCAAATCCTATGTCAGTAACTGGGGAGATTAAAAATGGTCGTTGCAGTCGGAACACTTTCTACGCGGGGTTGGGCAAAAACAACCGGCGATATGATCACGGAACTGATGAACCACTATACCGAAGCCGGGTATAGCCAGTCAGTGATTTACCGTGGGAATATCAAATCATTCTCTTTCCGCTGTGCTGCGTTCGCGCAAGACCCTGAGGAACTGGCATCCAAAGTCCAACAAGACTTGGTGTCCTTATACGGGGGTGTGTTCACAGCCGGAGTAGAGGTCGAGTGTACTTACGAGTACCTTAACGATTCAGACATACGCTACCGTCTGATCATCAGCCTGCGGGTGTTACCAGCAGTGGGCGGTGATTGGGTTGACGCCATGCGTTATGTGAATGTAGATAAAGGAGCTTACGGTGGTTGACGAACCGATTAAGTTTGAAAACAACGCCATGTACGACCTGAACAAGATGGGGCCACAGGAAGTCTTCGAGTTTAACCGCGCGATGGATATCGAAGCGGAGATTCGTGATAACCTCGACCCGTACGCTCGCTTTACCGAGAGCATGTTCCGTCGTCAGGCATTGCCAATTCTCAGCGGTCTGCTGGATGGGTCATTTGATGACAATGCGTACATCAACTGCATTGGTTCTGCGATGGTACCGTTACAGGTAGTGCAGGACGAAGATCCGACCAAACTGATGTTCACCATTCCACCGTTGTTCTTTACCGGACAATCGTTGCTGCATGTGGAAGGACAACAGTCCCTGACCGATGAAGCGCTGGAGATTTCGTCGCGTGCGGAAATTCTGCCGATTCTGGGGCCACGCGCCAAACACGATCTCATTGTCAATACGCTGGACGGTATTGAGATGGCGTCGTACGAAACCAATCGTCGTCGCGCTAAGCAAACGATTGATCTGCTGAACTGGGTGTTCAAGCGTTATAAGCTGAATGGCCAGATTGCGTATCCTGCGGGCATGGAAGATTTGATCCAAGCCGACGGTAAAGCTGCTGCACCTGCGGCGGTTGTACAACGCCAGCCGATTATCTCAGACGATGGTATTGAAGATGGTGAAGACCTCTAAATCCTCCATGGCCCGTGCCATTGAGAAGATTTACAACGTCCCACCGAAACCACTGGATGTGAAGCGCATTTTAGCGTTGAGTGATTTGCACCTGTTGCATAAGCGGGTGCCGACATGGCACTTGGTTAACGTGACCAAAACACTCATCCTGAAAGCCGGAAATACCCTCGATGCCATTTATATAGCAGGCGACCTCTTTGAGGATTCGCGACAACTTCGTCAGACCGACTCCCAAGAAGCAATGGGTTTCCTGTCGTGGTTGTTACAACATTGTAAAGCGAACGATATCGCCTTGCGTGTTGTCGAGGGTACACCATCACACGACCATGGCCAATCCAAGGTCATCGTGGAACTGAACGAAGCCATTGGCGCAGATGCGCTGTATTTAGATGGCATCGGCATCTTCTACGACCCGGCGATTCAAGCCACAGTGGGTTGGGTGCAAGACGAGTACAAAGACCGTATTGCGGCGAACACCGAAGCTGAGATGGCGGAACTGATGGCAACGCGTGGACTGGAGAAGGTTGATTTCTTCTTCATGCACGGGTGCTTTACGTTCCAGCTGCCGGTGGAATCTCCCCGTTCGTTCAATGAAAGTTTTTGGATTCCACGAACGCGTCTCGGTATTTATATCGGACACGACCATCGTGAGAAGTTCTTCGACCTGATACGCGTTACGGGAAGCGTTGATAGGTTGTCACAAGGTGAGGAAGAAGACAAAGGGATGACCCTTATCGATTTCACACCGACCTTAGCAAGGAACTATTTCCTTGTGAACACGGAAGCCTGTCCACAGCGCTCTGTGGCAGCAAGCTTAGACCATGAGGCGCAGTACGCCAAATGTCTGGCTGCGTTGGAGTATATCGATACCCACGTCTCATCGGCAATCGGCCGGTTTAAAGTGGAATACTATCGAGACTCTCCTATCGAGGAGCACATCAACCGCTGGAAGCGTGAGTACCCATTCCACATCGAGGGAGTGCGTATTAACACCGACGAGGAAGAGAAGGCACTCGAAGCTGTGTTCTCCACAGAAACAGTTGCGGATGAACGCATCGGCCCCGATAATGTTGAGGCCGTGATGTTGAACGGACTCGAAGGTCAGCAATATGACCTAGAGGTTGTATCCGACGTCATTAGGAGCATTGCATGAGAACCCCAATAAGCGTTGATCGTGTATTTGGGAACTATCAGATGTCAATCGCCACTTCACTGGCGATGGAAGGTTTACTCCATACGGGCGAATATGCCGACTGGAAAGGCAAGCTGCCCATCCATGAGTATCAGGAAATTTATCTGAATCTCCGTACGTTGTTCCGTAATGCATTTTACGCATTCGAAGATAATCGTGAAAGATTAACTGCTGAAGTTTTAAGAACTTGTGTCGAAGAAGATATAGAACAATTCACTGCCACCGCTGCGGCGGTGGCCCCCACGGTGGTATGTGTCCCTTATATCTGTCTGTACAAATCGGCCAATAAGCAGTTCCCTCTCGCGAAGTTCCGTAATGCGTTAGGTGGCGACGAAACAATGACCCCGAATCAGGCGTTCTTCAATTCCGTTGAGCAGGATTTGTATCACATGCTCACGAACGAAGAGACGGGGATGGAAAACCTTCTGGCGTTTGATGTGTTTCCAAAGAACAACAAAGACACCCTGTTGTTAACGCACTATCCGGCCGATCTTATCCACAAAGAGCGGTTCCCGAAACTGGGCCTGCTTGAATCCCACAGCGGGAAGGTAAAGAAACAACTGGAGTGGTACACGAAGATGTACAACAAGCCGAAGCAGATACCGTTTAACAAAGCGTTTCTGACTCTGTTTGGTGACCAGTACATGTTCGCGCCACAAGACAGAAAGATTCGTAACGTGTTACTGAAAACGGCTGAGAAATACAACTGGGATCAGACCACGTCGATGGACCGTATTTACAACTGCCTGAAGTTGGTCAACGAACCGCACGTTATTGATTACCTGCGCAAATTGAGCCACTAACTTTTTACACCACTGGGGTATCCTTTGAGGATACCCAAACATTTTAATTGAAGGACGCCAACATGGCCATGATCAACAAAGAACTCTTTAACGACAAATGGTGCTACCCGCAGACCGAGCCTGATAATCAGGGCAACACACGTAAGCTGGGTATCGAGCCGAACTTCTTTAAAGACTCGCCCGATTGCGAAGGTCTGAAGTTCAGCTACTCGTTCGGTAAAGGCGAAGGCGTTTATTACAACCTCGGCCCGACCATGTGTCAGGTGCTGGTTGATGCTCTGCAAGACATGCTGAAGAAGTCTGAAAAAGACGTTCTCAGTCTGCCATTCTCCGGCGGTAATAAAGGTACCATTACACTGTCTGTCGGCCGTGGCGATGACCTGATCCCGTTCATGGCGATTGGTGGTGAAATCAATGGTCAGCGTCGCACGAAGAAGTTCTTCTTCACCACACCGAAAGGTTACGGTATTGTGCGCAACGGTACGCCGGTGTCTGATCTCGAAAATGCGGAACGCATGTGTCGCGCCTTTATTGGTCGCTTCCATAAGTTCCAAGAGTGGCTGGATGATAGCTACAAGAAACGCGAATGGAATCAGAATGGCGGCGGTCGTCAGGGTAGTGGTGGTTACAATCGTCAAGGCGGTGGTAACAACAACAACTATCAAGGTGGCGGCAACCAGCAGTCTGCTCCGGCAGCAACGGACAATTTTGACGACTACGTTTAACTAAAATAATGCCCACGGGACAACCCGTGGGCTTAGGATGATTATGTGCTCCGGTTGCATTCGATTCCTTTTTAGATAGATTTTATCGTCGTGCTAATAACAATCGGGGTTTCGCGATAATGAAAATTGTAAAGAACAAAGAGATTATTACTATCAGCCACAATGGGGAGGAAGTACGGTTTGACCAGATTCCAACCCAGCGTAAACGGCAGGGTCCCGAGCCGCGTGATAGTAAGGGTGTCGTGTTAACAGCAGACCGTTTGCTGTTCAGTGAACTGAATCGTTATTGGGGTACGCTGACTGAGGCGGAACAAGACGAGTTGTTCGGGGCTTATACGTTGTTGTCGGAATTAGCAGTAGAAGGCGATGAGGTTATAAGCGAACATGCACCGAAGGTCATGGAAATCATCGCGAAACACCACAAAGCCGAACGTTTCAGAGAGCTGTATCCGCTGAAGAACGTGTTCATTCCGCAGAAGCTGCATGCGTCGATTGCAGACATGTCACCGAACTACACGGAGTCCATGACGTACTTTGTCCCGGACTATTATCATCTGATGATTTTGACGTTGTTAATCAAACCGTTTATTCCGGTGTTTGCGGTGCTTGGGGCATACGTGGCAGGTAAAGGTATCTCGCAGGAAGCTAAGCGTAAGGTTGTGTACAAAATCAACCTCGCGTTCGACCTGCTGTCCGATACAGAAATCCGCCAGTCCGAAGCTGTTCAGAAGCTGGAGTTGTTCTTACCGAGTCTGGTAGAGAAGTTCCAGAAAGAGATGAGTAACCGTGGCTCAGGTACCAGCCTGTCAATCCTGTCATCCGTTATGGGGTACGGGTCTGACATGATGGATGAATACCTGTTGTCGTTGACGATTGTTCGTCTACTGGCGCTGCGTCCGTGCTATTGCGATTTCCCAGACGGGTCACTGGAAGACAGTTCTATCGTCTCCAGCATCTATTTCGGTATTCGCACCGAAGTGGAATCCGGCTTTGCAAACCGCATCGCAGGTCAGCAGGTTATCTTGAAACAACATCCGACTGCCGTGGTGTTTAATGGGGAAAAGGGGAAGGTCAGTGCCATCGACTTAGTACAAGGTCGTAGCCCTGCACCAATAAAGGAATATGTGCGTCCAGGCATGACGTTTAAGGATTACCGCCGTTTCATCAAAACGACCGGTTATGATATTGCGCCTGCCAACGCGAAGTGTCTGATTGATTCGCAAATCGTCAATCACACGGGGCCGACGTACGAACTGCATGAGTGGCTTACCGCCGCGGCTCTGCATCGCTTTACTGACCATCGGTCATTCAAAGATATTGATCCAGACAAGTTCCCGTATGGGGTTGGTCTTGCTCAGGCCATTTACCTGTACTACGGAATGCCGCAGTTAGCACAACTGCTCAGCTGTGAAATGTTGCCGGGGAATATCAGTGGTTATCCGATCGAGCCGATCGATAGCGAACTGAAAATATCTACAGATAGATATTATCCTCAGGCATACCGTTCACCCCGTAACGAATCACAGGAGAGTATCGTTCGCACATCGTTAGAGTTGTTGGTGCGTAATCACCTGAACCCGTATCACTTCCATCTCAAAGCGTCTCCAGAAGCCGCAGAGCTGTTGAAGTGTGAACCGGATATTCCGAACTATCGACCATACGGTCGTATCCTCACGCAGTTAACTGAGTTCCTCGCGATTCAAGCTCGCCAGAAAGTCAGTGAAGTAAAATGGTTTAATTCATAAGGAGAATCAAGATGTTATTACGCGACTTACAGTTATTCCCAGTACGTGAAATCCCACAGCAGTACCGTCGTCGTATCGCGTTCAACGCCACGACCGGTGCATTAGGCGAGTTGTCTGAAATCATCGAAGAAAATGGCCAATCTGCTTCGGGTACGCAAGCGTACCAAGATTCACTCAGTAACATCGTGGGCTTTGATGGTACACCGGACGGTTTCGAACGTCCGTTGGTCAACATCTCCGGCGATGACAAAAAGATTCAACCTTTCCAGTACGAAAGCCGCGATACTGGTCTGTATAACTTCGTGGCCGTATTGGTGGCAAACCCGATTAACGACACCCGATCTCAGGAGCTGCGTTATATCGTAACCGGTTATACCTCACAGGCGGAGCAAAGCCTGTTTGGTAATCTGCCGAACGACATGGTGTTGTACATCAACGAAATCTACGGGATGCAAACGGTCTATGACCGTACGCCTCTGGGTGAGCGGGTTATCAACCCGAACGGCTTTAAGATGGTGGATAACCTTGTCCTCTCGCGTGCTCTGGCAACGCAGGGTTATCATGAATCCAGCATCAACGCCATCACCATCAGCAAAACCGCTGACATGATTAAGAAGATGAACCTCAACCCGGATGAGAAGTTCATGCCGAACGAGGATGAGATTTATGCGCCAACTGCCACAGCAGCACCATCGCTGTTGGCAGGCCAACTTAGCCAACCTGAGAACTTCGTGACCGCTATCTCGAACTCTTATCTCCGCACTATGGGGATGGACAACGAGTTAACGCAAGTCGAAAGTTTCTTCGAAGGCACCGGCGGTAGTAATGTTGAGAGTGATCTCAACTCACTGGGTGTGGTGCGTAACTTCTCGAACTACGACCTGATTAAAGCGTTCCGTCAGGCACTGACCAACTCATTGGGCAGCTCAGCTGACGCGTACAACGTGGCATCACGGGCGCAGTTCCGTCTGGGTGATCTCAAAGCCGCCGTGGCTAACCCAGAAGAAATCGATCGGCAGATTGTGGCATCGCTTGATCTCGCCCGCAAGCTCGGCCTGGGTGAAATCGAACAGACTGACCAGTGGATTGGCCATAACGGTTATTCCACCATGGGCTCTCTGGTGTCGTACGAACTGGCCATGCAGCTAGGCGCGATTCTGTCGCGTAACCTTGTGAGCCGTGTGAGCTTTGACTTCGATAACCGTCACAGCGATTTCTTGACCCCGGCGCAGTTGACCGTTCACAGTGATTCTATTTACTCACTGAGCGACCGCCAGTTACCGCGCATTCTGGCAGAACGCTTCGAACGTGATATTCATGCGATGTTTGTGAAGGTGACTAAGCACAACCATATCCGTTGTGCAGTCAGGGTACATGCTCTGCTGGGTACCGTAACGCGTGTGGAAGTGCTCATGGATGGTGAGACGTCCAAAGAGTTCTTCACTTACGCATCGTTCATGTCTTCTCGTCTGCATAACGGTAACACCACCAGTCTCGCCTATACGGGTCGTCTGGCGAATGATACTTCGAAGCTGATGAAAGCCATCGAGACGGGTTTTCACGGTCACACCACCGCCAGCAATCGTAGCAACATCATCACCTCCGCACCGTCATCACCAAATGCGTTCCGCACGGGGAACTCATTGTTAGATGATGATACCCCGGCAGCAGGCATTCGCCTTGGTACCGGCAACAGCCTGTTAGATTAAGGATAAACAATGCACATCATTAAGTTTTATCAATCCATGTTGGAATCGCTTGGGTTCAATCGTGACGGTGACCTGATGGTCTATGCGGACGATGGCACTCCGGCGTATTTCACGTACAACAAAGAGAAGCGCCGTCTGGTGCTTCCTACCAATGCCATGATTAAAGCGGGCATGGAAGATGCGAACGGCAAAGAATGCCACGCCTTCCATCCGCTGTGTGAATCCGTACTGACCGGGGAATCGGGCACCATCCGTTTCCTCAAACGTGCGATTCGCATGCGTCTGTGGATGAACAGCTTCGATCTCATCGATGCGATTCTTGACACGGCAGCAGAAGGCAAAACCATCAAGCAGGCGTCTTACAAGAAGTTCATGACGGATGTTATCTGTCAGGGCATCAAAGATCCGAAGCTCGATGATAAGCTGCGTGCGGCGTGGGTTACTCTGCGTAACCACATGATGGAAGTGGAGAACAAGAAGCAAACCAACTTGTTCATTGCCTCCGACATGTCCATCGAAGGTGTGAAGTATGTCCGTGTGGCAAACTTCAAACACATCTTTGAAGAAGAGTCGTACGACGACACCGCAACCTACTTCGGGGTGAAGTTACCGCGTAAGCAGGATAAGGTGATTCTGCATCGCCTGCTGATGACCGTGTTCGGTTGGTATCCGAGTATGTGTGGTTCCAATGACAACCGTCCGTACTTCGGCTGTCTGGCACGCGGTTGGGCACAATGGGTCATGAACTACAACAACGTAGTGAAAGCCTTACGTGAACACTGCGCGCTGAAACCACTGAGCGATGAATGGATTGGTCAGCTGGATGAACTCCAGCAATACGACAACGTGATTCAAACGCTGCCGTATAACACCGGTTCATCATCCAAAGACCCGGAACGTGATACCACCGCGCGTGAGTATAGCGTAACGCCAACCACCACGAGTCGTTCAGTTGATCTGTTAGCCTCCGAGCAGAACAAGCCTGAGCAAGGTAGTCTGGAAGCGTTCTTCGACAAAGCACTGCCGAAGACAGTTACCTCTACCGGACTGGACATCAGCAAGCTGACCCCTGCCCAGCAGAAGTCGCTGCGCGAGAACGGACACCTTAACGGTACGTCTGACCAGTCCATCGTGGGCAAATCTCTGTCTGAAGCCATGGGCCAAACACCACGTAACCCGTTGGGTCTGACGTCTGAGATTGATCGCCGTAGTCTGCTGTCGACCAGCACTGCGAGTGGATTGTCCAGTAGCGGTAACTCGTTGCTGAATGATGCCCCGCCGCGTCTGGGTGGACTGGCAGGTCTGGGTGGCGAGACGTCAAGTGGCCCACGTCTGGGTGGTATCGATCCAACGAAACCGAAAGACGGGTTCCACTGGTAAAAAAATAAAAGAAGGAAGGGACCGAAGTCCCTTCTTTTTTTGTCAGGTGGTAATGGTGTTCAAAACGTTCTCCACAACCACCGGCGATGGAATACGTAGCACCGGATATTTCTCCGGCGTGAAATCCATCGGGTTCGATATCCCATTAATGAGCATAATGGGGTAAACTTGATTATCCTGAATCTCGGCAAGTTTGCAGTATGCATAGAAGCTATGTATTTCTGGCCAAGCAAACTCCGCCTTTGTCGGGACATCCACAGTCTCTGGATGATTCCTAAAGTATTCAGTGTAGTCTTGCATTAGTTTGCGACGTTGACTATCGAGCGAAGGTACAACTTCACCGAGAGTGATCGAGCTGATAAGCATGAGGTCTCCTTGAAAAGATCTACGAATATATATTATCTCGGTGAAGTAACCAAGAAGGAGTATTAAAGTAATGAGCATGCCCGTACAATTAGTCGGCACCCACGCCGACCGTGAGTATTTGATTCGTAACCAATCGGGTGCGCGTGCATCGATGGTAGGTGGCCATATGAAATCGGCTGCACCCATTGACCACCCAACCCCGATGTTCCATTTCACAGGTGCGGATTCAAACTACCACGACGTCCTCTTCAACGACATCGTTGAGGATTCAGGTAGCGTTTGTATCTATAACGATAATGGCACACACAAAAGAGCGGTGTTCACACGCCATGCCCAAATCGGCAGTGGCTCTCCGCTAGAGCATGCAATCTTCTTTCGTCGTAGTGAAACCAGTCCCGGCATGCTGAACAAGCCTGTCATGGATGTTATTGAAATAAACCACTATACTTCGCACGATAACGTCTTCACATCTGAGAAGCGTATCACCGATAAACTTCGGGCGATCTTACGTGGTGAAACCACCGTGTTGGAAAAGGATGAAATCCTGACCGAAATGAACTCCATGATGAACGGGGAATTTGTTGACGGTGTTGCACTGCCAACAGTGACCATGTCGCATCCGGATATCATTGAGGATTCCTACACGATCTCAAAAACCGCCGCCGCGTTAATGCATGCCTATGGTTTCAAAGAAATCTGGATATCGTTACGCGAAGACGAGTTCTTGCTGGATACTTACGGTTACGACACACCCAACGGTCGTGTGCCGCAGTATTTCCCGAACGTGGGACAAGCAATCCGTGATGATGGTTTGGTAATCGCCACGCGTCAATTCGACCCGTTGTACGCGGCTATCAATGCTTCTATCGGTGAGCTACAGCATGTCTCGCCACACTTTGACCACTGTGAATACGTTGACGCTGATCCGAAGCACTATGAAAACCCAACGGATGAAAACGGTTCACGGGTGATTGACATTCAGGTGTGGCGTGATGATGTTAGCTTTAGCAATGGTAACAACAACATCAAAGCCACCGAAGAGAACAAACGCGTTCTTGACTCGTATGCTGTGGCGTTGAAAGACTACTACCGCGAAATCGTTCGCTTCTACTTCCTCGTGAAAGATGATGTGGTGTGGTCACCGAAAGCCTGTGAGTTCTTAGAGAAAGCGTTCGCCTCTGAAACTCATGAAGTGTATCAGGAATTCCGCGAAGAGATTCGTGGTGTGGTTGAAGCAGCGGTACGCCGTGGTGAGTATAAGAAAGACACCATGGAAACCAAAATCATCAACCGTATCAACCGTCCAGTGGAACGTTCCCTGCGCGACCCTATCAACACGTACACCATTAAGCTTGTGGTGCGCTATCCGATCCCGGTCACTGTCTCGTCCAAGATTACGGACTTGTCAGGTACGAAAGGTATCGTTGGCGAAGTGAAAGAAGACGAAGACATGCCACTGAACGAATTCGGACAACGCGTCCATTCAATTCGTTCGATGAATGCTGTGGTTCGTCGCTCAACGTACTCTGCTCTGTTCCACATGTACTGGTCAGCTGCATCTGAACAACTCAAGATGCGCTTAAAGCCAATGTTGGATGCAGGCAAGGTGAATGAATCGTGGAATGTCCTGATGGATTATCTCGCACGGTACAATCCCGATTGGGCAAACTGTCTGAACGTGACGCACGATACGCATCAGAAGCGACTGGAACTCTTCAAAGAGATCTACGACTTCACGATTCGTATCTGGCTACCGCATGAACTAGACAATACGCCGATTGGTATCACCAAAGCGTTGGGTGAATTTGCACCGAAGAAGTCCCGTCTCCAGATCACCAACTACCAAGGTGAGAAGGAGTGGACGAAGAATGAATTCTACGTGGGTAATGTCATGACCTTGCGTCTTGACAAAACCGGCCGTGAGTTCTCGTCTATCTCTTCGATGCACACGAACTATCTGGGCTGTATTGATGCATCAGGACAAGGGCGTGGGTCATATCCCATTAACTACAGTCCGAAGAAGTGGGGTGGTGAAGCAGAGCACCGACTGACGGATGGCTACGGTCAAGGTCTGTTCGATGAAGCGCATAACCGTTCCAACTGTCCAGATGTCCATCGTCAGATTGTTGAAGGGAAGTATGCTTCCGATACCCCAAGTAATCCGGGTGTGTTGGTTGACCGTGAACGTTACCCGCTGGGTGAATCGCAAGTGGATAAGATGATTGACAACATACACCGCTGTGAAGGGTTTGTGTTAGTGCGCCCCACTCGGGAGGATAATTGATGGATGCTCGCCAAGTACACGTACGCGATCTCCGTAACCTGAACTCGGATCAGGTATGGCGACTACGCGGACGTTATGATGTAACGTTTGATGATGGTGTGACTCAACCGATGTCGGGTCGCCACATCAAACTCAGTTGGCCGTACTGGGGCATCTCTCGATTCTATCCGCAAGTACCGACGCCTTCCACGATGTGTTATCGTCGTGGAGGTGAGTGGGCAACGGATGATCGTCACATCGACCTGATGTCCGAAGCTGCTGTACTCGCCCGCAAAGCGGGCATTGATTTAGCCGATACCCGTTATCTGTTAAGTCAGCACATCTATGCTGATGCGTTCAACCTGACAGTGAAGAACTTGCTGTCTTATTGTACGACCATCGACATCGATACCATGATGCAGATTTACGACCATCCTGATTATCAGATTATCCACGAGTGGGCAAAGCAATACCCAAGTGGTTATGATGAAGAAGGGGTCGATAAGGTTAACGAAGCGTACGAGATTATCGAGCGCATCATTCGTTCACCTGAGCTGTCAGACAACCCGGTGGCAATGTCGGTACTCGACAAAACCATCAAGATGGATCAGGTACTCCAAGCCTACGTGCGTGGTAAAACCTCTGAAATCGATTCCCGTGTCTATTCGAATCAGGTATGGGAAGGGTTCTTCGGTGGTCTGAACTCGGTTATCAGCCGACTGAAAGAATCGGGTGCAACGTCACGTTCGCACCTGTACAACACCGACAAGATTGCGGAAGCAGAATACGGCTCCCGTAAACTCCAGCTCGCTGCAAACGTGCTGACCCACTTCACCTTAGATGACTGTGGTACCGAGCACGCTCACGAACATACGTTTCGTGACACCAAAGAAAGCCAGACTCAATACGACGCCATGGTCGGGATGCGTTTCCGCTTCAACGGTGAAACGGGGCCGTGGCGCGTGTTCGAGAAAGGCCGCTTCGAGGATGTGGTTGATAAGCCGCTCCTGTTCCGATCTGCCATGACCTGTCGCCATATGGCGAAACAGGGTATTTGTGCAGTCTGTATGGGCGACTTGGTGTACAACCTGTCGGAGAAAACCTCACCGGGCCACTTGGCATCCACCTCCATCTCGGAGAAGGGTACCCAAGGGATTCTCTCAACGAAGCACCTCGACTTCCTGCGTGAACTGTTTACGCTGGTTATCGGTGGGCGCATCAAAGGCTACTTCCGTGGCTATGAGAAAGGGTCAGAGAAAGGTCTGCGTTTACTCGACAAGCCGGAGTTCGGTACGTGGAGTGAATACTCACTGGTAGTATCTGAGAAGATGCACTCTGAGCTGAGTCAGGTGGCGTACTACGACAACCTCGAAGACATTGATGAAACCTCTCTGCCAGATGTCACAGACGTTACGTTTGTGCGTTTGAATGCAGATGGCGAACCGTGTGGCGGGGAATCACTGGATGTCCGTATGGGCGTCTGCGGGAACTTCTCGAAAGCGTTCTTGGCGTACTTCCTAAAAGTGCGTGACGAGATCCAGTTCATCCGCAAAGGTGAGATTCGTATTCCAATGAGTGGCTGGAAGCCGAAAGCGCCGTTCCTCATTTATACTAACCGTTCTGAATCCATGGCAGAGTTCGTTGCCGGTCTTGAGACCAAGCTGCGTTCTGTTGCTGCGGACAAGAACGAAACACCGATGGACTTCACCACGGATGCCACGGTGAAAATGAGTAAAGATGGTAAAGTTAAGACGCTTACCTTGGTGGAGATGGGTGGGTCTACCGAACGTCAATGTACCTTTGCGATGTTCGATACCTTCCGCTACATTAACCGTAAGCTGAAAGGGATTCCGATGACACACATCGGCATCATGCTTGCCATTTCTCGTGTGGAAAGCCCCATCAATCCGTTCCCAGCGGTAGGGTTTGATAAGGAAACTGCCATTGATGGTATGGGTAAACGGTTCTTAGACCACAATACGCTGATTGCGATTCGTAGTGCTGCCCCGATGTTGTTCTTCCAAGGTCAGCAAGACAATCTCAACCGCGTAGGGTTCTATACCACACGTAAGATTCCGGCGTCGTTGTATGACGGGTCATTCAAAACACGGTTGCATTAATACAGAGGGGCAGATGCCCCTCTTTTTTTGTAGAGGGGTATATGCAGCAGATTAACATCACGCACACCACCATGGGGGTGCGAATTGAAGTTCCTATCCGACCCGTTGAGATTGCTATCAAGACATGGGCGGAACGGAATCTGCACGCCCCGAAAATGGGAAAAGAGCGCGGCAAGATTACCGTGGAACAAGGAGATGGCTACTACGCCCACATGGAAGGCGCACGTAGCTTTATCTTTCACAAAGCCCACCTTGAGGAAATCCTCTCCATTATCAAGAACGCTATCATTGAATACCGTCTTGAGGCGGAGGTTAAGCACCACAAGGTCGAGCGGGCGGAGCCTTACCGTTGCACATTTGAAAACTTCGGCACGCCGATGGTAGTGGACGATCCTGAATCACGCTTCTATTACCAGAACGATGTGGTAGAGAAAGCGCTTGATCCGAACCGTCTCCAGACCATCTTTGCCATCGATACTGGCCGCGGGAAAACGAAGTCGTTGCAAAAGGTGATGGTGCGTAAGCAAGTGCGTACTGCCCTCATCATGCGTCCGACGTACGTGGACAAATGGCTGTTCGATATCTGCGAAGACCCGACTGGGTTGCAGATTGACAAAGACAAAGTTCTGGTCTGTCGTGGCGTCCAAGGGATTATTGAAGCCTACGAGATGGGTATCAGTGGGGAGTTAGACCGTCGGGATATCCGGGCGATTATCTTCCCAACCGTTTCGCTGCAATTGTTCCTGAAAGAGTACATCAACACCGGCCACTCAATGGGGATTGACATTGAGCGGTTCTACGATGTGATGGGTGTGGGTCTGATCGGAATGGATGAGGTGCATGAGCATTTCTATTTGGTGTATCTGGCTGGGATTATCCTGAACCCATGTGCATCGATTGAAATGTCAGCCACCTTAGAACCGGGTGCCGCGAAGACGTTTATCATCGCGCGCTATCTGGAACGTTTCCCAGTCGACTTACGGCTGTCCGTTGAACGTATTAAGGTTGTTGATATCCGCGCGTTCTACTACACGCTGGATGATAAGAAGTTGGCGTGGTGGGCGACAAAGATGTCCCCGTACAACCACAAGTTGTTTGAAGGTAAGTTGATTCGCGAAGGCTTCCACGTTTCGTATTGTGAGATGTGGTGGAATCTGATCGAGAAGGTGTATCTGTCCAATTACCAACCGGGACAGAAAATCATCATCTTGTTCTCAACCGTTGACATGTGTGAGTTCTTTACCCAGTTCCTGCATCAGAAGCTGGCGGGGAACGAACAGTTCAGCGAGTTGATGGTGGCGAAGTATAACGGTGGCGATTCGTATGATGACTTCATCATGGCGGAGTTTGGTGTCTCTACGCCGAACAAAGCCGGTACCGCGATAGACAAACCGGGTATGGTCCACATGATTGTGACAGTGCCAGTTGATGACCAACAGCTGAACTTACAGATTGCCGGACGTCCACGTCCTGTGCGTGAGGTGTTCGGTTGGGACATGAACCCAATTGTGTGGTTCGGGCATTGCATGAACATTGCTAAACACGGTACGTACCTGAACTCACGTATGCGTTCGCTGCGCGACACGGTATTGTCATTCAAGGTTGCGACTTCCCCTTATGTTGTAAGGAAAACGTATGATAACGCCCCCACTTCCAGCCGCCCCAACAGCCCCTTACGCCGGATTGACGTTGGCAGACTTTCTCGTAAAGGTTCTAAGGGCCTATCCCGGCGCAGAAAGCGCCGCTAAGGCATTGTGTCAGGACCCGGTGATTAACCGGGCCTTTCACTATTACACGATTACGGAACACTTCACATCCTGCTTTATCATGCAGCGTGGGTTAACGTATTTCGTCACTCGTACGTCCAGTATTCGTGGTACTGCGGCGTACGAACTTTATTCTTACGAACTGTGGAACAACAATCCCGCAGGGAATACCGATGAAAACCCGAAGGTGGCCTACCGCCTCTTCTCGGACAAATGGCATGATTGGGTGACTGTACCACATAACGGTTAATTACACGGTTAGTGTATATTGTGTAGAGTCACTTTCATTAATAAGGAATATCCGATGTCTCGTCGTAAAAAGCAGCCTGGTTTTAGCCCGCGTGAAGCAGCACGCGAACGTGTCCGTAGCATCATGCGTGGCATGAACACGACTGAGAATGTTTTCCTCGGTCATTCGAAAACGCACGCCGAGAAAATCGACCGTGAGTTTGAACGTATCAACTCGCTGATGGGCGAAGACCTGAAAGCGTATTTGACGGAGTGGTTAAAGCACTCACAGGCTGCCTTCTTGGGTGCCATGCACGACTTCAAAACGCGCCTGTTTGCGGTGCGTACTGATGCCGATGCAAAGGCAACCAAACTGATGGCGGTCATCGACGGCCACAAGTGGGACGAAATCAAAGATGTCGTGATTGTGGCTGAGCTGGAACTGGCGGACTTTGACATTCAGGTGGACAACGTGGCACAGGAAACCCTGCTGTCTATCGTTGAAGCCGGTGCGGCGTATGAACAGCGTCGTGAATGTGTCCGCGTGGGCCTGAACAACAACTGGACCCATGAAGCAATCCTGACCAAGCTGCGCGAGCTGGATGCCCAAGCTGCCGCCGAAGCACTGGCAGCGGCAGAAGCAACAGCTGAATCTGTAGTAGAGCAAGAGGAACCTGCGAATGTCTAACGATCCGCGTCCGTCGTTCGGTGCTGCCGAACCGGAAACGGCTGAGGTGCGACTTCCTCCGCGTGACACCCTTGTGGGTAAGTCCGCGGAAGAGGTGGCCTTCGAGCTGGTAAAACTCAATCCCACTTTTTCTTTTGCCGAAGCAACTGAACGCGCGAAAAGTCTGGTGATGTTAAATGCCCCGGTAGAAGATACCCCACCCCCTGTGGTGGATGTACTCGATCAACCGATGATTCGTGAAGCGTCACCAGAAAACCTGGCGGCCCTGCAAAGCACTGAGAACCAACTGGAGCAGCCGGTCAAACTTGACCTGTCTCAGTCACAATCTCAGCCTGAACCAGCGCCTGCGGTGCAACCGCGTGCGGAACCCATCGCAAGCATTCCTGCTGCAAGTGCGGAGAATTTCCCTAAGCCTCAGCATGTTCCGGTTAAAGCGGAAGTGATTCCTGCCCCAGCGCTCGATGCCGAAGATACTCCGGCTGACCGCGATGAGCAGACGCCGAACCTCTCAAAAGAGAAACGTCGTCAGATTGATTTCGGGCCAGAACCGCACCGTGCTGAAATTGCCAGCATGGACCCGGAAGACCCACATCGTGTGCTGACTCAAAGTGATGAGCTGGTCGGTACTACATTGCCGCTGGCAGGTGAGCAGGAAGTCATGCAGTTCTTCGCCAGCATCCCACGTAATCGTGAAGGGCGTCCGATGTTCCGTTCAGCCGCCGAAGAGGAGCGTTATCAGAAGCTCTTTACGGCGCTGGAACTGACCCCGCCTATCATGATTAACAACCGCGCTGCGTTTGACATGGCGTTGGAGCGTGAAGATACGTCGTGGCAACAGACCATCCAACTGTCGAACGGTAAGTATGTCTCTGCGGTCACCGACCGTGGTGCAAATGCCCAAGGTGCGATGGCTGCCCTGCGTCGTCGTCGTGGTTCCGGTTCTCCGGTCTCAGTGTGGTTGCCTGCAACCGGTATCTTTGTCGGTTTCCGTGCCCCGCATGAAAACGACATGTGTGACTTCGACATTCGTATCACGTCAGAACAGTCGAAAATCGGGATGTTCACTTACGGTCTGCTGTTGGCCTCGTCTTCGGGCGTGTATCTCCAGCACATGATCGAACACTCGCTGAACTTTGCGGTGGACACCACGTACGACTGTCAGGGTCTGGACATTAAGACCGCCCTGATGGACATCGTGGATGTGGACGACTACTGGCTGCTGGTCATTGGCCCATTGATGGCGAAGTTCCCAGCGGGTATTCCGTGGAAGCTGCTGTGCCCTAACCACGAATGTGGTCATGAGCGTGAAGTGCGTCTGAATCTGGCCCGCTGTATCCGTATGGCAGATGGCCTGTTCTCTGACCTACACCGTTCGCTCTGGCTGCGCCAGCGTGGTAAAGGCCCGGATGCAATTATCGGCAACGCCGAGTATCTGGAATACCGCAAAGAGCTGCCGAAGTCCAAAGCCGCCCGTTTCCATTACGAGCAGCTGGGTATCACGGTAGAGTTCGGTCGTTCGACCATCGGTCAGTTCATTGACAACACCAATGCGTGGGTAGAGAAGATTAACAGCTCTGCCACCAACGCACTGGCGAACCATGCAACTGAAACCGAGCGCTCGCAATACATCCGTCTGGCTGCTGAGAACCGCCGCCTGACCCGTTATGCGACGCACGTTAAAGCCATCATCGTTGAAGAGACGGTGAAAGGTGAACCGGTTGAGACCCGCGAAGAAGATCCAGACCGTATTTTCGAAATGTTAGAAGAACTCTCTTCTGACCGCATGTACGTGCTGGCATTTGAAAACGCGCTGTCCACTTACAACGAAGAATCGCGCATGGCCGTGTTTGGTTACATGGGTCACGCGTGTCCGAGCTGTAAGACCGGCGAGGGTGAAGAAGACGGTCCGTTCCGTGGTATTGTTACCATCAGCCCGGACAAGGTTTTTTTCGCGCTATCTCGTGTGGTGTTCGAGATACAGAGAGTCTACTTACAACAATTCGAAAATATTGGATAGACGCCGACGACGTTCCAGCCGAAGCTATTATCACTGCCATGAAGCTGGACACCACCTCGCTGTTCAAACGGCGAGACAGTCGACCTATCACGTATCAAGAAGCGCATGACGAGCTACTCTCCACGTACGACGGGATACTCGGGTTAGAGACCGGTGAGAACAACATCAGTGTCTCTGACTTCGAGAACCCTATCAACCAGAGCTTGTATGAAATCTGGGCGACCACGTACGTGCGTGAAGGTATCAAGGAACTGTTTGGTTACGACCTTGATACTTGGCTTGATAGGCCGCGTTGGAAGTTGATGAAGCATCTGGAAATCGCAAAACGTCGTCGCGCTGAGCTAGACAATGCTAAGAAAGGCGCAATCCCGCCAGAACTTGAGAAAGAACTGAAAGGGCGCATCTAAGGGAGCTTCGGCTCCCTTATATTTTTTTGTTGTTATGAGACTCATTTTAGGAAACCGTCATGACTGACTTATACGAAGACTATGCCGACACACTCGGTCTGGTGAGACAAGAAGGCCGTCTGGCCCCGGTGTTAGACTTAGTGTCGTTAGCTATCGAGTATGGTTACGATACGACGCTGATGGACATTTATACCGGTCAAATCCCGGACATGAACGAAGAGTGTCTGCGGCTGGAAGCGCTGATTAACCGTTGTGCCTGTGCATTGGCGCAGCGTCTGGGTGTGGGCTTGAACCCACAGGTGGCTTACCGTAAACCAAAAGAAGTCGTGCGCATCCTTCACGGCCTGACGTCTGCCTTCGAAGAGTTCGAAGACACCGATACCCTGTACGGGATTCTGTTGTCGGGTGAACCGCCTGCGTACATTCTGGAAAACATGGTGCGTTATGTGTACGGGGATAATGACATCCACTTCGAAGACCTTATTGTCGTGGTGGAGCCGCGTGTCATGAACGTGATGCGCAACTTCCTTGCAGCTACGTCTGCTGAACAGCAAGCCGAAGGTACCGATAACCCACGCACCCAACGTGTGGTGCAATACCTGCGTGTGTATCCGCAGAACCCGTCGGCTTACGTGTTCCTGAACCTGAGCGACACCTCTGACATTAATAGCGTCATCAGTGCGCTGGATTTCAGTGAAGAGGGTGGTGTCGGGGAAAGTGAACTGCTCACCATCTACGCGGTAGGACTATCCATCATTGAGAACGATACCTTTGATGAAGCCTACGCAGCGCTGGAAGGGATGCTCGAGCTGATTAACAGCGATGAAGCCCCAGAAGACCCTATCCTGCGGGATGGCTTAGCAGGCTTGAAATCAATTTACGGGGAAGAGGAGCAAACTGATGAACCGGATTGAGTATTTGATTGCTGCGTGTAATGCCGAGGCGTGGCGACGACTCGTCTGGCGTATTGGTTTGTTCAACGTCTGTATCTTTCCCGAAGCGCATGAGCGACCGGAACAGTATGACCTGAACTTCATTGAAGGGATGGCGCATTACTGGGACGAGGTGAATGGCCACTGGGAGTGGGTGCCGATTAAGGACGCTGTAAAGGACGCTGAGCTGTTTGTGCCTGAAATGCGATTCCAGCTACCGGTTGGTGGTTATCCGGGCTTAGAGAGCGCGGTAGAGACGTCTGTGGGGCGTTACGTCCTGAACTGGATCGTCATCTATTACGCTTTTGAGAAACGGATGCCGTATCTGGAAACTGGCCACCCGATGGACATCCGTAAAGAGATGTACAGTCGTTGTGTGGACTACGAGGAAGATGACCCGGAGAACGTGGGTGCTATCCGTCCGAGTATGGTTGACCGGTTCGTTAACGGTCTGGCCGAACTGGCCCCACTGGCCAAAGCGATTGCCCCGACCGGTACACTACGTTCATGGACGGTTCACCCCGACACGTACAAAATCCGTGATGCCCTGCTTGAGAAACACAAAGACGAACTGGATAACCCGGCCGTCATCGTGAAGATTGAACAGGCGCTGGATGAGCTCGATAGAGAGTGGTTGTCCGGTGACCAGTCTGTGCAGTATTACTCCTCGAAGAAATCCCGCATGCGCCGTCGTAAGCTGATGCTGATGTACGGGATTGAATCCGCCTTCCAGGAAGGCGCGGACTTTACCCTGATACCGAATGCGCTGGTTGAGGTGGATAAAGAAGGGCTCAAGAATTTGGTCGCGAAGTATAACTCGATTCGTGACGGGTCATTCTCCCGTGGTGCAGAAACCGCGAAAGGGGGCGAGCAGGTACGTATCATCCAGATGATTTTCCAGAACCACAAAATCGTGGAAGGTGATTGCGGCACGAAGCTCGTCCATCAGGTCTTTATCACCGAACTCAATGTGAAGCGTTATCTTGGCATGAACGCCATGGTCAATGGCAGGCTGACACCGATTACCGACGGCTTCCTGAAAGCCAATCTGGGCAAAATCATTAACCTGCGACGCCCCATCCTATGTCAGATGGGTCACGTTGACTGCTGCGCGGCTTGTGCCTCGAATGAGAAAGCCAAAGAACCGCGCGCAATTGCCGCCGATATTTCTACCGCGTTCTCAAACGTCATGGGTGTGGCAATGGCAAAAATGCACGGTTCTGACACCGTGGTCGTCGAGTTCAAACCCAAACTTCACATCACTTAAAAGGATATATCATGTCTCAGCCAGTTAAAGACACGAGCACCCAAAATGCTGCGCGTCCTGAAACCCTTTCCGTCACCGGTCCAACGTATGGCAACGATGAACAGAGTCAAGTTAAACTGATTGCCGATATGCTGGACACTGCTGGTAACACCGTTGGCCGTAACAAGTCACCGAGTGCACAGAAGAAAGCGGAAGCGTACGGTCAGCTGCACAATGCGTTCCGTAACCTGTTCAAACTGCGTGGCCAAGCGTTCCTCGATGGCTTCGCATGTTTCGTAACCGCCGTGAACAAATACCCGGACGGGATTTTCTATCTGCCACTGGTTAACGAAAACCTGTCAGACTTCAGCAATCAGGCTGAGCGTGAAGTGTTCATGATCTTCATCAACAACACCGTGCGCTTCGCGCGTTCTGCGAACAAAGCGAGCTTCGGCCAGCTTAGCAACATCGATCGTCTGACCTCGCGGATGTCTGACCCGGAACTGCGCAGCTTGCTGCGTGCTGCGTTCCTCGTCGAATAAAAAATAAAGCTACCTACTCCCGATGGAGTAGGTAGTCTTTTTATTAAAACCCTTGTGCGTATTCTTCAGCAGGTTCACTGTTGGCCACACGACGGTTAAACACCTCCAACACGTCATCCTTATCCGGTAACAGGAAGAAGGTGTTGGCAATGTCCATGGCATTCACACGACCGGCTGTCAGGTTCACACCGGTACGACGACGTACCTCTTCAGACACCCCATTGATGAACAGCAGTTCAAAGATGGTGGTTTCACGAGACTGGTTCATCATGTTGGTCGCTGACGGATAAGCCTGTGTCAAGTCCGCATCTGCCGTCTGACCACGGAAGGCAGAATAGAACTGTGGCAGCTCCTTCAAGACATCCAACCCGTTCTCGGCATTCATACACGCCGTTAACGTGACGATCCAACCGTCTGTCCCGATAACCTCCTCATCGTAGTTGTTACGCATCTCTGCACCCACACTGCCCGCCACGTAGCCTTGGGCTAACAGGTAGTAGGTGAAGGCGATACAGATACGCTTCGGTAACGACGGGAAGATGTCGTACATCGAGTAACCGGCCAAAATCGTTATCGCTGAGGAAAGGTCGTTGGTTTTCTTATCCAACAAGACAATCATCAGGTTATCGAAGATGTTATAGACACAATATTCCAACGGGAACTCTCGTTGGGCTTTTAAGTGCCAATCCAGTTTCTCCTCGTACGGCAATCCCGGTATGTCAAGTTTGTTCAGGCCCAGCTCTGAATCCAGAATCGCATTCAGTTTATAGCTGGGTCGCTGACCCTCATGCACACGCAGGGAGCGGAACAACACCATGGCATCCACGCAGAAGAACGACGCCATACAGTACAAGACGTGCCACTGCTGGCTCGGTGCTTTGGTAAGCGACTTGGACTCCGTCTTCTTCGACGCCAAATCTTTCTTGAACCACACCTTACGGTACTGCCTTGGCACATCCGGGTGACAGAACACGTCTTCCGGCTCGATACAGCCACGCTCTAACGCTTCCATCATACGGGTGATATCGAACTCGTGGTTCCATGCCACTAACAGGTCAGGCAGACGTGGGTGAATCTCTTCAAACATACGGACGATACATTGCGCCGAGTCTAAGCACTCGTAAGTGAAGATTTTGTAATCGGCAATGACGTTCTTCACTTTGACTTCGGTTTCGCCCGTCTTTTTATTTTTTTCTCTGAACTCAATCTTGCTCAGCAGTTCCTGCGCTTTGGCAACCAGGCGGTTATCCCAGTTCTTGCCGATACGCGCCACGTAATCCTTCGTGCAGAACATGTGAATTTCATCGTCCAGTACAAAGGACATGATCCACGGGTCACGCGATTTGTCTTCTTCGCGTGTTTCTACGTCGTAGACACAGATGCGGTTCGGTGTGGTGCAGTCTTTGTACTTCGCCATGTACTTCTGTTTAATCCAGCTAGTGACCGGTAAGTCCGCCAGATAAACAAACGGGCTAGTACAGACCTGACGAAGACGCTTCTTCGGATCAGGGAAACGGGCACCCAGACCCATTTGCAATGTCTTGGCCATTAACGCATCGGTCGTCAATAACTCCTGACAACGCGACTTCAATTCGAACTCTTTCTTTTCCTTGTGATTACGGTACGGCTCTTGCGTCACGTACACCGGACGCTTCACATTTTCACGCAGCTGAATACGCGGAATAAGCCGTCCATCCTTAGTATGGATGACCTCTTTAATGAGGACTAAGTCGTTTTCTCCGCTTTCGTCAGTGGCATAAGCGACGTGCTTACACTCCTTCGCTATGACGTCATCGGGGCTGAAATACATGTTGGTTTCCATCGGTTCTCTCTCATCGATCCGCCTCTATATTGATCGGTGGTGACGTAAAAACTTTTTAAAGGAACGTCTGATATGGGCTACTGGTCTAAGCACGCACAGAGCGTGAAAGAACTCAAGCGTGTTGCCGCTGAGTCAATTAAGTTTCAAGATAAGAAAAAACTGGCATCACTCGCCGATATCGTTGCTAAGTTCCAGGCTGCGGGGGATTTCTCCGTGGCTGCATACGACACCTCCGGTATCAAAGAGTGGATTCAGAAAAACCACGGCATTGGCGTCGTCTTCACAAACGGGGCTGAACTGGGTCTGGAGTCGGAACTGTTTGCGGCGATTCAACCGCCACAGATTGATGCCAACAACCCGATTGTGGCGCAATTCCACCGTGTGGTGTATCAGGGCAATAAAGACCTTGACCTGTACAGCAAGTTTATCAAAGACAACGAGCTGAATGGCGAGTTCGATGATAACAACGCGGTACTGAAAGGCGACCTGTCGAAAATCACCTCACCGCTTTACGTGACCCCACCGATCTTCAATGGTCGTGCCGAACTGACCGCGTATGAAATCGCCGCCATCATTCTGCACGAAGTGGGCCACGTCTACTATTACCTGCGTACGCTGATGCGTGGTGTGATAGTGAACCTGTTGGCGGATGCCGCGGCAAACCGCATGATGGAGATGGATTCACCGCAAGAGAAACTGCGCGTAGTCAAAGACGTTGAACGTATCCTCGATACGAAAATCAACCAGCCGGAGACTATCTGTGACTCGTTCAAAAAAGAAAACATCTACATGCACCTCGTTACCCAGACACTGCTTGAGCGTCCGAACATCACCGGCGGTAAAGGGTTTGGTAACCGTAGCTGGGAACGTGCTGCCGATGACTTCTCTGCCCGAATGGGTGCTGCGCCTTACCTTGCGTCCGCGCTCTACAAGATGGAAATGAGCCAGTGGTGGATTCTGCGTCATAACTCGTACACCAACATCTATACGCACCTGTTTGGCGAACTGCTGAACATGGCGGTGTTGATTGTGGGTGCAACTACACCATTCGGTATTGTGTATGCCTCGGTGATGGTTGCGTTCGGGTTAATCATCAACGACCCGGAAAACACCATTTACGATCCACCGCAGGAACGCTTCGAAACGCTGCGTCGCAATCTGGTCGAGGAACTGAATGTCCTCAAAGGGTTGAACACCAAAGCCGCGAACGAACAACGTCAGCGTTGTTTGGACGGTATTGCCGGGCTTGACCAGATTCTGAAGACGGTCAAGGATAAAGATAACATCTATGCCTTCATCATGAAAACCTTGACGCCTGCGGGTCGTAAGGAACGTGCCGCGGTAGACTACCAGCGTGCCCTTGAAGGCTATATGTCCAACGACCTGCGTGTTGCCTCTGCGAAGATGTCTCAGCTGGCCAACGCTAAATAACTTGATTACTGACAAGGTAAAATCATGACGCATAAACTTTCTCTGAATTCCCTCGTGCTCGACTTCAAACGCGACAACGAAGGGAAAGGTGTGCAGGGCTCACAGGCACTGACCGCACTGGTGGCTTTCACGTTGGCTTACTCCGTCCGTTTGCCGGACAACGGCGCATACGGCTCTACAGAAGCCGCACAGGCGTTCCTCGTACCTATCATGAAGAACATCGTCTCGGATGTGAACGAGTTGTACTGCGTTGACCTCGGTACCGTGCTGGACTTGACCTCTGCACTGTACTGCAACCGTTACGACAACGTCTGGGGTGGTCGCCGTGCGCTGGATGCGTTCTCACCGAAAGCCGTCATTGACGAAGCGTACGGTGTGGATTGCTACCCGACCGTTCAACTGTGGGCTGAGCGTTTCTTCGAAACCGTTGGCTTCTACATCAGCGAAACAACTCAGAAGGCGTAAACCATGACCAGCATGACCGAAGTAGGTGGGCTGGTCTCTACCGCCCCACAGTGGCGTCTCGGTGAAATGGGCAACCTGCTCCAAGAGCACATGAACCACAAGATTGGCAGCCTCGACCAGCTAAACTTGTACATGCAGCGTAACGACGCTGACTTGCTCTACGGTAGCCGTATCCTTGCGCAGGTGGAAGCCATTCTGGATGATGTCCGCCGCCATGGGATTTCACGCGACCTTGCGGTTGCCGTGGAGTCTACCCGTCCGGGCACCATTCCAAAGAACGTGCAGAAAATCCTGACTTCCAACTACACCGGTACCCATCAACAGGAAACGGTTGCGGCACTGGAGTCGTGGAAAGAAGCCGGGCGTATGGGCCTCATTATTCTGGTACTGACCGCCATCCTGAAAATCATCAGTTGGATTGTGGAGTCGGGCAAAGGGTATAAAGGTAACACCAACCCGAAAACTGCCGCAGACAAAGTCGAAGAATACAAAACCAAGACTGACGAGAAATGGCAAGCCGCCGCCGAAACACCTCCTCCGGCTCCGAAGTCCGTTAAGCCGGATGACTGGAAGCGTGAGTATGAGTCGCTGGCAGATACCCTGACCTGCGCGTCTGTCAAAGCCGCGTATCTCGACGCTACCAAAGAGCTGTCCAGTCGTAGTCTGTCACAACTGACTGCGGCCGCACTGCGTTACGACGCGTTGATTAAGAACGCCAACGCAAGCGATTACGTGGACACGGTGACAGCGGTCTCTGGCCGTAACCCTATCGTACCCCTGCTGAAAGACGTGGCTTCGGGTGAGAAAGGGGCCGGGTCTGTCGGTGGTCTGGTCGCTGAACTGCTGCGCATGAACGTATCCGAAGGTATCTTCACACCGCAGGCTGCGGCGAAAGCATATTCGATGTTGCCAAAAGGCATGCACGAAGCAGGCGTTCGTATTCCTAACGAATCTGTCTTCCGCATGATGGCTAACCGTGCACCAGAACTGAACAACTTCTTCCAAGCTGCCGGTAAAGGGTTCGATGCGCTGTCTTCGATGATGTCGCAGAAGCACGAGCAGAACAAATGGAATGACGACGACCTGCACAAGCCGGGAACGGAATTTGCCCACGCGATGCGTTTCCTCAACGACTACCTTGCTACCGTAATTCCGGTCGTGAAAGGCGGGAAGTTCACTGCGGAAACCTCCCCGACAATTGCTGTGGTTGGCACACTGTCTGGCGGTGGCTTAATCGGTTACGACGAGCCTACGGAATTCCTCGGTAACACGGTGTTGGTGTGCGCGCAGTACGGTGCCTACCTGAACAGCAGCTTCCTCTCTTCCTACACAGAACGCCGTGGGTTGAACGATGACGAGGCAGGCGGTGTCTTGCAGGCATTGGTGGTCATGGCCAACGGCCTGTCAACGAACAGTGGCGTCACAAACTTCAACGCGTACAGCAAGATGGAAGGTGAGGTGAAGACCCTCATCGACCGTATTCAGTCGTGGGAGAAGTCCATGTCCCGTAGCCGTGAAGGCGCACATGCGTTGCAGGTGATTGGCGCAGGTCTGCTCAGCGTGATGATGGAAGAACGTTCCGACAGCCTGAATATGGGCCGTGAACTGTCAGCGGATTACAAAGACCAAGGCTCCGGTGATTTCTGGATGGGTCTGCGTAAGAACCTGAACTACATCCGTCGTATCTGCATGGGTACGGTTGGGATGCAGAACATCATCAGTAAAAGCCAGAACAACCCGTTCATCAAAGGCAAAAATTAAAATAAAAAGACCTACTCTCCTTCGGGAGAGTAGGCTTTCTTTTTTTATACCGGCGCAGTATCGTGACGGTTGTAGCTTGCAACAATGTCGTCTTTCAGACCGACACGGCCGTTAGCCTCAATCACCAACTTCTTACCGACAGTGACCTGTGTGGCATCGGACATGACCGTAAACAGACGCATGTCTTGGTCAGGCCCCATCCCACCCACTACCACACCCAAGATGGTGTCTTTTAACGCATCTTGCAGGGCTTCACCCAACGCCACCGCAGACACGGTGCTGTTGTTAATCAGGTACTGACTGATAACCTCAGAGGTCTTCTTCTGGATGGCTTTAATCAAGTCCGCATTCTGACGGTTCACCGCAGTCAGGTAATAGCTTACCGTGAACTGTTGCTCAGCAGGGATTGGTGTAATGGCACCGTTCTCCGTGCGGGCATCGATGTACCCCATGGTGGTGATAGGCACGAAGTACGCATCGGTACGCTCCAACAGCAGCGGGGTCAGTTGTGGCATGTTCACCGTGATTTGGTTGATCATGTAATCAACCACCGATTGGCGGTACGCCGCCACTTCATCACTGTCTGCAAACAGGTAACGGGCATCAAAGACCGCCATCTCGTTACGGAACCGGATGCTGCGTGGACGGTCAATCACGGAGTTACCGTCACTGTCCTTCACCAACGTCCCTTTCTCGTGCAACACTTCCTGTACCCCGTTATCATCAAGCACCGGGTCACCTTTACGGTGTTTGTACGTCAACTGCAACGGCGGTGTTTTGGCTGCGTCGTACGTGTACTCAGGCACACCACGCTCGTTCGTCTTCACCACATCCGCCTCGTAGAACTTCAGCACATCGGCTTCGTAATACTTGTAGTTGATGCTGTCGGTGATAGGACGGGCTTTACGCCAGTATGCGGTTAAGGCTTTACCCAGTTCGATTTTGAAAATCTCATGGGTGATGCCAATCGCATCACGAGACGGAGCCACAATCAGGGTGTCCATGTTCGCCCGTTCGTAGTTCTTCGGATAGTACCCTGTACAGCCATAGAAGATGTTGAAGTCTTCAGTCAGGCTAACCGGGATATTCACCGTTGACGACGACGTGGTGCGGGTGTTGGTGATAATCATCTCATCGTTACGGTCAACGTCAAGATTGGTCTCCAACAGGAACTCCCACACACGCTCACTGCCCTGCTTACCAACGAGTGTCCCCTGAACCCATGCGAGGCTTTCAGAGTTACGCGGTTGGAAGGAGAGTTGGGCGAACACCTGTCCATCGTCCAGTGCTTGGTACGGGGATTCCGACTTGGTCACTGTGCGCAGGACATAACCTTGGTCGGTCATCAGAATCTGATAGTCGGCCGTGACCACACTCAGTTCAGTTGTGATATTGGTGCTGATGAAGCGCTTCGACACGAGGCTCGGACGGTCAAGCTGGTAGATACGCACGTCGATGGAGTTGTTGTTGATGTCCAGCACGTAATGGAATGGCGTGAAGAGATACGAACCACCATTCCCCGCATTCACCAAATCCTCTTTACGCATGGTCTTCAACAGTTCCGTCATCGTGGTTTCCACCGACAACGTGCTACCGTCAAACTTGTACAGCGTATTCGGCAGTACGGTCATACGGTTATCATTGATACGCACGGTCGAGAGATTCGACAACTCATCCCAGCTGAAGTACAACGCCGATGTCACCGAACCAATCGGCGAGCTGACGTTCTTCAGGGTGGACGCCGGTAACGGGGCTGACATCAGATACGTACGACTGGTGACATAGTCGATAGCGTTCTGAAGGGTCAGGTTGAAGTCGGCCGCCACGGCGGTCAGTTGCTTCTCCGTAATCGGTGCTTGACGTAAGCCCACGGCGTTATTCACCACACGGTCGCGCAGTTCCGTAAACGGCAATTCTGCTCGTCCGCCAGACGTCACACCCACACCGCTCTCTGCCACTATCTGGAAGATAGAGAAGTTACGCAGGGGGTTCACGTAAGACGCGTCGTATTCCCCGTTCAGGTCACGGAAGTCCCATGAGAACTGGTCAGTGGCATAGCTGGACAAATCCACTCTCAGCACACCCATGGTGGTGTAGACGTCCATACGCACTTCACCTGATACCAAACCGGTGGTCAGGTAAATAGAAGGAATGGTACAACGAATGTTCTGGCCCACAACCTGAATGACCGCAGTGGCCACATTCGGGTCATACACGTCACGGCTGTGCGTGTGCGGAATCTCCACCCAACCGGTACCAGCAGCATCACGTTGCCAGACACGGGCGTAAAAGAAGCTGTTGGTGAAGCTGCGGATGATTTGCAGTTCGTTCGTCCCGACGGTGGTGTCGGTGTGGCTCTTGACGTCGTACTGCTTCACCGGAATCTTGATACGCAACAGAATCGAGTTAGTGGATGGGGATGAACCCAAGTCCCATTCGAGGGCGTTGGTAGAAACCGGAGCAATCGGTGATTGTGTCTCGGTAATCCACAGCACTTCGAAAGCCGGGTTGTCCGGTGTCCCGTATGGCAACACACGAATCTCAATCGGGTATTGAATCGAGAAGGTGTAGCCGGACACTTTGAAGACGGTGTCGCGTGGGATAACCAGTTTGCGCACACCGGCGTAAACCAGCGGCATGGCTTTGCTCAGTAACGAGTCCACGTCGATAATCAACTGGAGTTCGGCACCCGACGGCTGTGAGAACACATCGACGTAATCCACATCCGACATGTGGCGGAAGAGGTCGTCCATGGTCTGAGCCTGAGACGGGTATGTTTTCGGTACTGTTGCCCGACACCCTTCAATCGCAGTGTGTGCCAACATCACACCGGCTTCGGCTAAGAAGACCACGGGGTCAGTTGGGCTGCGAAGGGTAATGGAGGCGGCGTTGTCGCTGACGTTTTGGAGCTGCTTTAATAACAGCGTCTGCATCGCGGCGGGGTTATGCGCCAACAGCAACATATTCGATGCCAGCTTATCATAAGTGTCCATCAGATGAGACCTGCCCTTTTCAGAATGCGTTGGTAATCAGATTGGTATACCCACCACGTCAGTTTCCGGCGTACCGGGTCGATGTGGGGGTAACCGTAATAGTTGAACAGTGGGAGGAACTGTGGAATGACCTGCACCAACTGGTCGCGAGCCGTCGGTACGAAGTTACCGGTTTGCAGACTCTCTGGGGTCGGTGACATATCCGGGTTAAAGTAAGACACGGTGGCGTTAAACATCTCCATGTAAAGCGGGTCGTCGTAACGTGCCCCGATACACTGCCACTGCAACGTGATGTTGGTGTCATCGTTGCTCATCGGTTTGGAGTTATCCACCTGTGCCTGTTGCCCGGCGTTGTTGTTCATTGGCCATGCCACGCACGCTGTCCAGAAGCGGGTGATGTTCCCCATGGGGTCGTACTTCATCCCGTACATGCGGGTTTGGTAATCGATACGGCGTTGAATCGAGTTACGAATCTTCGGCATGAACTGACCACGACGCACCCCAGACATGTACTCCAGCCACACACTGGCCATGCGCATAATCGCATTACCGTACGGGTTGGTTAAGGTCGAGGACATGGTGTAGCCGTAGTTCACAAGGTTCGTGGAATCGACCATCCCCCACTGCTCACGTAACAGCCCCTCGTCCGACATCCAGTTATCCACGGACTCATCCGGCATCCCCGACAAGCTAATCAGCTGTGTGGAAAGCAATGGTATGAAAGCCTGTAAATTATCGAAGGGGATATCGGGCAGGAACGGGGTTCCCAACCGGTTCTTTCGTAATCCCCTTGCGGTAAGCGGCGAGTCGGAAAACCCCAGTTCGAAATCAGGGTCGAGGGCTGCCAGAATCGAATAGTCGAGAGACGACTTCGGCTGCATTGCCATGTTTGACATGCGGCGTGAATTCGAAATGTTGTCGTAGCTAAGGTTAAAATCCGGTCGGGTAAAGAAGGTCATCCCCCCGTATTCCCGGTTCACCGGCACGGGGTTGTTGGCCATCATATGGTTGAACCCCATCAAGGGGTTGGTCATACGCTGCGCAGCGATACCTAGACCGACTGACAAGCGAATGCGGTCTGCCCACACGGATAACTCATCATCGAAACTCTTCTTTTGAGTGGGAGCTGTCGATGAAGAACGACCGTCAATGTAACCCGCTAACGAGGGAACGGCATCGGAATTGTTCGGGTTTGGGACGGTATAGTCGATATCCGTATTAGGGTCGTAACCGGGATCTGTATTCTTCTTTTCAGTCTCGTCACTCATGAAATTTTTACTCCGGAGTAAAGTATAAAATGGCAGAAAAAACTGTTGAGACGAGTGTCATCTCGTTTCTCTCTAAATTCCCAGACCTGTTTCGGCAGCGTGCCGACTCGCTGGAAGAGTTCAACCAGATTCTGTATAACGAATACACTACGCTTGTTGAACAGTCGCTTTTAGGCGTTGATTACCTGCCAGGCATTCTGGATAAGTTGCAGATACTGCTGGCCGCTAACCAATTAACTGCCATCTCCCTGCTGATTGGCGTGCCTGAGGTGGATGTTATTGGAACGCTGGACAAAATCTCCACGCGCCGTAACAGCCTCGATGCCGCCGCCCGTAGCGGTTCCCGTCTGGCCACAATGGCTATCGGCGAACGCCGGGGTCGCTTTGGTTTACCGTCATACGATAGCCTCGCCATCGCGGTGGGTGAATCGAGCCGTCGTGGTAGCCGACCGGTGAACCAGAACAACCAGTTCAACGGAAACACCGAGGTTACCAACAACAACGACAACAGCCGTACTGAGAACTTTAACTCGACCACCAACAACTACGACAGCAAAGCGGGTAAAGTGGCCTCTACGCTACCGACCAACTTCATGAAGCAGATGATGGAGCAGGAAGGTCTGGCGGGTGGTAAGGTGTTCAGCGCGACCTTTGAACGTAACGGGAACAAAACCGAAGTGCCGATGCGTCTGCGCCTCGATGTGAAGTCTGTGCCGACTGACGGCATGGAAACCCTGATTGCGTTTGCCTCCGAACAGAAAGACTTCTGGGAGCGTTACATCCGTCTGCAACACAAAGGCGATCGTAACGGGGGTTGGCTGGATAAACTGGCGGCTGCAAAAGACCTCGCGTTCTCTAACGACCTGATGGAAGAGTACCGTAAGAATCGCTACCGCGATAAGACGGGCTACTACACCAAGATGATGGAGAAGCGCAACGGTAACTGGCTGTCTGGTCTGTTGACCCTGTCGCCGTCTATCAACAACGCCTCTGGTGTGATGGTGGTCTCTCAGGAAACCATCGATGGTCTGGAAGCACAGCTCGGCGGTAGCTTCGAAGACTTCAACGTGCGTCAGCGCGTGTTCCAAGATACCCTGACCGTTTACTACGTCGTGGTTGATACAACGTGGAACCGTGTGACCATCTACACCCGTGGCCTGAACGGCTCGCAGGAACTGGATAAGTCTGACTTCTCCAAATCGAAATCTGGTGCGGCTGATGTGAACAAAATCATCGAAGCCTACCGCTCTGGCGCACAGCCGGTTCTTTAAGGGGTTTAGCAATGCCTATTCCAAATATGCTGTCGGTGCTCTTACCGAGCTTCGAAGCAACGAATCTGAAAAACACGCTGAACGCAAACTGCGACGCCATCAGTGAATCACTGCTGCCACAGTTTGAAAACCTGCGTGACCTGGTCGGTACTGAACAGGGCAAACCATTCATCTCCAAGCCGGTGCAAACACTGAGCGAAGAGTTGGTAAAAATGTTGCGCAGCTCTGGCCTCGAAGTCAAAGGTCTGCGTGACCCATCCGCACTGGAATATATCGTCGCTGCCATGCGTAACACGCTGGAACTGCGTCCGTTTATTGAACAGTGCATTAACCGTGACATCGGTAAGCAGGTTGTGACTGCTTCACTGACGTTCAACAAATCCACGCTCCTTCAATTACTGGACCTCATTAACTTCTTTGTTCTTTACAGCGGTACGCTCGTAAACTACATCACCGCCGAAGAACTCGGCGCGGTGAAAGACTCGAACATTGCAGTGAAAGGTATCGGTCCAAACGATTTGCAGTACCTCCATGTTCGCATGGTAACGTACGGCATCGCTTGTCGTGTTCTGGCTACGCCTCAGTCGAAGCTCAAAGCAGACTATGCGGAAATCCCGGAAGCGGTATTTGATGAAGACACCTACAATGATCTGGTTAAGTCTTTCGGCTCGAAAGCGACCGATCCGTTGGGTCTCTCCGCAGTACCATTCCCGCTGACCATCATTTATCGGATTAATCTGTCGTGGAACGAATGGCAGATGGACAACTACGATGAAGTGTGTGAAGCGGCGAAAGCAGCCGAGTACCGTATCTTACTGTTCAAGAAACAGCAAGCGGAAGGTAAAGGCGACGCGGCGTTGGAAATCCTTATCGAGAAACACGAGAAGCGTCTGGATTCCCTGAAACGCAAACGCGAACGTCTGGCGAAAAAGAACGGTCTCGAATAACAACAGGAGAGACTGATGAACCCGATTAACAATCCCGACTTTAACGTGGCCGAACGCCTCGTTAAACGTTACATGGCCAAACTGTCCGAGAACCCGACAGAAGTCCATGATGATGACCTCATTCATGAGACGCTGACCGCGGCAGCCGTTATCCTGCCTTACTTCCGGCTCTTAGCCGCGGAGTCTGTGCAACAGGTATTATATGACGAATTTCCACAAATCGGTTTTACGTTTAATACGTTTTACAATGAAACAGTTGCGTTTGTTGTAGACGGAAAGAAACGTCCAACCAATGTCGGTACCTGGTCTGTGCTGATGTCGACGTACATGAATGATGTACACGGCACCAAATACGTTCAGGAGAAAGGCAGCTTGGGCTCGCGTATGATGTCTGCCGCTTTCGGTCAGGCTGGTAAAGTTCGTAACATGGGCACGCAACACCAATCCATGCAACCGGATACTCGCCTCTTATCTTATGCAGACCACGAACTGCTTGCGCGGTGGATGACACGTACTAACGGATTGTCCGATATGATTATGTCGCTGGCAGTATTCTTGAAAATCGCACGTCCCTAAGGGGGCCCCTTTCTAGGGGCGTGTAATTCGGTTATAACCAAACAGGAACTAGAACAAATGGCAAATTTTGCACAACGCAGAGCTGCTCGTGAAAGCATCGAAAACACCGAACCGGGTGAAATCGACGGCCTGTCTAACGTAGAACCGGGTGTAGAAAACCTGGATACCCAACTGGCTGAAATGGCATCGGAAGATGCACAGCTGGAAGGTCTGGCTGGCGATCAGGATACCCTGGGCGCGGACACCGCACGTACTGAAGACGCTATCGACGATGCGCAAGACGCAATCGATAACGGCGAAGAACAAGCTGAAGAGTCTATTGCCCACACCGAAGTGGCGCAAGAGTCTATCCGCCGTCGTTGGGGTATCGACCGCACCAAACTGGCACGCGAAAGCTTCCGCCGTGGTCGTGGCATGACTGCCGCTGCGCAGGAAGGCTGGAAAGAAACCCTGAAAGATCTGTGGAAACGTTTCCTTGAGCTGATCAAGTCAATCGTTAACAAGATCAAAGAGCTGAAACTCAAGTACATCAACGTGGGTAAAACTGCGCAGAGCCGTGCTAAGAAGTATCAGGCTGCAATCAAAAACCTGGGCAGCAAAAAGACCAAAGATGAAATCGGCGGTAGCTGGATCAGCAAACTGTCCATCGAAGGCGCTTTCAACGTTGACGGTTCTATCGGCATCGCGAAAGAAGTTACTCAGGGCAAAGCCAAAGGCGCGATCGCTGCAATGACCAAACAGGCCGATGCAGCTGCAACCTACGTCGTGAAAGCGGCTGACGGTGAAGTGTCTGCGTCTAAAGCCTCTGGCGGTTCTTCTGCTTCTGGTCCGGGTGTAATGCTGGCGTCTGACGCACCGACTTACGACAAAATCGAACTGTTCGGTACTGCGGCTACCAAACTTCAGAATCTGGAAGAGTTCGCCGATGGCGAATACCAGAAACTGCAAGCCCTGCCGGGCAACGCCTACATTCAGGCCGGTAACAAGAAACTGGCTGGCGGCGTAGACTTTGCTGCTATCGGTTTCATGACCACTGGCGATGCGACCGAAGACAAACAGGTTGCAACTCCTGAGCTGGGTAAACTGACTGCCGCTGCACAGGGTCTGGATGCGATCGGTAAAGGTTTCGAGAAAGTCCTGCAAGACTTCCGTACCTTCGATAGCGAAGTTGAGAAACTGCAACGCGCTGCTGAGAAAGCATCTGGTGCTGTAGATAAAGCTGACGACGCGAACCGCGAAGCGCTGCAATCTGCACGTACTGCTGCTGACCAGTCTGTGAAGAACTATCAGGTTCTGAACCGCGCTGTGGCTTACGTTGCTAACACCGTAATCGCTGGCCTGAACGGCTACATCGGTGCTGGTATCGGTGCGTACGGTAAGAAGTAAGCCTTCTTAACCCGTAAACGACCCGACGTTAATCATTGAGGTGGGGCACGCTGCCCCACCTAGAGGAAAAGTGAAAATGGCAAACTTTGCACAAAAACGCGCTGCTCGCGAATCCATCGAAGGCACCGGTACTGTTGTTCCGGATGGCCTGGAGCTGCCAGCAGAATCGGTTGAAGGTATTCTGGCCGAGCTGGCTGAGAAAGAACGTGATATCGATACCACCGACTCTGAGCACGATGTGCTGATTGAAGATGGTAACGAAACTGATGCGCAGCTGGACGCGGTAGACGCGGCTGACGACGCAGCAGCAGAACCGGCCGACGACAAAATGGAAGCGGAAGAAGACATGCCTGACGAAGCAGCGGAAGCGCTGGACGTTGCGCAGGAATCTATCCGTCGCCGTTGGGGCTTCGACCACCGTACCAGCGTAGCGCGCGAAAGCTACGGCAGCCGTAACCGTCGTAGCGTAGCCCGTGAAAGCCTGTGGGAAGACATCAAAGCCTTCCTGAAGCGTGCGTGGGAATGGCTGAAAGAGCAGGGTCGTAAGATCAAAGACCGCTGGCTGAAATTCAGCAACCAGGGTAAATCTGTTCAGGGTCGTTCTAAGAAGTTCGGCGAGCAGATCAAAAACCTCGGCAAGCAGAAGTCTGGTAAAGACAAACTGTCTGGCGGCTTTATCAAAGATCTGACCATCGCAGGTAAATTCGAAGGCACCAACACTGCTGCTATCGATGCTGTGTTTACTAAACACGGTGACTACGCGAAACTTCAGGACGGGGTTCTGGGTGAGATGACCAGTGCGGTTGATGAGATGGCCAACGCGTCTGAAGCTGACTTCGCCAAAACTGGTAAGACTGCGAAAGAGCTGGCTACCCTCATGTCCTCTGATATCAAAGGCGAGCAGCAGCTGTTCGGCAACCAGGTCTTCAAAGTGGACGTCGAAGTGTCTGATGAAGGTGAAAGCTTCGAAGTGAGCACCACCGTTGTTGAAGCTGATCACAGCGTAGAGAGCGATATCTCTACCCCGTCTGTTGCTCAACTGTCTACAGTCAACACCTTCTTCAACAAAGTCGGTGTGGAGATCGAGAAGAAGGTTAAAGCGTATCACGCAACTAACCAGAAACGCGATCGCTACGAAGCGGCCATCGAGAAACTGCTGAAGAAAGTCGACGGCGTGAAAATCGATGCTGAAAACGGCGAATTCTCCAAGTGTGTCCGTCTGATCCGTAAGATGATCGGTGCGACTAACCAGTTCCTGGGTGCTGCTGAGCGTGCCGATGCTTCTAACACCAAGAACATCGTCTCCGGTCTGAACGGCCTGCTGGTTGCTGGTATCGCGGCTTACGAGAAAAAGTAAGTTAGTGTGCTGACACAGATTACCCTACTCCTTCGGGAGTAGGGTTTTCTTTTTTTATTTTAAAAAGTTTTCAGATAGATATTATCCTAGTGACTATTCATCCTATTCACCTTTAAGGAGTATCAAATGCAGAAAACAAACCGCCACACCCTCACCGTAAATATTGGCGTGTACCAGAATCCCAAAGTGCGCTATAACCGCCGTGAAGATAAAGTCTCAGTAACGTCTGGCAAGGCGGAGTTCGTGTGTAGCTATCTCGAATTCTACGCGTTGCTGATGTGGGCACGTCTGTGCTACCACGAAGAAGAACAGATGGCCTTCGTTGCCGGTAACACCCGTTATGAATTAGACCCGCCGTACGGCACCACACATCGTGACCGTATCAAAGGTCTGCTGGACGCTGCCAAAGGCTTCCTGCCGATGCCAACGGATGAACCCGCAACGTATACGTGGGATGACGAAATCATCTACGGTAGCGATTTAGAGCACCTCTATCTGCGTAAGTCGGTCGACTCATGGCGTCCGGTGTTTGCGCTGCGTGTCACTTTACCGAAGACCCTGAAGCGTGACGATGGTTTAGCCCTGTACCATCAGGCGAAAGAGACCATCAACGAAGGGCGTGCCCTGCCCGCCGGTACCGAAGACATCAGCATCATCTACCCGAAAGAAGATGCGAAGTCGCCGACATACCGCGGCATCAATAACCGGAAAATCTTTGAAGAGTTTTCTGGGGTACCTGTGCCAAACGCACCGGTCTAAAAGGCTACCCCACCTTCGGGTGGGGTGCTCTTTCTTTTTTACAAATCCCCTTTTGGTTATGCGAGGGGGTAGGCCCTTTTATGTCTTTGGCCGATCGATCGGCGCTTGTCGTTCAGACAAGCTGCCTTATTGCTGTTGACCTTTATCGAGAATCGAGGAACACGTATGTTGGAAACAACCAGCTTTGCTTTTAAAATGGAAACCATCATCCACCCGGTGATGGTATTCAAATCGCCTACCCGCCCCCAAATCAAGCTGTTTGTCATGCTGGAAGATTTGGAAGCGGCACTCCTCGAACTGGGGAGTCGTGATTATCGCGGCCCTATCACTATCCGACTGGCTACGCCGTTCTACGGCAAGGAGACGTACGCCAACAGTCGAATGGATGGGATTGTGTTCGATGTGGAACACCGTACCGTTTCCACTGCGGTGATTACTGACAGTGTTGAGCTGTTTACATTCTCCCGCAGAACGTTCACCACGTACCTGCGTGAACTTATCAAAGAAATCAATAAGGATAAACAATCATGAAGTTGAGTATCATTGCTGCGACCGACCGTAAGAACGCCATTGGTAAAGAGAACACGCTCCCGTGGCGTTTACCGGCTGACCTCAAGAACTTCAAAGCCTTGACCGACGGCAAGCTCATCATCATGGGGCGTAAGACGTGGGAATCGCTCGGTTCCAAGTCCCTGCCCAACCGCCAGTCCATCGTCATTACCCGTGACCATACGCGCGTAACGGAAAACAGTCCTAACAACGAACGCGGTGTGATTATCGCCCCTAACCTTGCGGATGCGATTGGTTGTGCAGAAGCACTGGTCAAACAAGGGACGTACCCGGACGAAGTGTTCATCATTGGCGGGTCTGAAGTCTATCACCAGACCATCAAAAAAGCTGACCGCATTTACGTCAGTCGGGTGGACACGGTGGTGGAAGGGGCAGATGCGTTCTTCCCGGATATCGACCGTGATTATTATCAGCAGTCTATGTCGGTTCGTCACCTGAAAGACGATGCAGGTAACACGTACGACTGGCATTACCAAATCTGGGACAAGATTAGGGGTTAATTACAAACCCTTCTAAAAAGTGGGGAGCTTCGGCTCCCTGTTTTTTTTTTGCATTTGCGTTCAGTGATATGTATAAGCACAAGCAATGGCCACCATGTGGACGGCCTGAGGGGATGAAATGCAACAGTATTTCGAAGTGCCGTCACTTGATGTGACCATCCGCAAGGCGGTTATTGACGGCATCGTCTATCGATTATTAAACGAATCGGGGATGGACAAGTCCGACGCAGTCTTCTTAGACTCGTTCAACACAGCCCACCAACCCGGCTCGACGCTCGGTGATGCAACCGATGTGGAATACGCCTCGACTGACCGCGTCTATGTTGAAGTGGACGAAGAACGTGATGAAATGGCACGCATCAATCGCGGTGTGGGTCTGAACATTGAACTGCCGTTCTTCCACGATGAAACCAACGGTATTAAAGCGTGGCCGATTCGTACCAAATACAAAGTCACCATCACCTTCCGCCGTAACGCCCAGTCTGAGGACGAACTGTTACGTTGGACAAACCGTTTGAACAGTTTACTGGACATGGGTCGCTATTCATTAGTGACGGAGTCCGAAGCTTACTTCGTGATTCCCAAACCCCTGTTCAATCTGCTGAATGCCTGCTGGGTCGCTTCTGAAACCCGTGTGCCCGCGTATCCTACATTTAAGGAATATCTGGCCGCCAACTTCGAAGAGACGGTTGGGGTAGTGGCCAACGACAGTGGCGGCCAGCAAACGCTGATGGTGCGGTATTCACCGACCCGCGTCGAGATGGTGTACGATGTTAACCCACCGGCATGGAGTAAGGAAGATAATCACTACGAAGCCACAATGACCGCGAGCTTCGAATATGACCGCCCGGAAGAAGTCGGGTGTGTCTATCCGTACATCATCAATCAGACACCGTTGCCGGATGCCTACTTCCCGCAAATCGATCCGCCGTGGATGGAAAACGAAGACGGTGTCGAACGCAGCGAAGTGCAGACATCCTTTGACGGTACGTGGTGGCAGAATGAACGCCGTCAGTTGATTCGACTGCCTTACCTGTTGTGTCCACCAGAACAACTCCACCGTGTCCATTCGCCGTTAGAGGCAAAGCTTCTGCGGATGTTCGGTACCGATGTGTGTTTCGGTGAGGAGAACATGTCGAACCCGGTGGTGATGTCAACCTCTGACTTGCCGTATGAGTGGAACCCGGTACTGCTGCCGTACATCGAGCACTGCCGCACGATTGACCCGACGGGGATGACGGGTGTGTTCCGTACCGAGCTGTTTGAAAACGGTTTACGTATCGAACCCCGGTTGTACCACTGGCAGGATGATGAGTTCTCCTTAACCCGTGAGATGGATGTGCACAAAGCCTACTTCCTGACCGAGTCAGTGATTTACGACTGGCGGGGATTAGACCTCTGGCCGCTCCAGAAATACCCGAAGGCCGCAGAGCTGCTCATCAAGTGGTTGTTCCCGAATCTGGACTTCCCGGATTGGTGGTGGGACTTACCGACGCTCCCGCCGAGTGCGTGGGAAGAGATAGAAGACAAAACCACCCAAGACGAGACCGGTGCAGGCACCAACCGCAAGCATTTGCTACTGACTGTCTTTAACACCACCATCATTGCAATACGAGGTACTTCGAATGCTGCAAGCGAAGGGTAAGGGTAAAACCACATTCGAGCCGGTTAAGACGGAACCCGAATACCTGAATCAAGCTCAAGACGGCGTCAAGGAAAAAACCAACATCGTCACAGAGCCCACCAGAACGACCGTAGTCGATTTAGAGCGTACGCCTGCCGTTAACCTGCTTCCTGTCGTTGAAGGCTCCTCGTGGCCGCTGCTGGCGTATTATCGACGGTTAATGGGCAAGAACGACCCGAAGATGCTGTTCGACCCGAAACAGGACACGCCGGTACAGCAATACGACTGCATCCACTATCTGGAGCTGCGGGTTAACAGTCCCTTGTCGCGTGACCAAGACGGGGGCAACAAAACCTTCACCATGTCGGGCAGTGCCACCATGGCCACGTCCGTGGTACCGAACGAAAACGATATCTTCACGGCCTCCCTTGGAGATAACCGTGTCGGTATCTTTAACGTCACCACTACCACCCGTAATTCGAACAACAAGGTTGCCACCTATTCCATTGAGTACACCTTACTCTTTGAAATGTCACCTGCCCACAAAGCCATACTGGACAAGTGTACGGCGCATGAGTTCTATTACGTTAAGGAACGTGCGTATACGGGTGGTGACACCTTACTCACCCCGAACGAGTACAACGCGTACTTGGCACTCGGTGAGCATGTCAAGGGGATTGAGGAGACGTACCTGCGTCGTTTCTTTAACGAGGACGCGCAAACGATTCTCTTCCCGGATGACCGTTACGGGTATGCCTACGATGTGTTCTTGGCGCAGTTCGTCCGGGACATTGGCCTGCGTATGGTGGGTAAAGATGTGCGTATCTATCCGCACCCAACCAAACCGATTCGTGATATCGAAACGCTGTTCACGGTCATCATCGCCCAACAACCCCTGTTCCTGCAAGATGTCAATCGCAAGAACAAAGGGTTGTCGGTGCGGTCGTTCCGTACCATGCAGACGTACAACAACGTGGGTTGGTCGAAGATTGCAGTAACGCGCTACTTCTCTGACGATGCGCCGTTGCGTCAAATGCCTGCGGAATGGCCGAAGTTCGATGACTTTACCAGCATAGATGTGTTGCTGGAAGGCTCGAACGAAACGGTGCCGGGCTTCCTGCCGTTAACGTACACGCCATACCTGCTGACTGACGTGTTTTACAACGGCGGATACAGCTCCGGGCTGGAGTACGCACTACAGCAGTACCTGAACAAACAACCGCTTTCCACAAAGCTGGCGCTGGATTTGGCGAAGCAGGTTCACAAGCTGCCGAAGACCGCGCAACTGTATTACGTACCACTGGTGTACGTATTGTTGAAATACGCGAGGTAAGGCATGAGCACGCAGAACAAGACTGCGGCATTCCACCTGTTCCATTCGTGGGTCGGGTGGCGTATCCCGGAGTATTCTACCCTGACCGCGTATGCGACGCAGGAGTATGGTTTGTTTCTTCCTGAGGACAAACAGAAAGCCCGTGCTATCCTGTTGAACAAAAAGTTCGTGATGTACCGCCCCTTCGAGATTGCCCAGTATCTGGCAACCGGGGGTGCGTTGGACATTAACGATCCGCAAGACGGGATTAAAGTGTACGGCTGGATAATGGAGCACTTGGCAAACTGGATTAAACACATCGAGACGCCACAGCTGATCCCACAACCTATCCCCATCGTGGGGCTGCGTGAATTCAACGTGCTCGCCAACAAACTCTTCCCCGTGGCAAACCGTTATGGTTACTTCAAAAAGCCCGAAGCCACCATGGCGGATGCAGTTGCGTCGTTGTTCGGGGAAGTGAAGTTAACGCAGCAACAACACCGGTTTAACGATACGCTGATTAAACGCATCGAAGCCGGGTACCGTAAACGTGGAGGTAATCGGTAATGGCCTATGGTCGCTTTCAACAGATTGTAAACTACCACATCGCGCAAGCGGCCGGATTGCCTCCCGTCGAGTACAACGCGGTGGTCACCGTGAGAGGGATTCCCCTGACGGTGATTCGTGTGCACTCCCTGATACACTCCGGGAACTTCTTCGAAGACATCACGACCCTGACCCATTTGACGTTGGTGGTGCCGTTCTCGCAGATGCGTATCGCCACCGCAAATTCCGACGGGGACTTAAAGGTGCAGATTACCTTGCGTAGCGCCAACCGCTTACTCGCCACGTACGCGTATCGCGGTATCGTGGTAAACAACCGTGACCCGGACATGGAAGCCCAAACCATGTTCTCCGGTCAGTCGGATGAGAAAGCGATTGCCTTCGTCACCTTCGAGCTGATGGATGAGTCCATCTGGTTCTTGCGTCTGCGTAACGTCAAGGTACGTCACCAAGAAACGGACGCCTTAACAGTCGCCCGTGCTATCTTGGCAGACACGCTGCCTGACTCGTCCAACGAAGGGGAAGTCTTGTCGCTTGCCTACGAGAAAGAAGAACAGCAACTTTACCGTAACATCATTCTGCCGGACAGCACGACCTTTATGGAAGTGTTTGATCAGTTGCAAGAACGTTATGGTATCTACAGCAAAGGGTTGGGTGTCTACCAACATTTGCGACGCTGGTATCTGTATCAATTGTGGGACGAGGAGAAGTTCAACACCGCAACCGAGAAGGTGGTCATCTATAACCTTCCCCGCGAAAAGGCAGCCCAGATAGACAAGACCATCCACATCACGCCGGGTGTTCTCTACCTGATTACCGGTGGGGACACCACTACCGTCGTGAAGACGGACGAGAACGCCCTGAATCAAGGGACGGGTTACCGTGTCGGTTCTATCCGTGCATTGGATAACCGTGCGTCTTCGTTTACACCGGGCGGTGTCAGTATGACCACACCAGACAAATTCGTTTCACAAGCTAACCCGGTGGACTACGCCGGAAAGGTGACGAATGCGCCGGTGGCCAAACAAGGCTTTACCGACAACGACAAGCCGCTTCGTGCGAAGCTCGCCCGCTCAACCGGCACCTTTATCAAGGTGACGTGGAACCGCGCTGCACATGGTCTCATTAAGCCGGGGATGGCGGTGAAGTATGTCTATGCCAATGAGTACGGCATTTACAGTCGCTACGGTACCGTTGTAGGTGAGGTCTTCCAAGCCGGTCTGGACGGTGGGTCGATTGCTACAGCGAACCACAATACCCAATCAGAACTTACCCTCTGGTTAGGGAAACAAAAAAATACAGCATAGTGCCGTTCTATGTTAACGTAACCATAAGGACTTTGTAATGAACTCAGTTTACGCCCTCCGCCTACCTGGACAACTTATCCAGGAGATTGAAGCCCACGAACAGAAAAACTTTAGCCGCCCGTCGAACCTGTGGGATCGCATCGTTAAAGTTTTACCGCGTGACGGCGAAATCGCACTGTTGTACGTCATGGCGTCCAGCCTTGATGCCAACGTGGCTATCATTTATACCCAAAATGGTGTGGAGCAATGTCGTCAGCTGCCGATTAGTGAAAAAGGCTCTCTGGGCCAACTGCTGTTCCTGCACTGCATGACCACCCTCCCGGTCTGGTCTGCGCTGCGTGGCCAGTACGATTTCGAATACATCTACTTCTACGGCCAGAAGCTGTCCAACGACATCATCGTTGGTGATCAGTCGACCTACCCGCGTTATGTTGAACGTATCACGCCGCAAGACACCGCTGATGCCGGTGACTACGAATTCAACATGTTCCGCTTCCAGTTGGTCGGTGAATCCCGTGACCCGCAGAACACCGTGGCCCTTCGCGCTGCGATTCGTTGTGTGGCTCGCTCAACTACCCGTGAGCTGTCAACCAACATCAACGAAATCTTCCCGGTGCTGCAATACGGCCCGCTGATCACGTTCAACTCCTACGTGCCATTCCCGTGCCAGATTCTGACGCCGTACGATAACGAGTGCACACTCGGTGCGGCGAAAGAATACGGTCTGCATGCGCAGGACGCTGTGATTGCCATCAGTGATGAACGTATTGTCATCAACGCACTGCAAGGTGTACAGGCCATGGACGTTCCGCCAATGACCGTGATGGGGCAATAAAGAATAAGAAGCTGACCTCCTTGTGAGGTCAGCACTTTCTATTTCTTTCTCTAAACAGAGAAACAACAGGACAACATCATTTATCGTTTATTGTAATAAAAACGCTCTACGTGCGTTACAGAGCGTTTAAATGCCATATCTGGCTCACTCGTAGTAAAAATAATCTCAGATATATATTACCTAGGTGAGAGTTGTACAATAATCCTTAACTAATTACATATCTGGAGATACCTATGAATACTTTAGAACGTATGGCTGCTGCACGTAAAGCTCGCATGTCCGAAAACAACCCACACGGTTATCAGTCAGAACAACTGCGCCACTCCGATGCAGTTCTGACTCGCAGCATTAACGAAGGCAAGAAAGTTGACGATGTACTGGCCAGCGCCATGGACCGTCTGAACAAATTCTAATTCTACCATCTCTAATCGACTATCGAGGACTACATCATGTTCAAACACAAACGCGCTATCCTGACCATCGTTGCAATCATGGCCTTCGGTTCACTGTACTTATCTGTTTCTACTGACTACGACACCTGCCGCGCTAACGGAAACTCCGTTAATCTGTGCACCGGTCGTGGTTAATCCAATAGGTAGCCTTCGGGCTACCTTAATTTTTTGTTTACACAAGGACTATCAAGATGACCCTGTTATTGAATCGCTTCGACCTGTCACCCCGTTACCCAACTTTACGTCATGACCCTAAACTGATTGCCGAAGTGGAAGACATTCGCTTGGCGGTATCCGAAGACCCGAACGGCGAAGACAAGATTTTCGTGGTCATTTATAAAGGTCAGGTTATCTCTGGCGTCTCTTTCAGTAAGCCCAGTTATCCGCGTGATGAAGACAACCAACGTGAGCAACGTAACGCGGCATACACTGCGCTGAGTTATGCCTCATCCCACCTGATGGCAGTTACCCCCATCTTTGCAGAGCGTGCGGTGCTGGTAGGTCAGATGGTCGCGTTGTACACCCTGACTAACATGGACGAATTCTACAACGACGATCGTATTACGCAACGCCTGCAAGAAGACCCACGTAAAGCCCACAACGCCTCTGACTGCAAGCTCGATGCCTTAGCGCTGTTGTCTGAGCTGTATCACGTTTGCCCCACCTTTGACAATAACGGCATCGTTGCCCAGTACGAAAACGTCAAACTGAACGTACTGACCTTGTGGGGAATTGAAAAGATTCGCTACAAGCTGACCGCCAAAGGTGGCACGTACGAACTGACTGCATATGTCGATGTCGGCTTCGAAGAAGACAGCCGCGACACGGTTGACAATTTTATGTCGCAGTTTGAGTTCCCGCTGCAATCCATCCCTGTTGACCAGAAAGAAGAAGGAGAAGACGAATAATGCGAAAGAGTCGTCTGTTACTGGCGTTAAAGTTTTTGTTTAAAGGTAACATTTTTAAGTGTCGTCACCGTATGGGACGTGTGAAGGATTTCCTGTACGGCCCAAAGAAATACCACCTCACAGAGCCACGTTGCCTGTGGGATGAGACACTCGACCACAAGTTCCGTGTGGTACGCTACCGCAGGGTATACTGCTGGTACGGAAGACTCTACTCACCATTTCGTCGGACTCACCACAAAGGTCTGGAGTTGGAAAACGGGGTCATCGTGCCCCATGAAACCATCGCAGATTATCTGGCAGCCCTGAAAAAGGCTGATGTAGTGTTTCCGCAATTAGTTGCGAACCTGAGAAAGGCGACCGACGAGTTGTGTAATTCACGCATCGAAGCCTAGTTGTACCCCCAATCTCTTCGGAGGTTGGGGTCTTTATTTATTTTCGCAAAGAAAATAAAAGTCGGTTACTCCCCCGGCAAGGAGAGTAACCTTAATCACATTGGAGTGACCAATATGAACAACTTTGTAAACCACTTACTGGCGCAAAAGAAGCGCACTGAGCAATACAACCAACGTGTGGCCGAGGTGCAACGCGCCCCAGCGCCGCGCTCACGGCTTAAAGGCTTAGGGGGTGAAATAGTATTCACTAAACGGTAATTGATAAGATAACTAACCTAGCCGGTGTTACAGCACCGGCTAGTAATCCCACCATAGTAAGACGCTTATTTTTTTTGTCTCGGCAGGACACATAACTGCCCCTGCTGGAGACCGAAGTCTCCAGCTGAGTTAGGCTCAGAATAAATCGTCGCCCATGCCACCGGTAAAGTGGTTGATAGAGGATGCCGTCACGGTCATCTCTTTGTCGCAATCCCAAGGTAGGATGCCAACGTCTGCAAACGGTATAACAGTGTAATGATGTTTCTCATTGGTATCAATGATGGTACGGTGTTTACCACGTTGCACTTCTAAGAAGCTGTGACCGTTGACCACACGCTTGTTGAAGTACACCTCACCATCGGCTTCGTTATCCAGACTCGTACAGTTATCGTACAAGCCACGACCGGGCAGGTTCTTACAGAAGCCAACCGGGTCTACCGCTTTCAGACGTTTCCCTTCTGGAGAAATCTGGTGCGGTGCTAACAGGAAACCGTGGTTACGCACGACCTGAATGTTTCGGGCCATACGGTAAATCTCTTTGATGTCACTGCCTGCAATCCCGTTACCGTGTCCCGCTTTGTTGATGGTGCCAAGGTAGTCGGCACGAATCCCAACAACGTGGAAGCCGTCACGTTTGTAGTCAGTGATAAGGTCGTTCAGGTAATGCACTTTGAAATCGGTGTTCGTGTGTTTCTCAAACGAGTATTCCCACCCGTTCGCACGAATCTTACCAATCAGATAATCAGCCATTTGCTGAACATGAGCAGCACGTTCTTCATCGGTGGCCGTCTCAGGCAGGGTCATTACCGGTGCAGCACCTTCAAAGTGACCGTAGATAGCCTGATAAGCGTAAGCGATGTTCACGTCCAGTTCGTTCTCAAGACTCAAGTCCAGAATCAATGGAGCCAAGTTACCTTTTACGTTCGCCATGACTTTTTCCGGTGTGTTAAACAACGGAACCGAGATAGCGGTCAAGAGACTAAACAGAGACTTACAGTTAAATGGCAGCGCAGGCATGAGCCACAATTCTTCGGTAATCCCTTTGTTACACCCCATCATTTGATTGATGGCTTTCCAACCGGTCTTCAAACCGTTACCGGCAACCTTACGGTTAATGTCGCTGAACGTCTTCACAAACGGTGCTCGGTCTGTGGTAATCAGCTTGTTCACCTGTGAAGGAATCTTATTATGAGAACGTTCACCGAACGTGGCCATCGATCCCGTCAGATCTTTCAGCGCTGTCTGGAGGTCAACGCGGGTTTCTGTTCCGTTCAACACGCCGAGTGTACGACCAAGGTATTGCTTTAACTGCACGCCTTGGATTGCCTGACGCAATTGGAAATAATATTGGGAGAGGGTTTTGTTCAGATAGTCGATACGTTCTTCTTCGGCTTCCGGCAATTCCTCAGCATCCATGAATTTCACAATCACATCGTATAGAGGGCGTGTTTGCGTGGTTGCCAGTTTCAAGCGCTTCATGACATTGGTGTGGTTGTATTCCATACCACCGTCGATGACTGATGTTATAATGTCTTTGATTTCAGCTAATGCCGAGCGCTCGTCACCTTCTTCGACGTAATCGGGGAGCTTGACCTCGTGGAGCACTTTTCTTATGACGTCATGATCTTTATCGGGCTCAGACAGAAGGCTCTCTGCGTATAAGGCGGCTAAGGCTGTTATCAACATCATTTTACTATTCATGGAGCATCCTTCAATGCGAATTCGTTTTAGCCCTGCATGGGAAGTTCAACCTAACATAGATAAAGTAGCCAGCGTTAAAAAGTTGGAATTACTCCAACCGCTGTTCTTTAACTGGTTATATGACTGTGCTCCTGTTGCATTCAGTTCAAAGCTGTTGCCGGACTGCTCGCGTGAAACCATCTACAAATCGTTGATGGCACCTCCGCTGCTTCCAGTTAAATATTATGACCAGGTGTTTGACTTGGTTAGACAAGGTTCGAAAGAGTCCCTTTCCGATTTATATGGGGAAGCTTTCACCGAACAGTTACGCTGGGCTTTTGTCCAACGTAACGATGTTATAGTGGCGTCTCTAGTTGAAGCGAAGGCCGGACATCCGGGTTTCACCCTCAGCGACGAACGCGCCGCGAAAAAGACGTTCTGCGCAGAACTTTTTAAATATGTGCGTACCAAGACTCGCGTCGTGGATGATTCATTCAGCACGTCTACGCAGTTTGCTGCTCATGAAGTGCTGACGCAACTCTACGCATGTCATTTATCACACAAGGTAACTTGAAATGAAAGAAACTCGAATCTCCAATCTGGAGCGACTGATTGAGCAAGGCAACACTCTGGTTGCTAACTCAGCAGTTGGCACCACCACTGCGGATCTGTGGAAAACTGTTGCAGTTGGCGAATCTGTTCGTAGTAACGCACATGCATTCTCTACCGCTGTAAATAGCGCTGGGCAGGCGTATGCTGCTGTATACGGCGGTAAGCCAATGTCGCACGCGGCACAGGTTGCTTCTGCCATGATTCTTTCTGCCATGGGCAACGAAGAAGAGTTCATGTCCAAGCCTGCTCGCGAATCTTCCGACAAGCGCTGGAACAACTACATGGAAGTTGCCATCCCTGGCCAAGCTTCCCTGAACGCTGACTACGGTAAAACACCGCTGGTTGCGACTGAATACTACACCAACAAAGATCTGGACAAAAACCTGGGTCTGACTTGGACTCTGAACGTCCGCGCGCTGGAAACCCAGTCTGCGTTCGCTGAGAAACTGTTCCCGACCATCACTGTTGACACCAACGACGTTGGTATCACCGTGCGTACCAAAATCACCACCGTAACCCGTGGTATTCTGAACGCGCTGCTGGCGAAAGACAGCGTCATCGACGATCGTAAACCGCTGCACAACGCACTGACCGACCACACCGTACTGCAAGACGATGCTATCCGCATCGTGCCGTACGTGATGGAAGACGGCGACAACGCCGAATACTTCGTGAGCGATGACATCATCGAAAACGAAACTGTGCGTCTGGGCCGTGTGCCGCCGTACCCGACTAACTATCTGGACATCAGCAAGCTGAAAGGCAACCTGTTCCGTCTGGCAGCGCATCCGGGTATCGTAGCTGAAGGTTACGACGAAACTGACGAAATCGCACCGGGTGCTGCACTGGGCTCGCTGCTGGTTTCTGTCCGTAAGCCGGGCGACGATGTGAAGGCTGGTAAGAAAATCATCCTGAACACTCGCGACATGCAGTTTGCAAGCTTCCAGCGTCCTCCTGAAGGTGACGGTCGTGAGCTGGTCCTCCAGTTCCGTCGTACTCAGTTCGCGCTGAACGGCGACTCTCTGGATTACAAAGGCGATGACATCCCTGCGCTGTCTGCCCTGAAACAGAGCAAGTACACCCTGCGCTACGTGATCAACATCACCATGAGCCTGTTCACCAACGGTCAGCGCTCCGGCCAGTACGAAATCAGCGGTGCCAACCTGTCTATTGAAGACCTGGTTGATGCAACTGGTGCAGAAGTGTCGATGGATTCCGGTATCGGTAAAACCATCATGGACAACCTGAAAATCGAACTGCTGGGCTGGCGCTTCGACGGTACTCGTACCAACGAGAACCGGAGAACTCAGGGCCTGCTGCTGGACCCGGTCTGGGAACAAGAGAACTACAAGCTGCAATACGGTTCTCCGATCATGACCAAACAGCCGGTTGGCGTTGAATACGACGACGCTGAACGTCTGGATGACCTGGTGTCTGCGGTTAACATCCGTAACGAAATGCTGGCCATCACGCAGACCCTGTCTTACACCGATGCGGTTAAGCAGGCGAAAGCAACTATGGTTACACAGTGGGATAAAACTGCTATCCGCGGTCTGGGTCGCCACTGGGTTGCTCCGTGGTACGAAGAAGTTGACTTCAACGTTGACAAAATCGTCCAGTCTCTGGAAACCAAAGACGCGCTGATCAACGCCCGTCAGGCGCTGCTGCAACGTATCGCTGACCAGGTAACTCGTGCTATCCAGGATAGCCGTTACATGCCTGCTCTGCGTCTGTTGACTGCAAACCCGCAAGCTGTACCGAAAGTTGTGATTGCAACTGACGAACCTACTGCTGCAATGCTGCTGCTGCAAGTTGGTGAAACTCGCCTGCTGGGCGACCGTTACGACTACGAAGTTGTGACCACCAACGATGACCGCTGGCGCATCAAGAACGAGGCTGACGGTTCTTGGACTCGTCGCCTGCAATGGGTTCTGAAAGTTGACGGTGTTGAAGAAGGTTCTTACTGTGTTCTGAACTGGGGTAACCACTTCTGGTCTCCGATCATGGTAACCAACATCAACATCCAGCGTAACGGTTCTACCAGCAAAGAACTTGCTGTGCAGCCTCGTAACGCGCACATCTGCCACTGCCCGATCACTGGTCTGATCTGGGTTAAAGGTATCACCAAACTGGTTGAGCAGAAACTGGCTTACAACGTTGTTACCACTCAGAGTGGCGACGGCGCAACCGCAGGCGGCAACGCAGGCGATGTAGCTGGTGATGCTGGTACCGCTGGTGTTACCACTCAGAGCGCCGGTACTTCTACCACTGCTCCGAAAAGCTAAGCCTTAGGCTAACGCGGAATACCCTACTCCTTCGGGAGTAGGGTTTTTCTTTTTTTGTCTAAATTTTTTGAGATAGATATTATCTAAGGGAAGCAACAACCTTTTCATTTATAAGGAGTATTATCGTGGATATCGATTTGTTACCGGTAGTTGAGTTTACTGGCGTGAGTAGTGTTACCCCCGTCTTTAACGGACGCGGTTACATTGTTCAATTCACCAACACATCGTACGGGCGTATGTGGACAAACTTCGAGTGTATCGAGACGCCTATCTATTTAAGCAGTGATGCTCACGCAGCATTGCTTGCCTATATCGCGGAGCAGAAGAAGCTAGCAGAAAAGAACGACGGTTGGGGTTACAGTTCTGAATTCTTGGTTCTCGGCAATGTCCGTTTCTGCTCCCAACACTTTAGTGTGCATTGTGGTCCTGCTGAGGAACGTGTCCATCATCTAACCGAACTCTACGTGGCGTTGGCCAACGGTCTGATGTTGAATGACACGTACGAGTGGAAGCCACTTCCATGGGGCCATGAAGGTTCGATTGTTTCGCACTCGAAGCGCCCAGACGCTGAACTAATCATTTCGGCTGATCAGGGAATGGTAACGTACCTGCGACAAGAGTTCGTCGAATCCCCACACGGACACCACCATTTGCAAGCCCTGTTTAGGGAACGCAACTATGAACAGATGGAGAGTCCGGTTGTTGAGACAGATATCGAACTTATCAACCTAGCCGATCGTCTTTATAACATCGCCTCGACGGGTACATTCCCAAACGATGGTTACACGCTGTCTTTGGAACTCGGTTTGGGTAAACTGGACATCGCGAAGATGGACAAAGCCCGACTCCTGAAATTGGCTGAAACCCTTATCCCGTAACATTTTTACGCCAGAGGCATAGCCTATGTGCCTCTTTGAATCCACGCATTCTGAGATAGATATTATCTCTGTGAATTGACGATTGGTTTTAAAGCTGGAAGTAAATAATGAAACGACATAATCTAGATATCGCACCGGTTATCTCGAAGAAGCCTATTCGGCATAACGCCCTTAGGAAAACCTTCACTTACGAGAATAACACCGGCACGCCAGTCTACGTTACGGATTCAACAGGGTCGTACATTATCATTGAGCCCAAGAGAAATGTTATTTCACCGAACGCTATCGTGGTCTATGTCACGTACAGCATTCCGGCGGGAATGGCAAACCTCATCGGCATCGCAGACACCCTACCTGCGGCTGTCTATCAGAATCTGTGTCGTGAGCTGGATAGATTTGGTGAATCCACGCTGATGTACATCGTGGAAGATCCCGTACCCATTTTACGTGGAGAAGCTATTGTATTGGAGAACCTGGGGTTATCCTTCTCGGTTCGCCCATTAGAATTAGATAAGACACCTGTTCATCGCAATGGCCAAGCGACGGAACTGACGTTGGGTATTGTTGTAGTGCAGCGCCACGATGACACACGCGTAATAAAGTGGGTGCGGTATTACAACACGATGGTTCAGGTGGTTCCAATCAAGGCGAAGTTTTACGAGCCGGGAATGTATCTGGTGATGATGAGTGGAGATATTGTAGAAGGAAGTCGACTGCTACATTTCGACTTCGATGACCCAATGTCACCGATGCGGGGATTTGAAACAGAAGAAGCAGCTCGCCAGTTCAGGTGGGTTACGGATGCAGTTCCTGCATTAACTGATCTCAGAAACAAACTCGAAGCGCAAATCGCCGCCAACGACTTGTCTCATGCCCAGCACAAGCAACAATTAGATGTTGAGCATAGACGCAAGCTTAACGAAATGACAATCGAACGGGAGCAACAGGCCGCCCTCTTCAGGGAACTGGAGATGAAGGTTAAACAGCGAGCAGAAGAACGAAAAGACAGCTTTGATGAACGGTCTACATTACGTAAAGACCATTACGACGAACGGTCGACCGTCAGGAAAGACCAATCGGATGAACGTAAGGAACATTACGAAAACCGTTCACAGACACGTAAAGACGCGTCTGAAACATTGAAAGCTATCCCGGCGATATTAGCAGCGGGGGTGGCTATCGTAGCGATGCTTATGTGAGAGGAGAGAATGTGTGTTTGCAGATGCGATAAAAGAGTTAAAGGCGTCCGGTAAGATTGTCCCCTTTAACCGCGCAGTGGCAGAAGGCGTCGGCTATGCACAAGCAAAAGATGGTATCCATGAACGGGTGTACGGGATTCTGAAACGCGAACTCACGTACGATGCAGAAACCAACCCAAGATTGCCCATCGGGTTAGCGGTGCAACAATATCGTTTCATGTCACCATTCGAAGCCTTTATCTTTAAGGTGGCAAAGGCAGACAATCGTCAAGCACGGGGTCGTGCACCAGTCTCCATTGCCAGAACCGATCAGTATATGATCATGGCCAACATCCGTATTCCGGGAGAGAACAGACTTACTGCACGTCCGATGTATCTGCCGTTTATACGTCGCGGTGGATTGATGTACTCGTGGGGTACTTTGTACCATGTTGCGCCGGTGATTCACCAACCGGGTATCTGTCGCGAGCACGGCGGTATCTTCATTAACTTCGACTTCACCCGTAAAGTCTCACTGAAATTCTGTAAGCACTCAGTGAAGATTCTGGTTAACGGGAAAAAGGAGGAAATCTTCCTGCCGGGTACATCGAACCTGTACGTCCCTAAAACGACGCAGGGACAAGATTCCGATGAGAAGCCTCTGTTGTATTGGTTGTTCGGTAAGTACGGCTTTAAAGAAGCTGTAGAGCGTTATACGGGCGCACGCGTTGCCATTTGGCCATCGTACAATCTCAAGTCTATTGATTTGGATAAATACGTGGTGGTGCAATCGGGTGAACCGCAACTGGGTAAAAACATCCAGTATGCGATTGTTGTCCGTCGCGAAGATTTACCGAGCACCGAGAAGTCGCGCTGGGATCAGAACGAACACATGCTGTTGGCGATGTGTGCAGCTTTCTACAAAGCAGCGCATTTCTACGCAGGCCGTCGTACTGGTCGGAGTCAGCAACGTAACGCATTGGCACCTCTGTTCACCTCTATCAACGAATTCGATGTTGATGGTGACATTGCCAACCTGAACTCTAAGGATATCTGGAAGGAGATTCTGGGACGCAGTATTCAGGGTACGAAGCCTTCTGATGTGGATTTGCTGCGAAGCATGAACAGCCACTTCATGGAGTGTGAGCGTTATGTGAACAACACGTTCCGTGCCGAACTCATGGCGGTGGACCCGGACATCGATCCAGAGATGGATATGTTCGACTTCCTGTACTACACCACCAAGATGATGGTTCGCACACGTTTGACCAAGCAGGATGATTTCTCGTCCATGTACGGCAAACGCTTAACCGTTACCGATTACCTGTTGCTGGCACCAAAAGGTTTCACCAGTACGATCTCCAACATCCGTTGGCGGTTGAGTCAGCTGGAGAACCGGACAGCCGAAAGTTGCCACGAAACCATTCGTGATGAGTTGAATAAGAAGATTGTACCTAACCTTGTCTGTCGTGGTATCACGTCGAACGGGGGCATCAACTTCTTCAATGCATCTACTGAATCGATGGTACTGGCGGTCTCTACGCACGCAATTGGTCAGACGGAAACAGACAGTAAACGCGGTAAGAAAGGTAAGACCGTTAACCTTAACGACCGTACCAAACACGCTTCGGCGTCGCACCTTGAATGTGGTAACGTACACTTCATTCCGAAGTCTGCCCCGTTCAAGTCTAACATCCTCAATGCATATATGGTGACCAGCCGCCAGCTTGTGATGATGCGTAACCCGAAACTGAAGAAAGAAATCGAAGCCGCCGAGATTGACATCGCGCAAATCGGCCGATAAGTATACTTTAAGGAGAATCATTTAATGGCAATTTCATCCAGTGCAGTCGTGAAAATCATCGAAAGTCGTTTAGCGGCTGGCAATGACACGACGCTTACTGCCATCAATCAGACCATCAGCGAACGTGGTATCAGTGCGCAAGATGCACTGGACATCGCTATCCAGATTGGTGACATACTCCTGGGTAAGGGCGTTGCTCAAGACAAGATTGTAGAGAACATTATTTCTGCGTACAAAGCCGCTGCGTATCAGCTGTTGCAGAAAGCCGGTATCGCGTTCCAGAGTGACCCTGGCCTACATGAACGTCTGAACAAGTTCTTCCAAGAGGTGCGGGCCATGATCAAAGCCGCTGCCCAAAGTTCCACTGGAACCTTAGGCGGGTTGGTCGGTACCGCAATTCCGGGTGCAAGTTTGTCTGTTGCTCCAAGTGCGCCAGTGACGTCTTCCCCAATCGGTGATTTGGGTGGGATTCAAGTTGGTGATGGTATCCCCGTAACTCCGGCAGCTACCAGTCCGGGTCTTAGTGCAGTTAGTGCCACGCCGCTTGAGGCGTTTGCAGAAACTCCCGCAGCCGCCAAAGCCGCTGCACCACAACAACCCGCGCCAAAGGTGAATCCCGTGTTAAACGCTCCGGTTAAACAGATTATCGAGGTAGAAGATTTGGAAACGTACGCAGAACATGAACTGTCAACGCCACGTACACGCGTGTCGGTCAGTGCGAAAGATGCCAATGAGAAAGTCAACGAGTTCCTGACCACCGGTAACTGGGTTGAACCACTGGCTGATCTCTTGGCTGGGAAAACCAATGCGGTGTATTACGCGGGCGCAGATATTCTGGTGCGTGCTAACCGTGTCACTCGCCGTTATCTGGTTAACCCGACGAAAGATGCCGAGTTCGAAACGCGTATTGCGGAGTTCACTTCGCAGCACGAATCTCAGCTGGCGCGTCTGGATGATCTCTATGGAATGGATGACCCTGAGAAAATCATCAATGCGGTAACCTCGGTTGTGCAGAAGATGAAAGAGAACTTCGTCTCCTTCTACACCGACATGCTGCGCGAAGGTGCGGCCTCTGAAATCGTGGCCTCCGAAGTAGCTCGCTTCACCAACGTTGCACTGGGTACCATGTCCATTGCGGTACACAACGCACTGAGCCTCGGCACCAACCGTTGCCAGAGCATTCCAACCAATCCGAAGATTGAGCTGGAACGTAACATGGATGACCTGGAGTTCTTCTCTGACATCCTGTACCAGAAAACCGTTGGCGATAATGGCTACACCACGGAGCCGGATTTCTTCCGTGAGCTGTTCATGATGGTGGCCTCTTCCCTGCGTAAAGTTAATGTGCGCTACAGTTCTGGTGAACTGATCGTACGTCACGAAATCGCAGAGATTGTGATTCCGGGTAACTACCCAACCCTGAAACGCAATAACGTGGTGGGCAAACATTCTCTGGGTGCAACGCATGACCCGGTGACCACCATCTTCGAAGAGTTCGTCCGTAACAAGCCAGAAGTGAACGTCATGCTGAAAGCCGATGAAAGTTATCTGCTGCTGAGCACTGGCGAAAACACTGCGCCGATTTATTACTAAGTGAATCAAACAGGTGACCTTCGGGTCACCTTGTTTTATTTTTTTAATCAGGAGAAAAAGATGTTAACTGTCGATATTCTGAATCACGAAGGTAAGAAACTGTTTGACTTCGATCTGTCGGTGACGGGCGGAAAGGTATTGGAATTCGCCAAAGCCTGTGATCGCAACGAAACAACGGTCATCAAGAACAAACGCAGCGTGCGTTATTCGATGGTGAAAAAAGAACTGGATGCGTGTTTACGGGGAACTTTAATTGCGCACCACTTAGCCCACCTCAACTCTCTCGACCCCCATTTTACCTTCATTACTCACGATTATTATAGATAACGTGATACACGCTGAGGTGTAAGATGGTCAAGTTGCTTGTAATCGAGTTAAATCAGTACCGGGATGTGTTGCATCGGTTCGAGCTGCCTGACAATGTAGCGACTACCGCGTTCTTGGAACGCTTCCGTGGAACCAGAACAGCCGTCTACAGTGGTCGTCGCTGGACAGTCTATTATAACGTGCGTGGTGCACTCACAGACGCGTTAACCGCAGGGAAGGTAAAGGAGACCACCGCATTTTTAAAAGCCTACGAGAAAGACCCGCTGGCGATTGGTATCATGCTGGCCGAGAAAGAACAGATCGGTCGTCCTGCCCAACCGGACGAATAAAAAAGAGCAAACTCCTACCCGTAAAGGTAGGAGTTGTGCTGCTTATTTTTTTTGCTATTTAGACGGTTTCATCTTCCGGATTAATATCCAGAGGATCGCTACCATCACCAGCATCGCCATTATCCCCAGCGTTGTTTCCATCGTCAGGGTTAAGAGCGTCATCTGGATTATCGTCTGGATTGTCATCAGGGTTGTCGTCCGGGTTATCGAGAGGATTATCGTCCAGCGGGTTGTCGTCCGGGTTGTCATCTAAAGGATTGTCATCCAATGGATTATCACCACCACCCCCACCAAAGTTATCATCCCCGCCACCTTCTCCACCCATATCGCGCTGCTTAGCCAACGTCTCAATCTTACCAGACGTTGTTTTACCGAGCTGCATGATAGTGTTGGAAGCTTCACGGATTTCATCACTGATCATCTTCACGGTCTCAGCACGTTTCTCTTTATCGTAAATCAGGTCGAAGAATTCATTCTCGATACCCTGTTTACGCAGCCACGTACGGACATAGAAGTTCTTCACCATCGTCTTAATGGTGTTGGCATCCAGCGAGATACCCGCATCCTGCATCATCGTGGTGATATCATCCGTCACTACCAAGTCTGCCAGCTTCTCAATGAACTCTGTACGTTTGTCGAACAGTTCCATTTGTGAAGAGGCCGCAGACGTATCCGGCGGTGGCAGCGTGACTTTAATACCGTTGATAAACTGACGCATGTACATAGAGGCTTTCGCCACGTACTGATCTTCAGATGTATCCGGCTCTTTGTCTTTGATGTACTCCACACAGGCTTTCAGCAGTTCTGCTTGCAGGCTTGGTGAAGACAGCGTGGACGTCACGACATAGCGGGTCAACGGTTTTTGCAGAATCTCTTGCTTCTTCATGATCTTTTGGGTGACCAGCAGGGACTTGGAGAAGATTTGAGATGCAAACTCGATGTTGTCCGGCGTCAGTACCAAGTCCGGGTCAACGTCCGCGATGTGGCAGGTACGACGCAGTAACTGCTCGTCGAGTTCCTTATCGGGCGCTTTGTAGTCCGGTGTGGTGTCCGACACAGACACTTTACTGCTTGGGTAGTAATCGTTCCCCTCAACGTTGAACGCAATCCCCGAGTTGGTTGCCATTGACCAGATGTCATCCATATTCCCCCACATCGGCTGGCGACGGTTGAAGGAGTTCAGGATATCGGACTTCATACGGGCAACAGTTTCTTCCCCGTTCATGGCATCCGGTGACAACTGAATGTCGTACTGCATGTGGCGCGCAGAGTTCAGGATAGAGGTGTTCATGGTGGCGAACAGCAGTGCCATACGCACAGACGAGATAATGAAAGAACGTTCAGTGATGGACACACCAAAACCGTCTTCATCAAAGTCAGTAGCAAAGTAGCACAGGTTCTCAGCCGGAATGTAGACCACCTGCGTGTGACGTTTTGCTAAGTGGCGAGTCAGCATGATACGGCCAAAGGTTTCTGACACATTCATGTCCAGCTCAGCACCGCCCAACGCATCACCCAGCGCAACCGCTAACTGGTTCTCAGCAATCTCACCGAAACGGCTAATCAGACGGTTAGCAATCTCAGGCGTGACCTTCGCGTTACCTTCACCCATCCCGATGGCGGAACGGTTAATGATGGAGTCGACCATCCCGTCATTATTCAGGTAGTTCATGAAGTTCGCATCGCCGTACAGAGACGAGCGTGCGTTAATGAAGTTACCCAACTCATCGACGATTGCCAGATAACCGATCGGGTTCATCACGTCATCGCCCAGTACCAACGGCATGGTGGATTCAGCAGGCAGAACACGCTCGGTGTATTCAACGTGGTTTACGTCGTCCATCATCGGCTTCTGCATCTCGCCGTACATCATGGTCTGTGGCGTGGTGCGATACGTTTCGTTCAGGTCGGCGATGTTGATGCCGTCGTATTTGCGGTCTTGGCTCTCTTTGAAGGCATCCGCTTCAAATGTTCCAGCCCCGGTAGGCGTTTGAGGCTTTTCATATGCAGTCTGTTCCAACTGCCCGTAGAAGGACGCCGAGGCGTTCTCGCGTGCAACACGACGGACGGTTTCCGGCATCAAGAAAATGTTGGGGTTGTCGGTCAGCGTCAGTTTGATAGAAGCCATGTCACCGACTTTCTTCGAATCAAACAGCGAGTCCAGTTTAATCTCGATGGTCTGCGGACCGTCAGGACGCGTACGCCCATTCAGTATGCTTTCAATCCCAACCTTACGCTCATCCGGCTTAGAAATCTTACCGAGGATACCACGCTGCTGATTAAAGAAATCAATGCGCTGGTTCTTGACAGATTCCTGTGCGACCTTCGTGTCCAACCCAAACAGTTTATCAAACCCTGAGTCGGAGAGCAGAAGTACCGGCGTTGCACCTTTGAATTTAAGGGCATCGTAAATCCACTTGTACAGCTTAGTCGGCAGCTGACGTTTGTTGTCGTGGAACTCACGTTCGATGCGTACCATCTCCTGACGCAGGTCAAGAGGCATCTCGGCTACGCAATCGTAAATAAGACTGGTGTTCACCAAGTCTTTCGACGACAACAGAGAAGAGGTGGCGATAGTGACAATCGTTTCGAGTTCAGGCAATGCCTGATAGATACGCTGTGCGTTCTTCGCTGTACGAATACGCGAACTGGCGATACCTGTCAGTTCTGAGCGAGTTGGTGTGGTGCCTCCCTCCTCGCGCTTACCGCGCTCTTGCGAACCGCTTGGGCCGGTTGCCTTGCGCAGGATGGCGCTAACTGCTGGGTCGCGCGCCTGTAACTTACTAATATCGTCCATTGGGGTCTCCGGAAAATGCAGAGGTTCAATATCTTTAGAGACCAGTCCATCCAGTTGGCGATGTCTTTGATTTTTAAATCAGAAGCCATTGCTGAGCAGATGAATCTGGCTATAACCGAGAATGGCGGTTATGTGTCGAATGACCGCACAACGTGGCGGTACTACCTGCATTTGGCAGGTCGTCGACATGAAATCGACAAACCGATTTTGTTTAAATCGGTCGAAAGCGGCGAGGAAATAGAGCTTACGGTGGCCAACTTGGCTATTCATAAGAAAACCTCGAACGTCTATCGTTCCAACACCGAGTATATCGAAAACCTCATCGAGGCGTATCCCGACTACGCGGTCTATATAAAAGGTGTCTTTTGGCCTGTGAGTTTAGAACGGGCCATCTCCCTAAATGATTGCAGTATCATGTACTACGACTCGAAGTATGTCGAAGCGCAAGAGCAGTCATTGATTCACGATTTAGAAGCAAAGATTCGTGCCACGCACGTCCGATATTTTGCCCAAGGATGGCGTGTACACAACGATGCGTTCGTGCTGGCGTTCTACGACATGCTCTACCCTATGTTGCCTGCCTTTATCATGCAGTTGCGACATGAGAAGCAATTCACCGTTGAAACACACAGTTACTACGTCACCGAGTTCCTGGCCTCGCACCAAGAGCTGCACGAGTTTATTCCTTACCTAACTCAAAAACAGATGTTCACGCTATACCGTAACATCCGTTATTGGGAGCGCAACTCCGGCAAGAAAGAAATCTTCGACTGGATGGTGGAAACCCTCCTCACAGGTTGGAGTATGCCTGCCGTGGCGTACAATGTTGGCCAGTTAATTCACGACCCCACCACCGGGTTAGATGAAGACTTAACGCCGAAGCCGACAGGGTACCAGCAAGCTCTAAACTATAAAGAGCGTACGTCAGGCCGTGATTTGGATTTGGTTGCAACCGCTGACCTCATCCAGAAAGAGTTGTCGTTGGCCTCCGAAAACGGTCAACACCAAGTTGAGTACCAGACAGACCTAGACACGCGTCTGGGCCTGACGCAATATCCTAACCTGTCCACGAAGCTTGTCGAAGTGACCGCCATTGACCCCGAAGCTATTGAGCGTTGGGAGTATATGCACGGCCTCTTTAATGAGTGGTTACACTTAACGGCCAGTGGAAAGTACAACATTTATCACGACATCCTTAACCCGACCAATGGGGACACGTTGAAGCTCTCGTCTAAAGAGTTGTTCGCGCTGTACCTCTATGCTGGGTTCAAAGGTTTCTCCAATATTGAGTTGACCACCATCCCTGCGTTCCATGCCATGGACGTCCAGATTAAACGCTGGATTACCCCGGAAGAAATGCACAACGCAATCTACCCAGATAGCTGGGTTGGGCGTTACGATGGTATGGTTAACTATTTCGCTGACACACAGTACGAGGTCATTGGGTCGCTGACCAGCAACGATGAGTTGTTCGATGCAATCTCCACGATGTTAGATAATAAACGTAAGCGCTACAGTTATGTTTATAACCGTCGTAAGATTCCTGACCGTGCAGCGGGCTTGCAACTGTTTGCTTACATGTATCGGAGCTACCGTTGCGATTTAGAACTGCCGTATACGGACTATGAAGAATTCTTCAGAACGTACGGAATCGACCACACATTGATTTCGAACGAGACGTGGCAGGACATTGCAACTGATGCGTTCAATATTGCAACAAACATGGAGAACCGGGCGGTTCTGTCTCAAGGTGAGATTCAGCGTGCAATGGTAAGGTTGATGAGTAAGCTCTCATCGTACACCATCCATTTTGCTGCACGTATGGCGTCTGACTCGTACGACATTACCGATCCTATCACACCGATTCTTGGGGACATACCGGCTTCCGCACACGCGTCGATGTCGGTTGACCATCCTCATACCGGTGTGCAGGATGTGGCTGTGAAGTCGAAGATGTCCACCTCAACACCGCTCGCGGTGATGCCCGATATCGTCGCCTTAAAAGCACCCCGTCGTTTGCGATACCAAATGGATATCGCTATGGGTATTCAGGTAACGATGCATCAGCATCAGGTGGTTAACATTTCTGAGCCGTTAGTGGGCGTGGACGTTACTGAAAACGTAAAAGACAAAGCCTACTTGAGCGATAAGATTAGGAAGCGTGCCCTCGATGGCTTTATTAAGGGCGAGTATTTCTAATCTATTGACATAAGCGAGAAATTGTATGCCGTATCGTATCGACCTATCGAAACCACCCCACGAAATACTGGTGAATCGCATCAACTACGTCTGGGGTACTTCTTATAGACCAGACCAGGTTGAATTCAACAGTCGTGGCGCATGGCCGCTGACGAAAGAAGAACGACGTGCGCGTGGCGTCGAATCTAAAATCGCGGCACGATTTAAAAACGGGGTAATGGGCTTTCAGGAGTTCCACCTTACCCGTGCCGACCTGACCGAACTGCTGGAAGGGGTTGTGGTAGAAGTTCCGATGGGTATTACGTGGAGCCACTACCTCGTCCCTTACATCATTGATGAGTTAGGTTTACAGTTGGGGCCGTACGATTTGGTGATTGAACCGTTAGAAGGGGATTTCACCACGTACGTCGCACGCATCGAACCGCATCATCCTTCATTCAAAGGGACGATTGATATTAAGTTCGTTGACCCGACCCCACGTAAGTTAACCGACCTCGTCACGAAATACAAACTTGACGGATTCCGCGTAGGAGAATTTTTCGATGGCTAATACCAAGGTGTATGACGGTAAGTTGTCCACAGCGACACTTAGCGCCATGCGTTTAGCAAGTGCGTTGATTTGTGGTGCCGATGTAAAGTACCCACAGAACTCAACGCTCAATGAGTTTTTCAAACTGATGACCGGTAAGCTGCCAGACCCATCGGTACGACCGAGTCTGAAGTATATGTCCATCGGCTTCGCAGGTCACAAATCCATCAAGGTGAAAACCATTGACAGTTTTGTGCCGATTGCGAAAAGTCCTACTGCGTCGGGGATGTTCAGTCACGTACCGTTTGTGTTGCGTACCCTCGATAACGACCTGAGCGATGAACAGCGTAAAGATTATGCGTTCCGTACTCAAGTCAATGTTGAAGGCCGTAACTACTGGGCGTATTACCTGAAGCGTCTGGATATGCGTTCTGTTCAGACGACCGACCTCGAAACAATCCGCGAAAACGGCGTGCCGAAGACGGAAGACTTCGTCTACAAAGACAGCGACCTGAACCCGATCCCTAAAGACCTGCCAGATTATGACTACGACGATGACAGCACCGTCGAAATCCCGGACGGTCGTTATGTTCAGTCGGGCTGCGACATCGTTATCAACTGGACGGAGTTCGACATTCAGGAATACCTGAACGTGGCGGCCATCATGTTGGGTGACGCTGGTTCTGCTATCGTGTCTGAAATCGCGCTGTGCTCTGGTGTGGACTTCACCACCGGTGGTCAATCTGCAACTGGTTCGCCGTTCTCGTACGAAGAAGCCATCGGGGTACAGGTTCTGTATCACATCAGCCTCTTTACTAACCTTGCACAAACCAACGACCAGCTGGGTCTGACGATTCGTGTGGGTCAGCCTGCGCCGTTCTATCTGGGACAAGCGTAATGTTGATACCTGAACCGCGTCTCCCGGACAACATGGTGCGGATTGTGGGTGTCGACCCCGGCACCTCACATCTCGGGTTAGCGGTTCTGGATTGGGAATACGGCACAGAGCAGGCCGAAGTGGTGTGGGCAGAAACTCTACACGTCAAAGACCCGACACACGACTCCTCTTTTGGAGAGACGGTGGGGCGGCGTGATGCTCGCATGATACAACTCGAAGCCTTATTCGAGGAATTCCTTCGGTTAGCTCGGCCGACCTTCCTTGCAACAGAAACCCCGTTCATGAAACGGGGTAAGCTTTCCGCCTATGAGTCCGGTGTTGAATTGCAATTGATGTTGCGCCGTTCCTTGTGGCGCGTCTTTCCGACGAAAGTCATTCACGGTTATCACCCCATTATTGTGAAATCTTATGTTGGTGTTGATGCGAGAGGCACTGATAAGGAAGACATGAAACGCGCAGTCCAAAAACTGTACGCGAACCACACCCATGTCGACCTCAGTACCTTGGACGAACACAGTAACGATGCCGTCGCTGTGTGCAACATCTTCGTGAGGCTTTCACTGCTCAACTTAAACAGTCTCCTGCCGCCCAAAGAGAAGAAACCGAAAGGCTCCTTTTCCAAACGTCGGCGTAAACGGAAAAGGGGTTAACCATGTCACTGTCTCAACAGGATGCTACCGCACAAGCGTTAGATGTCCTTATTCAAGCGGGCACCAACAAGCTCAGCATTGAAGAGGCCAGTAAAGTGAAAGACGCGGCTGCTGCTCTTGGGCATGCGGATATCATCGATGTCACCAAGCCTGCCAGCGTCATACTGTCTGTTCTGCGCCCGATGTTAATCGCGCAGATTGGCCAGTTGGCAGACAACCTCGAACAGCGCGCAGTCGGTGCTGTAGAGGGGCTGGATGCAAAGTATGGCAAAGAAACCATGATGACCTTGTGGCCGAACTTTGGTCGCGGGGTGAAGTTCATCGTGATGCTGTTAGCGTTGGCGACCGTTGCCGTTGCGGGGTACCTTGCGTACTACACCATGCACACGCCAGAAATGGACTCCATGGATGTGGCTATCGTGGGACTTACCCCACTGTTTGGACTGGCGGTGTTCTGCACTTGGCCAATCAAAACACTGGCGTACAGTTCGATGGCGATTGCAGCCAAAGTCGTTGAGGCGAAACTCCAGAAAAAAGCGACCGCAACCAAGTCGTAAGTCTCTCGCCCTTCGGGGCGAGATCTTTTCTTTTTTTGTCTTAATACGCGAGTTGTAATTTATGTGAAAACGATTAGGGGGATAACCATGAATCTATTACAGATGCGCGTTCGCACGGCACTGATATCTGCGACGGGGGTTCTGAACGCCATACCGAAGCTGCCTAAAATAGTGCTCGGTGATGAAATCAGAAAGCGGCTTATTGTCAGTATGCTTGAAGAACAGACGTGGGCGAAGTACAGAACACTTCCTGCGGGTTATTCACAAGTAAGGCCACCGTATGTGGGTCAAACGCTAGACATGCTTAAAACGTTGTTTAAGGGCGCTAGCGTTGACGATGTACAACATGCGTATCGGTGTCTGGCGAATGCGACAGACAAACTACTCGCTCGGAGCTATGGCTTATGGCCAGAAGGTTTACCCGAAGAGGGTTTCGATGACAGTTACCCTGCGGGTGCGCTGTTGTTTGACCACGGGGTGTCTTACCGATTCCACAAGAACTTCATCCATGCAGTTTGGCTACGTCCAACGGTAGACATGAAGGAAATGTCAGTTGCTTCCTACATCGACTTCATTTGCACACATTGCGGCGACGTCGACGTCAAGGGCTACACGGTGCGTGAACTAACACCATCGATGCCTATCGAAGATTTCCTCGGCGATGTGCACACCGATTATTTGGAGAGGAAATTATGCTCTACATCGAAGTGAGTCCTGATAAGGTCTCCGGTGACCTGTTCCCCGGATTGCGTAAATGGATTGATGACCAGAACGAACACCGAGGTCAACCCATCCGTGTGGTCATGGCAGTGGAAGATGATATTCCGATGGGTGTTATGGCCTATGCCGATGGCCAGATACTCTACATCTACGTACCGGAAGAATCTCGCCGGGGTGGTGTCGGTACGGCATTACTGAAACGGGCGGTGTTGGAAAGTAAGCGTTCGGTGGTCAGCGCAAAGGTGCACCCGTCGAACGTTGATGGATTATGTTTCATGCTCAAGTGCGGCTTCGCTATTGATGGTGTCATGATCGGTTTGGATAATGTACGTTATCATCGTATGACGAATAACATCGTCGTTGTACATACGCCGCCGGAGGAGAAGCACTTAGAAACGTTTGTGACGAATGTGCCGATATTTTTATCGATGGCGGAAGGTAATTTCTAGCCGCGAGATTATAACAATGTTACGTGTTGTGTACGAGACACGGTGCTTGGACGATGTCCAATCAAAGCCAGTTTGTCGCGCTGAAATCGTGCCCGCCTCGGCGGTGGACAGAGCAGCGTCCACACTTCGGGGTGTGCCGGTGAAGTTTACACAGTGTGACGAACATCGCGAGAACAAACCTTATAAGACTATACCGGCAATGCGGCCCAGTAAGCGTAGAAGTTATGCCGAATTAAAGCAAAGACTTTATCGGCATTACCGTCGAAGTGCTTGGAAACAGTTAGTGATGCTAGTCATTGACGATTTCATTAAGAACCTCGATTGGGAAGAAGTGCTTAAAGAGGCGGGCTTCCGCACTCATTCTTTCACGTACCACTGGCATCAATTCAAAAAACAGTACGACCACGAACTTCGTTGGTCACCTGCAACCCGAAAGATGTTTGCGCGTCTTGAGGGGCAGGACTGGCTCCTACCGTATATGGAAGAGGACAAAAAAACATGATGCGCATTGTAGCAGCTTTTATTTTAACGGTTATTTCGTTTACAGTTTCTGCAAACTTTAATCCCTACGTAATGGAAGGGTTCAAACCTTCCAATCCGGGGGATGTTCGTGTGAAGTTTACCGAGTTGGATAACCCGACCACGGTAGCGGAGCATGGCGGGTTTGCTGTCGTGAATACAGGCCGGTCAGAAAAATGCCCCGCAGGGGGTTTCTATCTGGTTAACCTGACCCGCAAGACATATCAGTTCGTCGATGCGGGTTCCTGTCAAAAGGATATTCGTGTGTCATTGTCTGGCCCATTCCCAGACAAACTTTCAGTCGTAACGGAGATTTTGACGTTCACTTACAAAGACATCGTTACGGCACGATACCCACTCTACAGTTATTGAGTGGTTTTCTCTCCCTTCGGGGAGAGATCATTTTATTTTTTAAGTCACCGGTGAATGCTATAGGAGGTGTCAATCATGACCATAATCTATCGCATTGCTGTAATCGGTTCACGGGAAACAGAAGAAGCGACCATGAGCGAAATGTACATGGCGTTGCTGCGCGGATTCAATATGCTGCACCACAGGGGCTACAAGATTCTGTACAGTAGTGGTGGGTGCTGGAAAGGCCCTGACCAGTTACAGTTCAGGTTTGCTCAACAGTGGGCGAATACCATTGACCAAGACACCGGTAAGAAGGTCGTCTGGGACGATGAGTTCATCTGTTACTTAGCCGACAACAAGAAGATGGGTTGGCTACCGGGATTGCACCGTAACGTCGACTTCCGTGTAATCGCACAGGACGAACGCTACCGCGATATCGTACGAAAGTTACACTCTTACCCTGATAAGCTAAAAGAATTCGCCTGGGCGCTTCATGGGCGCAATTTGAACATCATTATGGGGGATAATCTCGATACGCCAGTAGATGCCGTCTATTATTCGGCACCGTTGGATAAAGACGGTAATCCAACGGGCGGTACCGCGATGGGTGTGAAGTACGCCAAGGAGTGTGGCATCCCTTGTTATAACCACGGTTACGATGCCCGCAAGTGGCTGGAGACCGTGCGTTTATTATGACCTGGCCGCATACCTGAGGACACCACTATGAAACCCTATCCATTCTGGAAACGTTTATACTTTGCCTTTTTCCCAGACAAAGACCCGAGAACGGTTAAATACATCTTCACGTTCGATCGTGAGGAAGATGAGTTTTGGGCAATGCTGAACGGTGACTATCCGGGATGGACGGCTATCTTTCCGTTCATGGAACGGAGTGAGCCCCGTGTGATTCACTATCATGACATCCACGGGGACTTAGTGGCTATCTGTGTACGGTGGCCAAACCGCAACTATTACTACACCGTTAAGGTGCGTTAAGACAAGGGGTGTGGCCATGCGTGTAAAAAGAACAAGTGATGGCAAACTGTCATTCTTGTGTCCGGGTTGTGGCGTACGCCATACGGCGTCAGTTTCTTCATCTGGTGGCCCACAGTGGTCGTGGAACGGTGACGTAGACCGTCCCACGTTAACGCCATCTGTGTTGGTGCGCTCCGGGCACTATGTTCCTGGACACGACAAATCTGGCTGTTGGTGTACCTACTACGCTGATCATCCTGATGAAGATCCCGAAGACAGTTTCAAATGTGGTGTCTGCCACTCGTTTGTGACAGACGGAAATATCCAATTCTTAAACGATTGTACACATGCACTGGCCGGGAAAACTGTTCCTCTGCCTGAGTTGCAGGAGGACTGATTATGTCGTCACCAGATTTAGATTTTATTACGCTGTGTGAGGATTTTGACACAGTGGTTGCCTTGGAGTCCATTGGGGTGGGAATGAATAACCCGATGATGCGCTCTATTGCCTTGCGATGGAACGTGTTAGATGAAGCCGAGGCGGAGTGGGAAGAAGCGGTTGCCCGTGAGTCCAATGCGATGATGGAACGGGCACAGGCGGTCGCCGACGGTGCTGCACAAGGTAGCATCGCGAAGAAGGTTGCCAAAGACGCCGGTAAGGCTGCGGTGGGTGTGGGGATGGGTGCTGCCCGTCTGGCCGGTAAAGGGACTGTTAAGGGCGCGAAAGCCGCAGGTAAAGGCGCTAAACACCTTTCGAGCAAACTGCTGGATAAATTCAAAGAGTGGGCAGAACACTACGGTCCTATCTTTAAAGAGAAAATCGCGGACATGACGTCGAAATCCACCACGATGGAAAAGCGTCGCCAGAAGCTCGAGTCCAAACTGCACACGGCGGAGATTCACCCGCAGGATGTCCGTGTCCTGACGTGGGCGAGTTGTGTCTGTTATGAAGACAAACCCGACCTTGCCAAGTGTATCGAGTTGTCGAATCACAGTGAAGCGATGGCTGCCGCGGTGAAAGAGTACACCGTGAAAGTTGACCAAACCAAACTGGTTGTCGACCGCCGTAAGAAGAACGATGACGGTACGCTGGATAAAATTGGTTATCCGTCAAACGCCGCGATTCACCGTGCTTCAGGTCTTCTCGGACGCTTTACCGAGAACGATGTCAAGGCCCGTCCGTTAGCCGGTAACGTTATCATTGTTACCCGTGGGTTCGGTGCAAAAGAGAAGGTGGAGTTTGCCGTTGCCCGTGAAGCCAAAATCGGTGGCAAGTTCGAAACGCTGTCTAAGGCCGAGTGTGAAAAAGCATTAGAAGCCGTTAAGCGTATTGCACAAGCCCTCGAAGACCGCAGTGCTAAGCGTGGCGTCTTCAGCTACACCGGCATCTATGAAAACATGGAAAAGCTGCGTGAGCACATGAAGGATTTGGACGGGAACGAGCTGCGTGCCGTTACGCTCCAGTTCAAGAACGCCATGGCTGTCGAAGATGCGTTTACAACAGCGCTCGTTCGTGTGGGTGATGGTCTGCTCAATTGGGTGCAGGCGTCCATTAAGGCGGGTTAAGCATGAAAGTCGTTTTAGTTTCTAAGTTAACATCCCGGCTGGGCCAGAAGTTCCACGCCGAGTTAACCGATTTGCACAACAGTCTCTATAACGACCAGCAGGCCCGTCTTAAAGACCTGAATGGCCGAAGTGGCTTTAATGAAATCGATGATGTCTCCGAAGTCTGGAGCGAAGGACAGCAGGCTGCCGTGGCTGTAGACGACGAAGGTCGTGCGGTGGGGTTCCTGTCCTTCTCCATTCAGACCGGTCGGTCGAACATGGGCAGTAAGTGGTTGTGGATTTACAACTTCTATGTCAACAACGACCAACGTGGTAAAGGTGTCGGTCTTCTGCTGATGAACGCGGTGCGTGACCACGGGAAAGCCAAAGGTTGTGGTTTCATGCAGCTCTACGTGCTGGACAATAACCAGCAAGCGATTGCGATGTACCAGAAGTTTGGTTTTCGCACCGAATATCGGGATATGGTGAAGGAGATTTAAATGGCAACTGTTCGCAATGTGCCCCATCAGGAGGGTCGTCGTTATACGTTTGGTGTGAAGCGGCATTTCCTCGGTTTCCGTCCGGGATGGAAAGTGGTTCGCGTTGCGGGCAGTTTCTGGCAACTCCCACCTAACGTGTTGAAGCATTACTCGGCAGAGCAGATACAACATTTCCTCACACTCGCGGACTGGAGACAGAAAGAGTCCTTTAACCGCATCAAGTGTAATGAAATTGGTAAGTCTCGGAATGCAACCGAGCGGGGTGTTTATTGGACGGGGCAGAACGCATTTCAAACGGGTGGTTTTGTTGGCCCAACAGAAGTGCGGGAAGTCGAAGGGCAACTGGACGGCAGAAAGTTTATCGGTCTGCACATCCACTGTCCTGATTCCCCTCAGTATGACTACCTGCTTGTTACCGATAAAGATGTGACCTTCTCGACGTTCTACAAGTACCTCTTGTTTTACAGCGATAAGATCTACTTCTACGCGTTCAATCGTGATACGCCGTGGGATATCGGTTTCCCTTACTTACGCCTACGGAGTAAAGAGGCATGTTCTATCGAGAACTTCAACAGTATACCGACGCTTTGCAAAGAAGCGAGCTAAAGCACGACAGTAACTTTGATGATGTCACGGATGTCCTTTCTCAATTTAAAGACCTCGTGGTAACCGTTAAGACTGACCCAATCGGTGTACAGTCGCGGGGGTTAGACCTTGTGATTGCCAACGAACATGGGCGGTTCCATTTGCGCTTCCGTTACAGTAAGGATTTTTTACTCACCTTATTGTGTCACGTTGAAACGAATGGCCAGCGACACAAAGTGCGTTGGTGGGACGATTATTCTAAGTTCGAGTACGCAGAAGCGGAACACCGCCAAACCGTATACGACTTTATGCGAGCCGTAATTAACGGATTTTGAGAGAGCGAAAATGCCTGAGATGATCTTAGACTCGCTTTTCCTGATTACCAATGCGTACATTGATAAGAATGGTAAACTGCCGGTGCGTATCTGCGTCCGGCGCAGCGGCGTGAGCCGTCTGTATCACATTACCAAAGTCTTAGACATTGCGTGTAAAGTAACCGGGATGAAGCGACCGAAAACCCTGAACAACTTCAAACACGTTCAGGGTATTTTACACAAAGCCATGTGTGACATGCACCGTAAGCGCCGTCACTCGCCGTACCATCCATTAACGCGGGCATCAGGAGGTGACGTGGAGTATCGTGAGAACATCGTTAACCTGCGGCCGGGTTATTGCAATGTTGCGGGGTTAGGCGCACAACGCCTGCGGAACATCATTCAGGGCAAGAACGCTGAACCGACTCCGCAAGAAGCAGAACACGCAATGTCGATGTTGCGCGCTGCTGAACTCGTGGTGGTGGATACCGAAGTCGAAGCGTACCGTATGCAGTTCTTCTTGACTGAACGCGGACTAACGGCTTTGGTGGTCTACGGTGAAACAGCGGACAAGCTGAACCTGCCGAGCACAGATGGTGAATGGTCGAAACCGACCGTTGAACACCAGTAAAGTTTACCCACCCCTCGGGGTGGGTTTACTCTATCTTTTTTTGAATAGATATTATTTAGGTGAGATAACAATAGTTATCTTTTTTTACAGCAGATATTCTAAGTATGCCGATGTGTGCCGGTTAAAGCACACCACATCCTACTAGGAGACATTATGAAATTGGAACACGCCGTCGGACACCCACTGAAAACGCTGCGCAGTAACCCGTACATGGAAGAAGTCTGGACACTTAACCATCCGGATGCCGCTCACAGTTTCCACTTCTTCAAAGCGAACGATAAGAAATACTCAGCGAAAGGTGTCGTGGTTGAGAAAGGGATTGATATCATCGTCGAAGTATTGCCGAGTATGGCCGACATGAAAAAGTTAATCGGTGCACGCGGTTTCGGATGGAAGTTAGAGAGCTTTTATCATCCTCTCTATTTGAGGATAGGCGAGATTGCCTTCAGACGTTGTTTGGGCAACGCAGATTTTCGCGTGGCACTAGCAAAGAACGACGGTGAGTTTGTCAGGAATTATGATCCACTAATTCACAGTTTGTTCTTAGCGTATGGCTTGGCAACAGCCGAGATACGACCAGGAAAAGAGGGGATTTGGCCGTACGAAATTCTAACGTGGAATAGCACCTTCCGTGCGAAGTACCATACCGGAAAAGAGTTGTCAGGTCGCCGCAAACTTACTTACCGCCAAAGCAAGCATCCGGAACTGCCATGTACCGCAGAAATGGATATGCGTTTTGATGTCAAGCGTCGATGTAACACAGCGCCTAATTTGACGATTACCAGACGGTATCTTCTCGAGAGTTGGCCAAACTCCAAAACGTTTGTTGCGTCCCCAGAAAACAAACCGTATTTGGATATCCTTTTGGCAGAGGCGGATAGCACCGATACCAGACAGTTGTAATTCTATAAGCGACCTTCGGGTCGCTTATTTTTTTGTTCGATTACACCAGTTGTACATAATGTGTACAGAACACTTAAAGCTTTAATGGGGAAAACGTAATGACAGCCATTACCGCGGCCTTCGATGGTCACGATTATGCTGGGAAGTCTACGATGGTGCAGAAGGTTCGTGCCGTCTTAGAAGGTCTTGGTCTGCGAGTGAAGGTGGTTAACCACCCGTGTGCGGATACCGAGACAGGGCAGTTTGCTCGCCGCCAGTTAGTGACTGGTGTGGCAGATGCTCTGGTTGCACGGGCAATGTGTCAGGATTTCGAATACACACTGCAATACGTCGTACCCCAATACGACGTGGTTTTGCTTGACCGTTGGGCACCCGTGACAATCGCGAACCAAGGTGACGAGGGCCGTCAGGAAGTCTTCCGTTCTGGTGTGTGTAACCAACCGGGTTCTCCCCAGATTTATGTTTCGATGGAAGTTGGTTTTGAAACCGCCAAACTCCGTCGCAGCAAACGTCTGGCTGAGAAAGGGTTGGACTGGGATGATGCGGTCAGTGGTAAGATGTTCGAGTCGGAAGAAGCGTGGGATGCGTATCGCGATCGCTATCGTTATGCGTTTCAGATTCTGACCGAGGGCGGGGATAAGTTCCAGTGGCTGAAGTTTGACGAACAGTCTGACCAAGTTACGGCACCGCTCACTATCGCGACCGCAATCGCAGTGGCGTACGTGAACAAACTAAAATAAGAAAGACCCCTCTTACCTTCGGGTAAGAGGGTTTTATTTTTTACACCAACCAATAGTCCTATGCTTTATTCCACAAAATCTCAGATAGATATCATCTAGGTGGACATTGAAATCAATGTCTTATTGTACCCACAAGGAGAATCAAACAATGCGTTATATCCATGATGCTACACGTAATGCTAAAAACAAGTTCGTCAACCAGATGAGCTTCATCATTGAAAAGATTGTTGAAGACGGTGTAAAGCAGCGTGAACTTGCTGACGTTGCGAAAGTCTCACCTGGCGTCATTAGCAACATCAAATTCGGTCGTGTTGACCGTGTTTCATTTGACGTCGTTAAGCGTGTCGCCGATGCCCTGCGTCTGGAATATACAATCACCGTAACGTCCCGCTTTGGTAAGGCTACCGAAGTCGTGACCGTACAAACCGGTTATGAATATATGAGACTCAATGCCGCATGGCAGGGTCACCAGGCTAAGTCCGTCCGTACCGCACACTAATCGAGGTTACCATGAAAGCAATTTATGCCGCTGGTAAGACCCAGCACATTATCGCCCCACACGACGAATGTTGCCCACACCTCCATCCGTGGCAAATCGCCCCGTACTACACCGCGCAAATCGTCGGCCCTATCCGTACGGTGTTCTACACTTGTAAGTCGTGCCACGAAGCGTTACAGAACGAAATCGCGCAGAACTTTATCCTCTGCAACGATTGCCGTAAACCGATGGCCCCGGAAGAAGTGATTTGCTGGTCGCCGTATGACACAAATCCTGCACAGCCGACCATCTATCTGTGCAAAGACTGTGAATGTGGTACGAAACACTTTGACCGTGTGGAGTACGACCGTGCGAACTTCGTGCAAAGCTACCCGGTGAAACAACGTAACCTCCGCCTGCTGGCGACAAGCGATGCCGGAATGAACATGCGTTATATTCCGGAGCCGATTCGTCGTCCGTATGACACACACATCTAAAAGTAAAGTAAAGGGGGTCTTTCCCCCTTCTTATTTTTTGCCTTTTTACGCAACTTCCCTTTCCTGTGAATAACAAGAATTTGTTGCGGGGGAAATCGATGCAATCGATAGCGCAATCAACCATCATTAAACCGTCGGTCGAACCGACAGAACAGCAAATCAATATCACCATTGAGCGACTCACTTGGGGTAGCGAAAAAGCACGCGAGTATTATCATGCCTTTGGGTCACGTACCATTCCGATTAAACGGTTGAACGTTATCCTCAAAAATCCGCAGTACCAAGTCTTCGGTTTGCGTAACGACAGACATAAGCCGCTTGGGTATATCTCGGTCATTACCACCATGGGCGATGAAACACTCATCATTCACCATGCAGAAGAGATTATCTCTAAGTCTCTTAACAAAGTGGCGATGATGATGTTGTTGGATCACGTCGGGTGCCGCTATGCGATGACGGTTGACGGGTCGTCTGATAACTTCGACTTCCGCAATCGCATGGGCTTTAAGCTGATTGAAAACAACTGGATGGTGAACTGTAAACCGTACGAGAAACTTCCCATCGATAAACGGATTGTGGATGTCTCTGGTTTAGAGTCACTCAGCGAACATCAGCTTGAGCAACTTACCGGTTTAGTCCGCTACACCATCTACCGCGAAGGGCAGACTGATCCGTTTGGTCGGGAAATCTTCCGTGAAGTGTTACCAGAGTCGGTCATTGAACGTGGGCGCACCAGTCAGTATAAAACGCTGGTCTGGATGGATGCGGGGGATATTCTCGGCGTCGCACAACTGCAATACGCACAATGGGGTGAGGTTATCCTGAGTGGGGTTGGGGTTGATGGTTCCCATACGGGCAAGCGTATCGGGCGCAATCTGGTTGCCGCGGCAATTCAGAAAGCGGGCATGTCTCACGAACACCTGATGGCCACCACCTTTGCAGACAATGGGCCAATGAACCACCTGTTTGGAAACCTCTTAGGTTGGGATATGTTGCCGGGGTCAATTGGCGTGGAGTTGGTTGAGAACGCGGTGAGCTGGAAGAAGTCGAAGAAGTATCTGGGTGTGACAGCCGGTCACGGTGCCCCAATGTACAAAGGGGATTGAGATGCGTTCTATTTTAAAATGGGTCGGTGGAAAGAAGCGAATCATCCAACCCCTGCGTAAGGTGTTCGGTGACACCGATTGTTTCGTCGAGCCGTTCGTGGGCGCAGGTTCGGTATTCATGAACACCAACTTCCCGAAGTACATTCTCTCTGACTACAATCCCGATTTGGTTGCGGTGCTCCGTTCTGCGATGGAAGCCCCGGACGATTTGGTGGAAGCTTGTGAGCAACTCTGGACTAACGGGTGTGACCCTGAGGTTTATGATGCCCGCCGGGCGATACTCAACGACCGTGAGAACGTCACCGTCGAAGACACCATTGACCGGGCAGCTATCTTCATTTACCTGAACCGTCACGGGTACAATGGGTTGTGTCGCTACAACAAGTCGGGCGGGTACAACGTCCCTTATGGCGACCACCCAACCAAACCGTATTTACCCAAAGAAGAAATTCATGCTTTCTGGAAACGCTGCACCGAATCCGAAGTAGACTTGCGCTGCTGTGGCTTTGAGGAGACGATTATCAATGCACCGAAAGGTTCACTGATTTACGCTGACCCTCCGTACATACCCAGCTCGAAGACTTCCTCGTTTGCGCAGTATCATAAAGCGTCCTTTAACCAACAACACCAACGCCAATTGGCTAAACTCCTGAAAGAAGCACATCTTCGTGGTTGTCGTGTAGTCCTGTCGAATTCTGATACGCTGCTCACCAAAGACATCTACTATGGCTTCCAATGGGAGACCGTAGAGGTGGGGCGGTATTTAGGGTCGAAGGCTGAAACCCGTGGACGTGTGAACGAGTTGATTGGTGTTCTGGAGTAACCATGCACCTGTTATCGTATCCACCTGTGTACGAGCGACCTGTCCTCCTTAACGGTCGAGAGGTTGAAGTTGAACGTATCTGGCAAGGCATTAAACAAACCCATCCGTTAGCGATGGACGAGGAGCATTATCTGGTGGTGTCTAACACTCGCCAGACGCTCCTTGTATTAAGTGGCGAACGTCACGGCGATGTGTTCCATATTCTCAATATGGTGCCGATGACCGACAAGCCCTTTTACCAGTGGAAAAACCTCATGCGTCAACTCGAAGTGGTTCACTTCGATGTGGTATTAGACCCAAGTGCTCATGTCGAGCACGGGATATGTCAGGCCATGGGACTTGAGTTCGTGACAAAGCGTGTGAAGTTTACCCCGTTTGATGTTTCGCGTTTCAACACGCGTGCGCCGATGATTCATCGTCAGGAGAACTGCTCTCTTGATGAGATGGAGCGTGTGTGTCAGATAACGAAGAAATCACTGCCGGGGTACAAGCACATCTTAAAGGAAGTGGCGTTCGGTTTTATGGAAACGTTGGTACGCAAACAAAACGACAAGATTACGTCGGTGTTGTTTGTTAGCCAGACACCTAATACCGTCACCGTCGCTAACTACGTTTCTGTGTTTCATCAACAGGACAGGCAGTATGCGCAGGACTTCTCGGAGTTCTTCCGATACTTACTGAAACTGTGCGGGACACAGAAAAAGTCGTTGTATATCTCGCTGGACGCTAAGGCAGAGATACCGACTTACGATGGTATCACTCATGAGGTGGTGACACATCATTACACGATTGCTTAGGAGGGTTATGAGAGAGATAACGAAAGAGGTGCTAGATGGTACGTATGACCAACCGCTCGGGCGTGGTGTATTAGACTGGCGTATCTTAGATCTGGCCCCCATGGAAACAAAACACATTGTTGAAGTGGGGCGTTGGCGTGTGTACCTAAAACGTCATCGTATCGAGGAAACAGCGCTACTGATTTCCGTTGACCGTTTTGGGGATGTGGAAGAACCACTGAATCTGCTCCCTGATGTGCTGGACGTCAAGGCAGTCTTTGCTTACTCGACGACGACTGCGGATGAAGCCCTTAAACGAATAGGGTTTGATCTGCATGCAGTGAAATATATCATTCCACCGCGCGAGGGTATCAGACCACCGCCGAAGATGATTGAAAACTGCCTGTTGACGGACCAAGAAGCGGCGTCTTTTAAACTGGCCGCCATCGAAGAAGAAAGCATCCGTAAAGCGGCGGAAGCGTACGGTATGGGCACAGCTGCGTTTCACCGTGTCGACTTTGGGCACGGACGTACGGCAGTTGCGCTTATCAATATCGTCGATGAACATGCCACACTGCTGACGCACTGGGCAAGTGACTTCCAATCGCAAATGACGGTTGCTGACATCTTTAACTACATTGCCTCCTGTCAGAAGAACGGCGGGGAGTACGTGGTTAACCGTCAAACGTTCGATGACCCAACCCCTCTGGTGGAAACGCTGGAAACCCTCCACACCACGACACGCGGTGTTTATATTATCACAAAAGGAGTATCTACCCATGCAAACTAGCATCAATCGTTCTGTCGCGCGTTCTAAAGAAGTGGTTTACGATGTGGTCTCTGGTGAAAAGACCCTGTTCCGTGCGGTGATTGTCGAGAACAACGAACTGCTCGTGGTCTATCCGGGTGGCGAGTTCTCTAAAGCGGAAAAGGTGGCACTGGATAAACTCATCACCAAAGCGAAACACCGCGACGGGATTTCTATCCACCGTGTGGTTAATGGTCGTGAGTTAGTGGAGAATGGCAAAGACTTAGAAGTGCGTCCCGTGAGCACGCAAGTCAACGCCTTTGTATGACACCACTAACGTTATAGAGGAATCGCAATGGATGTTATCGATTTCGAACAGCTTCCACAGCACGACTTCGACCTCGGCGTCCGTGACATGGATTGCGGCTTCGAAGAAAAGGCGCGTGCGCTGTTCCAGAAATACGGCGAACTGATTATGGGTACCGACCATCCAGACATCACACTGGATGAGTTCGAGAAACTGATCGTTGGTCTCATCACGACCCGTGCACAGGACAGAGCGTTGCTGAACGAGTTGAACTTTACCACCGTGTCCCCCGCGGATGCTGCCGGTATCCTGTCGCAGTCCATCGTGCCGAACGATGAGATTCTCGACAAGGTTGCTGAGCTACGTGGCCCGTTCGACACAGCGGTAGAAGACTACGCGCAGCAGTTAGCGGAATCGGAATACGCGATGGTCGCCCCTGAGGGTGAGCAGCTGCCGTCTGATGAGCAAACTGAAACTGCCCGTCTGCGTCTTGCGCGATATGTCATTACCAGCGTGCTGGTTGATGACCGTGAAGATTGTCAGCTCTAATGAAATGACCTCACCTTCGGGTGGGGTTTATTTTTTTTTGCCTTTTTACAGAATAGCACCTATCTATGTCAAACCAAATAACCCTGAGGATTAAAAGCAATGTGGCTTAGCGCAATTCACCGTGATTTACCAAAAATCGTTGACTTCGGTACCAGCGTGACTGGCGACCCGAATGTCGAACCGGTACAAATCGATGTGGGTCTGGCGAAGTTCGACCGCATGGAAGAAGGTCAGTTCGTGGTTCTCGATGCTGAAGAGAACGAATACATGCTGTTCCACCCGGAAGTGGATGTCGCGGGCATCGTTGACGGTGTGTGGTTAGCATCGTGGCACGATAAGTCCACGGACAAGTGGATGTGGGCGCTGGCAAAACAAGTCGGTGATAATTCATTCGTTCTGGATACCAAGCACCATGTTGAGCCCGTCCCTCATTGATGTCCGCGATGAGCTGTCGACGAATGATTACCTCATTCGGATGCAGTCCGCGTTTCAAAAGCCGTTAGGTGGCCCACCGGAAGCACGTCAGGTGTACGCACAGGTCATCGGGGTGGATAACAAAGAGGTTCACTTCACGAACCTTGAAACCAAACTCGACTTCACCATGCCCCTGAACGTGTTTCTGTTTGTGCCTGCTCTCGGTTTGCCAGTTGAGATTAGTCGCGTGCATCACCGCATCTTCTGTTGGCCTGATGTCCACAAAGAGAACAGCGATCCTATCCAGCTGCAAATTCGCCTGTAACGTATTACTTTTCAGATAGATATTATCTAGGGGAGAAGATTGTTTTCTCCCTCACATTTTAATCTATAAGGAGTATCTCATGTACAATTACGTTGTGTTGGGCCGCAAAGGTAGCATCGTCAGATTCGTCTTTAAATCTGACCCACCTGCCAAGCCGCGCGCGTTGGATTTAGCGGGCTTCGATTATAAAGGCATCCGCAAAGGTGTACAGCTGGACTTCAACGGTGACGTGAAGCCGGAGAACCTTTTGTATTCTGGCGATGTGAAGCCAAGAAAGCTTGTCGCCATCGGTGGAAAGAAACCCGCGAAGGCTGCAAAAGAAAGCAAAAAGGCACCGAAGGCTGAACCGACTTTCATCGTTGTTAAACGTGTGAAGCAGGTCATCGAATATAAGATCTGCGGGGACGAGTCTGCGGAACCGTTAAACGAGACTCTGAAGATTAGTCTCGCCGGTTACGACTACAGAAAGCTGCGTAAGGACATGACCTTCCAGTTTGAAGGCGGTAAGATTGCTGCGGAGAATATTCGCTACTGGCCGTTCCGCGGTACTTCAAATAAGCTGCCGTTGCCGAAGCTTGAAGAAGTTGCACCTAAAGCGAAATCCGCAGCGGTGTCCAAGCGCGGTGCCACACCAAACGTGTCTATCCTGCGTAAGCACTTCTAATCAGTACGTCCTACTCCTTCGGGAGTAGGACTGTTTTATTTTTTAAGGACTGTCGATGACTACTTTTATTGCGGGCAAGAACTACCTCGCCGCAGACCGTGCGGTAATGAAAAACCGAATGGTATTTGAAGATGCGAAGATTCGCACTATCAAAGGACGCATCGCGTACTTCTTTGGTTCAGAGCATCCCACACCAGACGAACGCAAGTTGCTGGAAAAGAACATCTACGATTACATCTTCGGTAAGCAGAAAGCCCACGAGGCAGCAGAGTTGTGGTTGCTGCACTTCATGGAAAGCAATACGCTGGTTGTGATGACCCGCAAGAAGACGCTGACCTTCAGTGCTATCTCACGGCTTGCTGCGTGGTCGCCGGAGCTGGGTGCCCCAACACGCCACACAGGACTTACCGTAACCGAAGACCTGCTTGAAACACCCGTCGTTTATGGCTCGGGTGCAGAGTTGGCACGGGCAGGATGGGCATGCGGATTACAGCCTGAGAACATCATTCTCATGGTACAGAAAATAGACCCGATGTCAGGGCATGGCTGCGATGTGGTTTACAGAGAGGGCTTGCGAAAATGAGTACCGTTTCTATTGCTGGTTTCGTTGTGAATGGTGTGGTCTACGTCAACACCGCTGTTCAATCCATGCACCTGATGGCACCGTACAACCCTGAGGCGGGTTTCGATAAACTCGGATGGTGGTTCCCGAACGATGGGCAGGATAAAATTAGTGACATCTTGGTTAATGGGGATGACTGCGAACGCCATGAGGACATTACCTACTCCGGTAGTGTGCTGCGTCACGATGGGCGATTCTACGACGTTAAATTAGCTGGGCCAAACTACCGATTAATTTTCCTCCATCAACCGACCCCCGTGATGGTCTTTCCAGCCGACACGGAATCATCGTTTGTGGCGACCTTTATCGAGCACTTGTCCTTGCACCCCGACTTGGACACCGAAGGGCCTGGGTGGAGCGCAGAGCGTATCATGAAGATACTGTCGTGCTTCGCAGGCTGTCACAACTTCAAACCTTTCATGACTCTGGATGAACTCAAAGCCAAAGTCCAAGCTATGCCGGAATGTAAATTAGCGCCATTCCCCCGCCAAAGAAAACCGGAGTAGGAACGCGCGGATTTATAACAGCAGCATCCCTTTTAATGACAAACACAAGAGGATTATCAACATGCAATCTGTAGCCCATGCTTTATCTCCAGTCGCTTTTCCACAGTTCACCGGTCTTCAGGTTTACATGCTTCAGGCCACAGCGGGAACCCTCGCGGACGTAGCACCAGAAGGTTATCGCGACCTCGTTAGTGAGATGCTGAAAGATGGTAACATTCCTGCGGACACACAGGTCTGGCTGACGGTTGATGAATCGAACGTCAAAGCCGGTAAGAAGCAACGTCGTGGTGGTGCACACATCGATGGCAACTACGACCTCTTCGCAAGTGACTGGTGCACCGGTAGTTCTGGCTGGTTAAACGGGGTGCCGGGACGTGAACTGACGCTTGAAGAACACCATCGTAGTTATCAGGAGTTCGGTGGTGGGATGCTGATTGCCTCCAACCATGCAGCCTGTCAGGTGTGGGAAGGGGAAGTGAACGGTATTCCGGGCCAAGGTGGCGACTGTGAGCATCTTCGTGACCAACTGGAAATGCTCCCGACCTATCTGATGGAAAGCAACCGAGCGTACCTGACGAACTCGCAGTGTGTGCACGAGTCGTTACCATTAAAAGTTGACTTTCCACGTCAGCTTGTGCGCATCACTCTGTCCGAGCAGTACAAATTTAATTAATCTAAAACCACAAAGAGAATCAGAATATGGCGAAGCAAAAGAAAACCCGTAACAAAAAATATAACCCACAGCAAGCCCATGCAGAAACAGCCCGTATGGTGGTGCAAAACTCATTAGCCCGCATTTCCTTTATCGGTGCATCTAACCGCCGCATTCAACCCTACGGTGGTCGCGGCTTCCAATTCACCGTCAATCGCCCGGTACGGGTAACGGTCAGTGCAGCATTGGCTGAAACACTGTTCGAAGACCCACGGACATGGTCGGTGTGGATGGCGCATTATGCCGTTAATGCGGAAGGTGTCGTGGATGTGGAGTCTGGCGTTCTTCGCTTAGACGAATATACGTTGACTGACTTCACGGAAAATGTGGACAAGTTAGTGGAGCACATGAAACCTGAGCGCATGATGGATAACCCGGAATACGTGGGCTACGCATTCTTTGCTTCACCAAACGAGCGTTACGATTTCACGCATGACACCACGGACGAACGTCTGATTGAAAACTTCATGGCGTCGGGTGTGCTGGAGAAGGAGAATCATCTTTCACAACACGTTCTGAATGTTACCAAGGAAGAACTTATCATCATGCTCATGGCGGACCATGCCAAGTTTGATACCAACATCAGTATTCACCATCGCGGCGAGGGGGATGATTACCACGTCGCAAATAAGCAAGTTATCGGAGAGTAAGAAATGAAGTTCTGGGAGCGTTTTTGTCGCTTGTTTAAAGATGTCCCTGAGGCCCAGTCTGACGGTGACCGTTATACCCAAATCGTGCGTGACTACTTCAATGCAGGTAATCACAACGTCGTGGAACTCTGTGATGCTATTGGCATGACACCACGCTCACTGTACTTTGCGGTTAACGACGACAACGTACGGGCGAACATTCTGCCCCGCCTCCCTGAAAAGATGCGGATGGAATTGCGTGATGAACTGACCGCGCGTGCGTTCAGTCGTCAGGCCGTCTCGTTAATTCGTCCGAGCACCGCGAAGTACGATTTCGAAAACCTCAATGAGTTAATGGCACACGTACACCAGTTGTTCGAAACCTACCGCCTCGAACGTGGCGAGAAAGTGGACACCTCTATTAAGGCGTACATCCACTCCCTTACACCACGTACCGTGCGTATCGCCTTCGTAGGCGGCGGTCACGAATTCAATGTGGGTATCATTGAAGGTATTAACGTTGTGCAGCAAAACCTGCTTATGGTGAATTATGGAAAACTTAACGCCCGTGGAAATCGTCAATGTTTTTAACCGTTATGTCCACGGTCAAGAACTGGCAAAAAAGATGTTGGCGATTGCTCTGCGTAACCGCGTACGGGTAGCACTGCTACCCCTCGGTGAACGTGACAGTGTTCGCAAACAGAATCTGTTGTTACTGGGGCCAACTGGCTGCGGTAAAACTGCGTTGATGCGTGTATTGAAGACGCAGTTTGGTTTACCCGTGTTAGAGCTGGACATGACAGGCTTTTCTGAGACGGGCTACGTGGGGCGTAATCTCAATACCGTGGGGACGGACTTACAAACCCTCACGCGTTCAATCGCTTTGCCGGACTGGTACGTAGAAATGCGCACCGGGATGCAGCTCGAAAAAGACGAGCAGCGCTATACCCGTGAAGAACTCAAAGCGTTAGAAGAAAAAGAGTACGAAGTGGAAAGCGCTGCACGACAGGCGGAATGGGATGCAGGCCGTGATGCTAAAAAGCAACACGAACAAACGCTGAAAGATTTAGGCGTGTTCCCGGACGACGATACCTACAATCATTATCGCATGGTCTATTACATGCGTGCGTTTTTAGTGGGGTATCATGCGTTAAAGAACCTGCCGTACGACGTCATTGATTTCGCGGACATTGAAATGATTCATGGGCAGAAGCTCATTGATGTCGCGAAGACTGTGGTTGGTCTTGTCGAGAAGATGGCTGGCAGACCGATCAACAGTATCGATGATCTCAATGAAGATCTCAGCGAGCGCACCGATGAGATGATGGAGAACAATCCTGCCTTGTTGGGTGAGTTCATGGGACTGATGGCCTACAACGAAGTGTTGGAAGCCATTATGGAACTTGGCACCGATCGCCTCAGCAGTAACCCGGCGGCGGCCTGTGTCTCCTCCAGCGATTGGTACGACGTCGCGCACTCTTTCGATGAAGCGGATGAACAGGATATCCCGCCAGGCATTGCTTGGCGTCCGATGGACTTCACGGAGTTTGCGCTCTACATCTGTGTGATGTTGGTGCGTGACCCGGAAGGTCTGGAGGAAGTCTTCGAAGACTGTGATGACTTCACCCGCTTCGCCGACAAGAAACTTTGGAGCTACACCATCCCTAAACCGGAAGTGGTGCAGCCTAAAGGGAAGCGTAATGTGTTGTCGAAGAAAGACCTCGACAAGGTGGCGAACTGTAATGGTCGCGACTTCGTGGAGAACTTCGGGGTGGTGTTCTTAGATGAGATTGACAAACTCATTGAAACGGATACCACGGGAAGGACACACGTCTCCCGCAGCGGTGTACAGCGCAGTCTGCTCAAGATGGTAGAAGGCGGCTTGTACGCCGGGATTGACACCACGAACATTCTGTTTGTCGGTGCCGGTTCTTTCGCAGAAGCGCCTGTTACCAAACTGATGCCAGAACTGCAAGGGCGCTTTACCTTGCGTGCCGAGCTGGAACCGTTGGATAAAGAAGCACTGATTGCGATTTGTCGAATGGATAGCAGTGAGTTCCATGCAATGGTTCGACTCTTGCGAATCGAGGGTGTGAAAGTCAACTACGACCTTGACACCTTTGAGTACATTGCAGAGAAGACCGTTGAAGCGAACTCGGTAGATAACCTCGGCGCACGGCGCTTAGCCGCGATTGTCGAAGCGTTGTTCCAAGACGCGTTGTACGAACCCAACAAGTACACGGAAAAAGGTTACGACCTGACAGGTAAAACCCTGCGTGCTAAGGAGAAACCGTGACGTATTTGACGCTCGCAGTTGTTTGGTTGCTGGCTCTGGTGGGTGTAGGCCACTTAGCCAGTCAACTAACGATTAAGTTTAAGTGGGACATGGGCATCTCTGTTTTACTCGCGGCGGTAGGGGGTTGGGCTATAACCTTCCCCTATATCTACTTCGTTGTTGTACCACTTTATCAAAATATCGGAAATTGAGAACATGGAAAAGAAAACTGAACGTAACTTGATTGAAATCACAGGCAAGGGCGAAGACAACAACGGCAAGTTCTATTCCGTCGTGTTGTTAGACCAGTCCAAGATGAACGCTAATGGTCGTCAGTATAACGGCGATCTTGCGCATCTGGTGCGCGGTATCAAACGCATGCCGCGACTGTTCTGTGAAGTTGACCCGTATCACGATTACCGCTTCCAGTTCCCGGTAACCGATGACCGTTCTGTTTCTGGACCATGTACGGTCGACATGAAAAACGTTTGTGCATCTATCGAGAACATCCGTCACGATAAGATGAACCAGCGTGTGTCGGCTGAGCTGCGTCCGTGGGGCCCGCAGGCTTCGATGGTGCGTGATCTGTTGGACGGGGTCAACCAGAACGTGACCTTCGGGATGCGTGCGTTGGCAACCCCTGATGGCAAGATTGATAAAGTCATCACATGGGATTTGTTACCAGAATGAATATCGCCGAACTGTTCTAATGAAAAAAAGCTCAGATAGATATTATCTTGATGAGCTTTCCATTATTAGTTCCAAGGAAGGTGCGTTTTACAATTACAATAAATTAAAATAATAAGGAGTCCGTCATGGATAAAATTTATATCGTTACAGCAATCCTCTTTACCATCGCCTGCTTACTCAGCTGGCGTGTATCATCTAACATGAAACGTCGTAAGTGCCCACCGGGTGCTATCGCGTTTGGTGTTCAAGCCTGTGTTTATGGTTTTGTGGCCATCTACACCGGTGTGAAGTATTTCATCTAGCAGTAAAAAAGGGGCACGGAAGTGTCCTTTTTCTTTTTTCGTAAAATAAGGAGTATCAAATGCCACGTCTCTTAGCGTTTACCGGTGGAATTGATTCCACATGGGTGTTGCAGAAGTTAATTCAACAACCGTCATCCGATGGCGGTGAAGTGATTCATCCGGTGTACATGGATTTCTATCAAGGTTCTCCGGCAGCCATTGTCGAGTTCCTGCTCGGCAGCGAAATCGCCCTGCGGCTGTTAAAGCACAACAAAGACAATTATAAAGAGCCGCTGGAATGGCGCTCACCCCCGTTGCAAATTTTCACCAGCTGTATTATCGGTCGCTCAAACGGAAACGAAAGTCGCCTGATTCAACAGGGTAACACCGTGTTGGGTTTGGCACACCTGATGAATGCGGTACAAGCTCGCCATCCGGGGTCTACCGCCTTAACCGGCTGGAACAAAGCCGATTTCATTGAAAACAGTGCGCTGCAAGGCGAGTGGTCTGAAGAGGATTACCTGCGCCTGAAAAAACTCTACAGTGAAATGATGTTCTTCCAAGACCATCACTATCGCTGTTCTCCACTTCTCACCCCGGCGTGGGATATGGAGAAGAAAGACATGTGGGATGCACTCCCGACTGATGTGCAAGAACTGATCACTGTGTGTTCAACCTACATGTTTAAGATTTACCATGTTAAGTCCGAGAACGCGCTGTACATCTCCTGTAACCCACAACACTTCGGTAAGTCTGTGCGGTATCTGGCCCGTGGGATTAACCTCACGGCTGCCTGGCGTATAGCGATTGACGACGAGTTCCATCGCCGTCTTAACACAGACAACGTCCCGAGTAACCACTTCGCTGGAAGCTTCCCAAGTGAGTTGCTATCGTCGACCGAAACGAAGCACCGGCCATCACTGCGCATGCGTTCCGATGACCGCAACCTGCAAATCGAAGCCTACAGTATCGATGAGTGGAAAACGAAGTTTGACCATGTAGAAGATATGCTAAAGGTGGAACGTGAACGAGAACAAGCCGAGTACCGTGCCCAGCGAGAAAAAGAGAAAGCTGAAAGTCCGGACAGTGCAAATCGCGAAGTGGCGGAAGGCGAAGTCGCTGTTTCCAGCGGTGCCGCTGATTGATGTCACGGTTAAATCCGGTATCAAAGCCTTAGCCCCAACGTGGGACTTTCTGATGGTGTACAAGAACTCCGACAAAGGTCCCGAGGCTGAAGACGCCTACACGAAAAAATATAAAAGCAGAATCCAACAGCTCAAACAGGATGACCCTGATGTGATGTTGGAACTGCTGTATCAGGATGAGATTATCCTGATGTGTTATTGCCCGTCCGGTAAGTTTTGTCACCGGCTTTTATTAGTTGATGAGTTCAAAGCCTTAGGCGATGAACACAATGTCGAAGTAACCTACGAAGGAGAAATCACATGAGTTTTGATATCAAGAACGACACCCTGCGCATCATTGTTCCGGTCGGCACTATTCCCGGTCGTGAAATCCCACTTTTTGAAAACGCCACGGCGTTAGCCAAAGAAGCTTTCGAAGCTGCGGGTTTCGAGAAAGTGGAACTGGTTGAGAAACCGGCAGCGTTTTTCACCCGTGCTTACAGCGACAGCGGGCAGGCTTGGGCTGCACTGTATAACTACGGTTTGGTATTACGCTCGTCGTTTACGCCGTACGTCACCATTGAAGAACTGCAAAAGCACGCAGCCATCATCAATGTGTGGCATGACATCTTCAGCCACAAAATCCCAACGGATACACTGATCAGATTCTCGCCGACCCTGACCATGATTGCCGTTAACGATTTGGCCAAATAAATTAGCACCCACAAGGAGTATCAACATGCAGGCTCAATTTATCCGCGTACCGTTGTTTTCGAAAAATACCATCTCCGACAACATTGTTCTTCAGAATCTAATCGATACCACCCACAAACTTTATACGCTGGCGAAAGACAAGTTTCCGCACATCGAGGGCTATAGCGTCCCCGAAGAAACACGCACTTACGTACTGATGGAGAAGTACGCCCGTCCGGCTTACCGCGCATTATCGACGCTGGCACCCGATTCGGAAGAAGCAGCGAAAATCATTGCGTTATTGCACGAAGTCTATTGTGGTATCGCGGCGGACGATTGTGTAAACGTCGAACCGACGCCAGCGATGCTGTTGGCTATCAACAATCAGCACCTCCAGTCTGACATGTACATGCGTGCTGTGTTAGAAAGTAAACCTGGGTTCATGCGCAGGAGTATTGCTAACAACGGGCCGCGCGTTAAAAACCCTATCAATAAGGATATCACGCTTATCGGTGTCGCGGATATGCCTGCCGATATGCAAAAGGCTATTCTCGAAACGATGGCGCGGTTTAACGCAGGCAGAAACACGTTGTTGACTGGCCGCGACCGTAACATTATTACCGGTCCGGTGAGTTTCAATTTGAATTACCTCGGCGACGGTAAGTGGGAAGCCGATATCCACATTGTGGCTCAATCAGTTTCCGGACAGATCTGGCAGTTCATCATTGAACGTCTGAAGGCAGACACTGATTCAACCGAAGATAAATATATCATCAACGGTGATAAAATGGTTATCGAGATGGCCCAAATGTTGCCGGAACGTCAGATGAGTGATGTTGTTATCAAACTGGTCACCAATGGTCTCAAAAACACCATTATCCATGCCCTGTTGGATATCAGCAAAAACCGTTATCAAAATGAAATTATTCTTCGTTCCCTGAAGAAATAAGCAGTCCCCACAAGGAGTATAAAAATGGAAATGAACTTTTACACTAAGCGAGAGTTAACGCACCTCGCAATGTTAAAACAACCGGGTATGGCCATTGACCCGGAAATCAAGATTGACCCGCTCAAAGAAGAAATCGCGTTGAGCTACCCGGAAGCCGAGTGGAACGACTGGTACTGCAAGGTGAAGATGGTGTCTTACGCGCTTCTGGAGCTGGCACGCTACAACACCTGCAAACGTTTGCAAGGTTGGGTCTGGTATGTGCCCCGTACGCCGTCTCAGTTAGCCTTTGAGACAAATCCCGAAGAGAAGGTGGCTATCCGCCCAGTCATCCACCCTGAGCGCTTAGAGGTCCATCTGGAAGCGATTTGGAACCGTCCGCGTACGGAGCTGGCGGAAATCGTTCGCATTATCCAGCGGGTTGAGATGCCGGGACTGACGTGGGTAACCTGGGACTCGGTTGATGTCAACAAAAACTTCTGGGTATTAAGCTGGGTCGGTGGACCGTTCCATAACCACAACCATATCTACCTGAACCGGAGATAGCCCGATGCTTGACCGTCTGCTCTCCTTGATTAACAAACGTCAGCGTGACCTCTTTCAGCGTAACCTGCGTCTGGAAGAACAAAAGCTGGAAGCGGAACAGCGTGTCCGTGCGCTCGAAAAGGTGGTGTTGGAAATGACCGACGTCGCGATATCGCATTGCGTGGTGATAAAAGCCGGTGTCGAGCGCAGTGACGGGCCATCCATTCGCCTGTCGACCGATACGCTCCATCAGCGCATGGTGGGCTACCGTACCAAAGTCAAAGAACTGGATTATTTCTGATGAAAGATGTAACGCCTTTTGATGCCAAGTCACTCGGTGGGATGTCGCCAGAGCAATCGCTTTCCTACCTCGCAAGGGGTGGGAAGATTCTGGATGACACCGACACAGCTGACCGGTTGTTAACCATGATGGTGCCCCTGCGTGATAACTACTACGAGATTGTGCCGCTCGCAACCGAGTATGTGGTACGCACGCCGGGGCGTGAATACGAAGCATTGAGAGCGCCTCGCAGCGTAGGCGGGGTGATTCTATTGATGCGTAACTTTAACGACGCTGTAGAGCGCTGTGGGCTGTATATCGCCACAGGTGGAACGGGACACTACTAATGTTTGGATGGCTTACACGACTGTCGAAATTGAAGCAGGAAAACGCCGAGCTAAAAGAGTTGGTGGTAACGCTGCGGGAACTCAATGAAACTGATGAACGTATGCTTGCATCCACCATGGCTTCCTTAAATGATGACATGATGCGCGGGCGCGTATGGGTCGAGTCATACCGGTGGCACATTTGCCGGATGAACGAATCCACGCAGAAGTACATCAAGGAATACGAGGAGTCGTATCAAAATACCGCCAAAGAACGAAACATCCACATTAATCACGAACCGATACCGACGTTCGATTTCCCGACCTCACCACCGGACGAAATTGTTGTACGTCCCCGTGATAAGTACCGTACGCCGATTCGTGGCACAATAGAGATTAAAGATCTCAGCACGTATATTCAACCAAAAAAGGAACAGTGATGTACCAACTGACATTGTCAAACGGTTTAACAGTTAGCTTAGTTCAACCCACGGTTGAAGATGTGCGCAAGTTCACCCACAACCAGCGCGATGCCCGCACGTCGCAGACTATGTGGATTCTCAGCGAAAACGGTGAGTTTATCTTACCGAAGTTTGTGAAATCGGAGCGCGGTGAACATCTCGCGATTAACCGTTTTCTTGACCGGATGCAAAAGGTCGGTACGGAATATGGCTTAGCCGTGTGTACTGCGGAACTGCCGGACGACCTCGTGCTGATGTCAGATGAGCTGATGCACCTGTCCGTTGAGTATTTGGCGATTATCGATAACTATTGTAAGTACCCGAATGCCCGTACGTTCATCATGATGTCGAACATGGCGTCGCATCTTTGGAACGTGCACCACCGCAAGAAACACTAAGAGTAACCTAAAAGGAGTATTAAAATGTTGAAACCTCGTAAAGCAAAAACCGGTCTGGTAATCGTTACTCGCTATTCTGCGGGACTCCGTGGATTCCCAGAAGGGTTTGCGGTGTACTTGGGCAAGAAACTTGTTCGCTACATCGATGGCGTAGAAGTCGGTGAGATTGTGGGGCCATTAGGTGCACCTACCTTACCGGTCTTTAACCTGCCGAAAACCACCCGTGTGATATATCGCCAATTACAGAATATGTTTTGTCGTGCGACCATCGGCATGGGTACCAAATACTACGGCCTGCGTAAGTTAAAGCCGGTCGCTAAAAAGAAAGACACCTACATGGAAGAGTTGCAGGAGTCACTGTTCGGTAAACCGGATTACAGTCACATCGGTATTAACGCCAACCGTGACGCGGGTATGCAAACGTCGATGGACACGCTGTTTAAGGGCGGGATTCACAACGGTAATGACAAACTGGCCCGTAAGATTGCCAATAACCCCGGTGTGTCCGGTGCGTTTGATAATCGTGTTGCCGGACTGCTTCAGCAAGGTACGGGACATTCTTTACTGACAAGTGACTGTCGCTCCATCCGGTCTATTGCGTTGCAGATGGCGCAGCACAATGTCGATACGGCTATGCGTAAGTTGAACTTCTCTAACGTTACGGTGCTGTACAGCACCGACGTGTTGAAGGATGTCGAGAACGAACTCCGTACCTGTCACGATGATCGTAACCACATCAACCGAATGCTTGAGCTTCGTAAAACGCTGCCGTTAGCGGGTACCTACACACTCGTTGATGATCTGGTTAAGCTACCGCTGATGTCTCAATTGACTGAGTCTATCTGCGCAGCCGGTAAACGGGCAATGGCAGAACTGCCAACGGAAGACGCCGCTGAGTTGGATGACCCGACTCCAGAGACGTTAGTGGACTGGCTGATTCTGTTCGGTTCACTAAACCAACCGAAGACGGTGGACTATCTTTCCACGTTGAACGTCGGTGGCAGTGGGATCTCTTCTGAGGAAACGGCGGCGTTGTATAAGCGCATTCGTGAGCGTGCTGGAATTAACGATGGGGATGAAGCAGTTGCCAGAACGGTGGCGATGGCACGGGCAATTAGTCCGCACCTTCACGACCCTTATGCTTACTCACGCGCGTTGCGTAACGGCGAACCTGTGCTGTACATGGATCTCGAAATGCCGACGGATACCAGTAAGCTCAAAGACCTGTTGGTCAAGGAAGAAGATTTGCCTAAGTTGATGGCCAACTACATCAAGGTTCGCCAAGGGGGCAAAGGCGAGATGTTCACCCTCGACTCTATCCCTCGTGAAAACAGCTTATTGAAGGACGAAGACGACAATGCTTAAACCGAAGAAACGCAAGGACCGTGTATACTTGATGCGGGCAACGAACGGCGGTTATGTGGTGCGCAGCGAAACCAAACGACGCGCGCTCACCCAAGACGCTATCGATGGCATCCTGTTGGTCTACAGTCCAGAGTACAGTTATCCGTGCGCAAACCGTGTAGTGCGATTAGTTCTGGATATGGTTTACCGGAACAATCGTAAGAAGGTTATGTTGAAAGAGTTCTCGTGGGAAACCTTCACGCCAAGTCCGGAGAAGTTCCGAGTCCCGACTGATGGTGTGATGGGTCGTGAGTTGGATTGGAGTCGACTTTTGACGAAGCCGGTTATCTCTGAGAACGCGAAAGCGGCGATTGGGGGTTTGGAAATCAAAGGTGTGCAGCTGAAGCAATCGAAGCTTAAAACTGACGACATCCAAGAACTGGTTAAAGAGTTCGGGGTTGTCGCGGAGCAGCAACTGATTGACCGCTTCATGCGAAACGAACAACCTACCCAAGAAGAGTATGAGCAGGCGCAGGCTATCGGCCGTTTGATGCTCCACCGCTGGTTAGAAAAGCAGAACTGTTAAAAGGCAGTGCCCTACTCCTTCGGGAGTAGGGTTTCTTCTTTTTTTGTTTACTCGCAATAAAAAATATTTCAGATATATATTACCTAGGTGAGAGTTGAGTAATAATCTTCTCTTAACCATCCTATTAATAGACTATCGAGGAATACATCATGAACACAGTTATCACTCTGAACGACACCATCCGTGAAGTAGCTCGCCGTAACCCAGCAGCTCTGTTATCCGTAGTTGGCATGTATGCGGGTACCGGTCGTGTCAATGATATCCCGGTGGAAACACTGGAAGCTGCAATCGAGAAAGCGCACGAAGCAGGACGCAACACACCTGTTCCTAATCGTGAAAATTTCGACAGTGACATGGCCTACAACGACCAAGTCAATCAGCTGACCATCATCAAAGCACTGGCAACTAATCTCTGCTATGGCTTTACTGCGGATAACATCCCAGACATGATTGATGAAATGTACGACCGTATGGAAAGTCATGAAGAAGTGTGGGATGCCTACACGGCCATCACTGTATCCACGCGTCGGATGGAAGAAGCTTTCATGGAGAAAGCGAAAACCGAACTGTTCTAATATACCTACCCCTACCCAATTGGGTAGGGGTTAACTTAACTTATCTTAAAATATAAATACTGGAGAATCACCATGCGCAACTTATTCACTACTAACAAAGCTATCGTTGAAACTGTTAAACCTGCTGGCAAGAAAGAAGACATGCTGGACCTGCTGCTGAAACTGAACAGCAATGAGCTGACCGCAGTTATGGCTGAGATGAAAAAGGGTGACCCTATGGTCAGCAAAGTCGAAGCCATCTACGACCGCAAGTCTGATGGCAAGATGAAAAGCACCATGCTGTTCATGTGCTAAGGGTAAATGATGCGACAACCAATACGCTGACTCTCGGTTACCCGAGAGTCAGCTGAGGCGTGTGTGTCATTTATTTTTTTTTGATTTTTCCCGTGGTTGACACACTCTTCTTTTTTCTTGTTGGATAAGCGGCAAGATGCTATGGACGTCACCCCATCACTTACATGAGGAACATGCACCATGGTTATCACTGCTACTGCTTCTGACCGTTGTGCATCAATTGGCGCATTGCGCGCGAGTGAGCCGGTATTCCCCGGACAACGTATTGATTTGAAAGAATATCGTCAAGGCTCCGGCTTTGGTGGTGGTTTCTTTATTCACGACGACACCGACACGTCAACTCCTGATGATGGCGGCTATTGTGTTGTCACCCCTAAAGGTGCTCGCTGGAAACGTGCACTGAACTCCCTGCATGAGCTGAACATTTGTCACTTTGGCGCAGAAGGGAACGGAGTCGATACCGCAGACGCGTTTGCGCGAATGATGGCCTTCTCCCAAAAGAACATTCCGGGTATGGGCGTGCAGTATCCGACCGGTACCTTTAAACTGTCGAAATTCACCAACACAAAAGAACTGGGACGCTTCCGCGTCGCCGGTGCTCCGATTGACGCTGACTACGGTTACTTCACGGGCACCACGCTTTACGGCAACAACGACCAAGAAGGGTTCATCTTGGATATTGTTGCACGACGTACTGCTATTTCGAATATCAACTTCGAAGGGGCAGTCGATATCAACGCGGAGAGCAACAAGAAGGTTGCCGGTAAGATGGGCTTCCTGCGCAACACCTGTCCGGGCGGTCAGTACATCCGCGTCGGTAACTGGACCAGCTCGTTTGTGGGTGGTGTGACCTTTAGCATCCTTGATGCGTTGGACACCAAGTTCGACCAGTTCTACGTGTCTAAACACACCAACAGCTTTATTCGTGGTCGTTGGTCTGGCCAGACGTGGGGTGTGTGGGATCACGAAACCGCCATTGAGCTGTGCAACTTCAACATCCAGAGTTGTACTGGCCCACATGCGCTTGACCTGCCGCGTGCGACACAGTCACAAATTACCAACGGTTGGATTGAGCACACCGAGAATCCGGGCGACCTGTCTGATGGCCATTGGCTGATTGACAACTTCTCGATTGAAGACTCGGGCAAAATGCTAATTCAAAACGCCCGCCTAACGCGCCATCACATCAACCTGCAAGGGACGAGTGGTTTCGACAAGGGCACTGGCGTATCGAATTGGCCGGGGCTGTCTGGGTACGAGAAAGGTGACCTACAGCTCGAATGGCACGGCATTGAAGCCGCGGGTTCTATTGCTGCAAAATACTTTGCCCCCATCGGTCGCATGGATAACAACAAAGCTACTTCGCAGTGGTTCTATCTGGGCAGCATCCGTACCACTGGTGTGGGTGAGAACGTCAAGATTACCCTGCAAGGCACCCGTGGTTATAACGGTGTGAATGCCAGTGAAACCCGTTTGGGTGGCGGTGGTAGTGCACACGGCGCGGGTATCATCAGTATCAAAACTGTCTCGTCTAACTACGCCGATGTGCAATGGGATGGAAAAGGTTCCTGCCCGGTGAAGAACGTGAAGTTCACGAAGCCGTTCAAGAACACCTGCCACCTCTTCGTTGAGTTGTTTGACTGGACGCGTTACATCTCACCGAAAGTTGAGGTGACTTCGAAGTCACGTTTTGAAGCCGGTATTCCATTCGACTTCAGTTTCGTAGGCACACCGATTTCGCTTGAAGAAATGCAAGCGTTGGCTGATGCGCAGACTGCGGCAGCGGGTAACACCGTGACATTGAACGATGCCATTACCGGCATGTATCTGGGTGCCAAGAACGGTATCGGTTGGAACGGAAACGGTGAACTGCTGTTACGCTTTGCATTAACTAACGGGTATTTACCTGTGCGGATTACCGATCCGGTAACCGAACGTGTAACCCAAGGGTACATCAAAGTCGAAACATCGTTGCCGGTGTAATATTGTGTGGGGCACCTCGGTGTCCCACTTTATTCTTTTTTTGTGCCAAACAAGATGGGCCTTTAATATGCTGGCAGGGGGTTAACATTACCGCGGTAGTGTTTGGCCTTATTACACCTTAATAACCGAGTTAACGCGATGTCTTTTAAATCCAAACAGAATCTGCTTAAACTCATCAACAAAGAGAACAAAATCTCCCCGGAGCTGACGTTCGATGATGTTGATATCTCTCTGCCGGAGGTGGTTTCAGTCGACGGTCGTGATTCAAAGGTTACGTTAACCTCGAAAATCAGGGGCGACGAAGGATCACAGGTTGAGGTGACATACCACCGTCGCGATCTACCTGACTATATTCTCGGCGATCTGAGGTTCGATACAATCGGTGTGGTCACGACCCACGATTATATTCCCGCGCTAAACGATCGTTTCGATTTGAACCTGCTTCCGGAAGACCTGGAAGACGCCCCGGTCGCGGGTGATTCGCATACGGTAGTTGCCGTGCCGACATCACACGAATGGCGTGGGAGCGTTACATTACAACTTGTTACCGCAGTACCGTTAGCATCTGTTGTCCCTCTTACTGAATTAGATGGACTGTTGTATCCTGATCATCAAACGACGACGCTGGGGCAAGCCTCCGTGTACTCGTACTATTTGGATGCAAGTAAACTGGCTAGCTGGGTTCCTTCACTGCGCGCCGGTACAGCGGACATGACTGCCTTTGCGAAGGCGTTAAATACGATTGTACCTGAGCTGTGGGTAAATGAACTCAATGCGGTACCTTACAACCTTTCACAAGCAGTAGTCCAGTTTTACGGCAGCCCGTCGATGATTGCTGGTACGAACCCGGCGTTTGACAGTGTCCTCGGCTTAGAGTTGGGTCCACTGTGTACGAACTTCCAGGGCACCTTACTGCTGCACTTTAACAACTAGGAGGGCTGAGTGTCTATCTACAAGAAACCCTCACGCGAGATGTTGTTAGATGCCATCAACCGCCAGAACAACCTGACGGCAAAACCCCTGACATGGAACCAAATCGCTTCGGGTTATCCTGAAGAGGTGTTGACTCCTGGGGCTGATCGCAATACCCGTGTGCTGTTATACGGTCTGAACGGTCAGGGCTATAAAGGGAACGTCACGATTGAGTACGACCGTATTCTCATGTCGATTTTGTTCCGCAATGTGATCCCAGTGGTGATTACCAATCCGGTCGATAAAGTTTCCCAACTGTTGCCTGCCATAAACGAGAAGTACGGCCTGTCACTGGTTGCTAGCGACATTGAAGACTTCTCCGTGAAAGACATGGGTGAGAATTGGATTGCAGACGTCAACATTAAACCGGCCTGTCTGGCTTGGAAGGGTACGTTCAAACTGCGTTACGCGAAGTTCTTCCCGAACCTTGCCGATGCGGTCATGGACCAAGCCCTGTTGGCGATTATCCCACCGTTTACTGTCGCTGCGAAACCGCAAGCGGAATACGTGGCGTACGGATACGACTGGACGAACATGCTGCAACAGTTCGGAACCGATTGGGCGTACAACCGTGCGCTAACTGCTGATGATGTGGATTTGCTCAACGAGGTCGTGCCATTGAAATTTGGCTACGTCACCGGAGCCACTGCACAAACCGGGCAGATTGCGTTACAGGGTGCGCGCTTTATGGGAACGGCTGCCGTTACACCGGGTGACCAGTATGACGACTCGTTCCAGCGTGTGGCGGTTATCAAGCTAGCGGCAGACAGCAACTACGCGGGTAATCTCATCCTTCACTATCTGCCGATATAAGGATTCCCATGCCACTTTTAGCTACCGCAGAAGAAGTTATTCTGAAAGCGTTGAATACCGAAAACAGTCTCGACCTTAAAGTCGCAGAGGTGGTCTTCGGTACACCGGCCATTCCTACAGAACCGGACGATGTCACCAAAGCCCAGGGCTTAAACAGCATGGTGCGTATCCAAGCATTGGCGACTGCTAATGCCATTGGAGCCACCACCGTGTACTACGACCGGGTCGACTTTGCCGACATGTTTACCGGCGTGGACGGTATCCAGCCGATGCGCATTCCCGCGCGTTTAGATGCTGTCTTTACCGCACACCAAATCGTGGGGTTGATTAACCAATACTACGGTTTGAGTCTACGGGCGAATGATATTGTTGATACGGACATCGACCGCAAAACCTGGATGATGGATTTGATTGCAACACCAACCTCCTTAGGGTGGATTGGACAGCAGCAGATTCAGCTGTTACCAGGTGATGCCCTCCTGCCGATCAACTTTGAACCGGTGACGGTGATGCCGTACGAGTACCCGTACTTCAATACGAAGGTCGGGCAATCCGCAGTGTATTCGTATCCATGGCGTTTTGACAATTATGCAGCAGAGTTCCAGAACGCTGGGTTGTATATCACCCCTGAGCGTCTGGCGCAGATTCTGAAGACAGTCACCGGCGACGGGTGGATGGTGTACCGTAACCCGGTTAACTACAACCTGAAAGAAGCCATCGTGGTGTATAACGGCCCGAACAAAGCATCGTTCCCGACCAACCCCTCGATTGACAATGTTCTGGTAGTCGAGCTGTCACTGTACAGTCTTAACCTTGGTGGACGTTTGTACCTCCACTACAACGATCCTGATTAATCCTGAGTAAGGGAAGTTAAATGAAACCTTTAAACAAAACGTCTGACCTGCTGGTTCTGGACTTCATCAACGAAAAGAACCCAGGTGCCGACCTCGAGTTGGGCAAAGTCAAACTGGGTACGCCGGTTCCGATTACCGAAGAAGACGCCGACCGTAACACCTCGCTGGAACTGACCGCACGTAAGAACTCCGGTTACATCGGCAAACAAGGCGTTACCTACGACCGTTTGGAAGGTGTGTCGCTGTTCCGTAACGTCACTGCGTATCTGGACGTTAAGCTGCCGAAAACCACCACCGATCTGCTGCCGACCCTGAACGCGCAGTATGGCCTGAAAATCACCGAAGACGATATCGTCCCGGCGGCGATTGCAGACAACACCAACCCACCGTTGACTGACCCGGAAGCGCCAGACCCAGCTCCGGTTGATCATGACATCGTCTTCAAAGACGACTGCTATGCGTACCTTGGTAAAATTGCGGTGAAAATTGGGCCACGTCCACAGGTGGGTGAGCGTTTGAGCTTGGTCGTTACCCAGACCAAACTTGATGGCTTGGTGTACCCGGATGGCCCGTCTGATGATAAAGGTCAGGCGTACATCTACTCCTACGGCGTCGACGCCTCGGCAATTGCACCGTTCTTGGATGTGCAGGCAACTGGCGTTATGGCCAACGATACCGCGTTTGCGGTTGAGCTGAACAAAGTGGTGCCTGAGCTGTGGGTTGCGGACGATGCTGTCCACGACTACAACCTGAAAGGCGCGAACGTGCTGTACGTGGGTCTGACTGCGGATGACGGTACTGCAACCGGTACCGATCCGAAGAAACCGGTAGAAGGTGCGAACCTGTCCTACAACAAAGTGATGTTGCTGGAGCTGGACGACACCAAGTGCTCTAACTTCACCGGTATCATGTTCCTGCACTTCAATGCCTAAGTAGGTCTCGCTGGGAGGGGGAAATCCTCCTCCTGGCGTTCTCCTTTCTTTTTTAGGCCGAGGAGGCTAGCATGGCTTTATACAGTCTGTCTCAGCGACAGTTCCTGTACGATGCGATTAACGCGGAGAACCCAGGGGCCATTGAGCCGATGGGGCTGAACAACGCCGACATTGGCGTACCGAAAGCCATTCCCGCGACCCCCAGTGGAGCCAACACCGAGATTACCGTTCGTGGGCGTCAAGGGCGTGGTTACGTGGGCGTACAGACCTTCCGTTACAAACGTCTGTCCCTGAATGATTTGTTCAAGAACATGACGCCACAGGTGACTTCTCCGAATGCGTACGGGTGGCTCAACGTATTGTCGAAGAAGACCGCGTTTGTGCAAAACATCAACGGCCGTTATGGCATGAATTTGGTGCCGGACGATATCCCGGATGTGTACGTTTACCTGAACGTGAATAACACAGTGTCAGTGAAAGCGAGCTGTATTCAATATATCGGCTCCATTACCTTCCTGTCTATCCGGGGCAAGAACAACTTGGAAGAACTGGTGGTGAACGATATTCTGAACGAACTGTCACACCCAGTCCCGCCGAAAGACGGGAAGAAATCCATGGCGCTGTTGACTTACGGTCAGGACTTTACTGACGAAGTCCAAGTCATGAACTCGTTTAAGAACGGGCGTCTGGATGTGGGCAGTAACTTTGATAGCGGCTACACCACCAACTTGATGGCAACCTTGGTTGCGCGCGGACTACCAAGCTTTGACCCGACCGGGGTAAATGTGACCCGTTCGAAGACCACAGCCGTGACGGGTGCGAACACAGCGTACGATAACGTGCTGGTATTGAGTGATATTACCCTCGATGCCAACGTCGCTGGCAGCTGCATGCTTCACTACAACGATTAGGAAATAACTAATGGCTATTTATCAACCTTCGAAAGACGTCCTGTTGGCGGCAGTGAACAGCCAGAACTCGCTGAGCGTTAAGATGACCGACATCGTGTGGTCTGCACCGAAGGACATCCGTGGGACCGACAAGGAAACCACCACCCAGCGTAACACGATGGTGAAAATCACCGCTGACGGTGTGGTAGGCTCTACTTGGTCGGGAAAGAAAAACCTGTACTACAACCGCATGAAAGTGCAAGACCTCGCCATCATCCTGGGTGATACCCTAGCGATTGGTCCGTCTAACTCGACACTGCATGCTGCTTTGGTGGGTCTGAATCAGCGCTACGGTTTTGCGCTGGAAAACACCGACTGGTTAGAAGCCGACATCGAATGGAACGGCGATAAAACCGCCGGTACCGTGAAAGTGACCGCTGACCCAGACTCCCTAGGCTGGATTGGCACCTACACCTTCAAAGTAGTGAAAGGTGACGAGTCCTTGGTGTCCTCTGTAACCACCAACGTCCTGACCGGTCTCAAATACCCGAACGGGCAGATGGGTTCCGAAACCGTCAGTGCGATTATCGCTCCGGTGTACTCGTACCCGTACAACTTCACCAAGTACCGCGACACCCTGTTGGCGTACACGCCTGGTGTCCTGTCTGGTCAACCACTGACCGACATGGTCAATCTGCTGAAAGACATCACCGGGACGGCGTGGGTAGCAACCACTGCGGCTTCTTACGGTCTGGCGGGTGCAGAAGTGCTGAGCGTGGGTCTCAACGATCCAGTTGCAATGCCAACCAACGCGAAGTACAAGTACGCCTTGGCCCTCAAACTGCCTGCGACCTGTACCACCATCGTCGGTACCCTGTACCTCCAGTTCAACGACCTGGACGACCCAAGCGAGGTATAATGAATGCTCAACTATGCTAAGCCGTCGAACGAACTGGTCTTTGACCTGATTAACCGCGACAACCCGAACCTGCCGTTCAAAGCCGATGCATCCAACTGTATCGTTGAGAAGGTGACACGGGTCTCGGTTAACGCCGCGTCCAACAACCGTAATACTTCTGCACGTCTGCGTGGCGTGCAGGGCACCGGCTTCCGTGATGCCATTACGGTGTATTACGACCGTGTTGATTTGGCACGTCTGTTGCCGTGGGGTACCACGGTGCAGGCTCAGTTCGTGACCTTTGATGCGCCTAACCTGCATTCGGCGTTTGCGGTGCTGCTCGATACCTACGGGGTAAACTTCTCGGCTATCGACATCACCAACTATGGCCTGAACGGGGTGAAGCAAGCGAACTACACCTCGACCACCACCATTAACGCCCTGACAAACTCCCCGGCCTACGTCGGGTCAGCTAACGTGCGTTACAGTCGTGGTCTGCCGGTACTCGACACCTCGATTACCAAAGAGGTGTTAGTGGCACTTCAGGAACCGGTTGACCCGGCGCTGAGTCAGAAGTGTATTGACATGCTGACTTATGGTATCGATTTCACCGCGTACCGAAACCTGCTGACGGTCGACGCTTCTGGTCTGCCACAATGGGCGGGGCTGCGGAAGATTCTGGATGACCTCGGCGTGCCGAGTTATTCCGGTCCGTTGAACAGCAACACCGTGCAGGACGTGGCAACGTCAACGGCCCAATTCGCCAACAAAATCTATGACCGTGTGGTTATCCAAACGGGTATCGATGAAGCGGGTGTGAAGGGTGTGGCGTACTATCACTACAACAGCTAAGTGTGGGGGTCCTTCGGGACCCCTTCTTCTGGCGATGCGGAGTCCCTATGCTTTTTTATTCTAAGGAGGCAGCGCTGCTCGTGTATGACCAAGTCAATCGGGATAATCCTGACTTGGTAGTAGAGTTGACGCCAGCTATCGCCGCCTTAACCAGTGGCCCGACAGTAGTATCGTCAAACGGCCGCAACACGAAAGCTGTCTTTACCGGATTTCCGGGTTCGGGGTTGCAAGGTAACGTAACCCTTTTTTACGACCGCATTAACCTGTCGACTTTATTTAACTTTGTACCGAAAGTCTACATGCCGGATACCGTGCGCAATTATCGTGACGCGTTACCGGTTATCAATGAAGCTTTAGGGTTGTCGTTGACCGCGAACGACATTACCACACCCGATGCGCTACTGACACAATCGTCAGCCGCACCCCAGTCAGGCAAAATCACAATCGTCGGTAACTGTCCGGCCTTTACCGGTGCCATCAGCTTTACGTATATGCTGGAAGGGGCAGGCTTTTATCCTGACTCAGGCCCTGGACCGAAAACCTTATTACAAGGTGACAGCCTGCGTGGTTATTTCGGTGTGGTGGATTCCGCTGAACTCTTTACCCACAAGGCGATTATCGACGCCGTGTTCTTAAAAGGAACGAAGCCGGTGTTGAGTCCCGGTACCGAAGGGTGGCACAAGTTCTTCTATCAAGGACGGGTGCTGTACTTCCCGGTGAGCGCTATCGGCTACACTATTGCTTGGCAGACGTTGTACGGCGAAGGATTGGTCTATGGCGTAGATGGCCCTGGCCCCTATCCGTCGGGCACGCCGGTTGACCAAGGTCGCATTATTGCTGCCGACTCCGTCAGCGAAGGCCGCTTCTATTACCGCTGTCGTTTACCGTCGCTGGGCAAAGACCCGGTGTCGGCGACCAACCTGCTACCGGCAACGGAATACGCGGGCAGTGAACTAGAGATGTTCAATTATCTCTATAACGGAAAGTGGGCAGCATTGCGGGGCGCTGCATGGACGGTGTACATCATGACGCAGGCCAGTGTCGTGGGGACGTTAACCAACCACAAGGTTATTACCGGTTCTCTTGCCGCTTCAACCAACATACCGAAAACCATGGCGAGCACGAGTTACACCTGGTTCCCGGTGCTGGAGTTGGTTGACAAAAACGGCACGACCTTAGGACTGGAAGAGATCAAGGGTAACGTTGATCATACGCTCTACCCGATTCTTTTCGATACCACTAACACGATGGAACTCCATCCGGTGGTGTTAGGTAATCCACGTACCGTTGAATTTGCCCCGGTGCTGTTCTCTGCGGATAACAGTATGGCGTTGCATCCGGTGACGTTAGGCTTACCGAAGACCGTAGACTTCACCCCCATCACCTTTACGGCTGAGCTATATACCCCGCCGGAAAGTTAAGAGGTAGTTATCATGTCATTTACATTGCGTTGGAAGAACCCAAACGTAATTGCCACGGTGGTGAACATCTATCGTGACGTCAAAGATATTTCTGTTAGTGCACTACCTGCTCCGATTGCGACGTTGTCGAACGGAGAAACCGAATGGCGTGATACCACCGCCGTGGGTGGGTCGACCTACTACTATTTGCTGACTGTGACCGCGAACGGTAAGACCGTGGCGACAGCGAGCCAGAAATACGTGGTGGAGGTCAAGCGCGGGATTGGTCCGATGACCATTATCCAGGGCGATGACCGTCTCGGTTTTATGGGCAATGTACCGTACGATGAGCAGTGGCAGCCTACTCAGATGCCTGCGAGCTTTCAGGCAATGTACCCGACGCTACTGACTGATCGTGTCAGCCTGAGTAAGTTTACCCGCAACGGTAAAATCCTGTACCTGCTCAATAGCAGCGCACAGTTCCTCGGACAGCAGTCGTGGGCGACGTTGTATCAGGCAGGGTTGGTGTACGGGACGGATGACTTTGGGCCAGTTGGTGGCCACGGGACGTTACCCGATACCTTGCAGGATGCAAAGATTTATCACAATGGTGATGTGTATCGGATGCGTCTTGCGCGTGGACTTACCGAAGAAGGCCAGTCACCAGCGTTTGCGTTTGACAGCAGCCTACATTTGAAAGACCACGATGCGGTCTCTGCGCTTACCGGATTTAACGAATACAACGACCTGCTGTACAGCATGGTGGTGGATGTCCCGGTCAAACAGCGCTGGGCGAACTGGAACCAGCTTGGGTCGAATCTGTTAGGTGCGGGCAGTGTTGCCAGTAACTCGGTACTGATTAACGGTGGGGTACTTTGCCAAGAACACGACACGGCGACAGACAAGATTCTGCAACGTGGGTTGTTCTTGGCCACGACCCTGACGGCCACGTCGGCTATTCAACGTATTAACTACACCACCCCTGCTCAGCTAGGGCGTTACTTCCCTATCTTTGAGCTGGTTGAGTAAGGAACGGTCATGACTATTCGTTTAAACTGGCCGTCACAAGCGGCCAAAGGTCTCACCGCCATTGAGATTTACCGCAAGGTCGGTTGGAATGCCACGCTGGATGTTAACAATCCGGGGACTCCACACGCCACGCTTGCAGGGGACGCTACCCAGTTTGTCGATGACGTGGCAACCCTGACCAACAACACGACCTACCGTTATTGGGTGGCGGCAGTGAAAGGTACCGAACGCCTGATTGGTAATCCGATTACACAAGGCTTCTTCCTCGACACCGGACCGGGCCCACAGACGTTGAAGAGAGGCGATTGGGGTTGCGGGTATTTCGGCACCCTCACCAAAGAAGAGTTCTTCAACACCCCCGAGCTGAAAGTTCTGTTACCTGCTGGTCAAGCGGCACTGTTTGTTTACGACCCGCCGCTGTGGCACAAGTTTATTTTCCGGGGCCGTATTCTGTTCTTCCCGAACTACACCCACAGTAGCACCGCCTCGTTCGCCACCGCGTATTTGCGTGGGATGGCGTACGGCACGGATGATAACGGTCTGTATGTCCCCACTGGGCAAACTGCCACTAAACAGGACTGTAAAGTCACCAAGGACGGCCGTACTTACCGTATCCGTTTACCGTGGGCGTTGCCTTACGATACCACCAACGGCGCGTCAGGGGATTACAATAACGGTGAATGGCGCAGTACCATGGCGCGGCTGTTTACGCGTGGCGCTAATGACCAGTCTCTTTTCGGACTTGGCATGTGGGATTCCCTGGCCAACTGGGGTACCAGTAACAGCATGTCCGACCCAGGTGCTACCGCAATGGCACCGATGTACGGTAACGGTTATAACCTGTACTGTTACGGCTATAGCCCTGTCAATATCACTATTAACAGTAACCTCAGCTCACCGACCAGCATGCTTTTTGTGTTCGAGCTGATTTTACCGTAACGGAGTATCCATCATGGGTCTGTATAGCAAACCCGCACTCGATTTATTGGGGGCGCTCATTAACCGGGACAATCCGGGAGTAAAGACTCAGCTGTCGTCGTCCAACATCCTTGTGCTGGGTGGACCATTCACGACCAGTCTGGGCAACAGTGGCCGCAATACCCGTATCCAACTGAACGGGGTTGTGGGTTCTGGCGTCAACGGAAAGATGGAATTTTTCTACGATCGTCTGAACTTAGGGGATTTGTTCAAGAACATCACCATTGTCTTTAACGGTGATAACAAGTCGACGAAACTCAAAGATCTGCTACCGGCGTTGAATGCCCAGTATGGGTTAAACTTGACGGCAGCAGATTTGGCTACGCCCGACACCGCTTTGGATTACGGGTACACCGCAACGCCCGTCACCTTTACCATGGCCGCAACGAGTCTGGCATACCGTGGCAGTTTGACGGCAACGTGGTCACGCAAACCGGCCGGGGTCTATCCGAAGTCTGGGCCGGGTACAAAAACACTACTGATGGGGAGTCTGCAAGAAGGCTACTTTGGCGTGGTGTCGAAGGAAGAGATGATGACATCCGGGGAGTTCTACGCGAACTTCTTTGATGGCAAAACGGTGAACGGGACAGGGGTGTTGGTTAACAACACGCTGTTCTGGTTGAAGTTTGCGCTGGACGGAAAGTTTGTCTTTGTCCCGAGCCACAACATGATTTCGAATATCAGCTGGGATACCTTGAACGCGTTTGGTGCGGCGAATGCCGATGCCAAATACCCGATGTTCGTGCAAAAAGACGACGACCAGTTCTTTTTCCAACTGCGATTACCACGATTCTCCACCACGTTTGAGCTTCCGCCGGATCGTACTGACCCTACTTCGGATGCGAATCGTCTGTTCAACAAGGTGCATAAGCAGTCGTACGGTAACGGGGAGTGGGCCGCGTTGACCACCGTGGATATGGCAAACGCCTTTGTCTGGTGGAACAAGCGAAATGATACCACGGCACCGTTCCCCGTTTACGTCTCGGCGTTTAACCAAGTCTCGGTAAACAATGCCCCATCCGCCAGCCAACAAAACTGGCGGCCAGTGTTGGAACTGGTCGATGCAGCTGACTATTTGATGCCGATGCGTAACCTCCAGGCAAAATTGGAAGTACCGGTACGGAACTTTGGGTTTATTCTCACGAGTATCATCGACTCGAGTACGTTGCAGGCGATGAAAAACATCTCGGCAACACTGGCACGCGGTGTACCGGCACCGGTGTTGTACCGCCCAACGGCGAACATCTTCAAAGCAGCGCAAGACTTCCGAGCGACGAATCCGGTACGGTCGTTTGCATTCCGGTTCACAGCGACGTATGACAGGCGGACTGATTTAGCCACCACCAATGGCGAACTGAACGGCTTTTAAAGGATACGATTATGTCATTAAAACTTTCGTGGGCGAACCCGAACACGGCAGCCACCGCGATCCGTATCTATCGTAAAGATACGAACTTTGACTCCAGTTCCCTTCCCACGCCGCTGGCGGAGATTGGGCCATTGGAAACCAGTTACATCGACACCACGGCGGTCGAAGGCAACAGTTACTACTACGCCATCGGTACCGTGAGTGCGGTGGACGAGGTCTTTACCGCGACGCAGAAAATCGTTGCCACAGATAACCGTGGCGCGGGCCCGAACATCTTACTCGGTGGCGACACCATGCTTGGCTACTACGGTCAGATGTTAGTTGAAGACTTTGTCAACAACTCCACCATTCTGGCTGCGGCGGCAACGCTTGCGGGATTGCCAACGGCGTTGGTATCGCCGAACTGGCACAAGTTTATCCGTAACGGAAAAATCTTGTACTTACCGGACACCAACTTCGGTAATACTGATTACCGCTATCTGTACCAAGCGGGTTTTGTCCACGGTATTGATGCGAACGGACCGGCAGGCTTCGCGACGACGGGCCTGACACCAACGAAACAGTTGCGCACTTTTGTGCTGAAAGGTCAGACGTATAAAATCCGACTGATGCGTGGTTGGAGCGATGGTCCAGAAACGGATATCTCGGCGTACAACGGCGCGGCGGCTAACCACGATAACGTGGCGAATACCAAAGACAACGAATTCAACGACTTGGTTTACGCGTTGAATAAGTTCACGCCGTTGAAACAACGTACCCCTAACTTCATCAATCTGGAGTGGGATAAATTTGTCGGTGCGCCTACTACCAACTGGAGCAGCTCCGAGGCCCTGAGTGCCATGATTGCACAGTTCCGCATTGTGACTCAGGAGCGCTGGCCGGGCGGCAGTGTATTATCCCGTGGCCAACGTGAAGTGACTTGGGGTCAGTATGCCTCACCACATTCGCGTGCGCATGTGTCGAACATCAGTTCCTCCGGGGTCACGCAAACGCTGATCTGGTTGCCAGTTATCGAACTCGTGGATTAAGAGGTTACAATGGGTATTAAATTAGATTGGGTGGATCAGTCTGCTCAACAACTCACCGCGATTGAGATTTATCGTAGCGCCACACCAATCTCTACGACTAACCCCGGTACACCGATTGTGACGTTGCCGGGTAACGCAACGAGTTATGAAGACAACACCGTCAAAAACAAATCGCGTTATTACTACCGTATTGCCGCAGTGAAGGGTAGTGATAAAAGCTTCTCGCCGAATCAACTCACCGGCTACTTCGCGGAAACCGGACCCGGCCGTGCTACCCCGATGCGCGGGGACTGGAACGCGGGCTTTATGGATGTACTGCCGATGAACGATTTCGTCAGTATGTCATCGTTGTTTACTAAGCTCCCCGGTTTGGCGAAATACGGCGCGGTCGCAAACACTATCCCTAGCTGGTACAAGATGTGTTATCAAGGCAAAGTATTATTTGTGCCCAGCGCGGCGATCACCAATATGTCTTGGAACGAACTGTACGCGGAGAAAGCCATCTTTGGGGAAGAAAGTACCGCGACGTTACCTAACGGCACCTTAGCCAGCGGGAAGCTGACGGTGGAAATCGGCGGGTTGAACTATATCGTTCGCTGCCCGAAACTCTCGCCGGTGGCGTACAGCAACTACGTTACCCTGCAAGAGCAAACGGTGGATAGCGAGTGGCGTGATACCGTCAGTCGTCTTGCGCAGCTGTCGCTTGAGCCACAGGCCGGGGCCAAAACCCGCTTGATGGACTTGACAGGCGCTCCGTTTATCGCGGTAGGTGGACATCTTCAAAACGCCACCCAACACACTGCGATGCTGACCGCGGCCCCAGGGGCCTTGTCGTACGGGGGTGTTAACAACCGTTATGCTATTGGGTTGATTCTTGAACTCGTCATGCCGTAAGGAGGGCACATGGGCTTATACGATCGTGATTCGCTGAGTTTACTGTGTCGGCTCATCATGCGCGATAATCCCCAGCTTGCTGTAGCACTTGATCCGACCAAGGTGATGGTGCTCAGCGGACCCTTTACATCCGGTTTAGGTACCAGCGGGCGTAATGCCCGCATTACCCTGAACGGACGGACTGGTTCAGGGATTGTTGGGAAAAAAGAATTCTTCTACGACCGCATCAACCTCGGTGCCTTATTCAACGGCATTACCGTGGTGTTTATGGCGGCAGGCAGTGCCAAAACGTACGCCGATTTGTTACCGGCTCTCAATGAGCAGTATGGCATCACGTTGCAGGCTTCAGACCTCGCCAACGGTACCACCAAGCTGCCGCAAGCCTACACCCCTACACAGGTGACACTCACCATTGCCAGCACCTCACCGGCCTTTACAGGTAGCCTGACGGTCACCTGGACCCGAACGCCGGTAGGCACCTTCCCGGACTCGGGACCGGGCAGCAAGGTGATGTTGATTGGGGATATGAATGAAGGGTACTTCGGTTTAGTGTCCGAAGAGGAGCTGTTCAATGCCCCTGCATTGCATGCGAAGATAAACGAAGGCAATGCCAGCCCTGTCGGTACGGTTAATGCCATCCCAGCCACCCGCCACTGGTATAAGTTTGCCCGCGACGGCAAGATTGTTTATCTGGCCAGTTACAACCACATTAACATTCTCTGGCGGGATTTGTATACGCGTGGGGCAGTGTACGAAACCACCGTACCGCTCAACGATCATAAAGCCCCTGCCAGTTTGACACGCACGGTGCAGAAGTTAGCAATGCGGAAAGTGGAGAGCGGACGGGAATGGTATTTGTCGCCATGTATGCCACGTCTGTCCGACCAGACCTCTTGGGACTATAGCGCCATTAACCAAACGCCCGACCCAACGGGTGACGTTGCCCGGCTGTTTATGAAAGTGGCAAATGCGGGAGGCTACGCTACCGGGGAATGGGACGTTCAGTCCATCGACGCCAACGGTTACTGGCAGTCCACGGCTTCTAAGTCTGACCCAGCAAAAGCCTTCGGCAGCAGCATGGTCGGTTGGAACCAGGGGATGTACGACATGCTCACCTTCACCGGGGGCTGGCGGCCGATGCTGGAGCTGATTGATCCGGCCGTTGTGGGTTTACCGTTAGAAAACTTCGTCGGTACCCCAGAGGGGGTTCTGCGTAAACCGTTGGTCACCATTAGTCCAGACACCGGTGATATCCTGCTGCTGCTGTCGGACGTCGCGTGGGAAATCCAGGGGGCGTTGAAAAAGCCACAGGTCTCAATGTTACCCTCTCCACTGCTGAATGTCAGAGAGATAACGGCACGCGTAGCAGCAGAAACCGATCCGCTTGTGCTGGACTTTGTTACGGCACCTCTCCTGAGTGTACGGCAGACCAGCTGGCAAAACGTATTGCGAGCACCGCAAGCACAACTTGTTGCGGAATACAAAGCATCGACAGTTGTTAATCTCGCGACTGCGAACGGTGAACTCGACGGCTTTAAATAAGAGGATTTGTAAATGGCCTTAAAACTAAAATGGAAGAACCCGAATGTCGGGGCGACCACCATTGACATTTATCGTGGCGATACGATTAACGTCAGTCTCACCACACCACTGGTGACATTAACGAACGGCGAGCTGTCGTGGGTAGATACGACGGCATTGTTTGGAAAAACGTATTACTACGTCTGGGCCGTGAATACCGCAAACGACCGCGTAGTCAGTCGCCCACAGAAAATTGAGGTTAACGACCGTAAAGGCCCTGGACCCAACTTGCTGTTGCATGGTAACGAAGGCTACGGTTTCTTTGGGGTGGTTCCAGCCGCAGATTTTGTTAACAGCGGCGCTATCTTGGCCGTAGCGAAAAATCTCAGTGGTGTCCCACAAGCCACCGTGTATCCGACTTGGTATAAGTTCATTCGCAAAGGCAAGGTTCTGTTTGTACCAAACCAAAGCTTTGGCGATACCACTTGGCAAGCACTGTATAACGCGGGCTTTGTTTACGGGGTTAACAATACGGGACCGGGCGGTGCGGGAACCGTTAACCAATTAACAACGTTTGAACTGAACGGCGACCTGTTCTTAGTCCGGGCAACAAAAGCGTTTCCTGAGGAAGTGCCGTGGACGGACGGACTGGGTTCGTACGATCTTGATACCATGCCTGTGATGGCAAATGTGTACGCCGAATACGAAGACCTGCTGTATCCGATGGCCGCACACTCCCCGCTGCGTAAACGGATGGTAACGGTTGGAGATGAAAATCTCAACAGCGTCCTACCGCCCCTGTATAACACCGTCTCTCGTACTGTGATTGGGGTCTGCTGCCAGGACTACAACAACAACTTAGTGCTCCAGCGCGGGGTTGGCTATAACTCATACGGCCAATCCTCACACAACCGCAACACGCTGCGTGCCTGCAACCGTCGTACCAAGACCGATACCTGCGTCTGGTGGCCGGTGGTGGAATACATTGGGCGTGTAGGTGAAGTAGACTTGACAAAATTAGGAGTGTAAGGGATGGGAATCACGATTAACTGGGATGACCAGACCGACCAAGCGTTAGATGCCATCGAGGTGTATCGTTCAACATCACCGATTGACATTAACAATCCTGGTACCCCGATTGCGACACTGGCAGGAACCGCCCGCTCGTACGAAGATACTGCGGTGAAAGTGGGGAACACGTATTACTACTGTGTGGCGGTAAAGAAGGGAGAGAACCGTTCTTTCGGTGCGGTGCAGACCCAAGGCTATTATGCTAACTTAGGTCCTGGACCACAGCGGTTGTTACGCGGAGATTGGGTACGCGGCTACTTCGGTGAAATGTCTCCAGCTGACTGGGTGACCCCGGCGGATGTGGCTAACAAAATCAAGGATGCGCTCAAGTCCACCACGGGGATCACTTTCACAACCAGCACCGGCTCTATCTGGTTCAAGTTTATCTATAAAGGGAAGATTCTCTTTATTCCGAACCTGAACCTGTTGAACAGCAGCAACTGGACAACCGGCTACAATGCTGGGTTTATTTTCGGCACTGACGATTTTGGAAACTCACCAACGGGTGTCCCCGGTGCCGTTAACCAACGTTGTGTGATTGAAATCGCTGGACTTCAGTACATCGCTCGTGCGATTCGTCTGTCAGAAAAACCGACTACCCAATACCTGACCGACCAGCTGGACTTTAATGACAGCGAATGGAAGTCTACCTATGCACGACTGCGGGCCGACGGGTTAGCCATTACCGACCCAACAGTACAACCGCGAGTGAATGACTTGAGCAGTCTTAACAGCACAGGCAGCGCGCATATGGCCGACGCTAACAACAGCGCCGCGGTTATTAGCAGCGCTCCTGAAACCTTGGGCAAAACCCCGAAAACTTCGGGTATTGGCTGGATGGTTGTACTCGAACTGTTGCAATAAAAAAAGATAACCTCTATACCCCGAAGGGTATAGAGGTCTTTTCATTTCTCGTCAGGACTCGTGGCACACTGCAAGAACGTCATACCCTCGCCGTTACCGGTAGTCGGGTCAACCGTAGAGTACGAGTAGGTTGCGTTCTTACCTTGGCTGCCGTGTAAGCGGTAATAGCGGGTGCCGGTAAACAGATCAACGCTACCGTCAATTTTACCGAGCAAGTCTTTATACAGTTGCGGCGTTTGAACATCACCGCCCGGATAACTGGCGTGCCATGTGGCCCCGTTGTCGACCACGGTAACAGAGAAGGGCATCAATTCAAGCTTACCGAGTTGCGGTTGATACTTGACAAAAGTCTCTTTTGCAGCGCTACACTGATAGACCGTGAACTCGGTCGCTGCAACTGGAATGGTGCCAAATTGGTCCGTTGTGTTCGGTGCCATTGCACAGCCCGCGGCCAACATAATCAGCGCGACGAATAACATTTGAAGTTTACGCATCATTTCCCTACCTTTCACAGTTTCGATTTTATTAGTGACAAACGTCATATAACAAGCCATGTCTGTAAGAAAGCGCGACCCTGCGCTATTTTCTATGTACCACCTGTTAACACTAAGAGGAATACCCGATGGCCATCATCACTCCACAGGCGCAACTGGTTGCCCTGTTCAATGCGAAAAACGCAAGTCTGCCACAAGCGCTGGTTGTTGCTGACGTCACCTTCGGTGCCGTTGATGTCTACACACCGGGCGACGGTGGCGATACCCGCAACACCAAACTGACCATCACCGCAGTGGCCGACAACGCCCACTTCACCGGTGAGAAAGAACTGCACTACACCCGTCTGAGTTCAGGCATCGTCGGCCCGAAAGCGGTTACCGCGGATCTGGCAGACTGGGATACCGACGCGGAAGTGCTGGCCATCCTGAATGCGGACGTTATTGCTGCGGGTAAAACCGAAGATGCGTTTGCACTGGCTGACCTGACCATTACGCGCGAAGGTACCGGTACCAACGAAGACCCGATGGTAATTGACGTGTCCATTAATGCGGGCCACATCAAGTACCTGCCGGGGCAGGTTGCCACGTATACCGTGACTGAAGAAATTCAGAAAACGGATCTGAGCACCACCGATGGTGAGCTGGATGGTTTTACCGTCGCGTAACGCCCTGACTATGGTTAGGTAATATAGGGAGCTTCGGCTCCCTCTTTTATTTTTTTCTTCAAGGAGTGCACATGGCGAAGACATTGCAAGAAGAGTTCATTGATTTAGTGAACACCAAAAACGCAGGATTAGGTTTAACGTTAGCGGACGTGGATTTCAGCGACCCGAGCGATTATGTCCCCGGCGCGGAAGGTGGTACGCGTAACAGCGTACTGACGTTAACAGCAAAAGCAAGCAGCGCGACCTTTAAAGGAAGCAAAGATTATCACTTTAACCGCTTTAACTTTACCCATCCAAATGGGGAAGATGCGGTGTCTGTGATGATAAGCGACCTAGACTTGTACTGGCAAGAGGACGATTATGCACTGGCGCAGTTTAACAAAGCCTTGCCTAACCATCCCGTTACCCTGTCAGAGGTCACCATCACCCGTAGTACGGTGGAAGGACACCTGCGTGTGAAGTTGAAAATCGTTCCAACCCATTTGAAATGGCAAGGTGCGTACGTATTCGAAATCTACGACGGTAAAACGTTACTGGATAGCCGAGACGGCGAGTTAGACGGTTTCAATTAATAAAAAGGTGTACCGCTACCCTTCGGGGTAGCGGTATCCTTATTTTAAACGGCCTGTACGGCCTTCTCAGGCGTTTAACAGTGGAATCTGCGTAATCGGTTGACTTAACGGCTGCGGTTCCCAAGTGACCGTTACAGCGTTAAATGCACGCTTGATGTTCTGGTAGCGCGCATTCACACAATGGGCGTGTTTCACATCCCAACGTTCATGCTCAGGAATCGCGTTTTCAATCTGTTCACGGAAGAACAGATAGTTGCGATTGTAGTTCAGCGTGACATCCGAAATTGACGGGTAGCTGTACTGATGCGGGTTATCGTTCTTATCGGCATACGACGGCCAGCCGAAGTTCTTCACCGCTTCGTAAAACGAGTTGGCGAGGAATGATTCGACCTTCATCATTTCCATAATCCGCAAGAACATCAAATCCGCAAACGGCTTGTCCGTTGCCCGTGACAGATTGCCCGCCGGAGTATCCGGGTAGGGTACTGGGGACGGGGCTTTCTGATACAGCAGGTCGTGGATACAGGCAGCTGCCGCCCAAGGGCCATCAGGGTGCAGAATCGGCTGTAAGGCAGCTGGGATACTCGCCAAGTCCGTGACGAAGCCCGCGGGGGCGGTGACATACATCAGCGTGTCAGGATGAATACCAGAACGGTACACCATGTCATCCAAGCCCGGATGGTCACGGTACAATGCCCTCAGCGTAAACGGTACCCGGAAGTCGTCTGTCAGAATGAACCACTGCTTATCTAACACTTTATACTTCAACTCGTTCATGAAAGTGCCACCTTAACCATACTGAGCACCACCATGCCTATAATCGACCCCCACAACACATACGCAGGTGGATCATCCTCGGTAAAGAATTTTGTCGGTACAGAATTGTTCATGGTGATGCCCTTATGGTTATTATTTAGAACATACCCCTACCTTGATAGCGTAGTCGCCCATTTCACGGTAGACGCGGTCATACCAACCGTAAGTGAACTCTTCGTTCTGTACACGCTTCTCGGAAATCTCGGTGTAGTAAGACACCTGATGGGAAGTGAGCGCGAACATCAAACGGTTGAAGCCATCCAGACCACGGGCTTTCAGGAAACCTTCCAGCGCAGTCATAGTTGCAGGGCCGATACCACCGTCAGCAGAGATGTCGGCATACAGTTTACCCTGACGGTTCAACACGTTCAGAATACGCTGAAGCGATTTGATGCAGTTTGCACGACCGGCGTTAATGCCGAAGTCGAACATACGGTCAGCCAAGAGCGGATTCCATGCGAGAATACGGTCAAGGCGCATACGGTCCCACCACCCTTTCTTGTAGATGTCGAGTGCCATCTGACGCGTCAGGTTACGCATGTCGCCGGTGTAGCCGTTTTCACGCGCGGTAGCTTGTGTGATGCCGAAGTTGGTTGGGCCACCCAAGTCGTTCGGGTTGTTAACATAACCGGCTTCAATGTTAACTTTGGCCGCAATGATACCTTCCATACTCCAACGGTCTACAGTTGTCATAACATTTCCTCTAATAAAGAACAACAGTCATAACAACCGTAAGAAAAAAAAGAAAAGCGACCCACCCCCGAAGGAGTGGGTACGACTTAGGCTACACCGTTATCCGCAGCAAGCTGCTTAACTGCGGTGAAGTCTTTTTGTTCCGTGAGGATACGGATGCGTTGTTTCAACACAGACATGACCATGTGCAGGTCATTGTCACGCGTGATGATTTCCGCATAGAGGGCTTTAACGTCCTCCACCGTCCACGGCTCGATAGGCTCGTTGTTCAGCGTCATCCAGTACATCGGGTCAACCCCGGACTGCATGTAGCTTTGCATCGATTCGCGCGACTTCTCGTCAGCTTGGAACGTCTTGTCACGGAAGGTAATGGGTGCAAACCGTTCCGCGTTATACTTGTCGTTCAGTTTCGGATAAATCGCATTGACTTCCTGATAGAGGTAGTTCTCCGTCGAGGTCAGCGCGGTACGTACGTGGTCTAAATCAATCTCCAGCACGTCAGCAATAAACTCTTTGGTTTTCTTCATCAGGAATTCAATTTCAACCGGTGACAGGTCAAAGCCTTTGAGTTTCTCGCGGGCTTTCTTGTCACTCATACCGTTAATCAGATGGTAGTGCAGTAGCAGGCAGAACCCGATACGGTTTTCCATCTGGTCTTGGTATTCTTCCACGTAGTTACCGTAGCGGTCGATACGCGTGCCCCGTTCGAAATAACGGGCTTTTATTTCGTCGTTACTAAGCATCCGGATTCTCCTGCAATCCCAAGGTCAACCAGCAGACCGAAGTCAATGAACTGGAAATCATTTTCCAACTCTTCGCCCCAGAGCAGTTTGGCCTCTTCTGCTTCATCACCCATCTCTTCCAGCGTCTTACGTGCCACTTCGAATTCGTGGTAGAACGCATCGGTCAGGTGTGTACCGCGTAATGCACGCACAGTCACACCAGGGAAGTTCAGGGCCAGTCCCACAACGTTGGTTGGGTCTGCATCACCGGTAGAACGGCGCAGTACCTGCAACTTGTGTTTTGGGAACGCCACCACACGTTTTTCGAAACCGGGATTACGTTTCTCGATTTCGACAACGGACTGGTGATCGTCTTCCACGCCCTGTAAAGGCAGGATGACATTCAGGCCATAACGGTTCAACAGACGAATGGTGTCATCGTTGAAATCTTCACCCGGCACGATCGCATGGATGTTGTACAGCTTGTGTTTGCGAATGAACGCATCGACAAGGTGAACGTTACGCCGAGTAAAATTGTGAATCAGCAATGACTTCATTCGAGGCTCCGAGTTCTAATTTAAGTTTATCTGCTTTCATGCGGTCACGCACGCAGCTCGCACAGTAGCACATGGATTTATCGTGCAGGTCGGCGACATTCGTGGTACCGGTTTTCTGATACCAGTATTCGGACACCAACAATTTCGCGGTCGTCCAACCACACTGGCGTCGCTCAGCATGGTACTCTTTACGCGCTTCCAGCTCGCCGTCACCGTTCTCGTAAGAAGCAGCCGCACAGCTACCGCACGAGTGTTTCATCGGGCAGCCTAAGCAGGTAGACGGGTAGTTGGTGTACTGCGTCTGAATTTCGTTCAGTAGTTTGTGACCGTCAATGTTCACAATCTCACGCCCACGCAGTTCTGCTACCGCTGAACGGGTGGTTACGGTTGACATGAAGCGGTTACAGCCGTAAATCTTACGGTCGAAGCCAAGACAGGTCATGTGGGTCAGCGTACCGCAGTAAGGACGTACACGGTCTGGGTGCAGACGGGTTGCTTCATCGTCCAGCAACTTCTGACGCCAGTCCGGGTCCCATGTCGCCATGAAGTCCAGCCCATCAGGAATGATGTGGGTCAGGATGTTACGTGGTGACTTGTGGTAGCCGTTGTCGACCCAGTAATCGATAACGTCAATCATCTGGTTTGCGATACCCAGAGCCATATCACGCGACAGAATGTCTTCGTACGTGACGTTACCGGAGATGGTACCACCGCCCGTTTCTTTAATCAGGTGAATCATGCTCTCGCCGTAACGAGGCAGGGTCTCACCGGTAAAGGTGGCTTTGATACCGAGTTCTGCAATACCGACAGATTTCAGGTATTGGTAGCCGCGCATCGCCTGCTCGTACGAGCCTTCACGCGAAGTGGTGAAGATACGATAGCGGTCGTGTACTTCTGGCAGACCATCGATGGACACACCAATCGACAGACGGTCTTTCCAGCGTTCAATGATTTCTTTGCTGATAGGACGGTCGAACAAGGTGCCGTTGGTAGAAATAGAGAATACGTACTGGCGGTTGTCGCGCGCCGCTAACTCTTCGGCTGTCTCAAAGACGGCTTTCAGAATCTTCGGCTGCATAAACGGCTCACCCCCGATGATGTCGATAATGATTTCGGCATCTTCGATGTGACGGTCGCGGTCAAAACACGCATGAATAAAATCGACAGCGTCATCCACTTTGTTGTTGCGCGGATACTTACGTTCGTAGCAATACGAACAGTCGAGATTACAAGACAGGTTAGTTACGACCTGATACGTGAGTGTGGGGCGCTGTTTACGCGTCTGCGATGAAGATCGTTCTTCACTCATTTGATTACCTCATTGCGATGTTTGCGAGCGTGGATCGTGCGATTGATGTAACGGTAGGCTTCTTGCCCAATGACTTTCGCCAGCATGTTACAACCGCTATCGATTTCCATCTCGACATCCATCGTGTAGCCGATAGACGCATCGGAGTCCAGACGAACCAGACCGCTGCACGCGTTGCACGACTGCTCAAAGAACTTGCTGATGGAGAACCCAGTTGAGCCATTGTTCATGACATTCAGGCGTTCAATCTGGTCTTCCATTTTGTTGTAGCCGAACATGAAGTTCATCACCAAATCTTGGTTCAGAGGTTTCTTCATGCGGTTGTCCAACAGCAGCGTCATGTCTTTGAAGCCGTAGTGGTGGAGTGCGCGGTGTAAGTCCAGCAGGTCAGTGTGCCAATATTTATCAGCCAACTGCTCACGAGTCACCACGGCCCACGTATGGACGTTGTTCAGCGCAGCCATCACTTCGAAGGCTTCGAATGCACCATCTTCAACGACACGCCAGAGCGGACGTTCGCTCTTTTTGTATCCATCGAACGACACACAGATACGGTTAAACTGTTGCAGCATCGGGAGATGTTCCAGACGCATTTTCAGACCGTTCGTGTACAGCTCGTGAGTGAGATGTGGATAACGGGCTTTGACTTCGGCCAGCAATGGCTCAATCTTCCGGGTCGCCATTAATGGCTCACCACCCGTCCAGTTCATCCCTTGTAAAGTCGGGTACTTCTCCAGTTGTTCAAACAGCGCTTCACGCTGAATTTCCCGACCAACATCTTTTGTGTCCATGTAATACGCTCCGCCGCAGAAACTACAATCCAAATTACACTTGGACGTCGTCACTATCGACAGCTCGGTAGGGGGACGTATTTGTGGTGCATCGGTCATTGCAGATTGCTCCAGTTTTTAATAGATCGCGAAAAGGGGGTCGTCCTCAAACTTCGCGCCCACATCCAGAAGGAAATCGGAGTGGTAGGCATCGAGTATTTGATTCAGAACAGCCTGACGGTCGTTAATCCGTTTAAGATCATCGAGTGTCACGCTTCGCGACTTGATGTTTGAAACTGCCTTTTCTTCGTCAGCTGTTAAGGAAACCTTCGACAGAAGGAAACTTACCAGCTTGCTCAGGTCAGCCTCGGTACCCGGTGCTTCACCGTAACGCAATTGAACCAAGAACTGCATCCACGGTTTGCGGATACGGCGACTGATTTCATGTGGATCGGTAATCGCTTCGAACTGCCCATCTACCGCATTCCAGCGAAACTTGTAGCTATACGCCAGTAAGTCAGCCAGACAATGGATACCGAGCGTTTCATAACCTAAGATGTGATGGTATTTTTCCACACCTTTATATTCTTCCGTGCCGGTCGGTACTACGGTGTACCAGAACGGATTAGAAGACGGGTAGTCCCAGCTCCACTCGCGACGAACCATGGGAATGACGTCCAAATCCGCAAACGGCGTGAAGATCATTTCCAAATCCATCGAGTGGTTCAGGACTGCATCAGTAAAGAAATACTTACCGTCAATCAGTCGGCCACTGGCGTTCAGCTCGCCTTCATTAAACTTCACATGCTGAACAGTGTGCTTACCGATGGAGTAGGTATTCTCTTCGGTGTACTGCTTACGTGTAATATCCCGCCCACGTACCTTAGGCCATTCGCCTGGCAGCATCGAGATAAGGCGTACTTCGTCAGCGATGTGTGCTTTCACACTGTCGTACGACGAAATGTGTAACGGGAAATTTTGCGTCGTGCGGTACGCCAAATGGAGGTCGTTCTTCATGGTTTCTTTATCCTTACTTTATCGGTTACCCGCGCCGTAACTGCACCCACCACTGCACGACCAGCTACAGCTACCGTTGCAGTTATAATGCGAGAGTGGAAGCCCAGCAAGGTTGTTGGTCGAACTGACCGTGCCGCGTGTGGCGATATAGTTATTGGCCTGTGCGGTCGTGATGTAGCCTTCGACGTTCTGCACCCGATCGCGAATGTTTTTCAATGAGATTGCCATAGGTCCTCACTCGATAGAGTTCTATCGACTGCCTGAACAGCCAGAGCATCCCGTACAACTTGAACTACAGGAACCGGAACAGTTACCGGAGCATGTACCCGAACAACCGGAGCACCCACCCGAACACGAACCAGAACATCCTGAGCACCCACTGGTACACCCAGCAGTACAGCTCGACGAACATGAGGAACCGCAGCCCCCTGATGCCGAACCGGAACAGCCACCTGAACAGCTAGAGCAACCCCAGCTACAGGTTCCGCCGCAATCGTAATGAATACGTCCTTGGCCGCCGAATAAGTCGACGTTATTGGTTGCCTTATTACGGATGTAGGTTTGTACCCCACCTTCCGTTTTTAAGGAGTTCGCTTCGATCACTGCAATGCGATCCGCGATGTTTCGTAAGTTGATAGCCATTGTTTCTCCCTACTGTGGACCAGAGCAACCAGAGCAACCGGTGCAGCTGGAAGAACACGACCCGGCGCAACCACCGCCACACTTACCACTGCACGAAGACGCACAGGTACCTGAGCAACCTGAACAACCCGAACACCCACCGCCGCAGTTAGAAGAACAGCTACCCACGCACGTAGAAGTACAGGTTCCTGCACAGCTAGTACAGCTTGCAGAACACCCGTTAGAACACGACCAGCTACAACTGCCGCCACAATCCAGACGGGAGGGAGACCACCCACTGAACGAGTCCGCAGCGTTGTAAGCTTTCGATGCAACCTGCCCGTCTACACGAGCCCCGGTAGCATAGTTTGCTTCCACATTGTTAACGCGGTCGCGTATGTTTTTCATTGAAATCGCCATACGTTTCCTTTGTCAATAAAAAAATGAGGACGCTGCCATAATGACAGCACCTCATGTAATAAGTGTTATCGTGAACCCGCTTCGGCTTGTACGTCGTCGCGAGAAGTCAGGCTGCTGTTGACGTGTACTGCCGCCTGAACCACACCGCCGTACTGCTTGTGGAGATAGTTCGGGTGTGGGTTATCTGCGTTAACGTGGTTCTGGAGATTCTGCGACAGGGTGTTAATGGAGTTCTGCAATCCAGCAACTTGCTGTTTCAGTGCATTCAGCTGACCAGAGAGATCCTGAATCTGCTGCTGCGTATCGGAACCGGCGGATTCCAAATCACTGATGCGCTGCTTGAGCCCATTGATGACTTGGTTCTGGTCATTGATCATCTTCTGGAGTTGTAACACCAGAGAGTTCAGGTCGGCCTGTTGTAACGCCGCCTTTTGGTAGTTCAATGCCACCGAATTCAGTTGGTCATTCCACGAACCGAGTGCACTGACCACCGCATCGATACGCGCACCGAGTGCTGTGTCCGCTGCTTTCAAATTACCGATGTCAGCGAGGACAGCGTTAATGGCAGTCTGAACCGTTTGAATCAGCGCGCGAATTTCGGTTTCAGTGAGACCGTTCGCCTGATGAATATCCAGTGCGTGAACATTACCTTTGGCATCGATGTGCGATTGTAGCGCCGCCATCATCTGGGTTTGCATGTCAGACATGGCTGCCAGAATCTGCTGGAGCTGAACTTCGTTACCGGAGTTAATCGCATCGGTCATCAACGCGAGTTGCGTAATGATGTATTCGAAACCAAACAGGTCGCCGAGGTCTTTAAAGGCCGGAGCCGCTGCAAAGGTATCCGGGACATTACGCAGGTCAGCGAAGTCAACTTTGCGGTCTTCAAGGTTGGCATCAGCCAACGCCTGTTTAATCGCAGAGATAACCGCCGACTGTGGGCCACCGACAACCTGTGCAAGACAGACGATATCGGTTGGGATAGCCGGGTTAGTGACGACCACACCCATACAGATTTCGCGGTTCTTAGCAAGCTTCATGTACGCCGGATGGATGTAAATCAGCTCGTAGTCGGTACCGCGTTTATAAATGGTGTTGGGTTGATTGGCAGGCCGCATACGGAACGTATCCGCAAAGAACGGCCCTGCTGGGAAAGCGAACGCACGGTTGACCTTCCCCCCACCTAACACAACCGGGACATTGACCGCGTTACTGGACGCAGCCCCTGTCAGGTCAAGTGGGTATTGAAATAGAATATCTGGCATGGCCAAACTCCCTTAGTGAGACGTCCTTGTCTCGACGTGTTAGATGGTTACGGCAACTTAGGCATAAGATTGACCGTCAGTTTTGACGGGGTGACCGTTCCGCCGTAATAGTTGACCCCGTTGCCGATGTACAACGCGTTGTCGGCAATAAGCATGGGTATCGGTTGGCGGAAGATGACATCTCCATGAACAATCGGGAAATAATCATCGATGGAAACACCTGCTGGCATGGCGACTTTATAAACATCAAGCACACCACCAGTGATACGCCCCGCCGCACCCTGTACGTTCGTTATGGCACGAATGGCCACAGTAGCAGCATCGGAGATATAGAACACCGTCGCTGTGCCGTTATCCACGTTGGAGACACTGAACGCAGCGAACGCGGTGGTCTGACCCCCGTTGATACCATTAAACACGAATGTGTTTTTGACCCCCACCTCGGCAGCAAGTGTGACCTCAGCCAGTGCAGAAGAAAACGTTGCAGAAACATCGAGGTTGGCGTTGGTACATCCAATGGTGCCGGAGCCCAAAGAGTAACCACTCTTCAATTTGATTTTCACCGTCGGGGTCGACGGGGTAATCTCCACAATCATTTTCCACGCAATCGAGATGACAGCCGACATCCCCGGAATACCCACCAAATACGCATTGTCTACATCAGAAGCCTGACCAAAGTTGGCACCCTTCATCGTGAACTTCTTGTAGTCTTTAGGCAAGGTAGCGACCGGCGCATCCCGCAGCAACTCGATAGGAACCTTGTGGCTTTGAGACGCGAAGACCGGGCCAATCTGCGACATATCCAGATACCCATCACCGGTAGCCGCCGGAGCAGAAAGGGGTTGCTTACGCAATAGCCCCAGTCGCGAAAGCCGCGCTTCACTGTCCACATTCACATCGTGGCTGTAGACCGTGGCGGTATGCTCCGCCAACTGTTTCAACTCGCCCAAGCGTTTCACTTTTGTGAACTCAGACGACAAGATACGCTGACTGTCGGTGACTACCGTCCCGATAAACAACCGGGTATCCGTATCGGGCATTTTCTGCGTCAAAAGCTGGTATTCCGGTTTGCCGTTCACCACCGCCGCGTGCATGTAGAACGTACGGTTTTGGTACGCACCGGGGAACAACGTCTTGAGGTTCTGGTTATACGCATCCAACGTGTAATAGTCGGAACCAAACCGTAAGCTCTCAGACTCGGTGATGTACAGCTCCCACCCTTCTGCGGTTTTTACCCCAGCAACGATTGCAACATTCCCCGCAGGGGTGTAGTTTGTCACCCCTGCCGCAACAAAGTCGTTCGGTGGTGCGCTTGGGCCTGCGAAATAAGACGGTGAAATCACCTGCCCGTTTGACCGCAGCATTCGCTCCCCAACAAACGAAAGGATGGTAGCATAGTTGTAAAACGTGCTGCCGAGCACCCCCGCCTTCGTCGCCGTCAGCTTACCTCCGTTCAAACTGAAAATCAGCTCAAGGTGGTACGCCGCGGATGACCCCACGACCTGCCGAATCATGAAGTTCGGCAAGTGCATGATGCCCGTACCGTCACCTTTCTCGTAGAAGATTGGTTGGCCCATTCTGCTGCTGTGCCCAGAATAGTTGGTATTCTGAATGAGTTGCAGGTTGCTGTACGTCGCGATGTTGGTGTATACAACGTCAGCTGTGGTCGTGACCAGCTGAACAACCCCGTTCACGACGCTCGGGTAGATTTGGAACGTAACATTCCCTAACCGCTTATTGCCGTTATAGAGTGCGTAGTACGACATTTGTGCAATCCAAATCGGATTGGCATCAAGGGGTCGAATCGCCCACACGGAAAAGAGGAGGTTAATCGGGTTGGCAATGCTGTCCGCCACCTCACCTGCCGGTGCTGCCGCTTTTAAGGCCGCCGTTATCTTGTTCCATGTGTCGGAGGACAACGTAAGGGTATCGGCTTTTGGTACCGCACCCACGGCCTGGTACCGCTTCACACCGGGACCGTTCCAATACGCGCCGTTTAACTTACCCGACTGGAGCGTGGATGTCGCACACCACGTCATGTCTGCCAAAGCGTAGTAATCGTCAACCGAGAAATTGCGGCGCACGTTACTCGGCCCTGCGCCCAAGTACGCGGGACCGTATGTTGTGTTTGGGTCTACCTCGACATACACCGCGCTGTTGGCGTTGGCGGGACTAAACAGATACGCATTATTGCCCAGATACACCGGATGGGATTGACCGACAGAATACACCGAGCCAATACCGCCCGTGAACTGCCAGTTCGCCAGAGAGGTGTAACCGCTTTTGTGGTCTCCTGCGATAAAGTCGTAGAAGTCCGCGTCCATTGTCGAGTGTGCTAACCCGTTGGGGAGGGTGTCCTGAGACTGATCGTAAATAGACCATGCACGTTGGCCAACCCCTTGGAACACCCGCATGCGGTTATCAGCATTGCCGTACGGGAACCGAACTTTCCAGCCTGCCTCTTTGAGCTTTGTCCCAGTGGCAAGATACACATCGTCCGCATCGATTTTGAATGGGAAGATATCTGCATTATCCAGCGAGACCGTCAACGTATCCATGTCAATCTGGAACGAAGTCGCCCAAGTGAAACGGCCATACGAGTCATCAGGGCTCAACAATAACAGGGTGCTCAAAATACCTACCCTGGTCATGTTCTCGCGCTGCGCTACCGCATACGTCGCGATGTTGTGTGCGATGTTGCGCAGGTTACCCCAGCGTACTTTACCGGCCTCGGTCACATAGGTGGTGCCCTGTGTCGCAGGGTCGGTCGCATCGGTGTCTGTGTTAGCGCGCAGCAACACTGAGATACCGTTGACGCTGTTCCCCCCTTTGAGAGCAGCAGGGGTGTAAACCATCTTGTCCCCACTGACTGACCCTACTAACGCATAGACACTGTACTGGGTATTGGTCAATTCCAGATGAAGAATGTAGACCTTCCCTTTATACACGATGGTTTGTTCGCGTGTCTGATCGCCGAGGTAGCCACTGACCGTGCCGTTCGCGTCGAACGAGGCAGGGAATTCACTCCGATACACCTGTTTGTGTTTGGTGTAGTTCAGTGTTCCTTCTAGCATGACTGTGTAGAAATATCCGTCGCTGCCTAAACAGACAAGTGCCGCATCGCCTGACGCAACCAGTGTGAGTAGCCGGACACCGGGATACTTACTCATTCCCGCTGGGTGGTATGGGAACGACGTCTGCTGCTCCCCTGCAATTGACCCATCGTTGTTTACACGGGCATAGCCGTAGTAAATGCGATCGGTGTTCGGCAATCCGTCGTTTGCATTGCGTAACAGGTAAACGATGTCTCCTTCCTGCTTGACTGCCCCCAACCCTTTCCAGCTCAGCTGTTTCGCAAAACCGGCAAAATTCCCCACCGTTGGAATAGGCAGGAACCCACTGTTACCGTACGAGGCACCCCCAGTCGTCCACGACGGCAACAGACCGTCCAACACGTCTTTGTACGTATTAAGGCGCTGTTGTACGTTATAGCCCTGCTTTGACGTCACCACTTTGTTCGTGGTGGTATCAATCGCATCCCACAGTTGCAACAGACCTGCGTCCGTATCAGACGCCGTTGGTACGCCCGTCAGGTCGGCAAACGTGTGCGTGTGGTTTGCCAGAGCCTTATTTGCCAACACCGCACGAATGGCGTTGGTCAACGGTTTCTCAGCAGGCGCGGTGTTGTTGATGTTACCCACACCTAAATCGGCGGTCGTTAAGGTAAGGGACTGTTTCGTACCGTCATCAATGAACTTCTTCCCGTTAATGGTGTACGTGTTGTCCACGTAATCATCCAGCGTCTTTTTCAGGACGTTAACAGCATACTGCGAAATCGCGGTACCCGAAGAAATATTTGCAGACAGGTTGGTGATAGCAAACAGCCCCGGCACTTTGTCAGTTGCCGTGGGCAGTTGCGCGTTCATGGTCAGTGGAGAAGACTGCTTCGCTGTACCGAATACCTTGATGGTGTCGGTTGGAGAAAAGTAAGCGTTCCCCGGTAAGAGTTTTACTTCGGACAGGTACAACGAGACCATGTCCGGTGTGACCAGATATGCACCGTTAAAGATGGGTGCCACTGCGCCGTTGAGCACATAAGCCGTGTTCAGCCCCGAGCCCAACTCAACCCCCACACCCCGTTCGTTACTGTCTGCATCAGCAGTGATGTTGATAGCACGGGTGGTGGTAATAAGGAACTTATCGCCTTGCAGGGTGATAACATGGCTCGAGTCGGCGGTACGGAATGTCAACGCACCGTTATTCAGCACCTTGAGGCGACCACGCAGTTCACCAAGCACCACAGGCATCAGGGTATCGATGTGAGCTTGCTGAATGCCGTTTGCTTTCATGATAGCGACTAACTCATCCAGCGTTTTACCGAATGCCTTCGTCGAGTCTACCGCTTTGGTCAGTACCTTTAACGCCCCAATCTCATCCGCAGTGTATTGGTGTGCGTTTTTGATACGATGGTGGCTGTACATGTTGTCGTCGAAAATCTTTTTACCGTTGGCAAAAATCAAATCGGTGACCTCGGCGTACGCCACATCCATATCGCCTGCCCGCTTAATCAAACCTTGACGGATATCATCCAGCGCTTTCACGACTTCATCGCGGAGCAGGGCTTCATCTAAGTTGGCAGGTGGGTCAATTGCAGGAACCACTGGTGCATAACGCATCAGTTCAGACCAGTCGGTGTTACGCGGGTCTTTGATGTCCTCTTTCACCAAGAACTTGCCAATCTCGGTCTGTGGTACGCGGTATTCGCGACCAATCGAATAGATCGTGTAGTCAACAGAGGTGTCTCCGTTAATCAACATAATCCCGCCGTAGATTTGGTCTTTCATTGCGACAGCGGCTTCTTTATAATAGTAGCCGAGGTAGTAATCCAGACCCTCAATGAGCTTCACGCCTGCGCTGTTTTTCAGCTCAAGCCCGGTACGGAAGAACGGCCCCTCAGGAGGGATGACCACATTGTATTTGTTCGGATATGTGGTCGTCAGTAGCGTACCGGTAAATTTGGCTACGTTCGTGCTCGCCATGAAAAAACACTCCTACGTATTGATAAAAGGTTACCGCCCTCTCGGGCGGTAGCTTGCGGGTATCACGCCCGCAAGCGTGTACCCCTTTATACCCACTGACCGAAGTCAGTTCCATCTGTGGTGCGCTCAGCGTCCATCTTAGCCTGCAACACATTCCACAGCCTCGTGGTCATGTGTAGCGGGTTTATCCTTTTCGCTGTATAGCGGTCAGCGACAAACCACATCGCATCCGCTACGGTATTTTCCGTTATCGTGGTGAGTAGTGTACCGCCCGCATCGTAGAGTTCGTACGTGAACTCCAGTTTCAACGGATCGGATGTGTACCCCGGAAGGTACGCCAGCTGAAGTTTCAAATCCCCACGACGGGCCGGTACCGGAACGCCGAGTTCACCGCCAAGGGATGAAGCGTAAGCCACATTTATCACCTGTCCACCAATGGCAAGCTGACGCACCGCATTGGCTTGTGTGCCTTTGACGATTTTCAGTTTGGCCACTTTGGAGGACTGCGGGAGATTGTACTCAACCAGCATGCCTGAGATAAGGAAGTTCGTGCCGTCAGAGCTGCCGGGTTTTCCGAACCAGTTGCCGTTCGTGTCGACAGAGTGAACCGACTGGAGCAGCGCATCCCGGTTAAACGCCAGTGGCAGGTAACCTGCGTGTGACGCATGGAAGGAACGACACCCCATCGGGACTAACTGGTATTCGGTATACCGCACGTCAGGTACGAACACTCCCGCAGGTAACACCACGGTCGCATTCTTCACCGACGTGTTCGGCAGCACACCCGAATCGGCATACGACTCGAACAGCGAACGAAGGTACTGGTAGGCATCTTCAACAAACCCAATCCCGTCCAGCGGAGCCACAGACCCCAGAAGGCTACAGACACTCGTACCACCACCCAACGGTGGCAGTTCAAGTCCAACGAAGCCACCCATCAGTCCCCGGACATCAACATCGAACTGAATCTCCAGCTCATTAATGAGCAAAGAGCCATCGACGTCGTTTGGATTGCCCGCGAAGTACACGCTGAACACCGACAGTTTCCGAAGCGTGACGTTGTACGAGTAACGCACCGCCAATCTCGGAGAGCCTGCTTTCAGTGTGGTCAAATCCATCACCCCCAAGACCGCTGACGCTTCATTCTTCCGAAGTGACGTCGTCTTGGAATACAGGATGTTGGATTCAAACGTTGGCAATGTCGTATTGACACCCGCATGGGTAGCGATAGCGTTAACGTAGCCGTAATCCGGTTCAGTCACACCATCGAGTGGCACGCGCAGATAGCGGTTTCGGTAATCCGCAGGCACACTCCCAAGGGTTGGGCTGGCAAACAACAAGGCCGGTAACGGTTGTGCGAACAGTCCGTTGGTCTGGTATTCTTCGTACACTAACCCACCTTGGAACGTCGGTGCCCCATTCGCCTTCGGGTTGGATGGGGTGAACCACCATTGCGGTGTTTGCTCCGTCGTCTCCAGCAGCATGTACGCTTTTTTCGTGGTGCTGTTGCGTGACATCTGCGCCAGTCCGTACACCGTCTCGGCTCCGGCAGTGACTTCACCGTAGAGGGCCGATGGTGAATTGAACCGCAGTTTACCAATCGGCAACATCGCCAGATTATCCGTCAGTGTCCAATCACGGGCCGCTGGGATATGTTGTTGCAAACTGGCTATATGGTCGGACGCCTCGTTGGAAATCCCGTAATCGCGCATCATCGGGAAACTGACGGTCGGGGTAGTGATGCCGCCCGCAGGGACATCAACCACACCAATCAAGGCGGTTTCCGGTGAAACCTCATTTGTCGGTTGCGGTTCAGCACGACTGTACATGGATTGAGTTACCATGTTCAGATACAGGAAGTGACGATTACCGAACGTTGGGGTCATGAACTCCCCAAGCTGGGTGATCGGCGTCCCGACGTCACTGCGGTAAATCGGCAGAGATTCGTCATAAACCTCAAAGGCCATCGCCGCAGCTTTCGTCGCGTCATTGCAGTCCGCACGAATCCCCAAGCAGGCAGATTGTTTTGCGGAGTCCACATCGACTTCCAAGAAGAACGGCGAGTTGCCCGTCCCCACTTCCTGACCATCCAGATAGACCGTCACCTTACCACCCGCCACGATATACAGCCTCAGCGTTCCTGTGTACGATTTTAAGCGTAGTTTGGACAGCAGAGAGATAACGGACAGGTTACCCATCCCATTGGCACTCAAGCCGATAGGCGTCGCTTTTAAGGCGAAGTTGGGTTTGGAGGAAATGGCGGAGAAGTCAAAGTTCGCTGCGGTGTTCTTCACCGCAGGCGTCCAGTTACGCTCCATCGTGTTGTTCGGACTGAACCAGTTGAACATCGGGGTGGTTTCGAGGTTAATCGACCCACTTACCTTCCCCTCAGCCCGGTCATTCCCCCGCAGATAGAAATACTGGAGGTCTTTGACTTGAAGGATACGGCCAGATGCAACCGACCACGTTGAAGCATCGATGATGGAGAAATCTGTTGACACTCCGGTTTTCACCGACTTCAACGCATCACTAATCGCATCCAAACGATCGCTCAAGCGCTTCATGACGTTCGGTGTCACACCTTTACTGCCGGACAGACCATCGTCCAAATCGGTGTACCGTCCCAGACCCTCAGTGGCGTTCGTTGCCAGTGGCAAGTTTAAGGATGCAAATGTGTGCTTGTGTCCTTTATCACTCAACCCATCCATTGCGGTAGATTGGTCAGCAGAGACCGGTTTGTTGACGTCAGCAGTGTTATCTGCTTGGCTCAGACCAATATCTGACTTGGTCATCACACGCGCCCCGTCGTCCATTGGTTTGGAGTTGAGCATGGTGGTTTTCGCCACATAGCCCGACGCCTTACCTTCATACGGCTGCAACGAGTCTGGGGTCGAAGCAACACCACTGACTTCGTCGCCCACACCCGACTTTAACACCGCGGTACCTTTTACGGTGGTGGTGGCAGACGGTAGCGTCAGTGAGGCTTTAACCGGGTCGGCTTTTGAACCTTTACCAGTGACTGAAATACCACCACGCCCCTGAACGTAAATCTTCTGGTCGTCCGGGTCGCTGGTTTGTCCGCTCTCAGTCGGTTGGTATTTCATCAGTAACGTGGTCGTGAGCAACACTTTCCCGTTCAGGGTCAGCTTGTCCATCCCGAGCGCATTACCTGATGACTCGATACGCAGGGTGTTCGTTCCCGACGTCCACTCCATGAAACGGGTAGTGGTATCGTTGGCGTCGTAACCTGCGGCCAGAATAACCGCCCCGTTGCTTTTAATCGTAAAGGCTGTATCGGTGAAGGTGATTTCCGATGTTCCGCTTTTCGACTTGAACAACGACCGGTTGGCAGCAAGTTGCTGAATAAAGACACCGGAGACATCTTTGCACGCCCACTTCTCGATATACTTATCGATATCGCTTTGCTGGAGCCCCAAGGCGCGGATTTCAGCCGTCAGGGTACGCAAGGTCTTCCCGTAAGCTAAGAACGTGTCTGGGGTCTTCAGGTTCGCAGGATGTGCGTTCGCTTGTGCGGACGTCGTCCCGTGGGGGTTGTGTGCCGCAATGTGTGCAGGGTAGTTAAAGGTGGTGATTTCCTTTGCTAATCCGGCAACGGTGACTTTCAGTGCCGCAAGCTTTGCCTTAACGGCATTGTTCGCGGCCTCAGAATCCAGCTCAACGTCATGCACGGCTGACGCCACGTATTTTTTATTCAGCAGGTCATGCCATGAAGTGGCAGCCGGTTTAGGGGGGAAGAACGTCGGGCGATTATCAACCTTAAACCAATCTGCATCCACAGGGTTATTCAGGTATTTAATCAGTTCATCGAGGATGTCAATGAACGGCGAATAGAACGTATCCCCCAACGCTTGACCTACAAAGGTCAAAGACCCACCGATTTTCGGATTGATGAGTTGGATACCGCACGCAACAGGTGTGGCCACCGACTCATTCAGTTCTGGCATCTGGTAGGTTATTTCATAATCGACCCCACGGGTAAGCGGGGTCGTACTGCCGGACGCAGTCACCACTAAGCTGACTTCGAAGAACGGGCGGTTTTTCAGAATCACCACCCGGTCATCGGTCTTCTCGTTTGTGATGATGCGTTCTTCCTTGAACGCATTTGCGGGGCTAGTACCCTTCCAGTCGTAAGGATACGAAACCATTTGCTTCTCCTTAATCTCTAAATACGATGGCCTTGTAGTTATTGCCTACGAGTTGCAAGTCCATCCCCACGTAGTTAATCGCGCTCGGTAGACCGTCACCCCATTTCGCGGCAGCGATGTTGTTGGCGATAACGGATTTCTTGAGGTCAATCGCTTGCGAGTTTCCGGCCAGCCCTTCGTAAACCCGTACCCGGCCCAACTCACTGTAGTTGTTCAGGTAATCGAGTGCCGTGACATACCGATGCTGTGCGTTGAACTGCCCGGCAGTATAACTCACCATGATTTTTACCGTCTTGTTCAGCGCAGCCCCAACACCGAAATAAATCGGCTTTTCAGGGGTACTGAGAAGCATGGCGACGTCGATGTCAGCGGCCGCTAAACGGCTTGTGATATCAGTCGTGCTTTTCTCCCCAGTCTCTACCCGTTCAATCACCATCGTTGACGCCACCGTGGAGAGCGTGATCGTGTACTTGATGGTATAGTTGAGCAGCTTCACCGTACCGGTAATGACGATGCTAGGCCCGCGATTCAGGCCATACGTCAATCGTGGGTTGAGCCTGTCAAACGATGATGCTATCGCGTAACGCGACTCGTCGATACCTAACGTGAACGACGGGGTTGCGCCCGCTGCGCCCCAGTTGCCACACAATGCCAGATTGACACGGTTACCCGCAGGACTGTTGACACCTGAAGTGGTAACAGCCAAGGACAAGGTGCGGAAGGCGGCACCTTTCTTGTACGCCAAGAGGTGTAAGAGTCCATCACCCGAAACGGTTGTCTCGTCCGGTGTGAAGTTAACACCCACACCATCAGCGTTTGAGATTGGTGTCAGGTTCACCCATCCAGCACGATAGGTCGTGGTGACTTGGAAACCACCATCAATGGGGTAGCCTGCCGCTAATGCGGTGAGACCATCGATAGCGAACTCTCGCCAATCACTCCCTACGGTGTTTACCGAGCCTGACCCACCGGCCCACGAAACACCTTCTTTTCCATAAGTGTACCCAAACGCTGCCTGTGTGATAGCGCGTGGCGTATGGGCACTGACGTTCTCCGCATGGTCAGACAACTCGCGGTAATCGCCCAAACGCGTTACGTTACGGACACTGGCAGAAATGACACTGTCTTCGTCAGTCACGATGTCGCCAATTCGTGTCATCGTTTCCGATTCGGCGAGATTGGTACTGTCCTTAATGACATAAACCGCAGCATTATCAACGATGTCTACAAAGATACCAAAGGTGGCATCTACATGGCTTGCCGGGAACAGTTCTGCGACGTTAAACGTGGTTAGGGGCACCGTGTAATCACGACCAACGAAATAGTTGTTCGCTTTGATGGACACCATCCAGCCCGTGATGGTTACAGCCGCTTGAATCGCACCGTTACCACTCTCACCATAACGCAAGATATCAATCACCGCATTCGGGTCACTGTTATCCTGCACCGCTTCGAGCTTCGCCACATCTTTCAGTTGTTGAAGCACGTAGGAACCGTCGAGCGCGAGTGTGGCGTCATTCACCAACCCACCGTAGCGAATAAGACCCGCTTTAGCTGTGGTAGCCGAACCAATACCAAACGCCGCAGCGTCGTGGGTATGGCCGACTTGGGCATACTTCGCAAACTCGGTAGCCTGTGCGGTCGAGACCGGCAGCGCATCATCGCTGATGTTCTCCACACTACCCAGATTCAATGTGTACTTGTCGATGGTCACAGACGAAGCCAACGATACCCCGTTGATATACGCACGGGCCTTCTCCAGTTTCCCGGTAAAGGTTTGCGCCAGCTTCTTAATCAAAGCCGGGGTCGCAGCCAATGTTTGTGAGTCACCAAACTCACTGGTGAGCAGGCGCATGGCCAGCGTATTCACATCGGTATCAGACGGCGGGAGGAAAGTCAGGATAAACGGTTGGGTTTCAATCCCGTTACCAGTAATACTAACCGTTGGGGTATTGGCACCGTAATAGATACCGTCACCCCCACCGCTGTTCCCCGGTAGGTACTGACCGACTGTCGTTGGATCGAGTAAGATTTTGTTGTTCCACCGCAGACCACGCGAGTCGGGGTAGAGTACAAACGTATTCGCCCCGGCAGTAAACGTAATCGGTTGGTTACCGGCAGACACACGGATGTTGTCACGCGCTAACGCCCGAACCGCTTTATCGTCAACCTGCAAATTCGTACCTACACCATTTGACTCAGCGTCTTTTGATGAGGTTACAGATGACAGACCCGGTAACATGGTAAAGGTACCGGTAATCGTCCGGTCAGCACCGGTACGCAACATCTTGTCTGTGAAGTCTGAGGCTTTCGCACTGAGGCCATTCACATACGTGGCTAATTGCGCCTGTGTACGCCCGTAGACGAGAGTTGCATCGTCAGCAATACCGTTCTTCTCAATCGCACGCATACGCCCGTAGGAATCGTCACCGTGCGGATTGTTCTTATCAGTGACGTGTGCAATCGCCGGAGAGGTGCGATACAGCTTATCGACCAACTCGTGATACTTTTTGAGGATGGTTAAGACATCGCTGCCGTCGGAATCGGTGGGGACTTGGGCAAGCTTTTTACCGATGGCCGCGATGGCGTTCATCAGTTCACGTTCGCCTTTCCAATTTTCCCAATCGAACTGGATATCCACTGGCGGGAAATACACATCCCCAATGACCATCTCCCACTGACACTCGGACGGGAACACATCTTTATTCCGGTCACGCTCGGCATTAACCTGCGCAGTGCTTCCGACACCGATACCTACCGCGTGGTAATCCAATGTGAAGTTCTGCGTGTAATTTGGGTTGATTATCCAAACCATGCCGTGGGTGGAACGCCCTGTCCGCTGCATAGAGGTCATATACGGATGAGTGATGACGTAGTCCGAGGCCAGCTTTAAAACTTTACCAGCACTTTTGACGACCAACGAACCGGTGTAAAAAGGGCCATTCTTCGGGACCAGCATGCGGTACTTCGTACCAATGACGGTTCCCGGCTCACCGGTAATTTTATTACCCGGTAATTTTTGATGCGGGTCAAAGACGACAGCCATTTTCTACTCCTTAATATCCAAGTCGTCGAGTTCATACTATGACCTGAACCCTTAGAGGAATCGCTTGTGGATGCTATTTATCAAGTGCGGGGCGACTGTGCATTTGGCTTCTCCAGAGACACCCGGACTTGGGTTGCCATCGACGTTTCCCAGCCATTAAAAACACTCTGTGGGAATTACCACACCTTTGAAGTGGGGTTAGAATCCCTCGGACACGAGTTTACCTTATTCAGTCTGTATTACTTAGGCGAACTCCAGCAGCGTTCTGATACGTTGCAAGACTGGTTAAACACCAAAGCAGGGGTAAGCTTAGCCTTGCTGAAAGATGGGCTGCCTAAGCTCGAATTCGTAGAAGGCCATTACCAGTGCCTGAATGCGCCTGTGGGGCCGGAAGCCTACTTGTGCCCACCGAACTACCACTACAGTCAAGACTTTGCGTTAGACGACGCCAGCGACATGGTCGTGCTGGCAACCGGGGACGATCGTCAGACACTGGCTACCAATGCGTTGTTCAACATAAACGGCCAATGGGTACCACACAAACAAGACAGTGTCGGTGTTCGCTTACCGGGCGCGGGTAATATTGTTCGTCGTAGTGGGCAGTCTGATATCGGCTGTTGGTTCTTTGATGATATTGGGTCTGTTGAAACCTACCCGATGAAAGACCTGACCCTTACTAAGTTGGATACGACACGCGACTACCACTCCACTCTGATGGTGTCTCTCCCAACGAGCATTACTGGGAAAACCGTCGGGTATGTGATTGGTGGTATCCTGTACTGGTTGAAGCCAGAGTTCTATTTCAGTGACAAAGCCATTATGTTGAGTCTGCCGAACATGAGCCTGATTAAAACCATCATGGAAACCCGTGAGTATTACGACTGGGAGAAAATCGGCATCGGTGATTTGTCCACCCCGACCTCCGTGAATGCGCTCAAGAACCCAGAGAACTTCAAAGCGTTACTCCAGCACGAATCCAGTTTCATCGTGTTGGTCGATAACCCGTATTTGGAGTTTGAAGAACTTGGTCTCAATCACGGTGCGTCGTATGGTCGTTTCCACTTGCGTGACCCGAATGACATTGACAGCGAAAAGCCTCTTGGCCCGCTGTTCAACCAATTCGGTAAATGCGTCGGTTACTGGCCAACGTGGGAAGACGGGGAGTGGACATTCCACACCGGGGAACTGACTCGACCTAATTGGCTGTTTAACCGCAGCAAGTGGCAGAACCAAAGTCTGGTAAATGATGCCATCCCGATTCACAGCTACCAGCCGTACCGCGTCATCAATGCGCACATGAAGCGCGTCAAGGCACGAAAAAAATAACCTGTCTACCTCTCCTTCACGGGAGAGGTAGTGGTTTTACTTTTTTTGCTTATTCAGCTTTGTAGACGATGGCGCTACCGTGCTGGGTGTTGTTGCCGGAGATACCGACCACCTTGAAGGCATCGCCGCCTGCTTCTTCGGCTTTCTTAGCCAGCGCGGCAGTTACGTCATCAACAGTCGAACCGGTAGCGCTGACGTTACCGATTTTCTTGTAGTTGGACGGAATGGTTTCTGCGCTTGCGAACTCTTTAATGCTCATTACAAAATCCTCTTTCTGATTAAAGGCACAATGCCATGTAGCATAATAACAGGCCAGAACGTAAAAAGAAAAGAACCCTACTCCGAAGAGTAGGGGTTTCCCATGGCTTTAATTTAGACCGAGGTCTGCCATGCCTATTGTGAACATCTTCAAATTAGCGCGGAAAAAAGTGGCTGCTTAACAAGACGGGGTTTAATGTCGTCGAGTATTCGACAGCTATGACGTTTGTCATAATAGACAGGTGTCTTGTAATTAATGTGGTTTAGACACATCTTTACCGTCACCTTGTTCGGTGTGCGTGTGGACAGAGAACGTGATGTTGGCAATCTTCGCATCACTCACAGTGAACATACCTACACCTTCACCCGTGCCGCCATACAGGAAGTCTTTCCCGACTTCGACATTGCCGGTGAATTTGGACTTCGGTGAGTCAACCAACCAGTCTTGCGTTTTGAACGTGGCCGACTTACCAGCGGTCACATCCCAGACATCACACTTCCCTTTAATGAGTTTCGATTCCATGTTTATCGATTTCTTCGAGAACATGAAGATGTCTTCTTTGTTCATGTTGATTTTCGATAGCATGGCATTCTCAAACCCAAGGTCATACTCCAGTGAGTTCATGTAATACTGGTTCCCGAGGTGGTCACGGCATATCCACGTACCGTCGCGGGTGTTGAACTGATGGATGTAAGCGGCCTTCTCTCCGTTCATCATCGAGGTGCGCAAGGTGATGTGTCCGTCCATCGGTGAATAGTTCACGACGTAGGCGTTCGACAGGTCATCTGCCATCATGTTGTTCGGGTCGGCCGAGAAGGCGAAGATAGCATCCTCTAATCTCTTCACGTTTGCCGTGTTCAGGTCAACCCAAAAGAAGATGTCCGTTTCACCCAAACGGTAAATGAGCACTTGGTCTTCTTTGCGGACGTTCGGGGAGTTGACCCGGTTGGAGTTGAACCTCCACCACCGGGCGGTAATGGTGTTCCCCTCTTTAACTTTTAAGTTGTCAGTTGCGGTGCCCGTGGAGTGGGATTTTTCTGTTTCCATCTCTTGGACAGCAACCTTGGTCGGTTCCATGAAGCTGACTTCAATGGGAATGATTCTCACGATATCGGTTTTCCGAGCTTTGTCTTCGGCAACGATACCCAGAGAATAGAAATGGACTTGAGACTTTTCCACGTTTACCTCCTCGGTTCTCATATTACCCCTTTTTTACGTCTGATCCGTTTGATGTGTCGAAGGGAAACCGTCGGGGGAAAGGGGGGATCTGTGTGAGGATTGCATAGATCAACGGAGGTAGCGTCCCTGCTACCGACACCCTTTATTCTTTTTGTCTTGACCTTGCCCTATTCTTTTTTACACCAGTGGGCAGTCGTATGGCATTGAGCCATACGGATACCGTTTTCGTTTCCCGATTAGGGGTCGTCGGTTATCCTTTCTTCCTTTTTCAGAGGTATTAGAAATGAGCAGAATCAATTACAACTTCGACTTTAAGCTGGGTGCTAAGTTATTAGAAGAGAACGTCCTTCGTGCCCCGAATTCCCACTGGCGGCTAAAGTTCGGTAAGCTCCTGTCCGAATCCGGGTTACGTGCGATTGCCTCACCGTACTACCAGATAGACGAACTTGTGTCGGTGGTGCCATGCGAAGACCGTGAGGGGGGTGCGCTAATTCTCGAACTCAACAACAACGAGTACCTCCGGCAGTTAGAGAACCACTACGCGAAAATGCTCATGACTGCGTACGATGTCACGGATAAGAAAGTCTCGGTTGGGAATATGCAATCCAAAGTCATTATCCGACAGCACGGCAACTCTAACACGGCTGTTGTGCTTGAGCTGTGGGTTAGCGGTAACATTAATGACGGGCACCCACAAGGCGTGAAGCCGTTTACGGAGTGCTTTGTGTTTGAAGCGTCTATGGAACGCGATCCGTACCCGACCGGGACAACCGACTTTGGTACCGACGAAGAACGTATTCCTGATGTACAGGAGCGCAGCATCAACTCGCCGGTCTATCTGGTACAGGCCCAAAACGTGAAAACCATCTTTGGCGTGGGGGCAAAAGAAAACCCGGAACGCATTTACGTGATGGCCCGTTGGGCAGGTTGGAGTGAAGTGAAATTCTACGGCGGTCAGGTTCTCCTGATAGCGAAGCTGTCTATCGGTTAACCTTGTGGGGCTTCGGCCCCACTCTGATTATATTTTTTCTCAGATATATATTACTTAGGTGAGATTGCATTCGTAATCTTTAATCTATTGACTTTCGAGGAATTCATTATGCCTAAAATTACCATGATGCACATCGCCCTTAATGCACTGCGCGGTACCCAGCGTATCGAGTCGTTAACTTATCCACTTTTGGACACCGCCGCTCGTATCTTCGGTACGGGAATGGTGTATCAACACGACTGGGTGGGTAACGACAAACGTGAAGAAGTGTACGACACCGACAGCGAACATTGCCGTCAACTTCGTGAACTACTTCGTACTGCCGCAGAAGAAACCGGACTGAATACGCTGCTGCCTAACGGTAAGGTGACTGTCCATGTGTCAGATAGTAAGGACATGCCTGACTACGAACCCGTGATACATTTGGATTGTATTCGCGTCTCTGTAGTGGTTTATAACGACACTGATACCGTGTCTTTTAATACCATCATGCGGCCTGCGGAAGGTGTTGAAGTGACAACACGCGAACTGGAATGGGATCGTAAACCGTTCCCTTGTCCGGGAGACGCCACCACTCAGCGCCCAGTTTTACTGTTAGAGCATCATGACCTCATCGCCATGACAACCACCGAAACCAGCTTTAATGAGTTCATCAAGACCGCCGTGGATAAAGGTTGGCAAAACATCCAACGCTACGGTCAGCAAATTGTATTAATCAAACACTAGACTATCGAGGATTAACCATGTGCCAATTTCCAGATGTAAACGATATTCTCAACGACCTTGAACGGGGTGCGGATGAAGTAGAGTACGCGGAGATTGCCCGCCTGCTTCCGAATGACACTTCCGATTTGTACGAGGTGGTTGAGCCGCGTAACGTGTTGTCGGTGAAGATTATCCGTGCACAAAGCGCTGGGTTTTCAAAGAACCTGCTCGGTGGGTTGTACGAAGCGATAAGCCGTAACAAACTTATCAGCAGTGCGCAGCTCAAAGTCGAAGCCACGACGATGCGCATTCGCCGTTACCGTCGTACTGTGCGGGTGCCGGGGGTGTCACTGTATTACAAACCCAACATCTTCCCGGATGATAAAGGGCCGATTGAGATTCACCTTGTGTTACGGGACGGGTGGGAAGATACGTGGTTGGCTGTGGAACATGACAAGTTCCCTTGTGCCGACGACGTAACACCTAACGAGCCGATGCGTCTGCTGGGAGCCAATGAACTACGTGCCATTTGCAGTGCGTTGATTCCTCGTGAACACCACGCGAAAGTGGTGGCGGATTTAGCGGTACAGTACGGCTGGCGTCGCGGGGTTCCCGCGGGTAATCAAGTGTGCTTAATCGGATGAAAAATAAAATGATTGTAAAACAAATGAACAGCGGCGAAGTCATGTTCAATTACGGCAAAGAATTTCCAGCCGTGCAGAAGTTACCTATCGCCGGGGAATATATCGTCTTTGAGGACGACTATAAACCGGCTGTTATCTTCAAACATGCCACGATGGCCGCCTCGCGGGTTTTCCTGCTGGAGGCTATCTTCACCACCAAAAATGAATTGCCCGTTCGTGACCTGCATGCGTTTTGTCCCGGTGGGCCAAAGCAATTCGCGGTTATCTTTGTTCTTCCTCTTTCACTTACGGTCGTGGATAGAGAACCGTCGGGTTCTATTTGTGCCCCCGATGGCGAGAACGGATACAAAGGGATTAGCGATGCGTTGATTTTGACTGATGCGCACCACTTCTCGAATGACGATATTGACAAGATACTGAAAGGCGCGGACGGCCGTAATGTGGTGGTCTGCTATTCCAGTGACGTTTTACGTACAAAAGCGCTTCGCCATCTGGCGGAGCAACACAACTATTGTGTAGCAAAACACATCTATTCATTCTAAGGAGCAAGACATGCGCTATGAAGCGTTTCACATCTGCAAACCTTCTACCTTTATTGAGTCACTGAAAGCAATGGAGGGCACCACCCTCGTTGAGATGCGCCCGACGTTCTACACAGCGACTCGTGAAGGGGCGCAAAAGATTGCCAAGCAGTACGGCAGCGTGACAATCATCCCGGTCACACTCGCTTTGTCACGTCCGTTCATTAATGCACCGGATGCGTCACGAATCACACTCGACTGGTTCTATGAGTTTCTGCCAGGTTATAAGGTGCTTGCGATCGCAGGTCGTTTTGAGCACCTTTTAGTCAACACCAGCCGCTGGCAGGAACTTGAAGCCAGTTATGGGACACCACTCACGCTGTCTTCCCTTTACGACCGAAGCCTTCAGGACTTCCTGACGTTACCTTTAGAAATCTGTGCATTAGCCGAAGACGGCGCGATACGGAACATGGTCTCGTCAATGGGGTACGATGGTTTCATCTATGGCGGCAGTGGCGATGCAGAAGGGGAAGTGATTTACTATCCCCTGAACACCGCCGGGATTCGCTATGGCAGTGAAGAAATGGTGAGTTAAGTCGCGGGGACGTTGTCCCCGATTTTTTACAACAGCAATCTATATTTTTAGGATAACATCATGCTACAAATGCACAGCTATTTTGATACAGCTGAATTGGAACGCCTGCAACGTGAGGGGAAGCTTCCCGTCGGGCTAACGCTGGGCAGTATTCAGAAATGCATGAGCAAAGGGGACGGGGTATTAATGTTATTCCGTTGTGCACGGTCATGGGACGTGAAAGCAGCCCTTGTCTCGTTGCCGATCGGTGAAACCAAAAATACCCGCAAGGTGTTGACTGCGTTTTGCTCTGTCAGTGAACTGCCTTCCGAGACGCTCTATTATCACCTCGAGTCCAACCACTTTGCCAGTGCCGAAGTCCATATTCCATCCTCAGCCTGTCTGTCAGATGACTTCCCGGATTGGGTGGTCTACCGTCATGTTCGTCAAGCGCCGGGTGTGCCTGATGAGATGCGGATTCTGGAACCGGGAATGGTTGATGTGGCGTTGGGGAATCTTGACGACAACGAACGCCCCGAACGCATGGAAATCTTTGTGGCCCGTAAAGCCATTAAAGATGTCGGCAACAACATGCGTGGGTTAATTAAGCGCGGGTTCATCTCACGCAAGTTCATTTACCAGATCTCGCAGTAAAAATAATCTCAGATATATATTACCTAGGTGAGAGTTAGCTATTAACTCTTGCCTTTCTTTCTTTTTATCACTTACAGGATAACATCATGCACGATACAACGATCAACTCTACCCGTAAACTATTGGAACGCCGTAACGATATCGAGGCACATTTCAACAGCTTCAAAGACAAGCTGGGCGACCTGTGGAAAGTGGTACGTAGCGCAAACGGCGATGTGCGTAAGTATGACGAAACGTCCCCAGAAGTGGAGTTCGCGAGGAACCTGCCAATGACGCTGCGTGTCCAATTCATGGACACCTTCGGCGACTGGGCAAACCGTTTCGCCGTTGATGTCATTGGCCAATTCAATTATGAAAAATTTGACATTGACATAGATGGCTGTATTCGTTCTGATGTGGGTCGTGTGGGTGATAGCGTGTACATTAACTTTACCGAAATCGCAAGCGGCATTTCGGTTCGCATCGAACTGACCTACGTCGAAATCGCGGGCATGATCGCAGCCGGTTACAACTATAGCATCGAAGCTCCGCTGTTCTTTACTGTTTACTGATTCCTTGTGGTGGCCCTCGCGGTCGCCGCATCCTTAACTTTTTTAAGAGAATGAAAAAATGCGCAAGCTCCTCTCGACTATCGCGGTTGTATGTTTTGTACTGGCAGGTCTGTCTAAAGTAGTGGAAGCGAACGATACCACGTTCGACAAATTCAAGCCCGCGGATGATACCTATCCGATGGCTCCTGACGAACACGCGGAGTTGCTTCGATTTCAAGGAAACATCTACGTGTACAAACTGGTGGGTGCAGATGGTAGCTGTCATGGAGTGGCCATTGCAAATGGTGATACCCGCTTCTACCAGCGTCTCGAAGATATCGGGTGTGACCCAGATGTCGACCATGTGTCCTTTGCCCCATCTGAACTAGATGGATACCAGATGTTGAACTTCTACAGTAAAACGGTCGCCGTAGGGCGGATCACAATTAAAGCTCAGGAGTAATATCATGAAAGTTATCCTTACGCTGTTGGTTGCAACCCTGTTTAGTTTTGCCAATCTGTCTTACGCGAACACCAAACCTCGGTACCCCGACCACATCACCTACGAAAAGACCAAGGTCTCCTTCTGGTGTCAGCGTGAGGATATCAAAGCCGGTGATTGCGACGTGGTCTCCATGACCCCGGACGAAGAGTGGGTGTCCGTCACCGGCACTCCGGGCACAGCGTGTGAAGATACCCCTATCGGTATCGTGAACCTGCGTACCGGCAAAGCACGCGATATCGATTACGACGGTGGGTGTAAAACTCAGACCCGTCCGCAGTTTGTACAGATGGCTGATGGCAAGATAGGCTTGCAGGTCGTCGATGTTAAAGCCAATTGGGCAATCACCACTGTTCCCCTGAACTAAGGAAAGTCACATGCGCCACGCAGTTGCAGTCATCACCGGTTTCGTTTTCGCTTTAGCCGTTTCGTTTGTCCCTACCGCTTCCGCGTCAACGGATATCGGTGCTATCTTGCAGGAGATTCAGTATCAGTACAACCCGCCGGATTTCGGCGTGTGTGAAAATGGTACCGTGGCGTGTAAAGAAGTCGGCAAAAAGGACGAGTTCATTCTCGTCCATGCTGACGGTGGCACCCAATGCCCTGCGGGATATTACTTCATCCTGAATTCCAAAGAAGGAATCATTGAGCCGGTCATTGCACCGACCTGTGACCCGTCTTTAAAGATTGGTTTCGCACACAGCAGTCGTGCCATCGAACTCGCCTTGTTTGGTAAAGTCTCAGGTACAGTTCCGCTTGACCGCTAACAGTTTGGCCCTGTAACGTTTTCCCCTAAGATGTTATCCTGGTTGCAGGGTCCTTTTTATTCTTGACTATCGAGGTTTATATCATGATTACTTCTATTACCACAGCTGTCAATACCGCCCGTCGTTATTTCGAAGTGAAAACCGCGTACAACATTGATCGGTTCCGTTTCCAGTCAATGGTCTCCACTGCCCACAAACTGCTCACCCTGTCTGATGCGATTCGTCGTGACGGGGATGAGCAGGCGGTGGCGCTGGCAGAGAGTATCAGCCATCACTGGTTTACCAAAACGCTGGGTTCTAGCCTGTTCGCCGAACACAAGGAAGCCTTCCTTGCAGTACAGTCGTGGATTTATGCGTCAGGCCACCAGTTCGATGTGTCACAGAACCAGTACGCAACCGATGAGTATTGTCAACATATTCTGGTCTTACCACCTGCTACCTCGACGCCAAAGATTCTGAACATGACCAATTCAGAAATGGCGTTACCGGATTTCGTGCGCTCGGAAATGCACAAAAAGGCAAACGGTGTGCTGCAAATTGGCAAGCGTCGTTTACCTATCTTCGATTTTACTCGCCGTGAGTGTGGACCGTCGTACAATATCGTGAGCGGATATTGGCCGACTGTCTAAGTCGCAGAGGGTGGGGGCTATTGCCCACCCTCTTTTTTTGCCCAAAAAAGGAACCATTATGCTTGACCAACAACTGTTAACCGCTTTACGTGTACTGGAAATTCAAGAGTCCCTCAAGAACGGCACCAGTGCCTTTATGATGGGTTGTTCAAAAGAGACCTTTGATCTGTTCCGTCAACACCCGACGTTAGGTCCGTGGATGGAGCAGAAGTATCCGCATACGCTGGCCGCGATTGATGCGTACTACGAAGAACCCGAAGACGAGCGGAACATACACGAAGACCCGTTCCGTTATCTGACCAATCAGGAAATGCCGGTGCGGGTGATGTTGGTGTCTAATACAGAGAACACCATCGAGTGTGAGTTCCCGGACTGGGGTAACGGTAAATCTCGTGTGGTGGTGATTCGTAATCCTGTCGGCCATCAGAAAGTCGGGGCACCGGGTACCCTTTATGATTTCCAAAATCCTTCCTCGCCGTATATCGTTCCGGTCTTCTTAGGCGATAAGGCACCGCTCTATACACACGACCTCGCCGTCATGATGACTCAGGTTACATTGGAACTATTACAGTCGGATGAAGGTGTTGCGTGGAGTAACATTTTGGCAACGCGTTCAAAAGACGTGAATGCCTGACGTGGTGGCCTTCGGGCCACCTCTCTTAATTTTTTTACGTGAGTATTAATGATTATGAAATAACTACAACTAATTCATTAGGACCTCGCGATGCTGAAGGTTGAGCGCATTATTCTAAAAGGTTTTACGGGCATGGGATTGCACGAAATCGAAACTTTTGATTTCACTCTCATGTCCGACGTGACCATTATCTTAGGGGGTAATGGTTGCGGGAAAACAAGTCTGTTGAATGTCTTCTTCCCGATAGCCCCACCGAAAACCGATTTTGTTGACGGGGGGATGTACACCAATATCGCCCTGTGTGGCGATGACCGTTACGAGTTCAAAGTGAAACGTGATGGGAACAGTCTGGTTTGCTTTATTAAGAACCTGAGCAAAGATTTAGTGGTGTTGGATCACGCCAATGCCAAAGTGTATAATTCCCGTGTGTACGAATTGACCGGCATTGATAAAGAAGTCAAAGAACTCATCAACGGCGAATCGTTATTAACGAACGGGAATACCGAACAACGTCGTAAATGGTTCACCCGGATGTCCACCTCGGATCTGAACTACGCGCTGGACTTCTACAAGAAGCTGCGCAAGCAAGCCAGTCTGATGAACGGGGCCATTGACCACACGGCGAAAAAGATAGCGGATTTGCAAGTGCGTGTATTGCACGACGATGAAGAACGCAAACTGCTCAGTGCTCGCTTGGTCGAGATGGAGTCCGAACTCCGTCAGCTCGATGATGCCATTGCAATCCTTCCAAACTTTGACGGATCATCGAACAAAGAGAAAATCGTTGCGTTCCTGAAGAGTCTGGAAAGCCAAGTCGCCAAGGTGTTGAACGAACGCACCTTACCAACCGATTTGGAAATCAGCGTGGCTGAACAGACCCTCTCCGTGTGGAAAGAGTCTGCTGCATCAGCAGATGCCACGACCGATGCGTATAGCCGTGAGTTGTCTATTCTAATGGATGAGGCAACGCGTCAGGAATACCTGATGAAAAACCACAGCGGACTCAAGGAAACGATTGAAAACCAATCGGCGGCATTAAATGAAATGGTTAAGCATATCACCGCTTGGCCTGATTTGATTGCCGAAGGGTCTATCACTACGCAAATGCTGTTAAACGCGCAGAACGACCTCTCTCAGTGGTCTTACTCTTTATCCGGGTCGTTGGATGAAATTATTCATCCGTCACGTTTACGTGAGGCTGAGGGCCGTTTAACGGAGCATGACGCCATCTCTGCGGATTTGCGTGAGCAACTCCAACGCGCGGAGAATGTGTTGCGTGGGTTAGAACACGATCGTACGCATTTTCTTGATACGCAGGAAGTCGCCTGTCCCCGCTGCACGCACGTCTTTCGTCCCGGTGTCAATGACAGCTTAGAGAATATCGAAGCGGCCATTGGACGTGAAGTCAGTGTATGTAAAGCGCTACGGGAAAGGATTGCGACACACCAATCAACGCGCGGTGACATTGAAACGGATGTAATGGCAAAACGTCGTATCCGTGACATTATCATGACGTACACAAAAGACCCGGTCGTGGGGTTGTTCTTCAAGCGGTTGATTGAAGAAGAAGTCTTCACCGTGAACCGTGACCGTTATGCGATGTTGTCCGTCCAGTTCTTTGACGAACTGAAACAGGCGATTGAATACCGACGGGTGTTTGAAGACTTGGTGAAGTCCAAGAAGGATTGGGATGAAGCGGTAAACGCGGTGGGGAACATCGACGGGGCACTGAACTCAAAGATTGACCGTATTCGTGCGCTCTTAGCAGAGTCCTCTCAGAAGCGCTCAGACGCGCAACGTGAGGTTGTGAAGTGGCGTGAAGAGTTACACCGTTTGAACGATGTACGCACGACAGTGGAGTTCCTGAGCCGCGCATTTACGGTTCTCGACACCATGATTGAAACCTCAACCACCAACGTGATGGTAAACTGCTTACAAACCAAACGACAATCGTTGCTGGACACGTACTCTGTGGCCCGTGATCGTTTCCGTCAGATGGACAGTGAGCTGAACGTGCTGGCGGCGTTGGAGGCTGAGCAGAAAGAACTGCAACACCGACAGAAAAACATTCGTCTCATGATTACCGCGTGGTCACCAGAGAAGGGTGTGCTGAAAAAGTACATCTACAACTCGATCGTGCGCATCACGGAGATGATGAACCGTTATATCGGGGCAGTGTGGCAGTACCCGATGAACGTTCTGCCGTGTGATGTCAGTGAAGGCGATTTGGATTACACGTTCCCGTACACGCTAAAAAACAACCCGGACCCTGTGGTCGATGTCATTAAAGGCTCCAAGGCACAGAAGAACATCTTTAACCTGAGCTACCGCTTGACCGCCTACAAAGGGCTGAACTTACGTCAGTATCCTTTGCTATTGGACGAGCCGTCAGAAGGGATGGATGAAGAACACAAGCAAGCACTCGTGGCCTTTATCAAGATGTTGGCTGAATCGGGGGAATTCTCTCAGGTGATTGTGGTCTCCCACGAGCCAGAGGTGCATTCCAAGTTGAACGAAGCGACGTACTGTGTTGTTGAACCAACGGGTGTGACGTTACCCCCGGTTTACAACGTGGGCGTGAAAATCAAATACGCAGGCCAGTAATGTACAATGCAGCGGTATCGATAGTAGGTTGGGTTCTGACGGTGTTATACATCGTCTTTGGGGCAGGGTGGGCGGTCGGTATCGCGACCGCTTCACTGTTCATGATTGCATGGCCAATGCCGTTGCGGTTTGCTAAGCGGGTAAAAGCAAAGTACAAAGGGGGTAGGTCATGATCTTCGATGTGTTGTTTACGTTAGGTTGTTTGTATCTTGTTGCACGTTCCCTGAACTGGGTGCTGAAACGTGCTAAATTTAAAGGAGCCTTTGATGAAATATAAAAAGCCGATGTGTGAACACACCATCACCTGGTGGGATGGTTTGTGCATCGCCGTGATGTTGTCGATAGTCCTTTTTTTGAAGTGGGACTGGTTTACGATATTTATCGTTGCCCTTGACATGTTTGTGCTGGGCATGCGCTTTGGGCGCAACACGTCGTACTTTAAACCGCTTCTGTTCTGGCGGTAACTATAATGACTAAGATCTTCAAAGGTCTACTTTGCTCCATTCTTTACTTCGTTACTGGTACATGCGCATTCGCCTTTGGGGCGGTGTATTCCTTGTGCATGGGATTGTTCTGATATAGGACCAATTCATGAAAAAAGAAAATCCATCTGAGAATGATGACATCGAGGACAGAGTGCGGAAGATAGTAGTAATCGGTCTGGGGATGACCGGTATCTCTACTGCACGCTCTATCGACGATTTTGCTCAGGAAGTAAAATTAGAGAATGTGAAGTTGGAGCGGCGTTTCGGGGAAGACTGGCGGGGAAACCAGACGAGCCACGAACGGCATGTGGGGAAGCATGCCGCAAAAACGCGACTTTGGAAAAGTCAACGACGATAATAGCAACCATGCTATGCGTACTACGCAACCGATTTCACTAACCGTCTTTTAGGCGGTCTCACTCAGGATAATAAGATGATTGAAGCAGCGATTCTTAAAGACTCGACTGAGCTGACAACAGATCAGCAGAAACAGTTGTTAGGTTTACATTATGCTTTTTTGAATTACCAACGTAGCGTTTTAGGCGTCAAGATTGACGTGCCTGAGCTGGCCGTTGCCACACTGTTCCGCGGTAACCGCATTGCGGTTGCACTCGAAGCAGGTCGTGTGGTGGGCTACTGCATTTACCGGGTTATTTCCGGGGTGCTAAAACTGCGTACGCTCTTTGTGGCTGAAGAACACCGTCGTTCCGGTAAGATGTCTGCCCTCATTGAGTTGATTAGCGCGCGTGAGGTCTATGCCAATGCACAACTGACCGTGCATCAAAAATGCCGACCTGCGTACAATTTCTTTACACGTCTGGGGTACGTGGCCAGTGAGTTAGATGGCTGGTTAAACCTGTTCTTTGATAGACACACCAGTTTGGCCAATAACAAGACCACACAATCAGCCGTTGTTTAAAACTGTAGCTCTCCTTACGATTCACCTCACTATGAGTGAAGTGTTTTTACGTGAGGAGAGCTATTTATGTTAAACCCTAAAATTTCGTTTATCCCGGAAATCGTCTGTGCGCAAGAATACGCACGGGTGATACCGTTCTTAAAGGACACACTGATGGCTGAGCCAAAGCATGTGAATGTGGGGACGATTGGTCACGTTGATCATTCCCGTTCCGGTATCTCGGCGTGTATTTCTGGCGCACTGGGTACCTTACCAAAGACCACGACCCACTGGGATGTGATCGGTGTTAAACCGCAGCAACCGTTGAACGCAATGAATGCGAGCATGGTGGAGCTGATTGAAGACGCGGTGCTTAACGGCCGAGACGTTTACGTTGCGCACGTTCACCCGAAGGTGTAGCAATGAGTCAGGTAGACATCTACGGTGAGGAGCACACGGTAGATGAGCGCAATCGGGTGGAATGGGCAATACTCGATAACCATCGTCGTAAGCCTTACCAGTTCCTGCTGTGCGAAGAACTGGGGCCGTATGCTTGGCATACCCCTAAAGAAATCGCACAGGCTATCAAAGACCGGATGTGGAGCATTTCACCACGCGGGTTGGAACTGGCCTTAAAGCTCAAGATACCGGCCATCGGTATCGACCTTTGGGATGACGATGTTTATGCCAAAGACATCAAAGATAAAAACGGCTTTGCGGTCAATGTAAGCCGGAGTTTCTTCTTACGTGAAACCAAGATGGTAGACACGATAGAGGAGTACCGACAGAAAGGTCGGTTGGCCGTCATGTTAGGTGACGCGCATTTACGTACCGTTGCGACAAAAGAGCTGGGTGAACCTTCTTTGCTGTGGCAGCGGTTTCGAAAAGACAAACAAGTGGTTATTTACCGTAGCCCTTGTAAAGAAATTGACTAAGGATAACAGGCCATGACTTTTAGACCCGCCATTCAAACTGTTTACGAAGACGAAGCGAAAGTGCTACAAATTACACAACTGGCGCACGAAATGATGCTGCGTTGGAAGTGCACCCAAATCGGCAACACCATGTTGACCCGCCTTAATTTCCTGCTGCGCATGGAGCCGGAGATTGAAATGGCCAACATCACACCGAAGTACCTTCGTCCGTCTCTGTTCCGTGAAGTCAAAATGTTGACCCACATTGGTGTCGATGTGCGGAAGGTCTGGCCTGCTATGATGAACCCGCAGAAATGCGAACAAATTACATCAACCATCAATCTTGTGTCTTGCCTTCGCCGTAGTGGAATCCACCACGAAGGGTTGGAAGCCGCATTTGCTTCCTGGGTAAGGAAAAATAAATGACCAAAGTTATACCGGAGCATGTCTCCGAAGCCTTAAAAGAGTTGTCGGGTGTTCACCGACCGCTCATCAGTAGCTGTACCGAGGCGGAGCGCACATACCTCCACTCGACGTTAGCCATTGCATTACGGTGGTACGAAAAGGATACCCGGCCGGTAGCGGAGGGTTACAAACGTACCTTCTACTACACCCGTAAAGACGAGTTCCCCCACACCTACGTCTTTACGCATTCCGATGAGATTATCAACCATGCTCATCTTCCGTGATGAACGCCACGTTGAGGGCGATTTGTTTAATGCTCCAGAAACGTACAAAGTCATCACGATAAACTGCGTCGGAGCAATGGGCAAGGGTATTGCGCTTGCCTGTCGCGAACGTTATCCCGATTTGTATGAAAACTATCGCACGCGTTGTCGTGCTGGTGAAATTACAATCGGGCACGTTTACCTCTACGAAGAGGAGAAGATTATTCTGCTGCCAACCAAGACCCACTTTAAGATGCGGTCTGAGTTGTCATTCGTCACGACAGGGATTGATGCGTTAGCCGACCTTGGGCGTGACCTGAACGAGTCCATTGCTATCCCGCCTTTGGGGATGGTAAATGGGTGGATGAAATGGAAAGAACGTGTAGAGGTTTATCATCACCTCTACAACCGGCTACAACCTGGAGAAACGAACTATCGCGTATACTTGCCTTTAGCGTTAATCACAGAGGCAAAGAAAGCCTTAATCTAAACTTTCTTAAATAGATATTATCACATGGGCACGTACCAAGGAGTCATTGCTGTCCGCGCCGTTATTCATGTCGAGTAACGGAAAAGTATAAAGAACACCAACGGAGTATACGACGATGTTACGTTTCATTCTTATTTGCTTGGCAACATTGCTGTCGTTTAACGCGGCTGCCATCACTTCGAGTCCAAAGAAGGACTACGCAACAGAGTTCAAGATGATTGAGGGCCGGTTTGAAAAGGTTCGCCCCCTCATCGTGAAAATCAGTAATGAGCAAGGCGTCCACAGTGGACTCATGACGACACTGATTTATAAGGAATCCACATTCAACCGCATGGCGGTGAATAAACAGGGCAGTACGGCAAAAGGGCTCGTCGGTATGACTGACCCCACCAAGCGAGCGATGCTCAAAATGTACGGTAAGCAGCTTGGACTTGCCCGCAATGCAGACATTCATAATTCGCGCGTGGCCATTAAATTAGCCTCGGCCTATCTTAACCATGTCGAAAACGCCATGACCAAACGCTTGAAGCGTCCTGTGTCTAACGGAGAAATTTATCTGGGCTACAAATTCGGCCCTGCGGGTGCTATCGCTATGCTCAAGAAGAAACCGTCTAAGGCGGCTCGTGAGCTTCGCTCCTATAAACGGGATGCGGCCTTTTATGGCGCGTTGGTTAAGCCTATCGATGCATCTGAACCAGTAAAACAAACTGCCGCAGTCAAACCTGACGACAGTGAGAAAGTCGCCGAACTCCAAGAGATTTGGCACACCTTGTACGGCACATATGCGCCGGTAACTCGCACCACGTTACTGGCCTCTACATTGACTATAGGAGCACCGCTTGAACATCGTCCAACAACCATGGTATCCCGCTTTATGTAAAGCGGCACAATTGACAGCCGGTGACATTCTGTCAATTGCGTTAGGGGCGGACACTATCGACCCTGAAAAACCATTTACCCGAGAAGAGTTCTCGGAGCGCCACAACTTCTGGGATGCGTTTGAAAATGCGTTCGGTGATACCGAAGATGCAGAATTCGACTGGAACGCAAACCAAGCGGTCATGTGGATATGTGGCATGCGCCCGTATGTTGACGAAACCGAAGTCGGCCATGTCCTGACGTGGCGTCAAAGCCAAGCGTACAATCGCGACCTGAGCTTCACCGAAGCGTATATGGAAGCGTCTGTTGCGTTGCAGAACATTTTCTGGGGTGAGTCAGCGTACGTTCAACGTTCGTTCCTGACCATTCTGGAAAAGCTCAAGCAGACGCACAAAATCTGGCGCAGTGAAACGGCCCCAGAGCATCTGTTTGTGCTGGAGTACCAAGTGGTGCCTAACCAGCCGTTAGTGTAACCGAAAACACCAGACCTTTCGGGGTCTGGTTGTTTTAATTTATTTTGCCCCCTACAAGGAGATTCTTTATGTTTGCACGTTATCAACGCTGGGGACACAACGATCCCTATGCCTACTTCATGTTAAACGCACTGGTTGTCTGCACCCTCTTTTACGCTTACGGGGTGTTCGTGCTCAATCAAGACCCGGCAGGAGCTTTTCTGTTTGTCTACATCGGCATGTGGGTATTTTGTTGCAGCATCATGGCAATCCTCTACCGACTGACCATGGTCGAATACTGGGTAGACCACTCTGGTTACACGCTTGAAGAGTTGAACTGGCTGCAACGTCTTGCGGCAGAGGAAGTGCGTGGGTTGTACAAGACCGCTGATTGGATGGACTTGCGCAATGCGGCAAAACGCGTTCAGCGTGAGTTGCCAAACTTTGACATGGATTACGCGATCATGGCCATTATTTGGGCGCAAGGCAAACGGAACAAACCGGTCAGGGTCTGTGAGGACGCCACCGATTTCATCGCGTTCAACCCAAAGATATGGCACATCGTCAATTACGTTTAAGGAAAAATATTGATGGCTAATACATCGCTCATTAAGTTGGCAGAAATCAGAAAGCCGGTTCATCCGTTCCGGCTATACATTCTCACCCGTTGGCGTTTCCTCTCCACGTACTTGGTACTGGTGATGTTGTGTCTCATCTCCTCGGTCATTCTCTCACTGCTGACCAACTGGAGTGCGTTTGATCTGTTGGTGTTTGAATCCTTTGTCATTCCGGTACTCATCACACTCAGCGTGACGGGATACCTGAAACGACGTTGGATACAGAAATCTACACTGACCACGGATGATGTTTACGAACTGGTCGGCTATGGGAAGTGGCTGGTGCGCAAATACGGCAAAAGGATGGAGTGGCCAACGATTTGCGCGGCCGCATCTAATCCTGAACCCAAAGTAGGGTCGCAGGCAGGATACTCAAGCCCGCCACGTTTCGACCGTGAGTTTCCACAGGAGGCTGTGCTTGGTGGTATTCTTTGTGCCATGGTGAAAGAAGGCGGTTGGGATTCTTTACCGCAAGAAGCCATCAACGCCATGTTCTATTACCCGAACATCTACAAGCCGTTCTACGGCCACTATTAATTTTACGTAATCCACCCTTTTAATGACTATCTAAAACACAAGGAATAACAACATGTTTCATGCTTCCGTAATCAAAGCCCTCGTAGCCCGTATCCAATCTCGTGACTTCTCTTATCCGCTGAATGCACTGAATGCGCTCAGTAACCTCATCGTCATGCGCAACGCCGGTCTGAACACGGTTACGGTTTCTGAACTCGAAACGCTGCTCGGGTGTGAGCTGGAAAAGGCATTCCCGCTGCCTGCCATTCAAATCGTCGTTGACGGCGTTGAAAACACCGTGGCCATCAACGGTCACAAATTCCACACGCCGGATGAAGAAGCGGCGAAGCTGACGTGGCGTCCACACCCAGCATGGGGCATTGTGGTCAAAGACGAAGCGGGTGTTTACCAGCTTATCGCCTCCGCTGACCCGTACCGTATTCCGCGTGGTGAACTGTCTATTCCGTTTGACTATGCCGAGTACGAAGAATCCCTCGGTGCTATCAAGCAGGACAACATGCTGATGTCCCGCGGCCAGGTTATCTGGGAAATCCGTAATTGGTCTGACGTGTCGAAGATTCTCAACTCCTGCGAATATTTCGAAATGGGTATTCAGCGTCGTCATCCACAGTTTAAGGATGAAATCCCCACCCTACTCGGCAACGAAGACGATCTGAAAACCACCTTCGTTGATATCAACCTGCTGGAAGAACGTGGTCTGGAAATCGGGGCTTACGGCAACTCCGTGCTGGAACTGGTTGACCGTCTGATTAAAGTCGAAGGTGAAACCGTGAAGGTGGACATCGATGAAGAACAGATGGCTATCGTAGCGAAGATTCACAAAGAGCTGGGCATCGATGCAATCGTCGAGCAGCTCCAGCGTGTCCCGGCCAAGAAGCGTACCCGCAAAGAAGTGCGCGGTATTATGGCTGCGTTCCTCGCTCAAGACAAATAAATAAAAAGCCTACCTACCCCGTCGGGGTAGGTAGCTTTATTTTTTTAATTTGTTAAGCCAGCATCTTTGATGATTTTCAACATGTTGTCGTTCATCACCTGCAACTCATTCGCACGCTGCGTTGCTGCTGCCAATTGCTCAGTCAGCGGAGCCGATTGACGAATGTTCGCTTTGCGTCGTGCTTCCATCTTGATATGGTCTTCCTCGGTGACAGTCCCCTCGTATTGCATGACGGTCAACTCACCGGTGGTTTCCACACCCACTTGCGATTTAATCAGCGCAATGATGTCATCATTCAGCTTACCCGCATCCACATAACTCGGCGTCAACCCCAAATCGAACACATACACATTACGGGTATACGAAATCGAGTTTTGTCCGGGGTAATCTGCCAAGAACGTGTTGGGCACATAACGGACTTCCCCATCGGTCGATTTGAACGTTAAGATTGCAGCCTTAACATCCGCATCGTCGAGATAGTCCTGCCGTGATAGCCCTTTTGGTTCGTAATACTTGAGATAAACATCCTCACCATCACGTACCAGTTCGGGGAACGTACGAATGGCCTCGAGTTTGAAGACCACGTTGCTCGGAAACTCGTAGGGGTTATTCGCGGTGAACAACCCGGCTAAGTTTACCTCTGGCGTTAAAGGTATCCGCATTTACGACTCCTTATTGCCAAACAGCGCTACGTGCCAGAACACGGAACTCCACGTTCTCGAACTCAAAGACCCAGAAGGTTAACCCGTCGTGATCTTCATCTTCCATTTTCACCACGTTCAGGGATGAGTTATATGGATGGTACTCCTCGGCCGCAATCAATGCTTCGAGGTATAAGCTCAACCATTCTGTGGTCGGTTTTGAAACACGGGAGATGTCCGGGTTGCTGCTGCCAATCAACGCGTAGTCTGGAATGATGTCCATCAAGGACGCTTTCTTCTTATCATTCTCAGGGCCAGCGATTGCGATAGCATTGAGCGACTTATAAATGCTCGGCAAGTCAGAAACTTCCGTGGTCGGTAACGGGATAGTACCGTTATTTTTCTCAGCAGCGGTGAGCGCGCGCCATTCGCCGAATTTGGAAATGGCTTTTACCTGGAGATCATATGGGAACAGGGGCAAATATAATGCTGCGACGTCTTCTTGGTTTGGAATCCCTCGGATAGACCAGCCAGGAATGATGGTGAATTTGGTAGTGGTGAAGATTTCCGGGAAGACCGGCACCCAATCCTTATTCCCATAATCCGAGTTCGCCAGAATGTAATCGCGTAATGCTTGTTTCTGGCGAGTTGGGTTCAAACCTGCCCGACCGTAGATTATGAGGGTCATCGGAATGACCAATGTAGCCTCGTAGTCCTCGCGGTCGTGCCAGGTGTAGTTGTGCGTTAAACGCGCCGTAAATGGATAACCGTCAGCGAGCACGTTGACTTTATCGTCGTGGTCGGGTAAGTTGAAAGATTCCATCGCTTTTGCGACAACCGTTTTGACAGCCTGGAAGGTGTCAACCGGCATGATGGGCATCTGCACTTCAATTTCCCAGCCAAGATAATCTTGATCAAAATCAGCGTCTGAGAACCAAACCATAATTTGGTTATCAACATCGGATGGACTTTCTACTTTGTCCACCGTGGTTTCGAATTTCCAGCTCACCCAGCGTGGGAACCAGTTACCGTTTGCCTGAATCATGGCACCCGTCTGCACATTGCTGATTGTGGTTTGGAATTGTCCCACTAACAAACGCTGAAACTCTGACTCGTCATTTTTCGTGTTGCCCAGAATCGCTTGGTTGTAAATCCACTGGGTCAGCGCGAGGACATGGTCAGTAAAGAGTGCCGGTACTTTTATCTTCGTCTCATCGCGAAGATACGTGAACGCCACTAATTCAACCTGAAGGTTAGCCTTAGCGAATTTTTGTTTATTCTTCGCAAAAGACCAACTTTGATCGGATAACTCACCTACTGGAGCAACTGCACCTTCAGGAGCGTTATCGATTAGTGCCGGTATTTCGATGAAGCCTTGTAAATTGAACATAAAAATAAACTCCGAGGTGAGCATGATAGCTGCAATTATTAAACTGCTTCCTTTTCTCCAGTTGCTTCTAGAAGCATTCAAGCCGGGGGATGGAGAAAAGGTAACCCGAGCCAATAAAATCACAGCACTCGCAATCGTTTTACTTCTGACGTATTCACTCTTTGTGTCGTACGCCTACGTTGACCAGTTTCATAAATTGGTTCAGATTCGAGAACACGACCAGTACGTCGCTCGCCAGAACGACGAGCGTGGAGAGACCATCAAAACGCAGGCGGATGAGTTAAGAACGCTCTACAGCCGCATTTTCGAATGCTTGAGCAATCGACCATATGATGGCGCGAAGGGCGCAGCAAGTGTACCACCTCCTGCTCCAGTGGCGGTACCGCAAACACCGGTTCACACCGAAACCAAAACCGCCGACAACAAGCGCGAGGCTGCTGCTAAGCCGGTAGGTGTAGTAGATATGAGTCAGTTCCGTCAAGAACTGCTCAAGAACTTAAACGAGGAGTGAAAATGAGGGTCATGCTAATTTGCTTATCGCTGTTGCTCACAGCGTGTAGCAGCTGGGCACCCGTCAAGACGACCACTGCAAACACTGAGTGGTCGGTTCGTGAACTTGGACCACCCCCTGTTTATCCACAAGGGGTAGTAAATCTGGATGACCCGCGATACCGTTCGTGGGTGGCAGATGTTAATGCGTATGCGTACTACGTGTTCGTGTACGCCCGTAATCTTAACGATTACGCCAGAGTTCATGGATGGCGGCCACCGCAAGTTGCACCCATTTGTGAGAAGTTTGATTTGTGGGTGGTTCATCCCATTCCACAACGCATTACCTTGGACGAACGTGCTCGCCGTCCTGAGGACATCTCACGCGATTTGGCAACGCAACTCAAGCGCATTCTACTGAACTACCGTGAAGATCGTAAGTCTTTCCAGAAAGCATACGAAGCCCACCTTAGCACATGCCTTAACTAAAACACGACACCTATTCCTTCGGGGGTAGGTGTCGCTTTATTTTTACACAACCAACCCATCTAATGTATACCCACAGGAGAGTTTAATCATGACCGAAGTCACCCCAACCAAACGCACGCCGAATATCTTCGATGCACCCGATATCCATATCCCAACCATCGTCATCGGTATCGACGCCGAGACTAAGTCAACCCGCGCCGATGCGTATCCGGTTGCCATTGGGGCAGGGGCATGGGACATCGCCACAATGCGTCTTATCGCGACGCATTACCAGACCATCGACCCGAACGATGAGAAGGCCAAAGCCATCTTCCATGAAGACCCATACACCATGGCGTGGTGGCGTGGGGAAGGGGATAACCCAGACTATGCTCCATCGCGTGAAGCGTATGCCGAAGCATTCTCCGGCACCATGCCGATGCCAGAAGCGTTGTGGGGGATGTACAACTTCCTTGAGAAGTTCAAATCTCACAAGGTTGCACTGACTATGCGTGGCCCAGAGTTCGATCAACCGATTCTGATGAACGCCTTTGCCCAGTGTGATGTCCCGACGAGTCTCCTGAAACGTTTCTCAATGCTGGACTCTGACCGGACGGCTGAGCGTATTATGCACGCTTTCAACCTGACGCCGGACTACCGTGCGGAATCACATAACTGGACGCGCGGTAAAGACGCTTATCTGCACCATGCCTGTTTTGATGCAGCGCGTGAAGGTTACATTACTGCCCGTATTTATCACTTAGCGCTGGTTGCGCGGTTGCACGGCTTTGACCGTATGCTTGAAGCGCACAACCAACTGATGACCGGTGAATATACGGCTATGGATTATCTGAGAGAGGAATAATGGACGTTAAAGAGTACGATCATGTCGTCGTCTATACGGACGGTAGTCGTGTAGGCCCTCCAAATGGTACGGGGGGCGGTATCCACGGGTACGCTTTCAACAGTGGGGTGTTAAATGAAAACACCCCGTACAGCCTGCCGGACGTAGAGGAGTGTGTCACGACCAACGGGTACAAGAAGTTCCCGAAGGACATTAAGAAGCCCACGGTACCTGAAACAGTTGATTTCTTCGACTGTGTAATTCCCGTTCCGGCGGAGTTCTGGTCGGACGTGGCAGAACTGATGGCATTTATCAGTCTCTTTGAAAACTCACCTATCCTTGCCAAGAACTACACCATCTATATCGATGCGTCTTACGTGGTCAACGCGTGGAACGATTGGATGGACGGATGGCGTAAGCGCGGTTGGACGAAGGCAGACGGTACCCCGATTGCTAACGTCAACCTTATCAAGAAGATTGATGAGATTAAGACCCGTTTGCGTCAAGAAGGCCGTTCTATCCGCGTGATCAAAATCAAAGGCCACGCAGGGTTCTACGGTAACGAGCGTGCAGACATGATGGCGCGTAAAGCCTCATCAATGGTTGCTGCGGGTCAAGGGGTTGAGTACCGTCCGTTGTGGAGCGTCTCCGGTGAGCTGCCTGTGGAACCCGAAGCTGAGGTCATGGGTAGCGACGGCAGTTTACTCAACATGCCAAAAATCACCAACACGAAGTTCTGCTATCCGTTAGTGAATGAGGAACACCCAACCTTGTCCATTAACGGTGAAAGCTGGAAATACATGTTCGGTGGGAACCACGCAAAGAACAAGGAAGATATCGTGTTCATCGGTAAGATGATACCCGATGCGCAGTTTGCGGTGTTCCTGAGTAAAGACGGTTGGGATAACATTTACCAGTTGGTCAACAAGCACAACGAATTGGCGTGGGATAATATCCCGCCGATGAAACGTTATGACCCAATTGCCATTGTGTACAACACGATGATTAAGCGCAAGAAGTTCCAAGACGCTGCGAAAGAAGGGTTGCCGGTTAATCTGATGAAATTCAGTGAAGACGGGAACCTGTGGATGTACGATGACCTTGCAATTACGCGTGTCGTGCGCCCAGCGCTGCTCTCTTACCGTGCGTTGGAAATCCGTGATGAACTGGCTGCCTTTTTACGCGACGGCGTAGAAGACCGCTCAAGCGTTGTGCTGAACGATATCACCCATCTGCTATTTGATGAGAAAGACAAGCCGGTGAAGACCTTCTACCGTAATGTCGATGTCAGCTTCAACGTGAAGGTCAACTACCCTGAAAGTGACAAGCAGATTCCGATTATCCTGACCCGTAATATCGACATGCCGGATCGTACCGACATGAACCGTATCATGGAGCCAGGCGGTAAATGGTACGTGGCTTGTCGTCGTCCCCAGAAACGTTGCGTGGAGTTTGCTGTAGTCTACATTGGTAAGGAATACCATGGACTGTGGTGTGGCTATTATGCCAACAAACGCATCCTGAGAGAAGAGGAAGTGTAATGCAGAAGTTGCACAGCCAAACGCTTGTGATGCACACCGCGCAGTTGGTGGAGTCGATGGCGGACTACGCGTTTCTCACGTATGTGAAAGACCGTGCACGGTGTCAGGTGGAAGGGATTCCACCGTTTGATTGTCGTGAGATTGGGAAGCAGGCCATGGCGGAAGTCGTGGCTGAACTCCTGCTCGATGCGATCATGGGAATTAACGCCAACACCGGTTTCAGTTATCGCGGCGTCGTGAAGATGCCGGTTATCCACACTGAGAAGTATCAGAACTGGCGTGATTCAGGTAATTGTGGGATGTTCACCATCGAAGAGATGTTTGACGCCCATTGTCGCGAGTTACCACTGGGGCCACTCATCGAAGGCGCTATCCGCTGGTACACCAGTGAGTTTGTCAACGAGATCATGGCACTGATCAACAACGATTGGTACTGTGACCGAGAAAATGAACTCGTTATCTTTACCAATCGTGAGTTGCTCGTGAAGCAGATTCTCAACGGGACGGTGGTGTTGCCATTGCTGGCGAAGGAAGATTACGAATTTGCCGCTGAGGCGGACAGCTTCGAAGCAATTCGTGACGAAGTCTTCCAATGGCCATACTCGTTTGTCACCCAAAACGAGATGAAGGTGTTGCACGAACGTATTCCGTCTTTCATCCTCTCGCCAGAAGACCAAGATTCCGATGAAGATCCTACGGTCGAACTCTACGTCTTGAAGCCAGAAGTGATTGATAGAATCAAAAAACTCTGAGATAGATATTATCTTGGTGAGCAGTCTATAAGGAGTATCAAAATGCTTCGTGTCAACACCCCCGAACTCCTTCTCTTTAACCCCTCGCTTGTCGAGGGGTTGTTCGACAAGATGTGGGAGCGATACTTTAGAGAGGAGATGAATTCTGACCCGTGGTGGGAACGCTACCGTGGTGACTTCTTTCTGGACTCTTCGCAGATTACGCTGGATGTGTTCAGCCGCTGTGTCGAAGAAGTAGTACAAGCTGCAAACCTGCGTCGTCCGATGGACTTCAATTACATCACGTTTGATTTTTCATGGTACATGGACAATTACAACTACGAATGTGATTTGGGGATAGACGACCAAGAGAAGATTGAAAACAAGATGTTTGATTTCTTCCACTTTGCAATTAACCAATTGGTTTCACAGGAGTTCTTAGATGCGGCATGCAAACGACTAACCCCGACATGGGAATCCTTAACGGAACTCGTGGGGCAGCGTGGCATTGTGGGCTTCTGGTACGAACCCTGTCAAGGCCAGATGCACATGGACTCAGGACGTGACCACGTCTGGGCGGTGCAAGAAGGGGATTATGACGCTGAGCTGTATGCTGAGTGGCAAGGTGCGGTTGCAGGCACACTCTTTTACCACGCCACCATTGGCGATGGTAATGAGTTTTATTTATTTAATGGGTCGCTTATCCAAGACGGACAAACACTTGACCACATCCCACTTGGGGAGATGGTGACACTGTGTCGTCTGACTGAACAAGCACAAACTATCATTGACCTTTAAGGAGTATCTACCATGAAACTTGATCAAGCTATCCAACAGTATGTTACCCAATTCGACCGACACGGCCTGTTCCTGCTGCGCTTCACTAACGAAACCCAACTGCTGGAGCACAACCCAAAAACGTTTGCCGTGGTGTATGAAAACGACGGCATCGGTGAACCAGAGCGTATGACGCTGCGTAAGCTGCGTCAAGATGCCATTGAAGCCAAGGTCGTTCATGTTCAACCTGTCGTCTGTGCCCAAGGCTGGCCGGGTAAGCTCGATGTCGAAGCAGACGTGGTGTTAACTGTCGTGCAGGACGGTGACGTGCGTCGACTGGTGCCTGTAAAATGGCGTACCCTTGACACCCTGCCAGACGGCGTTGAATTCACGGAGTTGTAAGTATGGATATGCGTCCCGTCAGGTTATACCTGCTGACGGCGCTTCACGATCATTTGATGCGTCTCGGTGAGGCGCGTCATATCGCGAAGACAGCGTATCTGATGATTGCGCGAGAAATCGCGCGGTCTGACTTACGTGACCGTCACAAATGGCTGTTAACGGATGTGTGCGAGCGTTTGAAAGCACGCGTCTATTCGGATGAACTTACCCGTGCCCTTTCCTACGTCTGGGTCTATGATGACATTCGGGACGAATCCTTTCTCGACAACAGCGCACGGGTGGTTAAGTTAATCGAACGGGTGACCAACGATTACTACGCAACCACGGGTGGCCTCACAACCGAAGTGAATATCCAAAGCTCCATCTTGGATTCGCTTCGTGAGACTGCCAATCATCTCGATGCGCCCATTCTTTTTTCTACCGACTATGACCTGTTGCGTTTTCGCATCTGGTTTACTGGGGAAATGGATGACGTCGACATGCACGAGCTGTGGTGTCATGACGTGCACAGCATGGATGAATGGACGTCCCTGCTTACGACCTACCCATCGGAGAAATACTTGTGGCGTCAAGATCACGAGCCGCTGCTTCCAGAGAGATTAGATGAAGAAGGTTACGACATCGAAGCGTTCTGGAAAAACATCACGATTCTCAGTTTGGACAAGCTCTACGTCGAAGCGAAGGAGCGTCTGTGCTCCGAGGATGAAGACCGATGCGAACTGTACACAGCTATGCACTGATGATGTTCCAAGCGTGGTGGCCAAAGCTCACGGAAGGGATTATTGGCGTGTCGGGGTGGGAATATGTGCTGGTGACCTCGTACCTGATAGAGTGTGCGAAGAACGGCCTTATCCTGCCCAGTGAACGTCGTCAGGCGATGCTGATGGAGAAACTTGACTCCATGTATCCCGCGGCGATGTTCCAACACCGTAAGCATTTGTTCCATGCTGCGCTTGTTGAGTTAGGTGATGAACGTACTGCGATTATCGTGAAGAAAATACGCGATGAGATGGTTAATGTGTCACGCGAACTTAATCTGGTTTGGGTCGGTGTGTCGTACACACCGTTAGATGTTGTTCGTTGTCGTTACCAAGTTAATTTCGCAGCCACAACCCGAGGTGTTGCATGAAAGTATTATTAGACTTCTCGTTATCAGAATCGCGGGCAAAGCTCGATGCGGTTTTGCTGGCGATGAAGAAGTCATTGGAGTTCGAAGTCCACAACGCGCTCGCGGAGTATGAGCGTACGTTAAAAGTGGAAACGGGCGATACCTATTGTCTGGTCGATGCCGAGGGGATTGTCAAAACCACGGTCGATGGGATGATTGATAAAGTCCGTAACGTCCTCAGTACCCCACTGCCAGTTATGGTGGCACACTGGGACGATGGGGCCGATGTACTTGACCTGATTCGCGATGCCTTTGAGAAAGGTGCAGCGAACATGGAAAGTATGGCACTGGGTGATGCTACCGAAGTGTACGTGACCGTCCCGATGAAAGAGGGCGGTAACAACTTTGAGATGGTGTCTCTGCACGAGGTGCTGAACACGGCCAATTCGCAGGCGATTGATAAGATACTGAACGACGCGTGTGTTAAAGTGCGCGACATCTGTATCAAAGAGATTGTCTACATTCAGGAAAAACTCTTGAAGGGAGCTACCTGGTGAAACTCCACATTAACCTGACCCCCAGTAACTTTGAAAAGCACTGGCCGGAAATGATGATGCAAATCCGTGAGTCGATGGATGCGTTCATGCATGAGTTTACCGGCTTGGCGGTAGAAGACAACAAACTTCTCACGCTGCCACTCTGGTCTGTTTTGTTTGATCCGATATCGCGGTTGTCTAACTCCATGCTGACGTTTGAATTTGACAAGACAGACATCGAAGATAAACGTATTGAGAAGAACATCGAGATTATCACCCTCGATACGAAACTCGACAGCGTGCTGGAAGACATTCGCGATGCGGTGAACTACGAGTTGAATGAGTTCAAGACATCCACCACTGCGAATGAAGCACTCAACGAATGGTTAAAAGAGATGTCTGACGAAACCCGTGGTAAGTTACGGGATGAGTTGGTTGGGTTGGTTCATCGACACATCTCGACACTACTCGATATCCTGTTCGCGCAACTGACAGCGGAAATCATCGAAATCTCGTTCCGCTTTCGCCCGCGTCCGGTGTTAGTGTCAACGGATGGTGGTACGAAGATGGTAGGACGTATATCGGATATGATTCAGGACGTCCCTGACGAACCGGCTTAACCATGAACGTGTATTTCGATTACGATGACTCGCATATCCGGCAGTTGTGGGTTGATGCGTTTGACAGTATTCGTATCGATTTGCAAGAGTATCTGCGAAATCAGATGCGTGAGTGCTCGCACACGGAATCGGTTGTTCTGGCGCAAACGTTGTTACAGCCCACCTATCAGGTGTTTTACAAACAACACGACACTGTGTTTCGGACGGTCGTGGAAAAGGAAGACTTAGACGCATCGGAGTATTCGTTTGAGCTTGACGATGAAGCATACCGGAAACTCATCACCCAGAGTATCGAGGTGTCGGTTGTGGCAACGAAGAAGACGTGGAATGTCAGGACGTTGCCGGTGTTATTCGACCGGGATATCGTCTGCCAAAAAATCGAGGCCATTCTCTTCGAGCATTTGGATGAGTTTGTCATTGAGTTGGTTGGGTACATGGAAGCCTTTGTCAACGAACTGATAGAGCAACGTCGAAATAAATAAAAAGCCTACCTACTCCATCGGGAGTAGGTAGCTTTATTTTTTTTATTTTGAATTGGCCTTTAAGGCTTTCAGTCTATCCCCGGTCTGGCTTAATGCTTGAATCAGCTCGTTGTTCTGTTTCATGAACAGACCAAACAGCTCAACCCAATCGGATGCCATGTCCAGCATCTTGACGATTTCAGCAGCGCACTGCGGATGTACCGGCGTTTCTGCTAACTCATCTGTGCTGGCACCGATGCTGGCAATCAGCTTATCGATATTGCGCTTGAGCTTTTCAGTAACCTCTTTGCTCAGTGCTTTGCTGCGGTTGAACGCCACATCAATCTCACCGGCATTGTGGAAGACCTTCTCAATCGGACGTTGGTCGACCGACGTTGTGGTGTAAGACGCAGCCAATTTCTTGACGAGGTCTTTCGGGTCAACGTTTTTGAGCGGGTATTTCAAATCTTTGAAGCGGAAACCGACAGGAACGGTAAGCATTCCTTTGTCATGGGTAAACGCAGCCAGTTGGCGGTTCACCGGTTCCAGCACGCCATCAATCAGGTTGTCCAGTACAGACCACACCGATTCCAGACGCTGGATATGGTCAATCATGTACACGTTCAGACCCGGTGGTACGGTGACAAGCATCCCGGAGAAATGCAGGAACTTCTCTTGCTGCATCCATTTGGACATTGCCGACATGTCATCGTAGTTTGCCGGTTTGATTTCTTGTTCGCTTCCGTTGAACGTCTTAGGAAGCACAGCCGACACTTTCGAGGCAAAAGTAGAAAGCGCGGCAATCGGGTTCAGGTTCATTTTCACCTCGGTGGAAGGGTAGGCTACATACTAAGTCTTTTTACGGTTAAGCCCTGTGTTATGTAGACGACTAACCCCTGAGGAATTGAAGATGCAAATCAAAATGTTTACGCGTGCCTTGTCCGCGAAATTCGAACCTGAAATCTATTTCACCCCGCTGCGTAAGGATAATGAAGGCAATCGTGTTGTGGTTGGTCGTATCCTGAAATCAGAAACGCTGGCTGATGGTAAGCGTCAGTTGACCATCGAAATCGACGATCGTAACAAAAACCGTTTCAAAGACTTGGGCGAAGAAGCCTGGGTTGAGCAACACTTCGAACTGAATAACAAGCGTCGCCTGATGCTGCCTACCAAAAAACGCGCTTAACGGAGTTACGACATGGCAGGTCCAGCAAAACAAGTCATGGGTGAGGTGATTCGCCCACGCTTTAACGTCTACACCATTATGGATCATGCGCTTGGTACGTATGTGAAAGGTGAAGACGGCCTCTACTACCTGAACGGTGGTTTTGCCCACATCATGGGCTTTGCGGGTCGCGGTAACACCTTTAAGTCGACGCTGATGGATTTCTGCATCTTCCAGATGCTTATCCGTTATCGTGCTGCGTGGGGGTCGAAGTTCGATACCGAAGTCTCAGCAGCACTCGACCGTCTGGAGCAGGGCTATATCTCTGCACAGAACGCCAACGGTATCCACGATGGGTCTTCTGTACTGAGCCTCATTGAAGAAGAACGTTATAACCTCGTGGGTTCTGACGTCATGCCGGGCGAAGAGTATTACGCCAACTACATCCGTGATGAAGTGGAAGGCCGCTTTAAAGCGTACATGGGCGGCAAGGGTGTGCGTGAAACGCCGTTCCCTGATCCGGTACGCAAACGCAATAAGACCATGAACGACCCATGGTATTACTCCATCGACTCCCTGTCTGAGTGGCACTCGTCTAAAATTGAAGACAAGCACTCTGAAACCAAAGTCGGTGATTCAGAGCAGAACGCCCTGAACATGCGTGACTCACTGGAGAAATCCAACATGATGTCACGTTGGCCGTCAGCGCTGGCTCGTGGTGGCTTCTTCTTAGCCTTCGTTGCGCAGCTGGCTGATGACTCCGGTAAAGCAATGTCGCAGGGCGGCAAAGGCGCGAAGCCTGCTAACGCCAAACTGCTGGATGATGCGGGCGATGATCTGAAATTCGCGGGCATCCCACGTCGTCAAATTTCCTTCCTGACCAACTCCCTGCTGGTTGCGACCAAGTCGGGTGAGCTGAAACATGAAGGTAGCTACGACGCGAAGACCGGCGTCAACGAAGAGTTGTACCCGACCAAACGTTCGAAGGCGATGAACGCCTCGGTGAACGACCTGAAAGAAATCGTCTTCACACAGTATCGTGCGAAGGGCGGCCATACCGGTGTGAAATTCCGTATGGTGTTCTCTCAGGAGATGGGTCTGCTGTATCACCTCTCACTGTGGCATTACCTCGATAAGGTACTGAAAACCGAATACGGTTACACCAGTGCTGGTTCAGGTGGCGCTATCAAAGAGCTGGCGATTCTGCCGGGTCTCAAGTTCGGCCGTACGACGATTCGTGACCTCTGCGATGAGAACGTGCGTCTGCGTCGTGCACTGGAAATTACCGCTGCGCTGGCGTACATGCAGAACAACTACCACCGTCTGGAAATGAAGTATCACATCTCTCCTCAGGAATTGTATGAGAAGATCAACGAAAAGTGGGACTGGGACGAGATTCTGGATAACACCGTTGAGTATTGGATGTTCAAAGACCAGGAAGTCAAAGGTGGTAAACGCACACTGACAGCAATGAGTCTGCTGGCAATGGCGGTGGATGGTCTGGAACCGAAGTTCTTAACCAAGAAAAAGTAATCTGTTGTGGCGGGGCAACCCGCCACTTGAGGAGCAACCCATGCGTTATCAAAATGATATTGTCGAGCGGTTGCGTCAAGGTATTGCAGCAGTAAATCGTGAGGTGAGTGATCAGCTGGTTGTTGAGCTGAGTAAACCCCACCACAACCTCTCCGATTTTGCACAGTGTACGAATCAATTCTACACCAAGCTGCTCGGTACAAACGGCGCTAACCAAAACACGTTCAGTATTCCTGAGAATACGGATGCTATCCCTTTCTGGATTGAAGATCTGGAATCCGCAGTCTTGCCTGTCCTGCGTGTCGCGGGGGCAATGCAATGAAATTAGATCCTGCGCGCCGCAAGAAAGCCGAAGCGTTTATCTATCAGCTGTTAACACTCATCGACCCGTCAGGGATTAACACCGAAGCCGCGAAAGCGTCCCTACCGGGGTTAAGCGACGAAGACTTTAACAAGCTACGCCACGGCATTCCGATTTATAACCCGGCGGGCAGTAAGGTGCAAATCGACCACATGCGCAACGTAGAAATCTGTCGTGCGTTGGGGTTAGAGTTGTGCCAGCGTCTGTACTTTACGGAACCGAAGACGGGCTTAGTGCACCGAACTCGTTGGCCGCATATTGTCGTACCCTTACCGGTGCGCCGACAGACGCAGATGCGAGAAAAGAAAATTGCTGTTGCGAAGAACGACCGTGTTCGCGACAAACTCTCTGGCCAAGTGGTCGGCCCATCCAAAGCGTCTGGGGTATCCTTCCCTGAGTCGTACATTATGTTCTCGGATGGTCTGGACAATAGCTTGGAAGAGTTCTTGCATGCGCGTGGAGGGAATGAAGCACTACAACGTGCGTTCTACCAATCCATCCGACAAACTGGCCAAGGCCGTATCAAGATACCCGGTGCCGAACGCACCTCCAGTAAAGCCACTCGTACGTGGAGTGCCTATTACAAAGCCATGGGTATCGGTAACAACATAGGTTCCCCGCAATGAGAACAGGACGTCGCTATCTGGTAGATATAGATACACTTTTCGACACCCGCTTAGGTTGGGCGAAGGTCATTGCACCCGAGGCGTTAGAGAAGCTCGAGTTAGATGCTTTTCGTAAACGTCACACCGATATCTGGGCAGAAGCGATTGGTATCCAAAACTGGTCCGAACAACTCAAACAACGTGACAAGCGCGCGTTGTTCCTGTCAGACCCGACAGAGTTTCTGTTAGGTTTGAAGAATCAGGTGCTCGTTGACTTGACCACATTAGTAATGTCGTCGCCTATTGACCGACCGACTGTTACGATTAACATGTGGCCTTACACCGACCTCACGGCTGAACAATCGGATGCGTTCTTGCAGAACTTCCGTCAGCTGTACAACGAGGTTAAGGTGGACATGGTCTATATCGATCACAAAGATCTTTCACCTGGACGTCTCGACAGCATGTGGGACATCTGGTACATGTTCGACTGGTTTAATTGGGTCACTGTCCACGCGGGAAATTTTGCGAAAAAAATACCCCAGTTTAAAATCCACCCGCCAGCGTTGCTGACGGACGGACTTACGACTGAGGCGATTGAAGCGATAGAGCGCGACGGGGTCAATCCGTTCAGTGCCTTGACACGGTTCATGGAAGAACTGGTCACTATCGATCCGGTGGATGCCCGGCTGTATTCTATTCTTCGTCCCCTGAATTCCCCGGACGAGCAAACGCCACAGCCATAATGGCATTCACGTCAATCTTTTCGCCAACGGGTGCCAGCTCGCCTTCTTTGTGTTCCTGTTTGGGGACGTTAGGAAGCGCGGGTTGGTACCCGGTGTTTTCTTCGCTGTTATCGTCGTGACGTTGGATACGCACACCCGGACGACCAAGCACGACCGAGTTCAGTGCATTGGCCACGTCTTGTGCAGCTCCGGCTGTTTTCTGGGCAGCGTCGGCACGACGTTTACCGAGGATTTGTCTGTCGACACCCGACAGCATTTTCTCAAGGGAGTTGACGAGGTCTTTGTCCTTGTGGACACTCTCGTCTTCCATGATGAGGTTAGCCACGCGAATACGGGCTTGACGGGTTTGGCGGAGAAGCGACTCTTCGTCATCAACATCTCCGTCGAAGGCTTGGTACTTCACTTCTTCGCTCATGGGTATTCCTCTTTTTAAAAAAGAACTCAGACAGATATTATCTTGATGAGATTATCTCAACTAAGGATCAACTTATGTTGTTCGAATGGCTCACGTTTCCTTTAAAGCGATACGCCCATAAGCGGCGTAGAAGCTATTTAGAGGCCGAGTTCCATAAGAATACCCAGAATACTTATCAGAGGGTCCTAATAGGCTTAGCGTTGCTTACAGAACCTCTGGAGTATAACGGTAATACTTACCGTAGTATTGACCTGATGGGTAATCTGGAACTCCGGTGTAAAAGCTTCGATATTGTTCATCAGCGGTTTGCCTTTCTGCTGCGTGAATACGATCGGGTGCTAAACACCACTGGACGCAATCCAGACTGGAGTCCCTATCCTGCGGTGATTGACACCCAACAGGATAAACCGATGTTGCGTTGGTTCGATGAGTATTTCGGAACAAGCAGCACGGATGTCGTACGGCAGAAGTTACGTCGAACGTACGAATTGTTAGAGACTTATCGAGACGTATACAGCAGTAAAACCAATCCAGAACAAGATGTGCTGTTTAACCTGACGCGCCATCTCGTTCGTGAGTTAGAGACCATAGTGGAACACTACCTCTAATCCGTTCATCTCCTTGGAACAAGGGCGAACTATGAGTAAGAAAAATAGCAAGTTGAAAAAGTTGCTGGCAGAAGGCGTCCCAGACGATACCCCCATTGGGATATACCTTCGTACAGCATACTGGAATCTCGTGAAACACGAAATGCGTTTAGCTCCGGTGGACTGGATGGTGTTGTTGAAAGCGTACGTGGCGGATGAACGCTTCGTGGGTCGTTCAACAGCAGAGCCAAAGGAGCGTGAAAGTCGGCTGATTAACGCCTTAACCGGTGGCTCGGTAAGGGGTGTCAGTGTGGACTTCACTTGGGTGCGGTTCATTGAAAGTTTGGTGATGTTGCGCATCGAAACGTTAACGTTAACTGCGAAAGCAACCCGTGGTAAGTTTGGGGCAGCGAAGATCGTGCACGCTTCCTGTAATCCCAAACAAGAACTGCTGCGGATTGTGGACGGGGAAATGGACGAAGACCTGAAAGGGTCGGCGAGTCAAACGTTAAACGCGTTCTTCAAAGACCGGCAGCGTACAGCGTCGCAGGTCATGGAGCACATCTTACTCAAAGTCTTATGGAGCTTCTTTGTTGAATACAACATCGACTCTGAGATGTGGCGCAAACTGTCAACGGCTTATGTTAATAACCCGAAGAACTGTCCGGCGCTGTCTAACCGGCGCAACGACAAACGACACAATCTGCAATCGGCTATTCGTTACACGAAGAAGATTTCTTGGAAGAAGTTCCTTGAAGCGCTGAAAGCGATTGATGTTCGTGAGTTTCGTTGTGCGTTCTTGTGTACCAACGACAAGAACCAGTCCTTCGAGACAGAAATCGTCGTTGACCTAACCCAACTCGTTTTCTGGAGTAACCGCAATGAGTCTGAATAAACTGGGCGGGTTTTCTAACTCGCTTGAAAGCAAAGCGAGCGGTGCGATCGACCGGGTCAACAATGTCCAAAACGCGGCGGTGAATACTGTCAATAATGTACAGAACGGGGTGAACAACGCCGTTAACACTGTACAGAACACCGTAGACAGTGCAGAGCGGGGGATTCAATCCGCTCAGAACCTCTACAACGACAGTGTGGAAAAAGCCGGGAAAGCCTACGACAGTCTGACCAGTGGGGCCAGCACTATCAAGGAGAAACTCGGCAACCTGTTTGGAGGTAGCGACTTAGCCACTTCTAACGCGGTCAAGGCACCGGGATCGGCAGCATCGGGGACATCGCCCGGTAGCCGTATCGCAGGCTTTTCAACCGATCCGAAAGAAACGCTTCCGAGCATCAACCCATTAAACCGTGAAGTGGCTGAACCTTTCAAGCCTAAGAACGAAGCCGCTAACGGGGTGCTCGATTACCTGAAACCCGGTAAGGCAGGCAGTCTGCTGTCACAAGGGTTCAGTAAGCTTACCGCGTTACGTGACAGTGCGCTGAGTGCGGTTGGTACCGACTATGCTTCCGTCAAGAAGCGCATTGAGTCGACCATGCAAGTCGCCGGTCAGTTAGCCCGTCTGCCGGGTGAGGTGCAGCAAGAGATTAACTCGTACGTCTCTGCGGTCAACCAAACCCGTAACGAAATCACCGCGGTAATTGATGGGGCAACCCAAACCTTTAAGTCCTTCAAAGACTTCGATGATTATCTGGCAATCGACAGTTTCATTGAAAGCTTCAAGGGCAGTAACAGTCTGGCCAATTTTGATATTGGTACAACCTCTGGTCTCATCTACGGCTTATCCAGTAAACTGTCTGAGTACGGTCTGCCGGGGAAAACCGTGTCCATGGTCGATGCCATTACTGACCCGGTTGCCAAACGCGCCATGTACGGCGAGTTACTGGTGCAAGCGGCAAGTGTCGGGAACATTGACACCGTGGAGTTCTACCTGACCAAACTCGAACCCGGCCAAGGGTTGGAGCTGGCGAATGATGTTATCCAGAAATTGTTCGGGAGCCTGCAAGTCGACACTGGCGTAGGATTGAAATCTTACGGCACCCGCTTGCTGAGCATCTGTAATTCACTCGATCCGAAATGGGACAAGACGAAAGTCGCCCCAGTGCGTACCGAGTTGCTGAATTACACGTACTGCAATATCAATGCATTGCAGGCACTGTTAACGACTGACAAACGCAAGTATGTGTGTGCGGCAGGTAGCCGTCGCCTACAACGTGCAGATGTGTTGGTCAACCAGTTCTTCCCGGCAGCCTGAAGGTAAAAGATTATGACAAACGTTGAAATGAGAGAACTGCGTGACCTGATTGCTCTGGTACGCGGTTCGGACTGGGAACCCGAAGTACGCGATCGCATTGCTGCCCGGTTAATACTGGCTCAACTTCAGGGGCCAAACTGGACACATGCGTTCAACAAATCACTGCCACTCGAACAACGGGTGATGGGGTTTGATTCATCAGCAATGGATAGAACGTTAGCGAGCAGACTGGCGACATCGCTGGGCTTGTCGTTGGTCGAGCAAATCGGCCAGTTCGATCCACGCTGGTTTGATGGGGAACTTTCCTACCTGTCTGCGAACCCCCAGTTCCGTGAGAAGATTGTGCGTCGTTTACGCTCGGTCGGTTACCGGAGTCTGGCCACAGACAAGATTCCGTCTACGGACGGACTCAACCATTACAACATTTATTCGCAGTCTCGCAACCCGGTAGGTCAATTGGCAAGTAACTTTGCCTCCAGTCCTGATGGGTCGTACTTCGACACGCCACATGGCCCGTATCGTACGCTGGAAGGGTATTACCATGTCCTGCGCGTACTGGATTACTTTCTGTACATTGATGCTGAGGAGAAGATTTCTGATTACCCCCTCTATCAGTTCAATGGCAATCCTATCGAACGTGATCTGTTCATCCTCGAATGCTTCAGCATGAAGTTTCCTGAGATTGACAGAATGCGGGAGGTTGATGGGGCAGAAGGGATACGGACAGGGCGGGTGTTGAAGAAGGCTGTTTACGGTGGGTCACGTTACCGTCCGGGTGCATTCTCTGAGCATGTCGAACGCTGTTTTATGAAGGCGGTCGTGCACAAGCTGCATAAACTTAAACTGGATGGCGTGTGTCTTGGGAATATCATGGCGGAGATTCATCAGCAGGGTATTCCGTTTGAGCACTACTACGTGATGAACGGGAAGATTCACATTCCAAACCATGCGGATTGGTTACCCGGTCTGTATACGCGGATTGTGGAAAACATCGACCCGTATGCCGTGGACTTCGACCCAGAGGACGTCATCAAACAACTGGGGTAAATCGATATGTCATTTCTTGACACCATTGATGAACTGGAACGGGGTGAAGAAGAAGGTGTCATGAAAGTGGCACGGGAATCTATCTCGACCGAAACTGAGAAAGAGTATTGTCTTTGGGTGAAGCCCACTGCGGAAGGCTGGGAGTGGCTACGTGAGCAACAGGCGTCGATGTACATTGACACCCTGATGCCCATTAACCGTGGCAAGCGCCGTGTGCGGTTAACCGAAGACCATAAAGCCGTGCTGACCGTGAAGCGTTTTGCTGACGAAGGGTGTATCGAAGAGAACTCCGATATCGGGTTTGATACGGCACTCACCTTCTATCAGGACGACTTCGTGTCGCATTTGGTCAAACGCATCCATCTACCCGCGGGTGAGTTAGAAGCCAAAGGCGGTAAGCATTGGGACATTGACGTGTTCTACCGTGCCGGTGGTCATCCACAACTGCTGAACGCAGACGACTACGACGCTTTGCTCAACACCATGAAGCAGGGCAGCTCGTACGGCGAGTGGGTGAAGGTGGAGTTGGAAGTAGAACGGTTTGAAATGGAATCGATTCGCGAACACATTCCGTTTGCGGTTGAAGACGTCATTCCGTCGCGCCCAACCAAGCCCGAAGACCAGGAGTTCATTCGCAACTACTGGGACGTGGACACACGTCTGTAACAGATGACCACTCCTTCGGGAGTGGTTTTCTTTTTTCTTTTTACACCATGTTGGCTAACTATGTAGAAATCCTAGGGAATAACTAAAATGAATACACTGTCTTTCGAAGCGGGTAAAGGGTTAAGCGTTAACGGACATCTGGTACCGGACACCAACAACCACCATTTTGAAAAGCTCTACCGCCGTATCGGGGTAGGGCGTAAGGTCAACCTGAAAATCACCAACGAGATTGCCCTCAATGGCAACGTGGCGGCTTTAGGTCCGATGTATGGCTTCCGTCCAAGCCAAGACGCTGCTGCTGCCCTGTTGCAGCACGGTGAGTTTAGCAGCGGTGTGTACGCATTCCGTTTACTCGGTTCGCTACGTCGGGTGTCGAACAAACACGTTGGTCAGGGCATGACGCCAACCGTTTTACAAAGCGGTGAGATTATTGTCCTCGTACATTCCAATCACGAATATAAGTCGGGTTTGGATTTCATGATTAGCTATTCCGAAGTGGAGAATGCAGATGTCTGATAAAGCTTACCCCGTCTTAAAGAACTTTGAACGTGTCGATACGTGGAACACCAATTCAGACATTTATCGTCATGGTAATGTGCATCAGCAGTCGCTGAAAATGTATCGCCATCTTGGTGATCTGTGTGAAGGCGTCCAGAAAATGAAACAGCTGGATGTGGCCTCCGCGATGGGTAAGTTTGTGGTGGCGTTGGTCGGCGTGGCTTCCTTCGCAGGGGTCGATGCAGAGGAGCTGGATGAGCTTTACAGCTACGCAGGCAGAAAGGCTACGGCATGTACCCCAGCGCAAGCTGCGTGCAATCTGGTGCGTTCTACGACGTCTATGGTCAACGATATCAACCAGTGGTTGTCTCCGGCGGGTACGCAGATGGCCAGAGCGATTGCAACGTCCTCTATCTGCGAAGTTTTCTGTTTGCTCAAGCAGAATGCTTCCTTGAATGCGGTGGTGTTAGACCGCACGATTGAGAACGCCACGAACTGTCTTCTGAAAAAGACCGGTAAGATGGACGAGTTCGGCATCTTCCATCCCGAGGCAGCTGAGCCTACCCGCTTCGGCGGTGAAGTAACGGCTCGGGGCGAAGCGCTGTGGGCTAAACAGTTTATCCTCAACGGGTTGAAAGGACGGTTCGCCGAATTGACCGTTCGCTTCCAGTTTGAAGTCGTGGGTGATGACATCTCCGAGGTGATTGAGCAGGACATGAATGTCAAACTCAAGGAGCTGTTAGAGAAACATGTCTTGCGCAAGCCTGAGTACCGCCATCTCATGAACGACCGTAAGCCCGCAATCGTCGCGGTGAAGAACCATGATCAACTTGAGGTTCTCCCGAACGACGATCTCAAGGAACTGCTTAACGAATTAGAAAAGGTAACTGGCTGATGAAACAGTATTTGGAATTGATGCACACCGTGTTGAACGAAGGTCACGAGAAAGCTGACCGTACCGGCACGGGCACCATCTCTATTTTCGGGTATCAGATGCGTTTTGACCTGCGCAAAGGGTTCCCGCTGGTCACCACCAAAAAGTTGCACCTGCGATCTATCATCCACGAACTGTTGTGGTTCCTGAACGGCGACACCAACATCCAGTATCTGAAAGACAACAACGTCAGTATCTGGGATGAGTGGGCAGATGAAGATGGCGATCTTGGCCCCGTCTACGGTAAGCAGTGGCGTGCATGGGTTGCTGACAAAATGGTGTCTATTGATGACATGAACCTACGCCAGCATTTGGAAGACGAAGGGTATATCGAGCGTGACATGATGTCTATCGAAGGGGAGCATTATTTCCTTTACAGCAAAACCATCGATCAGATTCAGACTATCATCGACCAACTGCGTAACGATCCTGACAGCCGTCGCATCATCGTCAGTGCGTGGAATGTGGGTGAACTTGACCAGATGGCGTTAGCGCCCTGCCATTCGTTTTTCCAGTTCTACTCTCGCCCGATGATGGGCAAAGAGCTGGATGCGTATTTGGCGGAGTACCTTAAAACCGATGCGCAGTTAGCCGAAAAACACGCCGAGCAAGTTGCCCTTTGTGAGGCTGACCCGGAAGGGGATCACGTTAGCACGCACATGTTCTGCCTGACCAACGATATACCGACGCGTGTACTGTCCTGTCAGCTTTACCAGCGCAGTGCAGACGTCTTCCTCGGTGTCCCGTTCAACATCGCTTCGTACGCTCTGTTGGTTCACATGGTGGCACAGCAGGTCAATATGGTGGCGGGTGATTTCGTCTGGACGGGCGGCGATACCCATCTGTACTCTAACCATCTGGAACAGGCCACGTTGCAGCTCTCCCGTGTACCGCATGATCTGCCTAAGCTCGTTATCAAACGTAAACCGGATTCCATTTTCGACTATAAGTTCGAAGATTTTGAAATCGTGGGTTACGAAAGCCACCCACCCATTAAGGCACCGGTTGCCATCTAAGGAACACGTATGTCCGACAACGTACTGAAGTTTCCAGGTAAACCTAATGCACATCCAGTCGTTGTCGCGCCCCGCGAGCATCGCGCACACTTTCCTATCCACACTCGTGATGGGAAGGTGGACGCGTTTACAGTACCGGCGTGTGATATGTATTGGTGGGCGGCGATTTACGAACAGGTGGCGGCCACCAACCCGTATTTCGAAAACGTCTTTTACTTTTACTCCGAACCTTACGGCTGGCAGAATCAATCCTTTACGAAACGTAAAGTGTCGTGTGAATTGACGATTGACCGCCGAACCCTGATAGAGATATTGAAAGCGGTGTCCTATACGCACATTCTGTCTCTTGACGGTTACCTGAACGATAACGATTACGAGATAGTCCATGACAATGCCATCATGGTGTTGGCTGACGATTTAGAAATCGATTATGCGATGGGGATCTTCATGTCCCCGACAACGAACCCCGACCGGTTCATCATTAATTTCGTGGAATGCCATAATGACTGACAAACTCAATAACCTGTATTTCTTCTCTGACCGTTTCTACACCATGCCGGGTGACAACTACTCCTTCGGTATTGTTGCTGCGAAAGACACGGCCGAAGCCAAACTGATGCTGGGCACCGAACTGGTTGATGGCCTGCCGCTGGCCACCACGAACGCAACCGGCCAGATTCTGTGTGCGGAAGAAATCCGTCACATCGAACCGCGTGCCGACAGCGTAGCGAAAACCGTGGTTGCTGACCTGTGGAAACTGAATGACGGCGTGGATGTTTCCGAGCGTGTGAAATACCTGCGCGAAACCATTTCGAAAATGCAGGGTATTGACTGTAGCGTACTGGAAGTGGACTTCACCCGTTGTCTGCGTATTCCGGGCGGCTGTACCAGCACCGGCAGTGACCTGTGGCGCATCATGGTGAAACACCCAGACTTCCCGAACACCGTACCGATCATGCTGTCTGCGCAGGGCGACGGTTCAATCACCGGTAACGATGATGTGAACTTCACCAAACTCGGTGAAACCGAAGAGTACACCTACCACGAAAATGTGGATCGTGTGCTGACGCCTGAATGGCTCCTGCTGGACTTGTTGGAACAGCACGGCCTGACCCCAGAAGACTGGTACGTGATTGCCGGTACGGCGCGTGCAGCAGCCTATAGCGCTGCCCCGGTAGACGGCTGGGAAGAAGTGAACGAAGTGTATGGTCAGAATGAAAGTGCGCACGTTATCCGCTTCTGGCTGAACCCAGACTGGCAGAACCTGATTGTGGCGGCTGTGGCGAAAGTGGTTGAGTCCATGCCAAAAGAGCCGCTGCCAGAAAACCTCGCCGACGAACTGGCGGGTTCCGAATCTGCGGACGAAGCCGCAGAGTAACTTAACTGAAAAGGTGAATAAAGTGTCTACGACTCTAATCAATTACGATTTAGTAGTGCAAGAACTTTCCAAGGGGTTGGTTGCCCTCGACAGCGAAACGGCGTTGCGTTGCAATATGCTTCCCCATATCGCGCTCAGTGAGTTCCGCACCATTCGTTATGGTGCCGGACGCCAGAACGGGGTAACCGAACATGCTTCAAAATTAGCTGCGGAGCATAATGGCCCAGCACTGGTTCTTACGCATGCGGTGTCGTTACGGGACGATTTCATGTTTCGTGTCGAAGGTAACTTTCCGGGTAAGGGCAACATCACTTCGTTATGTGGGTACTTCCCCGACAATTGGCGAGTTGAGAAGTTCAGTCTCGTTATTGTTGATGAAGCCGGTTTCTTCTTTAAGAAATTTGGCTACGATAAAATCTATCGCAGTCTGGCAACACAAACGACTGACGATGTTGTGATTCACCTGATTAACTGAGGTTTGTAATGTCCCAAGTAGAAAAAGAAGTCATCGCACAAGCAGATACCACCACACTGGACGATTTGTTCGGGGGTGATATTCCGGGCGTGGATGAGAATGCAGTAGTTGAAGGTGGTGTTGATGCGGCCGCTGAAGACGACAACTGTGCAGGCGGTGCCTGCAAAATTTAACAAGAGCGGGTGTCCTTATGGACACCCCTATTTCATTTTTTAAGGACTATCAGAAATGCAACAGACTTTTGAGTTACCGATTGAACACAAAGCCATCATCCTGAATAGCGCTATCTTAGATTTCGTCATGCCTCAGTTGGCGGCTGCCGGTAAACGGATGTCTCGCATTACGCGTCTGGCACTCAGCAGTGAAGGCCCACAGACGCTGGTTAACGGTTTTACCTTTGAAGGTGAACCGGCAGAATTCCACGCGATGTTGCGTTATCACACCGCGCTCGACTTCCACAAAGAGCCGGTCTACCATAACCGCATCGTCCCGCTGTACCGTGTGTCACAATGTGTGGCCAAAGTCATTGGCTGGTCAACTGACCGCGGTATTCTGGAAAACGGCCGTTGGGACTCACAGGGTACCAAGCTGTATGAAGAAGACGGTGAAGCCGCAACTGGCGTGGGTAAAAACAAAAAGCGTCTGATCATCGACGGTATCGGTGATGCGCTGGTTGTACTGGTCAACGTACTGGAACTGACCAGCATCGATGCGGCAGAAATTGCGCACATCTATCAGCTGGTTCGTGACACCAAAACGGTGGTGGATAACCCACACTACCATTTCCACAAGATGCGTAAGAACCTGACCGAAGTGGTCGATGTGGTTTACGAATGCGAAGCCATCGATTCGCCGAAGAAAGTGGAAATCGGTCGCTTAACGCACGACGAGCGTCAGCAGATGTTGGGCCATGCGCAGCAGGCAATCCATCATGCCAACCAACTGGCACGCCGTTACGATTACTCGCTGGATGAGTGCTTCTCTCTGGCGTGGGATGAAATCAAAGACCGTAAAGGTTTCCTGAACGCTGACGGTGTGTTCATCAAAGAAGCCGACGCTTAATTCACGTCCACTAACAATGCAGGAGTAGGACAATGGAATACCAATTATTTCTCATCACGAACGACTTTACCAAATCCTTTGTGGACGAGTCGTTTCATGCCACGGTAGTTGCGCCGACAGAGGCCGCTGCTCGTTGGATTGTTGCCCAGCAATGTACTGACCTTCCGATGAATGAAGTGCAGGCTGCGGTAGCTTTTGCAGTGGGTAAGATTGACGCCCCTGCCGAGGGAATAATTTCTTTTGAGTTCGGGAAACGTAATCGGTTCCCGCTTGTTAACCTCGACGCCTACAAGCGCCGTGAAGAGTTCGTTGAAGTTGAGCTGCATGGCGGAATACAACCGACACACGATATTCATCCGCCGGTGCCGGGTGCGGTGGTCAAATGTTTCGCGAGCAAAGAGCATCCGCGAATCGTGTTGATCCGCAGCACACTCAAAACCAGCACGCCGACCCTCATTGAAGAAGTGGGTGTGACGAACGAAGCCACATCGGTTCAGCTTTACACTGTTCATTCGCCGTCGGCGTATGCCGAGGTGGCAAAAGGTGAAGTCTTCACCACTGAGTACATCAATCTGTTTGGTTGTGAAGATGTCCTGCTGTTCCGCACGCTCATCATTCGCAACACCGAGCTGGCTTATCAGGACAAACGCACGGAAGGGTTATTGCAGGAACTGCAATCGTTCTTCACCGAAGGGGGCGATCGTAACAGCATGGAAGTGGGCATCAGCTACTATCCGGGCCAGAAGTTGACCATTGCTGATCCCACCAAGGTGGTGCTGTGGGTCATGTCGTTACCGCAGGTCATCACCCTCGACCGGACGATTACGGAAGAGAGCCTCAAGCCGATTGCAGGCACTAACTGCCACACCCTGAACGCGGGAGAGTAATATGTTTGATGTGGACGTCGTCCCCCAAGGGGACGAGTTCGCAGTACAGATAAACGGCGTCACCATCTGTGTCTGCGACGAACAACGGGCTAACTTCTGGCGTTGCTGTACGGGAGCAGATAAAGTCTTCGTCAGCTGTGACGTCGGTGTGTCGTTTGGTGAAGAACCACTGCGGTTGTGTAAGTTCCGTATCACTGAAACGGAAATGCGCACGTTCCTCGGACAGGTAGTCTACACCTACGACCATCTCGACCATGAGAACCGTGTGGGTTGGGTAGAAATTGACCCGACCATCATGCGGACGTTACGTCAGGACGCTGAGGAGATTGTTGAGTCACAAAGCATGTGGCTTGATGAGGATGACGTGTACCCGAAAGGGGTACCGTTTATCCTTATCCATCCCGAACGCAACAGCCGTACTGGGGAAGCCTTTATTGAGCTGATGTTTATCGAAATGCCGGAGAACGATGATGTCGAAGAAAAAGAACCAGCTGACTTTTAATGCTGATAGTCAGACCATCAGCGTAAACGGAAAGAACTGGGGTAACCTCGGATTGGCAGCATGGGTGCTGGAACGTCTGGCGAACCGCTCTACCCGTTTCGGGGGTCTCGACTTTGTCATCATCGACGAACCGCTCAAGTACGAACCGTGGCAGAATTTTCATGCCGTCGAAATGTACAGTGCGATTCCGAACATGGTAATCTCAAAGGTGCTGGCAGAACAGAACTACCGTGGTGGTTTTACCAACCCGCATTGGGCACTGACCTCGAGTCAGAAGTACGGCATTGAAGTGCCGTTGCTGAACAAAGTCCCACCGGACATTGGTGAAGATGCATTGGTGTTCTTCTTCTCCTACGACCACGCTGAACCAAACAGCGAGTTCCAGTGGACGATGCTGCATCAGATGCGTTAAATAAAAAGACTACCTACTCCCGAAGGAGTAGGTAGCTTTATTTTTTTTGCTTACAGGTCACCACGCGCCGTACCGGTGAACGCCGTGAAGACGTTGGCCACCATACGGGCAGGAGGGAGGTCGAAGAACTTGTTCATAATCGCACCCTGCGAGAAGGCAGATTTCCATGACTGGAACTGCACGTTCGCATTCTGCGTGGCTTTCGCCCAACCACTGGTACGTTGGTGTAAGGTTGCGGAACCCAGCACCGCCATGAAGTCGGAGAACTTGTTATCGTCATCCCACACGCCGGTATCGGTTACGATAGGCATGTACATGGTGCGTGACATGTCACGGATGGTCACGTTGATGTCACAAGACAGTGGCACACCGTCAGTACGCCAGCCCAGACCACCGACACCGAAGTTCAGACTCACGTTCGTCACCATGGCGTTACGCATCGAGTAGCGACCTCGAGAGTAGGCTTCCAGATAGAACGGGTGTGTGAACGACTGCTTACCGGTGGCTAACGGGCAGACTGCGGCTAACCAGAAGGCCACGGGGAGAATCAGGTCTTGGAAGACGTCTAAGTCCCCACCTGACCAACAGCGACACGGAATGGTAAAGGAGATGTCATCACCGGACGTGTCTGACGAATCCCACACTTCTGGGAAGTCAATCACCGACGAGTTATAGAGTGACATAATCCCGGATAAGTGGAGGAAGTCCAATGCCCCTGCAAAGGCTGACTTCAATCCGGTGATTAACCCATCCACACCGTCAATACCGGTTTTCCCGCCTGCCAGACTCACTTCCAGCGAACGGGCCTTTTGGGTGGCAGAGTTGACCGTACCGGAAATCTCTGGTTCCTTGGTCGAGTTACTGAACGTGCGGGTCGTGGTGTCACGTCCGTTAATCTTCCAAGTTACCCACTGTGAACCGTTACTGAGTTCGTCCCCAGCCTGTTGCACAATCCCATCGGTAATCTTCGAGAATTCCCCGAACATGGTACCGAAGGTACTCTTCTCCCCTTCGCGCATCCAGTTCTCAATTTTACCGGTGTCTTTTGCCAACGCTTCGCCGTTGTCGTCCGCCCCATTGTTGTTCGCCATGGTTTGGGCTTGGAGTTGCTGTTGGGCAACGTCTGCCGATTTTAAGAACTGCTGCTCACCACCACCCGCACTGTCAGCGTCTGCAAACTTCGCGGTCATGTTATCCAACACTTGGTCTTCACTCATGTCCGGGTTCTCAACACCTTTATAACCGGCACTGGTACGTGCAAGTTGTTCAAGGGTTGACAGCGAGACTTCAAACGAAGCAGCCTTGTCCAGATACTGGCGACTGTACGTCATGGTCTTGTAGAACGACTGAATCTTCGTGGCCATCTCTGCTTCGGTTTTGGAGGTGGCTTTGATTTCTTCAATCGTCTTCGCTTGGAAGTTTGCAAGCGTCTGGTAACGGTTAATCATTCGATAGATGTCGAACTCCCCGTTAGACTTCCAGATATCCGGCAGGCCCGCGTAGATGTCTTCCTTGTTCGCGGTGAAGTTTTTGTTTTTGTCCTCATCGTTCTTGGCAAGCCCGAATGAGGAGAGTATCCCCGTTGGCACCAGACGACGATAAAGCAACTGCGTGTTGACGATGTTCTGCACAGCACGTAAGTACAGGTGCATGGTCGGCTTCACGTAGTAATACTTCGAAGACTGTTTGTCGAGGACGGCTTTCATGATTCGTGGGGTAATCAGGATAAGCGCGAACGCGACCGTACCCACGGTGGCCCAGATAGCGGCCGCAGCGGTGTACGAGGCCAGTGAACGAATGACACCCGGATAGTCACCTGTACGGGCGAGATATGCGAGCTTCGAGTCGTACATGTTGGCAAAGAAGGCAGCGACACCGAGATAGCGTGGCTTACCAAAACGGCAGTGCAGATAGAAGGCGTTCTGCTCAATGGATTCGTAATAGTACGCACCTAAGCGATACGACCCTTGGGCGGAGAACGACTCAAACCACCGGCGGTTACTCTGCGGGCCGGGGGCTTCTTTGGGTACCGCTAACGCACCGGTAATCGGTGGGTCAGCAAAGAACGTAAATTGGGGTGGTGCATTTAACGCGGCGTTACCGCCCACTGTGGTGTCACTGAATGACAGCAGAGCATCGGAGTACGTACGCGTGTTGTAGAAACGGGTATCCCGTGGCAACTTCATACTGCCAAACAATCCGTTCACCCACGTTGTGTCGTTGAGCGATCGTGTATCCACGTTAACCTCACTTATGGAAATGGGGGAGGTTTCCCTCCCCCGTTGTTAGCCCGTCTTACGTGAGACGTTCAGACTTGGGGCTGGTTGTGGGTATGTCTGCGTTGACTTCGGTGCAGGGCCACTCGGTGGGCTGGATGGCCCCATCGGTGCACCCGACTGCATCAGTTTCCGCATGTCCTCCAGAATCGCTTTGATATCCTTCGTGACTTGCAGTTGCTGATCCGCAACCGTGGCGTTCGAGAACCCGCCAGCGGCTGGAGACATATCTGAAGACAATGGTGCTTGACCTCCGCCTCCAGTCTGCGCAGCGCGCTGTGCCGCGCCTGCTTTGACCTTCTCCACATCCTTCGGAGAGAGACCATCCGCAGCCGCTTGTTTCGCAACCTCGTCGGCAACGTTTGACATATCGGAACTGCCTGACGCCGTACCACCCGGCAGTGCGGGGCCGTTCGACATAGTGGCGACTGCATTGTCTGCGGCCATTGCCCCTTTTGTCTCCATTGCCCCGTCTCGGCGGTTTTCGTTATCGGCGGGCAGGTTTTGGCCTGCACCGGCCGCAGTACCTTCCATGGACGGGTCGTTTGCAGCAGCACCCGAGGAAACCGCAGGACTTGATGACGTTGGCGCGCCCGGAGACAACCCATTAATAGCTTGTTTTGTCTTCGACGGATCAGCCGTCATTTCGTTCGCAGTTACCGCACCCATACGGCCATTCAATTCACGAATGACCTCATCCAACGTACGAAGTCTTCCTTGTTTGGTGTAGAACACACTCTGGTTCCCAGCCAACACTTTGCGGGTAACCGGCGGTGCCGCAGTGGCTGGTGCGTTCGGGTTCTTCGCCCATGCTTGCATGAACTGACGCCCACCACCCGGACCTAAGAAGTGGTAGAGGTATGCCACCGCAGGCGGTGGTGCCTTACCACCCAAGTCTTTCTGGGCTTTCATGATGTTATCACGAATGAACTGCACACCCAGAATGGTGTTCGCGTGTGGGTCGAATTGCCCCCCTGAACTGGCCATCAGCTGTCCAGGAATACCAAACTGTCGTCCATATTGCCCCAGTTGTGAATCCCAAGTGGAGTTAATGAACTGGAAGAGACCAGCGGCAGACGCATACGGGTTTTTCGCCTTGTAGTTAAACTTCGACTCGGCATACGCCATCCCCAATGCCACACTCGGTGGTACCCCCATGGAACGCGCAACATCGGATATCATCTGTTTGACGCGCTCCTCACTGTTCAGTGAGCCAACCGGGTACTTCTCTGCCAACTGCTTATAACTACCCGGTTCCACATCCCCGAGCTTGATACCGACACTGCCCGTGGAAATAGCCGCATAGTTCTTCGCACCCCCCATCGCATCCACAGCTTGATTGATGTCCGTTGGTGTACCGGTGAAAGTACCGCCCCCGAACCCACCTGCTGCTTTTGCGGCCTTCTGGTCTTCTGCCGTAAAGAACGTCGACTCACCGTCGTCCTTGGTCTGGTAGAAGCTCGTGTTGGTGTTCTTGTCTGCCCACTTCGCACGTTTGCCCATCGGCTTTTTGTCGTTGAGTAAGTTGCGCACCGCAAGGTCAGCCTCTTTCGAGAGCACCTTCAAGGTTTCCAGTTCTTTCGAGACCGAACCGGGGTCCATGTTCGGGTCTTGACCAAACGGGTTAATCGCCACTTCCCAGACTGACTGTCGGATATCCGCTTTCATGTTGTAAGCACGGCTGGTCAGTAAGCCCAGCTCAAACAGATAACCCCCGGTCAGTTTCACATTCAACGGATCACCCGTTGGCACGAACCGATGGTAACCACAGACGTAGAACATAAAGGTCGGCAGGAAACGACTGGTGAACCACAGACGCAACTTCTCAGACCGGTTCGGGTCTTTCCACCCTTGCGGTTCGATAACGTCCATCGCTTCTGTCCATTTCCCTTTGTACGATGCGTTCTTGATGTCGATGTTCGGCAACACGAAGCGTTCCAGCATTTTCAGCTGACCTACAATCGCAGGGTCGAGTTCCTTCAAACCGTACGTTTTGAAACGAATCGATTCAAGGGCATCCACATCTTTCTGATTCAAGACCGCGAACTGATCGACCTGAATCTGAATTTGCTCCGTACCGTCCTCCCACCCGTTTGGACGTGGGGCGTTCTCGCGGGTTTCTTTGTCGGTGGCGGCAAGTGCGCTGAAGGCTTCTTTCACACCGGACTCTTCAATGCCTCGGGCTTCCAGTGCGCCTTTGTTGAACTTCCGGTTCTTCTTGTCTTCCATACGGCGGTTAATGCCACGGAGCACGTCTTCCTGCACGTCCATGACATCATCGGCGTCGAGTAAGTCAGGCGAGGTGAAGGTCACCGCGTCCTTAAACTTCTGCCACAAACTCCGGTCAACATTCCGAGGGTCAGTCAGCGCACGCAGATGTGGGGCATCTTTGGTGAGCTGGACTTTGTTGAAGATAGACTTCATCTCGGACTTGCTGACTTTGTTTGCGTTCCCGACATCCGCTAACTGGATATCACGCTCTTGGGCATAGAGCGCAGACAACCAACGCAGATAAATCGGAATGAAACGCTGGAGCATCATCGCTTGGAAGGCGAGCATCCCGGACTTGTCATCCTCGGCCACACCAAACCCAACGGCTAACTCCTGCACTTCTTTCGCGCCTAAACCACGACAAGTGGCTTGTCCCGTTTCATTGAAGCTCACGTACTGCTTCAACTGTTTCTCGAGGTAGCGGGCTTTAGCACCGTCGTCCGACGACCACTTATCGTAGTCTTGGAAACCGTACTGTGCCAGACGTAAAGTATCGAGGTATTCGGTGTAAGTCGTGGTCGCAATCTTAAAGGCAGCCCATGTCAGGCCAACCACTGCACCCACGGCCAGAATCACCGGCCAACCGACCGCGGTGACTACCGCACCCGCCGCTGTCGCAACTGGCATGATAAGCCCACGCATCGCGGCACCCCCGAGCATACGTGCACCCCCGCTCGCCAACCACCATGCACCTTGGCCTAACAGTTTTGCCGGTTTCAGGATGCCCCATTTTGCAATGGTTCCCATGACTGACGCAACCGTACCCAAAATGCTCACCAATGGCCCAATGACCGGGATGGACTTGAACATGTCCATAATCCCTTTGGCCTTTCCACCGGAACGACCACCAGAGCCCGCAGAGGCCCCTTCGTGGTCAGCACGCTTACGGCGGAAGAATTGGAGGTAGTCGCGTTTTTCACCCCCCTCTTTGAACTTCATACGTCGCGAGAACTTGGCATACATGCCGCGGATGAACCCTTCCTGAGCACCGTTCTCTTCCAACGACGAACGCATGGTGTTAAACCAGCTCACTTCTTGCAGGTTCACCATCCGGTTCATACGGTCTAAGAGTTTCGACCCGATAGACTGGGCTTTCCCTTTGGCCGCATTGATCGCTTCTGAACCGGCTTCACCGGCTGCGGTGATATCGTCGTGGATCGCATCTTTGAACTTGTTCCGGCTGAACTTGCCTTTACGGTGAAGTCGACTGCGATAGAAATCGGCGGTCTCATCATCACGGCCCGCTAAGCGGCGTTCCACATCGTAGCGTGTACCGATGTCAAATTCAGACTCGCGCATGGAATCGCTGAAGTTGTTAAAGCGGTCACGAACACCACCTGCCCAACCCATGAGGCCGTCACGTTTGCCCCGGAACCAATCGGACACACCGGCACGGCCGTTACGGAAACGACGACCCCAACGACGGTTCAGACGGGCTCTTACCCCACGACCAAAACGCTGCGCGGATTTGAATGCATCCTTCACACCCTTTCCACCCCCGGCACCCTTTTCCATTTCCTCAGTCCAACCTTCATCCTCTGGTTCCCCCGGCATACGGCGGTTCAAGAGTTTGTAGATACGGATAAGGATGTGGTTGGTTTTCTTGCCGGTGGTGTTCAGACCACCGAACAGGGAGTTGTTGCTGAAGAAGTCGCCTCCTCCTTTCCCTTTAAACCAGTTGGCAATCGGGTTGTTGGTTGCCAGATGCTTGAGTCGCCCGGCCCCTTTACGGAGCATATCCGGGATACCCATCACAAGGTCTTTGCCGCGAGACAACAGACTACCTACCCGACCGATGATACGCTGAAGCGGTGACTTGATGTCACGTCCCCATTTGTCCACCAGTTTGAAGTCCGGGTTCTGCATCTCTTGTGCGGTAATAATGTCATTACCGGCATCGTCCACGATTGGCCCTGTGATGTCCTTCACAGAGAAGACCGGGGTCTTCGTGGCTTTGAGCAGGTACTTGCCTTGACGCATCAGCATAGACGTCATACGCGGGAAGGTTTCCCCTTTCACGTAGATGTCCGGTGCCGTGGTGAACCACTCTTTGATGCTCTTGGCTTTCGGGGATAAGCGGTCGAGTACCTTCTTCGGTGCCTCGATGACTTTCCGCAGGAAGTTACCGGATTTGTGGGACATCGCTTTGAACAGCGACTGGAGTTTCCCGCCTTTGTAGTAACTGAGTTTACCCGCTGCCGCTAAATCAGCCGCAGAGAGAATCACGTTACCGGCGTTGTCAAGGATGTCCATCCCCAACTGAATCTCATCCAACGTCTTCGGATTGTGAAGGTGGTTGCCGTCTTCGCTCAGCTGCCAGTATTCCCCAGCTTCTAAACGTTTCCCTTGCAAGACCACTTTGCCCCGCTCGTCGTACACATCACGCACGCCAAGCAAACCCTTCCCGAATTCCAGCGCGGAACCAAAGGCACCCGAGATGCTACCGGACGCTAAGCCTTTGAGTTTGGAGAAGATACCCGGACCGTCGCCAGCGGAAAACTTGCCCCTTGCCCAACTGCCGAATTTCCCTAAGCGGTCTTTGGCACCCAAGACACCGCGCTTGGCCAGATTGAACCCACTGCCAGCCGTATCGAACAGAATACCGCCCCAGCGACGCAGCAAACCTGACTCACCGAGTATGATACGTCGACGACGTGGACCACCCCCGCGTGGGGCCGGACCATCACCATCACCACCGCCAGTACCGGCACCGTCAGGACCACTACCACCTTCCAGTGATGCTAATAACACACCCTCTTCATCCATGTTCTTCACATGTTTGAGGATTTCCTGGACGTAGGTGGTTACGTTCGTTGCACGGATAGCCTCTATAAGCCTGTCAGTCTCTCCTGACGCGTTTTTACGGTCTTGACCACCTAACAGGTCGACTAAGTTCGTCTCGGTCTCTCCGTAGAGCACACGCGCCATTTGACGGGCTGTAATGCCACCACCGTAACGTCCCTTACCTCCAGCCACATCATTCAATGCGGAACCGGCTGATAAGGTGTCTTCGATCCCAGCATCTTCCCCGAACTTACGACGGATGTAATCCGCAGTAGCAGAACCGTTTTGCAATTTGCGTTGCAGTTCTTGCTCACGGGTCAATGCACGACCGGTACGGGTCTTACCCATGCGGGTGTCATTGAACATCGTGTACGGGTCAACGAAATCTTTATCTGCGGCAAAGACGTTGTTCTTCTTGTCGTAGTTAAAGATACCGGCGTCACGGAGGATACGTTCCCCGTAAATGGTCGCGGCTTGGTCAACAGCTTCCTGACGGCGTTTGTAATGCACCTGCACTGACGAGATACGATCGTGCAACTCATTCGACAGGCCCCAGTTCTCACCCGCGGTTCCGGCCGCGACATGTTTCAGGGCATCGACAACCTTACGGGCTGTGTTACCGCCCATGTAACGGAAGAGTTGGGTTTGGTCTTTGATGATGGCATCGACGTCCATGGACTTGCCGGTCGCAGCACGCGACTCGATATAGTCCGCCAGTTGTTGACGCTCTTTCGGTTCAAGCGTTTTCTTCTGGTCGATGTAATCAACGACACCGTTAATAGACTCCTGCGTCTTCTGACGCCCTTTATCATCCGCCAGTCCTTTACGGACACGGTCAGCTAAATCGCGGCGACTGGTGATGCCGCGGGTTGTCATGTCGTATTCAACGTCAGCGTGTTCGCCGTAACCACGACGAATCGATTTGTTGATTTCAGACAGCAACGCAGGAAGTGATTCGACCACGGTGAGATAGAACTTGCGGTCAAACTTCGCCGCACGGTTTAGGTTCTCGACGTTACGCTCATCGAGGAACACGTTCTCCCGTTTCATGGGGTCGACGATACCGAGGGTGTTCCCCATGCGGAACAGGTTAGCTAAGAACCCTTCGCTTTCTCCCGCAATCGCGGAGTTGGAAATTGTCCCGTCGGTGGCACCACGCGCAAGGAACTTTGCACGCTCAATCGCGGACATCGCCTGCGGGTTATCTTCTAACCACGCCTTGGATTTCCCTTGGCCTTTTTCAACCAGTGGCCCCAACAGCTTCTTGGCAAGAAACTTGGTGGCCCAACCGGTGGCCTTGTCACGGCCGTTCTTCTTACGGGCATCCGGTGACAGGGAGGAACTGTCTTCCATCCCAAAGTCATCTTCAACACCCATCCCCATTATTGTCTCAAGAATCCCACGACCATCAGAGAAGGCACCCGAGATTTTCTTCGTGGCTTTCTGACGAATGGAGTCCATGAACCCTTCGGCGTATTTCAGGGGGTTCATCCACTCAGCTGCTTGACGACGAACGTGTGCCCAGCGAACTTCTGAGAAGTCCTCTTTGGCATAGTCCGGCAGCGCGGTGTTTTTGACGATGGCTTCCAGCGCCGGGGTGTTACGGTCAAACTCGGTCTGTTTGAGTTTGGATAAATCTTGCAACGCAAACAAGGTACGGTAACCCAGTTCGAGTTGCTTACGTTCAACGTTGAGCAACACCCCACGGGTTAAGGCTGCTGTGGAGTTCGTGTCACGGGCAATACTCAGTACGGCATTGAGCATCGCATCGGACTTCATGTCCTTCACGCCATCACGAATACGATTTTCGGTGGCTTGTTGCTGCGCATCGCGTTGTTCTTGCGCGCTCATCGGGGCTTCACTGCCCCCACCACCCTGACCGTTAAAGACTTCCGCCATCATGCGGTCTAAGCCAGCCTGTTCAGGATCGTATTTACCGCCCTGAATCTCGTCACTGCGCGCCCATTTATCTACACGACGCGTAATCGCATCGGGTAAATATTTTTTCATTGTTGGGCCAAGCTGACGGGCTTGGTTCTTAATTACACGCTCTGTCTTGACCAGCTCGTCTTTGGTATGAGCGTAAACATCTTTTGCGACCGATTTGGCGTCTTGGTAGCCCTTGTACGCATCGGTGGCAGAATCAGGCATACCCTTTAAAATGACCTGGTCGCGTTTGCCTTCTGGCCAAATTGCTGACAGCGCGGAACGCTTAATCGTGCGGCCGGTCTCCATGATTGGGTTACGTTTTTTGTCTTTGTTCCGAGGCGGCTCGTCAAAGTCATTCCAATCAAGATCAAGGTTGTCGAAGTTAAAATCATCGACACCATTTTTCTTTTTTGCCATTGTATTTACTTCCAATTCAGGAGCTTAACGTGAAGAAGCTAAACTGGGTTGACATTTACTTGTTAAACGTCAACAAGTCCCTGGTGTCTCAGCTAAGACAAATTACTACTACCGACACGTTCCAGGGCATGACGAAAAACTTCCACCCGGAAGGACTTTACTCAACCGAAATCTTCGGCCTGACAGGTAGCGAGCAACGTGACGCAAGCTGGGCATACATCGATGTTAAATTAGACATCATTTCTCCAACGGTTTGCTTAGGGCTGTTTGGCCTAAAGAAACTTTATGAGGACATTTGCGCAGGCAAACGCTTTGCGGTGTGGAATGAGAAAGAAAAAGATTTTGAACCGGCCCTGCCCAGTGATAAAGGCGCAGACACCGGTTATAATTTCTTCTTGTCCCATTATAAGGAACTGGCCCCCGCCCGTAACGATTCGTTACGCCGTGATGACTCACTCGACTTCTTCTTCAAATTCCGCGACGTCAGCCTCAGCCGCTATGTGCTGGTTCTGCCCGCAGGTCTGCGTGACCTGATTGTGCGCGAAGACGGCCGTGACCAAGAAGAAGAAATTGGGGGGATGTATCGGCGACTCATTTCGTTGGCGCGTGCAGTGCCTGACCGCAACGTCCGTACCGAATTGACTGACCCGGTTCGCTGGAAACTCCAGCAAGCGTACAACGACATCTGGATGTACTTCTTTAACATCCTCGATGGAAAAGGCGGCTTTGCACGACGCAAGGTCACCTCTCGTAAGTTGCAGAACGGCACACGTAACGTGTTGTCCTCGTTCTCGACCGGGTCGAAGGTCATGGGTCGTGAAGACCAAGTGCGTGCCACAGACACCCGTATCGGTTTATACCAGGGTTTGAAATCACTCTTGCCGGTGGCGCAGTATAACATTCGCGAACGTTATCTGTCCCAAATCCGTGCCGGTGATGGCAACCTCTATGGTATCAACACCAAAACGCTCAAACGCGAACTCCTCGAAGTACGCGGGAAGGTCTATGACCTGTTTACCACCGATGACGGTATTGAGCGGTTGATTAACCGATTGGAAGTGACTGAGGCGCGCCACCAACCGTTGATGATTGACAAAGACCACTTCGTTGCGCTGATTTATCAGGACAACAAACATTTTAAAGTGTTCTTCGACATCGACGATTTGCCAGAAGCCTTCGACCGTAAAAACGTTCGGGGCATCAGTTTAGGTGAACTGCTATACCTGTCAGGGTATGACCTCTGGAATGACTACTTCATGTTCGTGACGCGCTATCCGATTATCGGGCGCGGTTCGACGTACTCCTCGACCATAAGATTGGAGACCACCATCTCTTCCCTCTATATTCACGAGCTGGAAGATGACTGGTTAACGCCCAAGAAGAAAGGGGCGATCTCCTTCCCCGACAACCGCGTTGCGACGTGGGTCGAATCTATGGCACCGCACCCTTCACGACTGAAAGGGTTGAACGGGGACTACGACGGCGATATGGGTTCAGGCAACGTGCCGTTCTCAATTGAAGCATTAGAGGAAAACCGTCGTTGGGTAAACTCCAAGAACTACTGGTTCACGACGGATGGCAGTTTCAAAGTGCAGCCTATAAATGACGTGATAGAACGGTCGATTAACGCGCTGTTATTGTAACGTCTCTTTAAGGACTACCAATGCTTCTCATTAAACAATTCAACCAGCGTTTCTCAGTGCGACGCACAGATGAGTTCGGGAAACCGCGCATCATCCCGCTTGAGAAACTCCAGATCCCGCGTGGGTCTGTTTTCCACACGGTCGACCTTGACCAAGTGGTGCTGGCTCCGCCGGTGAACACACCGTATTTCCAAGAGCTGGAGAAGCCCGCTCAGATTCGCCACCATTATCGTCTGCCGGAGGACGGGATTTCGGGTAAGCCGATTCCGGTACCGGTACAAGGTCAGGAACGTCAGATTCTGGCCTACCACCGTGCGAACCGTCGCTTCCGTCGTCTGACGGATGACACCTTAGTCCGCCGCGATCCGAAGGTGCTGCTCATCGAGAACTACACCCCGATGCTGCCGCACTACCGTTATCCTGACACGTTGATGTCATGGTACGATCGCCTGCGTAACATTCAGGTGTTAATCGCGAACCAATTTAAGTACGACACCGCGGAGTATCTGCGTCAGAACTACATCATCGTTAACCTCGGTTCCACCCTGCCGTCGTTTGATAAGTTCAAAACCACCTACAACAACCGTATCAAGAACAAACTGGAACACTTCCAGTCTATCGAGCTGCTGTGGCTGCTCGACCTGTTCGGTTGGGCGCGTGGTGACCAGAAGGAGACTCTGTTTGCAGGCATGGACATGACCCAACTGTCCCGCATGAACTTCATTTTCACCCACAACAGCGGCTTTACGTCGATGAACATGGGTGTGGTGGAGCGTATGCGTAAATCTGCCGGTGGCCGTTTAACCGATGATGTCATGTCACGTCACTTCTATCGTACTCTGATTCAAGTGATGACCACCCAACCGTCTGACAAGTTCGAAACCGAATTTGTGACACCGGAAGGGGAAGAACAGACTGTCATGCACGATGTTGAAAATGACGACATCGTTGAAGGCTCTGATGACATCACCGATGAAGATATCGTCAATGACGAACCGGTTGTGAATGACGACGACGTGGACTTTGACACCAACGAAGATTTGGTGATTGAAGCGCCGAAAGAAGACGTCAAGCCGACCACCATCGTTGTTGAGAAAACTATTGATCACGCGGCAGTGATTAAGCAAGAAGTCGAGAAGCTGGCCGAGGCCGGACGTGTCACTGCGAAAGCATACAAGTTCCTGAACGAATCCAACCAACGCTTCAACCAATTGCCGAACCCGTACAATCCAAAAGAGACGTACGAGCAAGCGTTAACCTATTCGGTGAAAGACATTGAAGTCAAGCCGAAGAAAACGCTGGTTAAACCCCTTGTCACAACCGAAGACTGGACGCAGTCAACTGTTGATGCCATGGACAAGCAGTACAACAGCGTCGTGTTGCCGAAAGACATCCTGTCTGCTGTTGCGTCGTCCCAGCGTTTGGGGATGGCGATTCATGACCACAAAGTGGAGAAAGAGATTTCCGTTACCGGGAATATCGAACACCACACGCTTCGTCTTCAACCAATCGGCGGGGAGCCAGTAACGGTCCGTTTCCAGACTCCTGCATTGACCGAAGATGGAACGTGGATGGCAAATGGTACTGAGTACACCATGCGTCGTCAGCGTGTTGATTTACCGATTCGTAAAGTCGATTTCGACACGGTCGCTTTAACCACTGCCTACGGTAAAAACTTTGTAAGGCGCAGCGATAAGGTAGCGAACGACTACGGTCGTTGGTTAACGAACGCAATTATCGTGCAGGCGGTTGACCCGAAGAACACCAACGTCACCGATGCCAAACTGGCAAACGTGTTCGACCCACTCAATACCCTACCGCGGCAATACACCATGGTGGCGCGTCGAGTATCAGGCTTCAACGCCATGGGTTATCAGTGGAACTTTGATTCGAAGAAACTCAACGAGTTCTTCGGTGAAGAGGGCGTGAAGAACCTTGAAGCGAAAGAGCTGTTGCCGGTTGCGAAAATGCGTGGGAACAAGTTCATCGGGATGGATGAAAACTCGCAAATCTATAAAGTCGACGGTGACAAGATGGAACCGCAGGGTGACCTGGCCGACTTCTTAGGTGTGGATGCAACCAAGTCTCCACGCGAGATGACCGAGCTGTCATTGATGGGCACATCGCTGACGCTGGGCTTCATTTTCTCCTATTACCTCGGCCTTACCGGGATGCTCAAACACTTCGGGATTCGCTACGAGGTGTTGCCTCCGGGTAACCGCATCGATAAAACGCTGTACGATTCTGTTATTCGTTTAGCAGACTCGAAAATTGTAGTAATTTGTGACAACGACAAACAACGGATGATTGTCAACGGTCTGGATAAGTATCTGAAACTCCTGACCACTTACACGGAATCGGAAGTCGATCGTGAAGACATTTACCTGAACTTGATTCGGGATGCAGATGGCCTGACACCACGGTACATCAATGAGCTTCGATTAATGCGGACCGCGTTCGTCGATGACATGCACGCTCGTATCCTCAGGAAGATGGGGGAACCGGAAACCTTTATCGGGTTGTTAGAACGCGCGAACGAAATGCTGCTGACTGACTACACGAAACCGGAAATCAACGGCGATGAAATGATGTTCGTCGGCAACCAACGTATTGCGTATCACGTCTACACGGCGATGGTGCGTGCAATGCGTAACTATCAAAACGCACCGGGCAGTAACCGTCGCTTTGAATTGAGTCAGGATATGGTGTGGGGCGCTATTAACTCTGACCCAAGTGTGCTGCTGGCACCGGGTGCAAACCCGATTCAGTGCACCAAAGAAAAAGACGTGATTACCATGGGCGGGACGGGCGGGCGTAACCGTAAGACAATGGTGTACCATACGCGTGAGTTCCAGGAATCTGACCTGGGTATCGTGTCGGGTAACACGGTCGATAACGGGGACGTAGGTATTACTGCCTTCCTGACCAACAATCCACGTTTTGATACGGTTGACGGCACCACCTTCATTCGCAGTAAAGAAGGTGAGGAGCACAAGCCGGGTGAAGTGCTGTCGTTTATCGACGGACTGGTACCGGACACGCTGATGGATGATGCGAAGCGTCAAAACTTCGTGGGTATCCAGTACGGTTCGACCACAACGGTCGTAGGGGCAATGGTACCGCCTTATCGGACTGAGTTAGAGAAGGGCGTTGCACATCGCACATCGGTGAAACACGCACGCGGTATCGATAAGCCGGGCAAAATCGTCATGAAGACGGATGAGTTTATCCGTATCAAGTACGACGACGGTGAAGAAGAAACGTTTGAACTGGGGCGCTGGTACGGAGCACATGAGGGGACGTATTACCCACACACCGTTATCAGTAAATGGAAGCAGGGCGACAAACTGCCTGCGGGGTCTATCATCACCTTTAACGGTGATCACTTCGAACCGGATCTCTACGATCCAACACAGGTTTGCTTGAAAGAATCCATTCTGGCTAATGTCGCGTTGATTGAAGCGGAAGAGGTTATTGAAGACTCGAATGCAATTAGTGAGCGGTTCGCTGCGAAAGCACAGTCTGATGTGACCAAAATCAAAGAAGTCACGATTGGCTTTAACCAGAACATGTTGGAAATGGTGAAAGAAGGCGACCATGTAGATGTGGAGTCAATTCTATGCACCTTCAGCGACAACCTGAACGACGATATGAGCGGCTTCAGTAAAGAAGCAGCCCAAACCCTGTACGAACTCAGTTCGTTCTCACCGCAAGCCGGTGTGCGGGGACACATCGATAAAATCGAAGTGGTTTACCATGGTGACCCAGAAGACCTGACTCCATCGCTGAAAACGTTGGTGAATGGGAAAGACCGTCAACGTCGTAAACTGGCAAACGCGCTGGGCAAGGACATTCCAACGTCCGGTAGCGTAAACGGGGATTACCGTGTAGACGGTGTGCCGCTGGCGTACAACACGATGTGTGTGAAGTTCTATATCACGCACCGTGTGGACATGGCGGCTGCTGACAAAATGGTTATCGCTAACCAGTTGAAAACCACGGTACAAGAATTGATGCGTGGCGAGAACTACACTGAACGTGGAGAGGAGCTGGACATCATCTTTGGCCGTAACTCGGTGGATGCCCGTATCGTAGGTTCACTGATGCGTATCGGAACATGTAATGCCGCCGGTTTCCATGGCGGTCTTTGTGTCGGGAAGATTTTAGACGGTGAGGCCGTTCCTGAACTCCCTGCTAAAATCAAATAACACTCTGGGCGGGTCGCTACCGCCCAGTCAAACTCCGGAGTAAGGTATGTCAATTTTAGAACAAATCCGTATGCGCCACAATTTGCCGGTCGCCGACAATGTGCAGTCGCAAGAGACGGACAGCTTTTCACCGGTGCAACGCATGAATGCGATTACACTGGCAAACGCCGTGGAACTGACCACGGAAGTTATCCACGGGTTAATGCGTGGGAATAACGGCCTCGATGGTCGCATGGGTGAACAACGTTTGCTCAAGCGTGATATTGCCGACATGGTCGGTGGTCGTCTGGCAGGTCGTGTGCAGGATGTTATCAGCACCGTGAAGGGGAACAACCAATGATCAATCTGTACTCTGTTAACGCTACTACGAATGCCATGCGTTTGCTGAAACAGGCAAGCCTGCGTTTAAGTGCGGATGAAGGTTCTCCGATTGCGCTGCTGAACAAAGCCACAAACCAAGGGTCTGTGTTTGACTCTGCCATCACTGACGAGCAATTCTTCCAAACCCTGCCGCAAATCACGGCACTGCGCCAGCCTGCGCATGGTACTGGCGAAGACAACGTGATTGTTGATACGGCTGCCGGTGCAGAGTCCATTCGTGTGGAAGACCACGAACCGACTCTGTATGAACTGAAGCGTATGATCAGCCAGCGTTGTGCGGGGATGCTGGACTTCTCCCGTAACGTGATTCAGCCGTTCGTGCAGGACGTGTTGAAGAACAACCAGATTGCCCCGGTGCAGGAAGTCAAAGAAGACTGGCAACTGGTTCCGGTGGATACCGATCCGTGTATCAACGAACCGATTGTACAAGCGCTGATTAACAAACTCGACAACCCGACCGGCATGGGCTTCTCCCACGAAGCGCTGGACGTGAGTGTGCCGGATGTTATCGATGTGCCGGAAACCGGCCGTAAGACCTTTGACCAGTTGGTGAACAAACTGCTGACTGAACTGGGTCTGTCCATGTCCGAAGCGATGCGTACGCTGTGCGCGGGTAACGCGGTTGTGCCGAACTCTACACAGGCTCCGCATTACATGAAGCAGAACGTACTGTTCCTGCTGCTCAGTGCGTACTTCCTGGAGAACCCGTGGGCAAACTCTGGCGTCAGTGTTGACCGTTGGAAAGCCCAGTTCACCAAAGCCCACTACAGCTATTGTGGTTGGGTGTACCTGTACGCCGAAGCTGTCGTGGTGCGCACCAAACTCGGCAACATCGTTTACTCTTACGATGCCAACGACAAGAAAGTGTACATCTGTCAGGAAGCGCTGGACAGCTACCTGAACGACAATGGCACGGTTGAAGCCCTGCTGGGTGCTCTCTATCTGCTGGACGACGGTGACACCACTGCGTCAACCAACAAGCAATCGCTGTTGGATAAGCAAGATGCGTACGTGGCCGCGTGGGATCGTCGCAGTTCCATTCGCCGTATGGCAGCCGATACCGATTGGCTGACCACGAACCGTCAGGCGCTGAAGACGGCATTTAATCTGTCCATCGATACCCTCGATCCGGATTACCTGTCCACTGTCGGCGAAAACAAAAAGCTGACCCCGGCGGAAGCGAAACTGGCATGTGCGTCGTCCATCGACCACCTGTTCAACCGCAGCACCACCGACATCACCGCATTCATTATTCGTACTGCGTGCTGTGAAGTGTTTGGCGAGTATGAGCTGTCCAATCTGATGCTTTCTATCCATGAAGGTATGATTGAAGGTCAGAAGCCGGATGCCGTTGCCTCAACGTGGATCACCAACTACGTTCTGGATTGGCTGTTGCAGGGTGTGCTGATCGAAGAATAACGGAGGGTGTGGCATGAGTGCCATTGAAACCGCACGCCGCGATCCGCGAAAGATCCATGCTGACTTGGTCGACGAGGGCACTGCCACTATTACCAAAGGGGGGTGTTACCTTTACATCCCTGTTGGGTATACCTCGAAAGAACTGGCGTTCATTTCTTCAACGATTGAAATCGTGGGGATGTTCGCCATTTCGACTGACCGTAAGACGTACGGTGTCTCGAACGTCACGACGTTTATTGAGATTACACCGTCTTCGTTTGAAGAGGTGGATGTTGCAGGCGAGCCTTACTACGAGTTCCGCTTTGACCCCGGTACGGTTGTGTTCCCGAACCGTATGTTACAAGTGGTTTCCAACCCGGTGTATAACATCGCCTCCTACGTGTACGACTTTGGTAACCGACCGTTTTGGTTTACCATCGTAGACGATGCTGAGCTGTTGTCCGAAGCACCGTTGTGGAATGGTTTTCGGGTCTTTGCTGACCAGATTACCGCAGACTGTTACGCGGCACACACCCAACGCAAGAAAGGTGACCCACGTACGTTCTTCCGTTACACGCTGAAAAAAGACAGCGATATGTTTGGTCCCGTCCAGTACATCCCTCTTCGAGATGGTTCGCTTAACAAAACCTCTCGACTGGCGAAGCTTGCTGACGTCGAGCTGAAACGCGGGATTCGTTCTGCGCTCAGTGTCGATCCGATTCGTGCTGAACCGCTTGAGGATCTCTTCATGAGATAATGGGTAGCGGCATCGTCGCCGGTGCCGTTATTCACTGACAATTAACTGGGGTAAACAATGGATTCGAATTTAACCATGCGTTACAACTGCGTAGCGCTTGCGGGGATAAACAAAGGGCAGACGCTCCAGAAGGACGCGGACGGATACTACTACGTTCTGCTGGGTGCGTTGAACATTTTCAACTCGGAAGGTATCTTCTACGCGTTTAATGAATCGAAGCATGTCTTCGACCGTTCAAGCGTGTTCATGCGCAAGGTACAGGCCGGTAACCTGTTTGGTGAAGAAGACCACCCGCCGTTTGAGCCGGGTATGTCAGAAGCCCAATGGATTGAACGCAACGAATGGATTGAAACCAAGAACGTTGCCATGCACATTCGTGAAGTCGAATTAAAACCGACTGACCAAGTGTGTAACGGTATGCCAGTGGTGGAAATCTGGGGCTGGATTAAACCGAACCGCGATCGTGGTCCGTATCTGGCTGAGGCATTAGAGAACCCACATCAAAACGTGTGCTTCTCTCTGCGTGCCATCGTTCGCGAAGGCCGTATCGGTGGTACCCTGTGTCGTCGTATTGACCGTATGGTCACTTTCGACTGGGTTATCGAAGACGGCTTGCAAATCTGCAACAAATACTCTGCGATTGAACGCGGCAGTAAAGTTGCCCGTGAAAGTACCCGTACGTTTGTTGACCGTCCTATCCACCGTCGCACGTTGGAAGAGATGGCCTTCAACCCGCAAGCGACGTCTAAGATTGCGACAGAGTCACGTCGCGGCGCAGCACGTCAGATTGCACGCGAGTACCTGAACTATTCCGAGGCCCGTCCTCATACGCGTGTTGTGGGGTTAGGGAAGGGGAGCTGGTAAATGGCTGAATACGATGCTTCCTTAGATAAGTGGTTTGAAAACCAACTACCTCGTGTCGCGAAGAAACTCACGATAAAAGGGATAGAGGTGCCACCTTTACACATCGGCGGTAAGGTGCGTGTCTTTACACCGCGGTTGCCCAACAGCCCGGCACCTGGGGAAGATCAGACCATTCCACGCGTTTGCTGCTCATTAACAATCAAGAACTGTTGTGTGGGTGCACGCCACAACTTTCAGTTCGCAAACGAGAACCCACGGTTGTTCATCTATGCGTTCGATGAACGCAGCGTTGTGCAACCCTCCGTTGAGGTCACAAAGGAACCGAACCGGGCGGGGGAAGTTTGGATTGTTCCACACCGTATGGCTAACTGGGAAATCAAGCCTCGTGTGATTGGTGAGATGCGCCTGGCCAATATGGCGAAGGATTACACCGAACTGGACTATGTCCTGTTGGTGTCCGAACCCACGGTATGGGAAAACGGCACAACGTTGAAACCCGACACGGCCTATCACTTCAAAGTGACGTGGTCGCCAGAGTTTCGTTTCACGGAACCTAAAGTGGTGCCAGTTGATGTCTATCACGATGCCCTGAATGCGTATACCGTCACCCGTTAAGTAAGTTCGTGGTCTGCAAATCACACTTACTACACTGGAGGCAGTAACATGAAAGCGGTAAACATTGTGATACCTCCTAGCCTTAACATGTTTTCCCCAGAAGAGTTGAAAGCCGTTGGTTTTCATGCGATTCAGGGAAGGGTGGGTAAAAACGTCTTAGCCGAAGTGTTGTCTGAACGGTTGGATACAAAGCGAAAGATCAATAATGTCATCGCGGCGATTCCACAGCAAGACCTCACGAAATTCTATCTCGACCTGCAAGCAGCCGGTGCGACGATTGACTATAGCCGGACGTTCTTCTTACAAACCGAGCTATACCGCCGTATTGTTACTGTGAAGCAGTAATAAAAAAATACAGCATTACATGTTTTTGTGCGGGGACTTTTTAAGGATAACATGAAATGATTTATTTGGATAGCGATGGCGTGTTCGCCGGTTGGCGATTGTACGCACTGCCCAAATACTTTCCGACGATGACTTCACACGAGTTTAACAAACTACCAGAACTGAAGCGCCGGGGGTTGATGCGGGACATGTATCAACAGGAGCCTAACCTCTTCTATAACCTTCCACCCAATAACGCAATGATTCAAGTTCTTGAATTCATTGAGAAAGAATGCTTACCGTGGTCTATTCTTACCTCCGGGTCAGAAGATCACTATGATCATGATTTGGTGGTAGATTGCAAAGAGCGCTGGTTTGATAAACACTTTGGTGTTCCAGCAGACAAAATCATCGTGACTGAAAACTCAGGAGCGAAGGCGGCGTATGCGGGACGAGGGAAACTGCTTGTTGACGATTTCGGTCGCAATTGTCGCGAGTGGGCACTCAAAGGTGGTACCGCCTATTGGGTTCACACAGATGAGCCAAACGTGCGGGATCTTATTCGCCATATTGGTGCTTTTGCAGAAGATCCTAATATGCTCTGTGGGTCTATCCTACAGATACAAGCAGGTTAGGTGTTAAGGTGGCCATCCCTCAAAAGGTGGCCACGTATTCTATATTTTTTTGGATATATATTACCTAGGTGAACTTGCATCTGTAAGTTTTTCAATCGACTATCGAGGAGTAAACAATGAGCGAATTATTACGCAGCTTTCTGAAACTGCACGACGGTTCTAAAGACGCCTGCAAAGCATTTGAAGCGCAGTCCACGATGGATGAGCGTGCGGTACTGGTCAGGAAACTGGCCGTCGCTGTCAATGACAAAGACACTGTACGTGAAGCTGAAATCCGTAAACAACTTTTTGGGACTGTAAACAAATGAATCCACAAGACGTCCGTAAACTGACCGAGCAAGTTATCCGCCACTTCTACGACTTCTATCGTTACACAGACAGTGCGCACCGTATCGACCACATCCGTTCCGTTATCAGTAACGTGATTCGCATCTGCTACACCAACGGCTGGCAGGAACATCTGAAGCTGGCCATTATCGCAGCGGGCGCTCACGACATCTTCTCAACCAAAGAGCTGAGAGCAGAACACCACATCAAAGGTTTTACGTGGGTGCTTGATAATAAGCCCCTACTGATGCGTAAATACAAACTCACCTCCGACGAGTGCTACACCATCGCGTATGCGGTGATGGAACACCGGGGCAGTTTCAAAGGGAACTACAACAGCATCGTCTCCGAAATTGTGGCAGCGGCTGACCGTGGGATTCCGTCTAAGGATGATGTGACCAACTACATCGGCCGCAGCTACTTGTATGCGCGTGACAACTTAGAGAAAAGTATTTCGAATGCGAAGTTCCACGCTGTGGCTCACATTCAGGATAAGTTTGGACGCAACGCTTATGCGAAGGTTCCAGACTGGTACCACGAAATGTTCGCCAGAGAACTGGCTGAACGACGTGACATTATCGACATGCTCGATACCGACTTCTTTACACCAGACTTGGTGGAAGATTTAGAACGTAAACTCAATAACAACCCGTAAGGATTATCAAAGATGGCCAAAATGACTTCTGTTAAAGACCTGATCGCTGACCTGAACGCTGGCGCTACCACCACACTGGCTGAGCGTCGCCTGACTGAAGAGTCCGTTACCAATCTGGTACGTGGCTTCGAAGCCGGTACACCGACCATCAAAGTCACCCCGAACGAAAAGGGTGAGCATAAGCTGACCATCGCGGACATGGACACCATGGACCAATACCGCGCCAACTTCCACGAAGCGTTCAGCAGCATCACCAAAGATCTGATTGGTGAAGAAGCGCGTAAAGACCCAGAGCTGGGTGCGATGGAAGTGACGCTGGATGTCGGTAAGACCACCTTCTCCACTGCGTTCGCCCGCCCGACTGGCGACAACCCATCTCAGAAAGAGTGGGCTGCTTCCATCGGCTTCGGCTACAGCACCATCAAGAATAAGTCACTGGAAGGCGCGCTGCGTCGTGACTTCGCCAAGGGCTTCCTCGAAGTTGAAGAGGAAGACGAAGAAGACGAAGAGTAATGGTCAAGATAGTCATCGACCATCACCCTGATGTTATTCCGTTCACGGCGATTCGAAAGGACGGCACGATTGCACCACCCGAGCAGTTGGGTATGACAATCCGTGTTGTTCCGTCTCTAACGCCTAAGCCACTGGACGGGGTAGCAAAACTCTATCACCGGAAACGGCGGTAGGGTTACAGAAGAGAGCTGTCTTATGACAGCTTTCTTTTTTTTGATCTTGAGAGAACATTATGAACGAAATGATGGGTACGATTACCAACGGGATGTTACCGTGCAGATTGTCTCGCGAAGAGATTATTGCCCGTATCGGTTTACTGGCCGATATCCATATCCGAGGTTTGCTTTCCTCGCTGACGTTGCAGGAGTTCACGGAGATTGCCGAGTACCCCGTGGAAATCATGACCTGTACCGCCAACGGCTACCAACGTTTTCTGTCCGAAACGACCCCTACCATTATCCAGAAAACGGCCGGGTTTATTCTGCGTTATAAATCTGCGCTGATTTACGAGCTGGGCAAAGAAGTGTTGAATGTGCTTGAAAAAGAACACATCACGCTGAATGCTTCAGATGTGGCCAAACTGGAAGGGGGTGACAAAAACCTATTGACGCTCTGGACGGTTGCGAACCCAACGTTGTCTGACGTTGCACCCACTTCCCGGTACGACATCTTTGCCACCTACCTGTTTATCAGCCACATCAAATGGTTGGTCATCCGCTTAGAAGCGGAAGGTGAGAAACCGGCTGCTGCGGCTGAACAGAAAAAATAAAAAGCCACCCACTCCCGAAGGAGTGGGTAAGCTTATCTTTTTTTGCCTTAGGCCAGCTGGTTCGCTTTCTGTTCTTCGGAAACAGAGTTGAAACCACCCGCAGTCGCTTGGACATCCGGGTTGATACCATCGTACTGCTGAGACGGAGTCAGCCACAGCTTACGCGTCATAGGACGCAGGCCGTAGAGCTTCATACGTTCCAGTTCAGACTGAGCAGCCTGCATCGGACCCCAACCCGTCCATTGCTGGCTGGTGAAGGTGATGGACAGTTCGTTCGTCTGAGGACCGGCGTTCGGATCACGCTCACCGGTATCCTGACCCGCAGTTTCAGGAATCATGTTGGTCAACCACCAAGCGTTCTGCGCTTTACGCTGATACGCATCCGGCTCAATGTACAGCACAGTGAGGCTATACATATCCGGCAGGTGGTCTGGCACGTTCGGGTTGATTGCCACAATACCCGGATGGCCGGTTTGTGGGTCACAGATCCCGTAGACCAGCCACGCGGCCAGCATGTTCTGGAACACTTTACCGTACTTATCAGGACTGGTGTGGGTCACAGAGGACTGTGCTTCCGTTACCAGACCGGCTTCGTACTGAATACGGTTGTTACGACCCTGTTGGGTCTGAACCGCTTCGTGGCTCAGTGTTTTATCCAGACCGGTGATGGTGGTGTGGACTTCGATGAAGGACTTAATAGCCTGACGCCACAGGGACGGGTTAGGCATGTAGTCCACCCAGCGCGGGAATTCCATGACGCGCGCGATAACGTTACGACGCAGGCGGTGGGCGTTCGTGACGAACTTACCGACCTGTCCGACCGGGCCGTTCTGGCCCGATGCGAATGGGTTAACCATGTCGTAAGTACCACCGTCAAAGTGGAACCCCTGGTTGGGTTGAATCAAACGATCTTTGATAGCCATTTATCAGCTCTCCCGACGGTAGACTTTGATAGTGGTGTTGACCTGAGTCAGCAGCACGCCACCGTAAGCAAGCAGATCCAGCGTTACAGAGTAACCGTTCGATTTGTCTTCTGCGGTGAAGTACGCTTTCGGTACAATATCCGCGATACCGTCCAGACGACCTTCCAGCGCTTCGATAATCTTATCTTCCAGCATCTTCGCGCGTTCCGCATCAGTCATGCGGTCTTCACCCGACATTGCCGCCCACACACGGTCAGAGACACGGTAGACGTAAGCCATGATGAAGTTGAACATCGCGTTGTTCAGGACAGATCGTTCTTCGTTGTAGATGGACTGAATCGCCGGGATGAAGTCACGGTAGTAGTCGTAGCTACGCGCAGTGATCAGGGACACGTCCCAGTCAGAAGCGTACACGTCCATACCTTTCCACGGCATACTCAGGTCAGTCAGGTCGGTGATAATGGTGAGTTCGCCACGACCGAAACGTTTCTCCGGTTTAGCAAAACCATTGCCTGCACCCAGATATTGCGAGAACATGTTCGCCAGGGTGTAGTTCATCGGCACCGGCTTCTTGTAAGAGGAGCCGCGGATGAATGCAGATTGACCGGTGACCATACCACGCGCTGCTGGGGTACCGTATTTCACGGACTCCGGCACGGAGGTGATCATCTCAATCAGGGCCACCTTCGCACTCTCCTCCGTTTGGAGGTCGTTGCGGCCTTCGTTATAAACGTGGGTCGCCAGAGTGAGGAAGGTATTGCGTGACTTACCGATAAAGTTCACACAAGCCGATTTGGTGTCGAAGCTGAAACCGGAGTCCCAGAAACAACCCAGTGAGTATTTCAGTTCGTTGTCGTAACGAACTTGGCCACGGTCTGGGAACAGCAGCATTTCGCGACGAACGAGTTCATCGAATGCATCGTTACCCATGGTGCCATCGGAGCCGCCTTGCAGGAAGTGAATGTTGCTGCTGCCGAAGACCGCTTTACCGGTTTCCGTTGCAGGGTTCACTTGCAGGCCGTCGTACGGCTGACCAATCAGATCCAGACCACCGAAGATATCGATGAGATATTTGTCGGTAGGTGCGTTGATCATGTTACCCGCAGCCAGGTCGAGCACGGCTTCAAGTTGGTCATGATAAACGTGGAACGTTTTGAACGGGCCGTAGTTTGGCAGCTCGCCAACATCCGGGCTAACCTTACGGTAAGCATCGGCAACAACCACTTCGAAGTCCAGCTGCGTTCTCATCGGCTGATAGTATGCGTCAGGTAAGAAACTAAAGTTCACACTTGACATACTGTTCAGGGTCTTCCAGATTACCGCAGACGAGACACCCGCCAGAGTTTCAAACCACTGGAGGTTGTAAACACGTCCACCGACTTTCGTCTGGTAGGCCGAACCCAGTGCCGGTGAGGATTTCTCGCTCAACGGTACCAGTTTGAAACCGAAGCCGTTCGCATCAGCACCCGCGTAAGGCGCTTCAATATCGAACAGTGGGTACATCTTCGACTTCGCGCCGCCTTCACCGGTCAGTGTACCGTCGATAGGTACCGCAGCGCCGATGGCCGGACTGTTGCTGTCAATAACCACGCTGCGCAGTACGATGAGCAGGCCATCAACCTGTGTCTCGATCTTCGCTTTACCGGTGTTATCGTACTGCACGGTGCCGCCAGCATCACGCACATACTTCGGCACTTTCGTGGCGAGTACGTCAGCGTAGAAGCGGATGGACGCCGTTTTCGCGTCATCAGGGATAAGGCGCTGATACATCCCCTCGTTGGCGTTGGCATTGAACATCGCCTGGTACGGTGTGTTGAACGTCGCGTATGGGCCGCGGAGATCGAAGATGCCTCGGCCCATTAAGTCGAGGGCGTTGTCGCCACTCAACGGGAACGCTTCGTCACCAACGCCGCGTGCGCCAAAGGTGAAGATCAGCGGCTTATGAATCGGGTCACCCGTAGGTGCCCTCACAAGGGCGGGTACGGAATTGTCTTCCATCCCTTCCTTGTAGTTCACGGGCGCGCCGTTACGTGGAATATAGCTCATGGAACATCTCCATAAATTCGTCTTTTAAGACCAAACGGTCATACTAAGGTATCAACTCATGGCACTTGAAAACGCTTACACAGGCAACGTCTTCCGTAGCTTTGACCTGAATTCACTCGCAGCCAGTATTGAACTGGCACGTAAACTCAACCAAACAGTCGCTCAATCTGACGAGGTTCACTACGTTGTTGAGACAGCCGATGTAAAATCGTTTCCTTTACCGATTGTTATCGGCGACGACGTGTATGTAGATGCACGCACGTTTACCTCATTGGACAGAAACAATGAGCTAAAAATTCGAAACCCAATCGAACACGCATTGCGTCTCGATCAGGCTCGTTGGGAATTAGTGTGGAAACGAAACAATAGTCGGCTCGGTGCTTTGATGGCACAGCTTCCATACCACCATGAGATTTATAGCAAGTGGGTAGGCGATGCGATTACGCATGCGTACGCACTCACTCCATATCAAAGCGGGCAAATCCGCGCAGCGGCCGCTTTGTTCTCTGTGGGTCAGTTCTACAACAACTTCGAAGACGAGATGAAGATGCTGCGTTTGCAGCAGGAATTGTCCCGTCAGCTGGGTACGCCGTTTGAGATGTTCGAGGCCATTACCGGCCACACCGACTACCTCTTCCCGCGCAATGTCGAAGAGTTTGTGGAGATGGTGAAGCTTGCCGACATCACCCCACGCCTGAACGACTTTAGCGTGCTGGCATTGCAGCAGATGCTGAACACCAGTTTCTTCGGGGTTAGCTATGAGAAGCAGTTGTGTACCAGTGCGCTGGAATACCCACCTTCTCTGCTGGTCATGATCCGTGCTTCACTTGAGAACAATATGTTCAACCGTTCTCGTCTGGGTGGCACGATTAAGAAGTCTGACACTGCGAAGAAGAAAGACAAGTTCTTGTTCACGTACGAACTCATCATGAACCAGAACACCAAACCCACTAACATCAAAGGTTAAGAGGTTCCATTATGGAGAACTGGCTGGTCGCCCACGCGGTTGACAACGCTTGGCAGCGTCCGAACCTTGATCGGGCACTGATTATTGAACCGTATCGTATCACGCCAAAAACCGGCGCGACCGGCTTTGTCCGTAACGGGCCTGTGTCTGTATCTTTACCCGACGCAGGTTGGTGGCACGCATACGTGGTGGATAAACTCCACATGAACTGGGGGAACCTCAATATTCCTCCGAACCGTTGGAAGCGAGTATCTGCCTGTGTGAATGCGTTCAGTACCTTCATGCAGCTGTACAACGAGAATGGAAGAACATTCCCGGTGACGAATGCTTTTGTCATGCGTCGCGATACCGGGGAAATCCTGTTAGCGATTCCGCAGACCGACCGTTACAAATGGCTGGATACCGACGACATTTACTGGCGTATCTTCCCCGGTTACACTGGTACGGTGGTGGCGAAACAAGTACACCCGACGTTTGTCGAATTCTTTGAAACGCCGAATGCCAACAAAATCAAAGATGCAATAGACCGCTACAACTCACTGGTCGGCCAGAACAACGGCTATGTGAGTTTCTGGGTCAACGGCTCGCTGATTATCAACCCGACTCCGGCCGACATTTCGACGTGGGACGATGTTGAGATTGTGGTAGATGGGCGTGGGATTCGCACGGTAGATTTCCGTTGTGGGGATTTACCGACGTTCCAGTCGTCGTTGGATGGGAAACGTAAATACCTGCTCCACTTCCCGAAAACAGCGGACATGGTGTGGATTTTCAACAACGACGTTGAGATTCAGATCCTGAACGGACGCGAGGGTCGTTACTACCACCGTCATCGTCATCTGGCCATTCGTCAGGTTACCTTCAACGACATCAGTATTCCAACAGAACGGCTGAGCCAGTTGCGTAACGCCTTCAGCAAACCGATTAGCGATTTGGATGACGTGGTTATCCGTGTGGTTATCCGTGAAGACTACCTTGCAGTGGCACCGCTGTTCAACGCCAGCCATATCCACGACCTGTATAAGATGCCAGACAGTGACATCGTTGCAGCGATGGTTGGGGCTAACGCTACCGTTCCTGAGTGGACAGCGAAGGTGTTGGAAAATGCCGCCTTTAACAAGGTGGCCGCAGCGAAGATGTCAAACATCACTCGCGATTTGACCACGGAAGCTTACGGGTATAATGCAGTAACGCGTTACGCCGCTGACACGCCACAGAAGTTGATGTTGGATAACGGGAAATGGACAGCAACACTACCTGACCTGTTAGCGTCACGGTCAGTGGTTTACGAATACGACTCGACTGGAAAGCTGCTCGGTTGTTACCCGAACCGTAACGCGGCAGTCTACACGGCGAAGAACGTCACTGCACGTTACATCGAAGGGATTGCAGGCGATGTCGATACGGCGATGAACATCATGGACAACGCGCCCGATTTCTCCATCTCAGAAGGGGAGAACGTTGCGCTATGGGTTCGTAAGGTGGTCAGTGGTGTCGGCACCAATGAATACACCGAAGCGGTAGAAGGGACGGACTACAAGCGGGAGGGTAACGCCATCCGGTGGAGCGTTGACCGTGCACGCCGTTGGCCAACCGTCGTTCGTGATGACCGTCATTTGTTCTTCAGCCAGACCGTGAACGTCAAAGAAGGACAACTGCGTATCCCGATTCTGGGACGTTCGAACAGCGAACCGATTCGTACGTTGTGGACACCGATGGAAACCGTGGAGGTCTGGTTAAACAAACGACCATTGGTCTTTGGGATTGACTACGTCGTTATCTGGCCAGAGATTGTCATCGTGTGTAAAGTCTGGGCCAGTGACGCTGACGAAAACGTAGTGGATGTCCGTGCGCGTGGCGTAACCGGTAAACTGCATGTGCCGAAGACCGGGTTTGTTTCGAGCGGATTACTGTCTAACAACAGCCACTTCGATGTGCGTGATGACAAGGTCATTCGTATCGTTGCCGGGGGACGTATCCTGACCCGCAATGAGGTGGTCTTCCGTGAAGACAACACGGTGGGTACCGATGTAGTGCCGGACGGCTTCCCCTTCTCAGTGGATGACCCGACGGTGCCACTACGGTCACTTATCACCGGGGACACGTATGCGTTACGCGATGTATCTCGTGACATCGATGCGCGTACCGAGGATTATCTGTCGGCTTGGTATCCAACCCCGCCACCGGTCAATCCGGTACCGTTGAAAAGCTGGTATCATCTCTACAGCCCACTGTTGAACAAAGTGCTGTGGGATTACAAGCAAGGGTACCTCCATTTGGTAGAAGACGATCCTGAATACCGGATTTCGACTTCACAGCTGGACATCGTCATGGAGGGTTATCTTGACCTGCTGAACTTTGACCCGGCATTCATTGGCTATGATAAAGCCTTTGTGCGTGTGCATCCGCATTCGCAATACCAGGTTGTAGAGGTTGATGAATTGGGCTTTGCTTTCATGGACCGTGTGAATCAGCGGTATCTGAAAGGTGAGGTGCAACTTAACCAGTATCTGAAAATCAAAGGTTCTAAAGCATGACCACTTTATTGACTGATCTTATCGACAGAGACCGCGGCTTTCGCGTCTGGGGGGAAGGTGACCTCTATGACGAGAAGAAAGGCACCGGCTTTGTCCCCAATCCAAAAGACTGGATTGTGCACGACAACAACATTGTTGAGCGTGTCTTAACGGTGAACTACGCGACCCCGTCATGGACGGTGGAAGTGATAAACGCCATCCCGGTGAAGAACACGGACAAGATTAACGGGGGTCACTACCCGCTGCGTTCGGACAAATACCGTGTCTATTTCGACACCACGAAAAACCCGGCGACCATGGTGGTGGATAACAACATCACTTTCAACGGGCCGGACGTGGACGGGATTCGTATATTCCGTGGGACGGACATTTCGGACAACGGGGAAATTCTGTCAGGCTTCTACAAAAACGGCCGCCTTGACAAGAACTACCTGCCGATGCAGACCATCTCCAAAGACGGTGTCGAGACCGTGGTCAAATCACCCCTACCGGGCAGTCTGTTAGCGCCGGTGGAACACGGTGAGCAGTTCAGCTACGTCGTCTATGCCGATTCCGGGGACATCATCGAAATCGGTACCGGGTACTTCATCAAGACCAACCTCGTCATGCCGCAAGACACGGCGAGCCGTCAGATTCTGGACATCAAACTGGTGTCGCCGTTCATCGTGGATGACAACGGTACCGTGTTAACGTTGCCAATTAACATCCCGCTGGATTCTATCCCGCTGTCGGTTGTGGTGAAATACTCCGACGGTGAGAAGAAGATGAACATCGACGGTTCCCGTGTCATTCTGAACGGGATTCGTAATGCCGGTTCCCACGATACGTATTACCTCTCGACCAATGCCGGTAACGAGCTGCCACTGACGCTCAGTTATCTGTTGGCTAAAGGGGAAACGTACTTTGGGGACAACCTCATCAACGGGACAATCTTCAAAGATTATACCGCGGTGACGGAAACGGTGGACGGGGCGTACTCGATGAAACTGTTTGTGGTACCGAAGTGGCTGAACGCCAACCAAGGTTATCGCCTCCAGTATTACCTGTACAACCTGACCCGCGGACAGGTTTACGACGCCACGGCGGCGTGTACGCTGACGGGCGGACAAGCGTTTGACCCAATGTTGTACGGTGTCAAGCAGCGTCTGAATGTCCAGTGTGACATTTCCAAAGTGGATGCGAAGTTCCGTGCGTTTATTCAGGCACAGTCCTTCTCCATCACGCTGGTCAATCCGGGTACCGAACTGAACACCAACTACTTCCTCGAATATCTGCCTGATGGGCTGAAATACGGTGAAGGCATTTGGGCCACGTTCAAATACTCGAACGTCAACTACTCGGAAATCGATGTGCGTTGTGGTAAAGCGACAAAAGCCGAATGGCTGGCCGCGCTCTACGACCCATCCTACCCGCTGTACGACCGCCGTAACGAATCCGGCCCGCTGGAGCCGACCCACTTCGAAATCCACGTCGGTGGACAAGTGGTGACAGCATCAGTCGATGACTGGATGAGTGTCAAGGTTGTGAACTACAAAGTGGCGCTGGACGATACGCTGGTGATTCGCTGGTTACGCCGTACTCCAACGGACACCCTGCAACTCGCTTGCTCCCCGATGTTGGCACACAACATCAGCTAATACCTTCCTCCTCCCCGGTCGGGGAGGAGGCTAGGAGGAACCATGATATTACGTGAACGTGATTGGGGTTTCTATCCGGGCGCTTTAGCGGATGACACCACCAAGAACAAACACTTTATGTATTTCGCCGACACCCTCAAAGGGCTCGGTGTAAAGCACTGGTATTTGCATCTTGCACTTCTCGACCCGGAACTGCAAGGTGTTGATCCGCACGACCCACACCTGACTGTTGAGCAACAGGCGCGTGTGATTGCAGAATGTGCACGTAACCCATGGTACTACATCCGTGAATGCCTGCGCGTTCCTGCGGATGGTACTGACGGTGTACCCTTTAAGATTGACCGCGGTAACTTTGCGATGTTTTGGATTTTCTTCAATAACATCGACGTGGCCATCGAGTTCCTTCGTCAGCACGGTAAGACCGTCGGGATGTGTTCGCTCCTGAGTTGGCTGCTGCGTTTCCTTGAGAAGTCGCGTACAATTCTGGTCACCAAAGGACCGGTACTGCGTGAGGAAACCATCACCAAACTGAAAGAGCTGCGCAACTGCCTGCCGAAATACCTGTGGCCTATCCACCCGGATGACCCTGACAACAAAGAAGCCTTTGCGTGTATGGCGCAGGGCAACAAACTGATTACCGCGATTGGTCAGAACGACGAACAATCTGCAAACGGTGTGGGCCGTGGTCTAACCGCCGGTCGTCTGTTCTCGGATGAGGGCCCCTTCACCAACAACATCCACATCATTCTTCCGGCCGCGCTGGCATCCGGTACGGCTGCCCGTAACATCAACGAAGAATCCGGTGTGCCTTACGGTAACGTGTTCGCAACAACGCCCGGCGATCTGGCCACCCCAGAAGGTCAGTACATGTACGAACTGATGACTTCGGGGATTAACTGGGACGAGCGTTATGTCGATATCCCAACCCGTCAGCAGTTGATTGACATGATTCGACACAACTCCACGTCGAAGATGCCACGTATCATGTTCTACGCGAAGTTCAACCACCGTCAACTGGGTACCTCCGATGCGAAACTCGCAGATATGATTGCGAACGCCACGGGTAGCCCAGACCAAATCCGCCGTGACTTCGGTGGCGAATGGACTACCGGTGGTTTCAACAAACCGTTCTCCGGTGACGATGCTCGCCGTATGAACGGGTCGCGTATGCGTGCCACGTACAAGGACATCAGTCCAGCCAACTACATCACCGATTGGTATTACGGTGAAATGGAAATGGCAACGAAACTCCATGACCGCCACATCATCGGTCTGGATACGTCGGAAGCGGTAGGTCGGGATGCGATTGCCATGTCGATTGTCAACTCGGTGACCGCAGAGTACGCCGGGAAGATGACCGTGAACGAAACCAACGTCATTGGCTTTGCCATTCACTTGGCGGACTTCATGGAGCGGTTCCCGAATACGGTACTTATTCTCGAACGTAAGTCGACCGGTTCATCGGTTGCAGATGCAATCATCCTTCAATTGCAGTCTCGCGTCCGTGACTTGCACCGTCGTCTGTATGTCAGGATAACGGACACCAACAGCCGTAACGACGATTTGTATAAGGAGTATGCTCGCGGGCCAGCAGGCGGAAACGCTGAACGGTTCTGGGACAAATTCCGTAAGTACATCGGCTTCACTACGGATGGTGATAAACGTCGGAAATTATATGGTGAGGTCTTCACCATGGCTCTCCGTTTATCAGCCCACTTGTTACGCAGTGGTGAACTCATCGACCAAATCCTTGGTTTGGTGGAGCGCAGCGGACGTATTGACCACCAGAAATCCGGTCATGATGACTTGGTCATTTCTTGGCTACTGGCAATGTGGCTGCTCTTGTTTGGTAAGAACCTGAATCACTACGGGATTACCAACAACCGACTAATGATTCGAAATCGCAATATCCTTGTAGGTGGAGATGTTACTGGAGACGAGGACGCGATGGTTGAAGAGGAGGAGAAGCAACAGCAACTGATGGGTGAGATTGAAGAAGTGATGAAGCAAAGTGTGGGCGTGACTTGTCCTGTACGCCAAATGACCTTGCGTAATCGCCTCCAGTCCCTCATCGCACAACTTAACACTGATATGCGCAACGTCGCATCGATGGAAAGCTTGAAAGAGCTTATCCAGCGCCAGAGGATGAAGTAATGACTCAACTCTTTTATTTAGCGGTAGCAATAGTTTGGATCGCCATGTTTGTGTCCATACACCACATTCACGGCGTTGTTAAACAACATGCCATTCAGAACAATCTCTCCACGATGGTCTTGCTTCGATCGCAAGCCTTTGCGATTACCGGGATGATTGTGCTGGGTGCCATCGCGACATCAGGGATGCATTACGTTTATACGCTGCACCAACTCTCGGTTCTGTAAGTCCGTCTGCTGGCAAGATAAAAAAGAATAGGCACCTACCCCCAAAAGGAGTAGGTGCCGTTCTTTTATTTTTTAGCTTGCGATTGCGCGCACGAGGAAGTAAAGCAGTAACGCATTACGCACGGCAGCCAGTGCCGCGGTATGGGTCAGGTGGGTCTCCTTCTTCACCAGTTTCTCTAAGCGGTCACGCAACGACAGGACGTATTCGTTGGTGGACTTTGAGGACTGGTAGAGCGCGCGCATCCGGTTCAACAAGAACGCCACGTCTTTGAAGTTGATGCGGTTGGTCACAATCAAATCAAAGGCATGGGCCAGCGCATCGTTCATGATACTTTCGACTTCACTGCGCTGCTTCCCAAGAGGCAGAGAGGCAATGTAGAACAGCACCGTCTTCATGGCCACCGGGGAGGCTTTCGGCACCATCTCGAGGGCCACGCGTGCTAACTCTTCTTTGTAGAAGTTGTTGATGTCGTACGAGGAGTCAATCAACGTTTGCTTGGCGGTGTTCAGTGCGGTGACTTTGTCGCGGATAATCGACTCGCCATCCAAATCAATACGGGACGATTGACTCAGCACACGGGCGTTAGAACGGCGTACCGCATCCAGTACCGCGTAGTAGTCCTTCACCGTCTGTTTGGTACGGGTGTTCAAGTCCGTGATAAAACGGATGAGCAGATCGGGGTGGTTGAACGCCTTCACTTCGTTGTAGTGCGGGCACTCCTTCGACACGAAGTATTCCGCACGATCGGTCATGTGCAGCCCCCAGTTCCCCATGCGACGAATATCGAATTTCAACGACAGCATGGAGTACGCCGCTTCGGCGGCCGGAAGGTCAACCGGTTTCGGGAAGAAGTGGTAGTAGATACTCGAGTAGAATTTGAACTGGAGCAACTTCACCAAATCCACCGCTGCGCCGTAAATCTCTTTGTCGGAGAATTTCGGGTACATGGCGTGAATCATGTAGGCGATGGTCAAGTTGAAGGTGTTACCCGCAACAGCCCAATCCGCGTTAATGGTTTTGGTTTGGGCAATCTCGGCTTCCAGTAAGTCTTCGTCCACCTCAAGCACTTCATCGAACAGGCGATTACGGTCACTGTCGTAGAAACGGATGGTGTGCACCCCAAGGAGGTTGGAGCCAAACCATTCCACGTTCCCCTCGCGGTTGAACACACCGGAAACGTACAGGCGAATTTTGGTGGCCAAACGACGGTCAATGGTCACGTTCTTAAACACGCCATCGAACGCCTTGCGCAGGGCTTCGGTCTTGACGGCCTCTGAGGCCACAAGCTGGCCAGCGGGGATATACCCGCCTAAACCGTAGTCGTAAATCAACCCGTTATCCAGAGGAATGTCCCACTCATCTGGAATGCGATTACGAGACGATTCGCCGACCGCTAACTCTTTTCCATCACGATAGCAACCCGTCGTGAAGTCAAAAACAAGCTCGGACATAACGATTCCTCTAAATTTTTACGGATAGATATTATCATTTTGATAATACCATAAGGAGTTTTTAAACCATGAAGAAATTACTCAGAAAACAAGACTGGAATCATAAGTACCATTCCCCGGAGTTCGACAAGTCCACACCAGTGGTTGTCTGGAAACTCGACCACGGTTGTCTGTGCACCTTGCGCAACGTGGGTGGGATGGTCGTAATTGAAAATGGCACCTATTCTGCCGCCAACACCCTACTGGCTCGCTTGCTGGCCGAAGCGGGTATCACTGGGGACATCACCATTCATACCACGGCACTGATTCCACAGAACGTGTCTCGTTGGTTGACGTGGTGGTTGTCAACGGAGCCGGAAGAGGATGACCCGCATCTGCGGACACTCACCGTTTCAACAATGGGGCAGATTCCCACAAAGAAACTGCCATTCCAAGTAAACGTAATTAAACCCGCGACAATGGCAGCCTACGAAGTCCTCGACTACGTACGCCAAAGTTCTCGCAACCCCTCTGTCTCACAATTCCTTGTGGAACACGGGGAACAGGTATACCGTCTGGAACCAGAACGTCGGACGGAGGCAAAGATTGTAGACTGTACGTCACGCGGATATGTTTTACGTACCCAGTCCAATCACGTCTTCTTAACGAATATGGTCTCGAGACGGATACAGGCGCAACTCAAGGCTAAGAACTTGAGGCCCGAAAACCTCATCGGTGCCACCGTGAGGGTAGAGTACACAATGTTTACCGACGGGAACCGTCTGTGTAACTATAAGTCACCCATTGTGTATCGCTGTACCGATTTGGACACATTGTGTCCAGATGCCATCCCCCCATACGATGGTCCCTTCATGTTCATTAGTAACCAGCCATCCAACAACGCGCTGTTAACAGCCACCAGATGTGGACGGGCGAGGATTACACAAAACGGGGATTCTATCATTGGGTGCGATGGGGAGTCCGAACTGCAACTGTTCCGCTTCACCAGGGGCGTCGAGGACGGCTGCTATGCAGCTACCCTTGAGCGACAAGGGCAGTCGGAGGATTGGCGCTTTGAATCTGATTTGGCTACAGACGCACTCGATCCGGATGCGTTCGTACGTTGTGTGGAAAACCACCTTTACCACACAACAGGGTATCGCCTACAGGGAATCAGACTCAAATACGTTGATAGGACAAACACCCCAACGATGACATAGGAGTAAACGCTATGCTTGCTACACCTACCTGTACTGCCCAAAACGTAAACGGTCTGCGTGTAGTTTGCCAGGATAATAGACTGGCAAATCTGTGTGATGAAGGTATCATCACCGCCATGATTAACTACAACCCATTGGGAGACTACGGTCGCCGCAACCCCACCGAACTGCTGTCTATCGCAGCGGTAATTAAGCGCATCTTCGGGAGCCTCACGGTTGCTGAATTTAGTCGTTTCATCGACAGCCGAGAAGACATCTCGGTCGGTTTCTTAGCCCTGCTGCAAGACGGTGCAGCCTCATTTGAAATGGGCTTAGGTAACTTCCTTGACTTTGAGTCAGGATTCGAAAACGGGGTGTTCTTCGTAAGTCGAGACCGCTACAATGGCGTTTGGAACTATCTGGCTAGATCAGGCGTCAACGTTCCGCCCAGTATCCGCAATATGCAGCTGTATGATGTCAACATCTTCGGAGAACCGGGGTTGTGGATCAAACCTGTCTATCTAGGAACTGACGGTTCTAGTATCCGTTCGTAACGTGTGACTGTGCTGCCTTCGGGTGGCACAGTCAATTTTTTGTTTGTTTGATTAAAAAATATTTCAGATATATATTACCTTAGTGAGATTGGCCTATCAATCTTAACTCAACCTATTGACTATCGAGGAATTAACTATGTTCAACTTCACTAAAGTAGCCGCCCTGTCTTCTCAGAACCTGAACCTGTCCGTTGAAGAGAATGAAATGATTCGCTTCATCGAGCAAACCGCGAAGAGTGTTCCGGTATTCGATTTCTACGTGTCTGGCGAGACCGCTATCGCGTTAACGGTAGAAAACAATACCGTGACCTTGGTCTGGGGTAAAGAGTTCACTCTGGAGCTTCTGGAGGACTTTGTGCGCCATACCTACCCAAGCATGAAAAACTTCTTGGTGTACCTGAAACAAGAAATCCCATGCCCGACCGGTTGGAAACAAACTTCCGTGTGCTTCACGCTGGTCAATCCCGCAGGCCACATCGGCGATTACACCGCTACTGATTTGGGTAACGGTTTCATGAACATCCAAACACGCTACGGTGCAGCAGTCATCGGAGTAGCCGGTGCGGCGGGTACGCTGATTCTGTCTGATGAGCCATGCAGTGCACAGACGTGGGGCTTGATGTATGACATCGCTGGGAACTTTGCGAAAGAGGGTCGCCCGTTTACCGTACAGTCTACCACGCCGAAGTGGAATGAGTCCCTGTATCAAAACAGCGACTTCGAATTCCGTTCGCAGTCGATTTCAAAAACGTATGCCTAATCAAAAACGGGGAGCTTCGGCTCCCTATTTTTTTTGTTTTTTTGTGGCCCCATGCTGATACCCAATGCAAAATTGTACACTTTTTAACCATGGGGTAAATTCGCTCTGAATGCGTTTCTGAGATGGGGTGCATCTGACCCAGTACACTTGGGTTCCCAATACCCCATTCGTGCAGCAGGGAATCGTACAGCGCGAAATTGGGCGGGTTGCAAACCGGTTTCCGGGTGTGGGGTCGGCTGCGCGACCGCCGATGCCGATCACACGTTGGGGTGCGCTTGCGCGTTTTCAGGATCTAATTCAGGAATTCAGGACAAACGAATCTTCGTGAGTTTGGCTGAATTTGGTTGTTTTTTAACCGCTTACTCTCCCCGGCCTTTAGCCGGGATCGAGATTAGTTCAATTTAAAAATTTTTGTTTTAAAAACAAGCACTTGGGTTATATCCTACCCCCGATCCTGAACCCCCTCTGGGGTTCAGTTAAAAAGTCCTTTCATTATACGCGTGCACGCGCACGCCATTTCCTACAGGATCTTTTAAAAGAATTAATAATATTATTAAATATATATATCCCGTAGGGATAATATTAATAATTTAAATATATATAAACCCTACGGGTTTTAAATAACTAACGCGCGTGATCCTTATTACGAGATCTAATCCGGGAACCGGGGATCGGGGGAAAGTCGATTTACAAGTTTTCCCAGTTCTATGCACGACGAACCAAACGCTTGCCCAGACATCCCTGGGCCTTTTTCGAGAATCCACGATGCGGGTTCTGGACAAAGCCAGCGGGACAGCCTAACACTTCCCAACGCGTTTCAGGTTTCGGTCAGAGACTCGGACTTCGCATTCCGACGAGACCGGTACCGTGGTAGCCCCACGGGAGACTCACCGCTTTCGGGCCGTCACCCGATACGATGCCATGGAACTTACCCGTGGTCTGCGCGTGAACTCTCCCTGGGGTGTGGCCAAATTCGAATTCGGCTTGCGGCCGATACCCGTACACGGTTTAGCCCCGTGTACACCGGAGAACCTTCCGACAGGAGTGTGATCCAAATCTTGGCGGCTCGGAAAGACGAGAGGGGGATGCCCCCACGCTGTGAAGCGCCGGGGCGTCGCTGAATTAAATTCTAACCAGGAGTGTGACCATGACCGACGTAACGTTCGAAAGTCTTGCCCCAACCCGGATGCCTGACCCGGTGACCTTCCCCCGCGATGGGTCGATGGTACCAGCTGCCGATGTGGTGGCTTGGTTACGCACCGGTTGTCCGACCACGCACTGCCTGACTGCTGCTCTGCTCGAAAAACATTTCGAGTCGATTGCGTTTCAGCCGTTCCCCAACTCGCTGGCCATGGCTGCGGTTGGTAAACTCAAACCGGAGAGCGGTGGTTATCACCTGCCGGTCTGTGTGAACACGCCGTACTCCCACGCAGAACTTGCGGTGGTCGGTGAGTTAGTCCGTACCGAAGCCCGACTGCGTCACCCGAACTTCGGTAACTTCTCCACGGTACCCGGTTGGGAAAAATAATATTTTTTACAAACTTGGGTGTTCCTGTGTTCAGACCACAGCACCGGAGAAAAACCATGACACCAGAACAACGTCGTCGTCGTGACGAGGAAGAACGCCGCCGTCGCCAATCTGCACAGCGCGGTAGCACGCCGGGTTACATTCCGGTCGATGATTCGCCGTACTACGGCGGAAACGATTCGCCATCGGGTTGCGATACCGGCTCAGACAGTGGCGGCTCTTGCGGCTGTGACTAAGCGAGGTTAGC